CCGTTGTAAGGTATTGTATAAGTTCCTGTACCAGGTGTGGTTGTAATCGTATAATTAGGTTGAGTATACGTTATATAACTCGGATTTACAACCCATGTTGGGGTATATGTTGTTCCTGTCCAAGTTGGATATGTTATTGGTATTATGTTGGTATTCATTCTTCTATTGATTTCTTCCCAATCAATATCCAACAAATTGGTTTCCACATATCCGCGGAAAAATAAAAATTTTTTCATGTTACTCCTTTCTCTTAAATATCTCGGTTATTTCACTTACGACCACCATTAGGACAAATCCCAAGAAAATTGTAAGGAATGGATGTTCACTCATTACATCAAAAGCCTCTCTCATTTGTATAGTTATTTACAATTATAATATATGAAAAATAATTCAATATATCAAATCAATTTTTTAGTTGATATATTCCGTAATTTTTTAGCAGCAGGATCTATAATATTTAATGTTTCAATATATCTTAATTTGTTCATTCCCAAATAGTTAACTACTTCTTGGACATCTTTTTTTGTTTCGAATATATCTTCATAAGTAACTTGCAAACCATTAATAACATTTAAAATTTCTATTTTTGATTTATTAAGATATTCCTCATTTAAATTAAATTCAGATTGATTTAAATTTAACCAATCTGTGTTTATGATATTATATTGTTCATACTTATCTTTCCTAATGAATGTCTGTAAACTAATTGCACATTCTTTAATATCATTTCTTGTTAAACATATTATCTTATCAAATGTATTAAGATATTCCTCATAGTCCAATCCAAATTCTTTAATTGATTCAGGTATTTCTTCTATAACCACATTACCACCATATAATGCACGTTCGGCGTTATGTCTATTAAATGGGTTGTCTTCACCTAAAGGTTCATGATAATGATGAAGTTGTAATTCACTCGCAATCCATTGAGATAAATTAAACCCACCTGCTCTTCTATGTTTTAATACTAATATTCTCATATTTTAAAATGTATTCGTAAAATAATTCAGCTTGTATTTTATGTCCTTTCTCACCTAAATGAGTATCATCCTCAACAACGTGGTTTGTTTCCATATATATGGTTTCACCACCTTTAAACATAATCATAGACATAAAGTCACCCCCATGATATTCCTTAACATACTGACGTGGTGTTATTACATTATGTAATATATATTTCTTTTGGTTGTATTTTTCAGGAGGTAACGAATATATTATATCATTGTCAGTAGACCAAAAATAAATTTCAAATCCTCTCGCATCGGCATACTGTTCAATTATATTCTCATAATTGTAAATCTCATCAATATACAAACCGGTTGATCTGTTAACAACTATTTCCTCCTTGGTTGATTTAGAGATATAATTAAAATCGTCAGGATTACCATTATGTGAACTTAACTTTCTCCAAGTGTGTAATGGATTACCTTCTTTATCTTTATGTGACCAAGATCCGTCAGCGTATTTTATTAAACATCCCCATCTAAACCTATCCCTATATGCCCAATTTACAAACACAATGTCCCCTTTCTTAAAAGTATGTGCGTGTTCACAAACATCCTGAAATATTTGAACATTAGAATTACCACCAACTCCACGATTAATTGTTTCCATACCTAACTTCTCTCCTAATATATCAACCCAACATAATGGTAGGTTTCCACCTCTTAATTCTCTCCATTGAATAAATGGTGGGTAAGTACATTCGTATGGTTGTCCCTCTGTATAACTGTCTCCAAATGCGTGTATTGTATTCATGTTAATCTATTAAATCAATAAAGTTAATGTAGGTATATCTATTCCAATTTTTTACTTTAGATACCTCATGTCTTAAATTATTATTTGTAAAATCTAAAATGGTATATGTTGTATACTTTGGTTCAACTGTAACTTTAACACCGTGTGAATCTTCAATCGTTAAACCACCTCCAATGGCATCTTTAGGTATTTCTTTATTAAGATAAATCAAAACCACACATATTCTTCTTTTAGAATCTTTATCATTATCAACGTGAGAATTTATAAAACAACCATCATTAAACATTGTATATTCATCATTATAAATCAATTTACTATCATCTTTTAAATCGTATAAATCCTTTATCAATTCGAAAGATAATTTTCTAAAATTGTCACTCACTGGTATGTCTATACTAAACCATTTTTGAAATACCCCGAATACATTTTCATCAGTTTCTTTAACGTATTTATCATACATTAAACTTTGTTCGTAAGTGCAGCTCTTAGTGAAATGTAATTTAATTAGGTCTTTACCGGCAATGTCATATCTACAAGATAAATTATTAGTATCTTTTGATTTTTCAATTACTAAATCTATATCATCTTTAATGATACTATCATAGTCAAAAGATCCAATTAGGTATCCATTGTTAAATAATTTTTTGTTTCCCATTTATAATGTGATTGTAAAAAAGTTCAGCTTGTACTCTATGTCCAGTTTCCGCTAAATGATTATCAGGTATTTCACCATTAGTTTCTTCGTTTATTGTTTTACCACCATTTTTTTGTATGATGTTAAAGATGTTGTTATTATTTGAAATTAAATCATTTAATAAATATTTTTTATCGGTAAAAAATTCTTTATTTTCTTTATATATAATGTTATCATCTGATGACCAAAAATATAATTTAACACCAAGTAATTTACAAAATTGTTCTAATAGTTTTTGATATTGATATATTTCATTAATAAACATTTTATTTGTTCTATTAACTAATATTTCACTGTGTGTTATTTTACTCATCAACTCAGAAGTGGTTTCGGTAAAATCTGAAAAAATAGAGGACCAACCCCCGTTGTTGAATGGCCACCTAAATCTCGTTATATGTGTCCATCCAATTATTACAATATCGTTTTCTTTAAATTCATTACAATGTTCACATATCTCTTCAAATATTTGATAATTTGACATTCCACCTCCTCCATAATTTTTTAAATCTATCTCCAATTTTTCACTCAATAATTGAGGCCACGATTTTGGTGTTCTACCATCTAAATGATTTTCAACATATCTTCTTTGTGCGGGTATAAAATCACTATTTTTAGTAATTTCAAGAACTCTTTCAAAATCTTCAGTATAACTACATCCAAATGTAAATAATGTATTCATTAAATATTTTTTATAATATAGTTATAAAACAAATCACATTGAACCTGATGACCCGTTACACCATAATGCCAATCTCTGACTTTTTCGTTTGTTTCTTCTATTATTGTTTTAGCACCTTCTTCTTTAAATAAATTCATATAATCTCTTTCACCCAACGTATCTGATAACAAATACTTTTTATCATTTTTAATTTCTTTATTCTTATAATTTATAATATTATTATCTACAGTCCAATAAAATATATTAAATCCTGTATTATCTGCAAATTGATTTAATAGTTTCTGTTGAATGAATAATTCATTAATCCATATTGGATTTGTTCTATTAACAAATATGTTCTCCGCTGTGTTATTATCGATGTAATCTGGATAATCAGGTATTCCAGTACCAGGAACAAACGCGGGATAAACAGATATCATTGACTTACCTGTTTCGTTCGCCCATTTAAACCTTTCAATATACGTCCATTCAACAATAACAATGTCCCCTTTCTTAAACTGATTACAATAATATGCGATGTTGTTTAATACCGATTGATTACAATTACCTTCACCTATGTTATTTATTGGGTCTTTATACCCCCCATTACCTGAATAATTTTTAATATCAAATCCTAACTTTTTAGATAACATCGTAGGCCATGAATCTGGTGCAACACCATTAAAGTATTGTTCAATATAGTCAACTCTTGTATTGGGGGATGTTCTTGGTAATAGAACACTAAATTCCTCACTAAAACTACAACCAAATGTAAATAATGTACTCATTAAATATTTTTTATAATATAATTATAAAATAATTCAAATTGAACTCTATGTCCACTTTCTCCTAAATGTGTATCGGTACAATTTTCATTTGTTTCTTCTTTAACTATTAACCCACCGTAATGTTTTATTGTATCAAAGAAAATACCACCTAATCTAAAGATGTTGGGGGGATTTTCTGTAATATTAGATATTAAATCATTAATAATATATTTCTTTTGTTTTAATTTATCTGACGGTAATCTGTAAATAATATCACTATCACCAGACCAATAGAAAACATTAAATCCAATTGATTTTGATAGTTGATCTATAATTTTTTCATAATTATAGATCTCTTCAATATACAAATAAGAAGATCTATTTTGAATAATATCCATTTTTGTTTGGTTCTTAATTTCTTCACTATCATCAGAAGCGGCAGATATTCTTCTCCAATAATCTACATTAAAAATACCTTCGGGAGCCCTATAATTACCATATGCGACCCATCTAAATCTATGTATCTCAGTCCAGTTAATTATAACAATATCCTCTTTTTTAAATTGATAACAGTTGTTACATATTGTTTCAAATATTTCTTGATTTGAGTTACCCCCATGTCCATAGTTTATAACATTCATATTAAGTTTATCACCTAATAAATCTATCCACACTGGTGGTAAATCTCCTCCCCTATACTCCTTCCACTGTTTATATGGTTCAAAGTCTTTATCTAAAAAATGTCCGCCGGTAAAACTATCACCGAATCCAAATAATGTCGCCATAAATTTATTATTTAACAAATAATTGTACGAGTATTATTGTGAGTCCTAAACCTAAACATATACCATTTTTAAGGTCTAATTGCTCTTTAAATAGGAAATGTGACATAAGAGTGAATACTATTACACCAACCCCAAAACCAACCAACCTTGATGGCCATATTTGACCTCCAAAACCTTCTATAAAGTTATTAACGGATAGGATATAAATCCACCCTAAAGGAACACTTGCTAGTATAACTAACCAAGGATATCTATCATACCAACCATACTTGTAAGAAACTTGTAATTGACAGAAAGTTCCGGTTTGCCCTATAATCCCAAATAATATTCCTAAGAATATTTTATAATAATTAAACATGTTATTAATATAAGAAAAATTATTTAAATAAAAAAACCCCTTAAGGGGTTTTATTTAAAATTTATTAATAAATTTATTTCTTTTGTTTTATCTGAATAGATATATTCCTCTAATTTTATTTTATTTAATTTACTTTTTTCGTAGGTTCTATTGAATAGGTCATCTAATTGTTTATCAGATGAACGTTTTAGAAAATCACAAAACTTTTCATAATTTTCATATCCATATTTACCAAACTCATCATTTAGAAAATAAAATCCATAACTCTTTAATACATCGTAAACTTCTTCTTGTAATAAAACATAAGCGGGCGTTGCAACCATTAATGATTTAATTGTTTTCTCACTAAAAAACTTACACGTTTGTATATGTTCTTCTGTGTTAGATTTTAATAGTGGTAAAGTTTCGGTAACTAAATTGAATTTACATAAATTGTAATCAATTACAAATGGAGTATGGTAATAGTTGTAATTATTAAAATACCAAAAGTAATCTTCATCGGTGTATGGTTTTTCATATATCTTACCTGTTTCCAATGCCTCATTGATAGATATTGTTCTGTGTTTATTTTGTGTTTTTGAATATAAAAAAACTTTATTCTTTCTATTTGCAATCTCAATAATGTGGTCTCCTTTTTGAAAATAACAAAATCCTAATTTAGTATAGAAATATGTAAATGAATATTTGTAATCTAATATAAACTTATCAGGATTATTAATTGGGAATTTAGAATCTGTATGAATATGATTCTTATTTCTTTCTAATATGTTAGTACATGCAAAGAAATATTTAATCTTTTTATACTCATTAAGATTATGTGGTTCATCATCAAAAACAATTTCTGACATATTATTAACTAATGAGTAGTCAAAATTAGACATATCATTATTCTCAAAGTACATAACCAATTCACGAGTCTCTCTAAATTTCCACATCACAAAATGAACGTAGTTATTAACTATAAGTTCATTTATGTATTCAATTACTTTATCTTTATTATCCGTTGTAAAATATATAAAATATACATCGAATTTTTTTGAATACGATATTACGTAATTCTTAGACACCGATACCTTTTCGTTGTCGGAAGCTAAATAATACACCCAATACATTGCAAAGTCAGATATTAAACAAGATATAATCTTCTTATCTCTGATATCACTTAAATTAAGTTTATCATTTAAATGTTCATATTTTTCTAACAAGTCCAATAATTAAGCTTTATATAATCTATTATTGTTATAAAGTGCCACAGGATTTGATTCGGCAATAAGACCATACTCTTTCTTAACATTTTCATGTATAAGTTCTTTGTTTTCATTAATATATTTTGCAATAATATTACAAAACCCATAGTTAGATTCGTCAACAATTTCTTGACTCATACCTGGTAAACCACAATAGTTTGCCTCACCTACTTCGCTGATGAACATACCAGAATAAAATCCCTTTAATCCAAATACGTCAACAAATTTATCGGCATTACACCATATGTAAACATTATTCTCTTTTTGTTTTAAATAAGGTATCATTGATTGGTCAATAATATATGCCCCAACATTCTTGAATTGACCCACTGAAAAAAGTCCAGCCGGACTGCCGTGACCCATCATCATAACACGATCATGTTCATCAATTAATCTAATTAAATCTCCTTTAGATACTCCACCAGTAATTAATGTTTTATCTTGCACTGATTCATAAACAATATCTAAAAAAAATGTGCTCGGATCGGCCGGATGTATAATTAACGTTTTCATATTACTTTGTTATTCCTATTTTATTATAAATGTTATTTACTAAAAACCTATAATGTTCTTCATTTTGATATCTATCGTGATATTTTTCAACTGAATGGATTATAGTTGTATGGTCACGACCCCCAACAAACTCGCCAATTTTTTTTAAAGAATAACCAAAGTATTCTTTCATGATACCACAGAATATGAAACGTCCGTTAACCACTTCTTTTTTTCTTGTTTTTGTCACAATATCGGTAACCGATACCGAACATTCATAAGCGATAATCTGTAAAATTTCATCCTTAGTTATTCTAAACCTTAATGACCTTTGTGAATTCTTAAAACTCTCCTTCTCTCTTTGTGATAACCTAAGTCCAGGAAATGAATATGGACTAATTGAAACTGATTTTTTACTCATATTTTTAATTTAGAGTTCAAAGATAGTGTATTTTTAGGATATTCCAAAAAATGTTTTAAAAATTACCAAATAGATATTGGTAAATAGTTTGAGGTATTTTGGTTGCAATCAGGATATTACCCTGATCGTCTTGCATTTCTATATGAGGTAATTTTTTAATATATTGTTTTATATATGATGGTCCTTTTTTTAATCTTTCGACTATTTTCTTCCTATCATATAGTTTTTCCCTATCCCAATAGTTTTCAACCAATCTAACATACTGATTTTCAGTGATAATTACATTCATACCTATAAATATCTCAATTTATTCTTTATTCAGTTTCTGATGTAGTGGTAGTTGATGACCATTGCATTCTATCTAAAGAACTTTCAGGTTGTTCGGGTTGGTAACATATTGTTGGTCCTTCCTCCTCCGTTTCATCGCTTCTTTGGTCATAAAATGGTAATTCAGGTTGTTCCATTACGGATTCTTCCATTGCCATCGGTTCAGATACTTCAATCTCTTCTTGTGCTCTTCTTACCGCTGACGCAACTCTCTCACTAATCGCATTACCTCTTTTATTATTTGATTGTGCCAACTCTTTCTTCTTAGCATCACCAGTTAACATTGCCGTATTTGATTTTACTTTAGGGTCTTTAACGTAATCACGAATAAAACCAATTAATTCTAACGGTAATTGTGAATCAGTTGAATCGATACGAGTATCCTTTTGATTCCAATATGAAAACTCCGGTTCGTTTTTATCTAATGAATAAAACGCAGCAACCTTATATCCATTTTTCTTGTTAATACAATAAACTAACACACCTCTCTTAGCGTATTTGTTATAGTATTCTTGATTGTGTTCTGTAGTTGTGCACCATTTAGTATTTGCACCATACTTACAAGATGATTTGAATGTTAAAGGTCTAATCAATAACCACTCAGCATCTTCATGTATTTTAATAACTTGTGTTTCTAATTCTTTCTCTTCAGATTTCATTTCGGCAACACCCATTGCTGCTATCATCTGTTCAAATGATTTGTATTTTGTTAAATCATTTTCTTCAATTAAATTTCTTTCGTTGTATTCACAGAACTTTCTATATTTCTGTAAATCTTCTGTATTAAAAAATCCATCGATAAACTTATATAATAACATCATTTGGATGTCACTCATCAAATCTAATTTACTTTTTTCTATAAATGGAAACTTATCAACTAAGAACAATTTAATTTCTTTGGTGTGTTCTTTTAGGTTTGGTGTGTTCTTCATCATACGAAGTAATGTCTCCGTATATTTTGATTTACTTTCAGGACTAAACATTTCTAAAATAGAAACGATGTTTAGGTTGTAATCTTCATTAGTTCTTAAATCTTTAATTCTTGACATGGTGTATAGTTTTATTCTAAAATATAAATATTTTTATTTGTAATTCCAAATTTTAGTTAATTAATTCATCTGTATTAATGTTATGGTCATCTAAGATTTCATGTATCTTTTTATACACCAATTCCAAAGCATCATATTTGTCAATTTCTTTGTCTTCCATTGACCATTCTAAACCTTTTTTAGTGTTATGTACAATTTCCCATAAAGCCATCGCCATATCTAAAGACTTGACCGCTCTTAGATGTGCTATCATATCATCGGAATCATTTAAATCAAACTCTAATGTTGCCTTTGCCATATTATTTCTTTTTAGTTTTTTCTTCAACAATCTCTCTCTTAAAGATAAAGATGTTTTGATTTATACATACTAGTTCCCAACCTTCTTGACCTAAAATGTTAAGATGTTCGGTAGTTTGTAATGGTCTTGATAGGTATTCGTATTTTTTCATATTTTAATAAAATTTTCTCATTACTTCAATAACGTCCCACGCATCCTCAAGTGCATCGTGTGTCACAATACCATTAATACCTGCACGTTCTTTACATTGTGTTAAGTTTGGTAAGGACTTATCGTTCTTCCAATCAACCATTAAGATTGCGGGGTCCAACACTCTTTGACGAGTTCTGATTAGTTTTTGCCACCAAGGTAATTCTTGTAAAAATAACTTATCAAATGTCCCAAAGTTTTTACCTGCAACATTAATTGTAATTGGTTTTGAGTTTGAATCAATTCTCGATGTAACCAATAATTGATTTGGTATTGCGTCACCATATCCATTTACCCAAAGGAACTCGTAAAACTTTTTTACAACATCATCTTGTTTATAAAAAGAATAATTAAGAATGGTATCCATATTAAATCTAATATCATCACTACCCTCCAAGTATTCACCTATCATTGCAATTAAATCTTTGTTCATTGTTAGTGCTCTCGGTGAACCTGTTATTTCATTTTGAAGAACAATTGCATTGAACTTAGGACATTCTTCGTATGGTAATTTCTTTTCGGTATCTTCGATGATGGCACCGATAGATAATACTTTGTGTTTCTCGTGGTCTAAACCGCTGGTTTCAATATCTATGCTGATGTATATCATAATGAGTTCTTTTTTTCGTCGTGTTCTTTTACTAATTCGTTTATTTTGTCTTCGATTTTATTCTGTAGGGCTAATTCTAAATTCTTATCTTTCCAATTAGTTTCAAAATAAAATCTCGCCGTATTAAATTTTAATTTAATTTGGTGAAGTTCAAATCCTGGTATTAAAATTAATTCTTCCATTATTTTATCCAAGTAATCAGTTACTTCAGGAATGTTAAACCCTAAACCATACCAATCATTTGGTATGTATTCTTTATACTTTTGATTAAAACTGTCTGCGTCCATAGTATTTAATTTTATCTTTTTTAAGAAATTCAACTCTATAACCAAAAAGTTTATAGGTTTTACGATAACCATACCGTATTGAGAACGGTACATGTCCGTGTCTAAAAGACCTAAAGGATAGTCCATAACCAAAGATTCGGAACCAAAATATCTCAGGTCCTTTGTAGTAAGTTAGTGGTTTCATTTTATTTTGGGGTTGTATGTTTGTCCGTAAAATTCATAGTTCTTATGTACATACTCTAACTCACCATCCTTAATTGCCCATTCTTCAGTTGGGTGAATAGCATCCACAGGACATTCAGGAACACACGCGCCACAATCAATACATACATCAGGGTTAATATATAGTTGTTTCCCAATGTAATCTTCTTTGGTCATCGTTTCAAGTTCTTTACCCATACCTTTTACATCAATAGGTCCGTTGATACAATCGACTGGACAGACCTTTAAACAAGATCCATCAATACAACTAACACACTTACTACCTATTATATAACTCATACAACAAAGGTAGATAAATTAATTCGAATATCCAAAAAAATAGCAATAAAAAACCCCAAATTTCTTTGGGGTTGGTATAAAACTCTATATTCTTTATTTCATTCCTAAAACTTCACCTGTTTTAATGTTGATTACCGCAAACTTACCGTCTTCACTTTTAGCTACCATAAATTTCTCACCACTTTGATTATCAATATCTTCTGTGGTTTCTTCCTTTGCAATTGAGTTTTCTTGGTCCATTTGACCCGATACTATATTTTCAACAATACTTTCGATATCAGATTGTTTAATTTTTACTACTTTTGACATAATGTTCTTTTTATATAAATATAGAGTAAATCCATTTATTCATGTCCACCTAAGTCAAATTGGTCTTCCCAATCTTTTACTGATTTGGGTTTACGTTTGGTTCTAGTTTTCACAAACGGTTCTTCACTTTTAACTCCATCAAATTGTTTTGGATTTGGTTTTGGGGTAAATGTAATCTTAACCGCATCCTTTTCTAACTTAGTTAATCTTTCTTCTAACCATAGTAGTCTATCGTTTGTTATCCCTATCTCCATCTTAAAAAAAATGACACCTGGTACTACAACAAAAATTACTAATAAAATAACCACAAATAACATCATATAATATAATTTTAAATTTCAATAAAAATTGGCGTCTTCTCACCAACATAAGCATTCCAAGTGTTAAACTCAAGATATTCAATCGCATCAATCTCTTCCATCTCCTCATCTTCAATTAGTATACCAATCATTTTATCACGACTATATACCAATCTCATTGTATTTGGTTCGACACCAACTATGGCACTATCAAAACCATCTGCGGTTAAGAACTCCTCTTCGGGAAACATTTCAATTATTTCTTCTAAATTCATATTCAAAATATAAGAAAATATTTTGAAAGAAAGAAATTATCCAATAACATTTTTCAATCCATCAACATGATGTTCATCATCTCCAAGTTCGGAACCTATCGGTTGTTTCTTCATTGGGTTTAATATCTCCCTATGTAAATCATAAGGTCTAAATTCAGGATGTCCATCCATACCAACATCCATTCTCCTAAATGATATTTTCTTTTCATTACTAAGGTGAGAATGTCCGTGAAGGTGTATACGACCCTTACCCAGTCCATTCCATGACAGGATAGGAAAGTGCATACATTCCATTGTCTCACCCATATAGTTCAATTGTAGGAACCACTGTGTTGATGTGAATAATTTCTGACAGTTATCTCTATTGTTAACCAGATGGTGGTCGTGGTTCCCATAAATTAAATGAATCTCTTTACACCATATTCTATTACGAAGTTCTTCAATGTTTTCAAATCCACCAAAACTCCAATCACCAAAGTGTATCAACAAATCATCCTGTCCGACAACCTCATTGATGTTATTAACAATTGATGCATTCATCTTATCCAATGTTTCAAATGGGCGTGTTTGTTTTTCCGGTACATCACCATTAGGTAATCTCCAATTAGTTATTCCACGACATATGTTTGTGTGTGAATAGTGTGTGTCCGAAGTCACCCATACTTTTCTATCGTTCGGTATCTTTAACATTATATTCTATTTAATTGTCTTCCTGCTGCTGATGGTGTGGTTAAATAATGTTGGTAATTCATATAACCAGTCATTCCAGTCTCTTGAATAATATAAGTAAAATGATTGGGGGATACTTTGGTTACAATACAATAGTATCCACGGGAAATAAATGTGGAACCAATTTGTAATCTACATCTATCTTTATATATGTTCTTTTGGAAGAACTTGAATTTACTTACCACCGCTCAAAAATTTAAAGTCTTTTAATTTATTTTTATCTATTCTTTCTATTGCAGACCTAATTGCCGTTTCTCTTTCTGATTGTGCTCGTTCTACTCGTGATATTGGTGGTGGAGGTGGAATAGTTCTACCAAAACTTGTCATTCGTTGTCTATTAATTTCTGACATTGTTCTAAACCATCCTCTATGTTGATTGTTATTCTCCCGTTCCATTACCCCATAATATTTCTTCTTCTCCTCAACATCCTTTCCTACTATTAAAGCTAATATTGGTCCTAACAATATTGCACCTATTACCATATCCAAACCTAATGTGTAATGTTTATTATGATAATACATCACATAAACAGATGAGGTTGCCCAAACCAATATTATAAAGATTAATAGTAATATATTCATACCAACAAAGATATTAAATGTTTTTGATATCACAAAATATCACAAAAAAAAATCCCCACATTTCTGTGAGGATTAGGGCGAAACACGTACGTGTGTCAATCCAAGAATACTATCCAAGGATGGGCTCTTTATTTTTTAAGTTTCTTTATATTATTAATTTTCTTAATAACTTGTTTGGCAATTTCAATACCTTCGTTTACTGTAGGTTTTTTTGTAATATCGTATTGTTTAACGTTAGCCTTCTTCAACATTTCAACTGGTTTATATTCAGTCATAATTTTATCTCTTAATTCGTCCAAGGCTTCAATTAATGATGTCTTGATAGGTAAACTATCCATTACAGTCATTCTATCGTCAAATTGAGTTCCTGGTTCAAGTTGTGCCGTCTTTCTGATGGTCTCATCTTTATCCAACTCTAAACCATTACTAACCCATCTGTCTTCCTTAAGTTTTCTACCGAATTTAGTTTTAAATCTAATGGTCCATAGGTATTGATTATCAAGTAATTGTCCTTTAACTGATAAATCCATTCTAACTGTCACATCCAAGTTCTCCTCATCAAAACCATATGCATCCAACATATAAGCTGGTGTCTTTCCTTGATATTGTTTGTTATTCTTTCTCGTTTCTTCCCAATTCATATAGTTTTGGTTGAATTGACGAGCCAAGTGATATGATTTATATGGGTCATCCAATTTCTTACCGCCAATTCTTGACATAACAAACTTTAAGAATTGAGTTGATGATAAATAAGAATTAAATGTGTGTGTTTGATAATTGATTTGGTCATTATCTACTCTACCATATCTATTTAAATGTTTTCTATCCCTTGATTTAACCTCAGGAATACTTAATCTTTCTAAACGTGCTGACACATCAGGATTACCCAAATACTCATCAACTAAACGGTTAAGTTCTATTTTAATCTTGGTTGTTGACGGTTTAACGTTACCAGAATGTTGGTAAGATGTTCCCGCCTTAGCGTTTCTTGGTTGGTCTTTAAGTCTTTTGGTTGCCACCAATTCAGGAGCCATACCGTGACTATCACTTAAACTATCTAACCAACTTTTGTTTGCTTCTTTAAATGCTTCCAACTCAACTCCGTCTAATGGAATCCAAATACGTTCACTATTTGGAACAAGTTCTTTTTTCTTTTCACCTGTGTCAGGGTCTTCAACCGTATTTATTTTTTTAAGTTCCCATCCATCGGGTATATTTGTAGTATTCCCTGGTTTAAAAATAGGTCTGAATGCTGCAAGTTTGTTAGATGTGTCCTGTGTTCCCTTTTGGTTATAGGCCATTTCATCTACATCAGATTGTTCCATTAATTGAACTAATAAGTCTTTCTTTGATATTTCTTTCATTTGAGTATACTTCTATGTGTATATAAATACTCCGTTTATGACTTATGGATTCATTTTTAATATACATTCCAAATGATCGGTATTAACTAAATAATCATAATCAATTTCAGATGTATCTCGACCACAATAACTACAAATCATTTGTGGGGTTGGGGTTTCTTTGGTTAATTCCCAATATTTCTGTCTAACCTTCGCCCCAAGTTCTTGGTCATTGGGTGTATTTAAAATATCTTCCGCCGATATTGTAATTAATGTTGTTCTATTTTTCATTACTGTTGTGATATAATCTTCAGATGATTTGTTATATGTTCTATCATAACACTCTCTACAACATTGACCAGCTCCTTCAACGTAACCATATCTTAAATCGATATGTGTGTTTAAATCGACATTAGTTTCTTTTCCACAGATAATACAAGTTTCATTTGGCATAAAAAAAAGTTTAGAATATAAATCTAAACTTCTTTTTTGATATTACGAAATATTTTACGAATTTGTTCCTAAACTTTTGGCAATTTTATTTACTTGTTTTGCGATAGAAGCGACCACCTTTTCATAGTTTGGTGCACCTGCATATCTTAGATTATTATGGTTAACAAAATTATAAATTAAGTCTTGTGCGGTTTTACCTTTACCTATATAATCTCTAGCAATTAAATCGTAATATGCATCAATTCCTGATTGAACTGAACTATGGTTTACCGTAGCTCCGTCATCGGTATTTCCCACGTTGAATGGGTTTTTAGTTTTTATTGGTAGGACATTTGAATCAGGGTTTCCTATACCTCCTTCAGCCGCTAATTGACCTAAAGCCAATTCAGGTGGAATATATTTGTTACGTTTTTCAAATGTTCTTTTAGCACTTGAAGCCATCATATCACCTGTGATATTCAATAAATTAGGGTTTCTTAATTTTATAAATATATCACATATTCTAGTGTACATCTTATAACCATCTTCTGTCATTAAATCTAAATCTGTAAAAACGTCACTTCCTCCTGTTGTAACTTTATCTATTAATTGACTTAATTGTTCTTTAGTTACACCCTTTAATTCTAATTTAGACGCCATTGATTGAGCCATCTCAGGTGTAACTGATTCTACCGCACTTTCGTCAGTGTTAGTATCTAATTCACCACTCATGGTAACCGACTCTCCACTACCTATTTCGGTCGATACCCAATTAAACAATTCTTCCATTTTATCCGCATTACCACTAACATCTAAACCTCCACCTACTTTTTTACCGTTAACAGTTTGACTAAATGTTTCGTAATGGTGACTATTATTAACGTGTACAGGGTTAACTTTAGACGTATACGGATTTTCACCCGCATGTAAACCTAACGATAAAGCCTTTTCCATTACTTTAACAGCAACCTGAGCGTCAGTAAACCCAAAATGAATATGTGTATCGTGATTTGACCACTTTAAACCGTCTTTTTTATTACCAGCATCAATACCCCATGGCATCTTGTTCCATACCATTTCATCAATACCAGGTATGGCTCCCTCACTTATAATGTTATTATCAGTCTTATATTTTCTAACCGCTTCTGCAGTTTCAGGACCAAATAACCCATCAATCCCGAATCTCGGTAATTCATAACCCAATAAAACCAACCCAATTTGAACTGTTTCCACTTCTTTTTGATGTTGCATGGACCCTAATTTCTGTTGACTAACTGGTTGTTTAATAGATTTAAGATCGGTAAGGAATTTTGAAACATCATTATCAACGTAATCGGCTTTAGTGGGATCGTCTATTGGTTTAATGGCATTCGTGTCACCGCCCTGTATTAGTTTTGTTAATAAATCGTCCTCTAATATTACTTTCTTACCGTAAGTGATACTATGTATTCTCTCTAATTCCTCTTTTAAAGTTCTTTTCTTCATACGAATATAAATATCCCAAATTATTGTTTTATCCTATGTGTTTCTCATCTTCATCGTCAAATTTACCAAATAGGTCATCTCCCTTATAATCTGGATGGTTTTCCTTCATATAATCAATACCTCTAACCCAAAAGAACGCAACTATCGCCGCTAAAACAAAACTACAACCAACACCAATTACGTATCCCATAATTTATCTGTTTAATTTTTTAATACATTCATCAATTTTATTTTTTAATTTTCCACCCTGTCCCCAATCACCATCAACTTGGACATGATGAAATTGTGGAATACCTAATGATTTATATCCAAAGTTTAATTGCATATCATCAATAGAAATCCAATTGGTAGGTTTGAATGTCTTAACCCAAGTCTCAATTTCGCACGCTCTATCCCATTCATTAGATGAACTCATTTTCTTACGAGGGTTAAAATGTGATGTGGTATCTAACAAATTCCATCTACCAATACCATAATGTTCAAATATCATCATCAATTGGTTAAATCCATAGTGTTTTCTCCAATCAGATGACACCACTAATCTTGCATCAGTTTGTTTAATGATTTCACATAACGCGTCACACTCGTCTTGATTCCACGAATAGGGTATTGTAAATTCGGTTGGGGTTTCCTCCATTATTTTTACTTTACCATCTCCCCATGTCCCATATGATAGTGGTCCGTCGATATCTATGAATATTGCTTTACCTCTCATTGAATTTTTTAAAATTACTTTTAAATTCTTTTTCATAAACCTTTAATTCTTTTGTGTTCAGTTCATTATATAAACCTGTTGACATGAAGGCTTGTATCTCATCATCAATAATTTTCTTGTCGTCCACATAACCCATTTTAATAAGTTTCTTTTTTAACTTATCATAATGAGTTGATTTAATATTACCAATGATTTCATTTACCCTTTTCTTATAATCTTTATTGGTAAAGTATAAACCGTGAGCAATTTCGTGGTTCATTGTTCCTTTATCCTTAGAACTTGCACCAATCAAATACCAATCACATCTTGTTCCATTATTTTTATTTTGTGAATCAATTGAACAATAAAAATAAATGTCATTCATAATAACATCATACTCGGTTTCTTTATAAAACGCATCTACTCCTCCGTCTAATATATTTGATGGGATATTATATCCAGCCCAATCATCAGGATATGTAAAAGTTCTTTTCTTCCACATATCTTTGTAATGTCTCATATATTCCATCCAAGTAAAACGTTTACCTCTAAACTTTTTATGTGGTGATTCATAATATTCTTGATAACGACAAAATAACATTGCACGATCGTAATCATCATCAATTTGAACACAATATATTTGTGGAACAATTTCTTTAACTACACCTTTAACTAAAGGATGTTTAATTTTTTTCATATGTTTTGTTTTTAACGAACCAAATTATATGTGTTATTAATATAGCTAAATTGACAAACATAGTTGGGTTATTTGTTATAAAATAACCATAACATATCCACATAACACAAGCAATACTATTCACTAATCTTAATTTCCACATTGTTTTAAATGTCATGGACACCAAAACAACTACGGAAGCGACCCATCCTAATAATTCAATCATCTTTCATTTTATTAATTATTCTTTGAGCAACTATTTTATTACCCTCAATACCTAAATGTTCATCTTTAGATAATCCATTGGTTTCATGTTTAATTAATATTTCATGTTTATTCATCCAATTACATAAAGCATCTTTATCAAACCAAATAAAATTATAATCGTCATTTGATAAATTATGGTTCTTAAGATACATTTGAAAGTCCCCACTATCAATAATCAGATAATTTAATCCCAATAGTTTTATATAAGATATTAAACCAAAGAAGGTTGCCATCATTTTATTTTTTTCAAAATCATCCTCAACAAAATTATAAAAATAATTTGTTAAGTCTTTGTAAATTTTTGATAGATCTTCTCTTGGGTTACCGTTTGCAAAGTCTGTAATATCTGTATATGAATGAATACTTGTTATTGTTAAATTGATGGTTCTTTTTAATTCATTTGAATACAACTCATCTCTCCAATATGGTGGTATTTCTAATATAAAAAAAGTTCCATCTAAGTTATCTTTATTTTCATAAAGATATTCATAGGTTGTTCTAACCAATCTATTAGAAGACCCTCCTGGTACTGAGTTATTAACCACATCGACACCTAATTCATAACCAATTACATTAGGGTATGCATAATCTAAATGATTTACAATATCAATATTTAACTCCTTACGATATATCTCTTTAACATCTTCCCAATGTAGTCCTCCTCCATATGTGAAACTACACCCATTGGCAAAAATTTTATTGATTTTCATCCTTAATGTTGTTGATTTGTCTTATTAAATTTATAGTTCCGAATACCGACATTACGGCAAAAACTACAAATCCAATTATAATTAACATTTCCATAATTTAATTTTTAATTTTAGTAATATTATCTTCACGTAAAAATATACAAAAAATAAATTAATAAAAAAAATTAAATGATTTTTTTATTAATACCTATAAAATCATAAATAAAACTAGCAAGTTTTTTGTTTCCTTCCGTACCTGTATGCATATCCACCCACTTTCCGTTAGTTTCGTCATTAATTGTAGTCAAACCAATTTGGTTTACAAACTTAATGTTATTAGGGAAAATAACATTTCTTTTATCTTCCATTGTATTAATAATTGCAGGTTTAGTCCAATATAAACTATAACATTTAATACCGTATAATTCTAATTGATTAAATAAAGAATAAACCTTTTGCATTTCATACCAACTTCTTCGTTCTTCAAACTTATTTAAATAACTAACTAACACATACTTATCGTCTTCAGTTAGATTAAAAGTTTTAAGTCTATCTAAAACATCATCATCTCTTATTGCTAAATCTTTCCAATTAAAATTTTCCTCATCAAATCTAAAATATGCATTTTGAAAATGTTGAAATTGAAAAAATACAATTTTAGCATTATCTATAATATCTTTCATGTTTTCTATAAAAACATTGACATTATTAACTAAATTACTTCCAGGTATACCTAAATTAACATATTCCATTCCCATCATTTTAGATAGATACTTTGGGTATGTTATATGTTTATAATCAATACCTAATTCATCAGGTGTATGTATTCCTGCGGTATGGCTGTCCCCTAAATAATATATCATAATGCAAAACTTTCTCCACATCCGCAAGTGCGGCTAGCTTGTGGGTTAATCCAATTAAATCCTTTTCCGTTTAATCCATCGGAATAATCTAATTCGGTTCCATATAGATATAGAACTGATTTTTTATCTATAATCACTTTCAAGACATTTAAATCAACAACTTCATCCATATCTGTTACCATATCATCAAAATCCATAGCGTAAGATAATCCACTACATCCACCTCCCTTAACCCCAACACGAAGAAAATGGGTGTCAGGTGTTATTCCTTTTTCCATCATTAACAGAACAACATGATTAAGTGCTTTATCCGATATTGTAACCATATTAATGTTCAAATACTAATACATCCATACCATTCTTAACACGGTAATCGTTTATTGCAGATTTAATGGCATCCTCGGCTAAAACCGAACAGTGAATTTTAACTGGCGGTAGATTTAATTCCTCAACTAAATCCATATTGTCAATCGTCATTGCTTCATCAATACTCTTTCCTTTCAACCACTCAGTTGCGACAGATGAAGATGCTATTGCTGAACCACATCCAAAGGTTTTGAATTTAGCATCAACTATAATGTTATCTACAACCTCAATTTGTAATCTCATTACATCACCACATTCGGGTGCACCCACCAATCCAGTCCCTACATTGGATTTAGATTTATCTAATGTTCCTACATTTTGTGGGTTGGAATAGTGATTCAATACTTTATCTGAATATGCCATATTAGTTGTTTATATGATAAATATCATCTTTTCTTTTTAAATAGATCCGATAGTTTATTACCTGGTTTGGTTATTCTACCATCATCGTCCATGTATGGTGCTGTATACATTTCATACGCCATCCATATTATGGTTCCGATAATCCCAATTGCAATGTACATCATACGGTTTTAGTTTTATATTCCAATTTCTTCCAAAATTGATACCAACGTCTTTTGGGTGCCGGTAAACATTGTGAGAATGGGTTATCACCAAATGAAACCCTATTCAAATATTTAACAGATATCATATTCATAAACACCTCTTGATATTCTTCCGGTATAGTGTCAAAATCCGCCTCAATTTTAACGTTTATTGATATTGTTCCATCCTCAGGTGTGGTTAAATAAAGTGTTTGATATGTGCTAACTAATCTTGATGATTTCATTGTCACATTATTCCCCGCACCTAAAAATATTTCAGTTTCTTTATTCTGTTTCATGTGATTTAAAATTCATTACATTATTATACACATTAGGGAAGTTTTCTTTAAGATACTCCCAAGTTAAATCATTTCTACCCAATTCAACATTTAAAATAAAATTTTCATCTCTTAAACTATCAATTTGTGTTGATGATGATACTTTAAGTTCCTGATAGACTCTGTCCTTCTCAAAATATTCAAATGTCATTATCGTTAAACCTAACAATGTCATAGCTAATCCCGCTCTAAATTTGGTTTCAGTGTTCATATTATAACTCTTGAATTTTAATAAACGTGTCGGTTACGTCTTTCATTGATAAATAACCAATCACATCATCAGTAATTGGTGTGTCATAACATATTTCACCGTCTTTAAAAATGGCCAATTCATATAGACCATCTCTACCTCCATATGAGTGTTCACTTTTAACTACTGAAGCCTCATATCCGTTTTTAAATTTTGTTCTACTCGTAATTCCAAACTCTTCACCCATTGGGTTTGTTTTAAACTCGATGTCTTTAAATGTTTTCATATTATCGTAATAGGTTTTATTGGCTATCGCCGTAATTAAATAATGATTCATAATTAAAATATTTCTTCAGCAATTCCAAGCGCTTCGGCAATGATTAATAAACCACCCGCATACAGTAAATTTCCATCAGCTAAAGCAACACCCGCACAAATTCTAAAAAAAGATTTAACTAAACTAATCCGAAAATGTGTGCTTGTTTTTGATTCTTTTTCTTGCATAATTTAAATGTTTATACAAATATACAAAACTATTTTTGTAATAAAAAATGGAAGTGTAGATATCTATTTACTCATTGATAATGAATTAGTTATAAATTCATATTTTTCTTTTTTCCACTCTAATGTGGAGTATTTCTTAAATCTTGAGGTTAAAATATTGGTTGCCTCTTCAAATATACTAATGACGGGAGTGTTTGCTTTACCATATGATTGTATGAGATTTCCCTTTCTATATTGTAAATTAATTCTTTTTCTTTTGTGTTGTAATGAAGCGAATATGTATATTGCCCCATGTGCAAATTGTTTGGACATACAATTTTTCATATAAAACCCTTCAAGTCTAAAGTCCTCTTCCGTTAATAATATTTTAGGTTTGAATGTTAAATCACCAATTATAATATCTTCTTCCATTTCTTTAATAAAATCGTTTGACATGATATACCTGACCTTATATCCTCTGGCAAAATATAATTTTAATCCCGACCACATTTCCATGATATTATCAAATTGGTTGTCATTATTTGCTTTAAACTTTAAATTAAGACCTCTTTGTTCTAACAATTCTCTAATTGTGAACATCTTATTTAGTATGTAGATTAATGAATCTGTTTTTATAACCTCAGTTTCCCAAGTGTTAATTACATTAACTAAACATTCTTTTTCAAATTCATTTTTTAATTCATGTATTTTTTTATTTGGTGATGCGTCGTAACAATGTATATCCCAAGATATCTTTTTGAGGTAATCAACATAATTTTTACCAAATAGTTTACACAAATAATTCAATGAACTTAGTTGGACATTTCTATTTGTCTTAGATAATTCAGACACCAAATACTTACATTTAATTCCATAATAATCTAAAACAGATGGAATGTATTTGTAATCATTTTTAACTAACCATTTTTTCTTTGGGTATTCATTTTGAATGTCATAATATATTCCGTTGTGTGCTTTTATACCTTTTAAATCTAAATGATAATCTACCATTAATTCATATATGGTATTAAATGCTGTATTTGATTTATAATTTTTATTTAAATAAAATTCAGATTTAAAATTTGGTCTTAATTTACTAATCATAATATTAGTAATTTGTTCTACTGACCTATCATATTTAACACCCCAAAATCCTCTTCTTTTTTCTCCACGATCAATTCCATTTTCAACAAGATCGTATAATAATTTAAAATCATTTTTTTTAAATTTAGTTGAATTTTTTAAGAATTTATCATCGGTTAATCCATCGTTGATGATTTTATATGTAACACTAACATCTCCAGATATAATGTTGACGGTAAAATTATGTTCAAACGTTACGTGTCTTTTTTTACTATACCTATCGTAATCAAAATAAAAAATACCTTCGTAACATAAACTTTCTCCATCGATATACAATCTCAATAAACATTGAGCAATTTGATTATCGGTTTTTCTATTTCTATCTTTCTTTTGTTGATTGTAAGAAAATAATAAATCCATATAGTAATATATATGGATTAAATGAAAATGTGTAGTTAAAATAGTAACTGTAAATCATCATCTAAATCTAAAATATCAATCAATCTTCTTGGTTCTCTCATTTCTGGTGCAATTTCAACTCCATTTATCATAACTGGAACCCTATCTTTCTTTAACCAATTGAGTGTTCCAAATCTTGCATGTATTCTAATCAAATCACTTACACCATCTATTGCATTTTGATAATGTTTTGGTGGTTGTGCGTTTGAGAAATATTTTGATTGTGTCATTCTTCCATCAGATATTTTAAACTCGCACGTAACTCTATCTTGTTTGTCTTCAGTCCTCAATGATACAATGATTGATGTCTCTGTCTCCGCGTATGATGCAACACAGTGATGCATAAACCTACCTTCTTCAATGTATTCCTCTTCTCTTGTTAGAACGTATGGGTATATCATTATCTCACCATCACTTACTGTGGTGATGAGTTCTTTGATACCATTACTATTGTGTTTCCACAACTCACTTTTTTTCTCACAACTAATTGGTTGTTGTATTTGTCTCACCGTTTCTTCAGGATAGGAATATTGAATGACCCAACCCTTTTTAATTGCTGATATCATTCTAGATAATTCGTTATGTTCAGTATGGAATTTAATTGAGGTGGTCGCCCTCATTCTAATGTTACTGTCATATTCTCTAATTTTATCTAACATCTTAAAATGATCCATTACTAAACCCATAAAATTTTCATTGACAGATACTCCTCTTTCTGGATTTATTGTTAATACTGATAATAAATTTTCTTTTTCAATATCCGATATGTCGTATCCATGATTTTTAATTCTGTCACGTATATCTTCCATCAATTTTAATGATGATGCTCCAATTAAATGTCCCTTATCGTTATCGGATGTTGTCCCAAATAAATCTTTATTTATGGAACCAATATATTTTTGATAGTTATTACCAAACAAATAACATAACATATATAAAGAACCTAAATCAATATTAGGTTTCTCGTGTAATAGTTTTATTGTTACTTTAGATTTTATTTGATAAACATCTAATACTGATGCAATTAATTTTCTATCGTTTTTCTTTAAGTATTTTTCTGTTGGGTAATAATGAACCAATAGTTTTTTATAGTCATTTGGTATCTTTATTTTTTTGGTATTAATAAACCACCTCATTACTTCGTCATAAAACATAGTTTTAAATAATAACCCGTCTGTTGGAAAATTAATATTAAACACTTTACTCAACACCTCGTTAAATTCTTTATCTTTAAAATTATTTTTTAATTCATTATACAATGGATTATTTTTACTTAAATGATTTCTCAAAAACTTAAATGGTCCATCACTACTGTCTATAAAATTGTCAAGTTGTTGAAATCCATTCTTTCTAAATCGAGGTGTGGTTTTGGTTTTACCGTGTTTACTACTATTAACCAATAAAAAATCTCCTTTAACCATATCAAAAGTAACCGATGATGCCCATTTGTTTGATTTAAAATACTTACAGTTAAATCCTCTACATTTTGTAAATTTATTTATTTTAATGGTAACCTTATCACCTCTTTTTATTACTGACCTCTCTATAATATGAACCGATATTTCACTAAGAGGTTCGTTATAGTATTTCTTGATGTGTCTATCTTTTGTGGTATAAAACTCCCCTATTATTCCATTTAGTTTATGAGTGGATGCGTACCTAATAATCGGAGGATTTTTATACTCATCATCCCAATAAAAAAATCTTGTTTTTTTCTTCTTAATTTCATCTGTTAGTGGTGATATTGGGACTCCACTATTCCCGTCATAATATTCAGTGGCCATACTACCACCATACTTGATATCTTCATATGACACTTGTTTATGTATACCACTATGAGGTATGTCTACTCTTGGGAACTTAGAATAGTTCTTAAACGGGGTTATCCTTGCGTAAGAGTATCGTTGATAAAGTAATATTTCTTCCATAAAGTAAGTTTAGGGTTCAAATATACAAAAGTATTTTCAGATATACTTATAATAAAATAAATTTATGGCTAAATCAAAAGGTGTAAGTAGTAATAAAGTCACTTTCGGTAAAAGAAAATGTGGTAAATCTACCAAAACTCGCAACAAACATGATAGAACTGAAAAGAACTATCGTGGACAAGGAAGATAATACAATTCCTTACTAAAACCCTGTTAATTTATTGATTATCAGGGTTTTTTTATATTATTTTGTTATAATTACCATTTATTTTATTTAATAAAATTTCAGATAACTGTTTTTGACCCCTTTCACTAAAATGTGCGTCTTTTATAAGTCCATTGGTTTCATCTATAATTCTCTCAATTTCATTAACATAAATACCATTTATTTTACCTTGATTAAATGTTGACCAATTAATAATTTTAAAATTTTTTATGGTTTTTTTAATAAAATTAATCCATATATTGACCTCATCGGTATAGACATCAGATAACCTATTAACAAATACTTCCATTATTGTTTGGTTACTAATGTTTTCCATATTTGTCAGGTTATTGTTAAAATTAGGAACAAATGATATCCATGTATTTAATTTGGTGGCTAATCTAAATCTACCAATATCAGACCAACCTATTATTACAATATCTCCATCTTTAATATTATCTATGTTTTTAATAAATGATTCAAATATTAGGTTGTTGTCTGAACCACCCTTACCTAAATTAATTAATTCGTAATTTAATTCTTTAGATATAATTTCACCATATGTTAATGGAATATAACCTTTCCAATCAACATACGTTTTTGCCCACGTATCATTAGATCTAAATCCATCGGTTAAACTATCTCCAAATGTCCATAATGTATTCATCTATTATGATGGTCTTTTTGTGGATATAAAAACCTCCATTGGTATTTCAATTTCTGTAACTGTTGGGGTTACACATATTTCTAACCCGCTACATAACCCATCTTTATAATGTGGATGTAAGCTAAAATGTTCAATTTCATAACCCAATGTTTTTTCTATCTGTTCTTTTGTAATCTCAATTTTCATAAGTCTTTTGTATTTGTATTCCCACCATATATGTTAACCATCTAATTGTTAATCCCCAAGATGGTGATGTTACGCCGGTTTCGAGAAACGTATCTTTATTGTAAAAGAAAACAACTGTCGGTATAATAAACCAATGATGTTTCTTTTTATAAATAAAGAAATCTTTGTCATAATTATTTAACATATTATTTAAATTGCTTCGTATTCAATATCACCGTAATCATAGTAATTGAAATCATCGTTATTAGTGACCCCATCTTCTTCACCCTCTTCTATTTTCTTAATTGCTTCACATGCACTTCTCGCCATAACCGTGTAAGTCCAAGATTGAACTAATGGTTGTTCGGCTTTAATTTCCCATTCTGTTTCTTCAGCGTCTTCAGGTAAATCCTCATCACAATCTGAATCAATTATGTTTTTTTCTTTTTCTAATGGTCTTTTGAATGTGTCAATTGATTTCATTAATTCATCTCTGAACTCAATTAGTTTTTTTAAATCGGTAAATGTAAAATTAAAAGATCCATTAGGTGTTGATAACTGAACATCAACACGTGGAGTCTCGTCCTTACCAAAGTCATAAACCATAAAACCATTTTCTTGACCTAATTCAATGTTGGAAGTGTCAGGATAAACTGAAATGTATTGGTCGGGATTATCGTCAACCATAGTTTTAAATTCTTTTTCAAGAGATTCCAATTCTTTCAAACAATTGGAATATTTTTTGGTAAACTCTTTGTCCCATTTTTTTGTATACTTTATCATATTATTTCTTTTTAGGTTTTCTAATGTAATCTAATACTAAATTGAATGAACCGAGACTAATCACCCCCCATCCAAAATATTTTACCAACTCAGGGTCGGCACCCTTAAGTCCGTATTTCTCAATTAATATCCCCGTTAGTATCATCATTATGTAAATGATTTCCTTGATTCTTATTTGCATTGTCTTTTAATTTTTTTAAACATTTATAAATAAAATACGTCTCTTGCACCGTATATAAATTATTATGATGACCATATTCAAAAGCCTTTTCAATTATTGAAAGTGCATTTTTTTCATTGATGTCTTTAACAAATTCATCAAAGTCATTTTCCGTATCAAATTCTATTAAACCTCCGAATATACTTTCCATAGTTTAAATATAATGATATATTTTGATAATTCCAAATAATTATAGATATGTCAGTTCACATTAATAATAAAACATTTGCCGCCGAATACTTGTCTACACCTGAGGATATTGAAAGAGGTATGATGGGTAGAGAAGAACTAAACGGTTGTATGGTATTCAAAATGGGTAGAGGTCATCATTCATTTTGGATGAAGAATTGTTTAATCCCATTAGATATCGTTTTTATCCTCAATAAACGTATCAGTCACATTCATCGTAATTGTCCTGTTGAAGACCCACATCGAATGACCTTACCCCGTTACACGGGTATTGGTGACCATGTTATTGAATTTCCCTCGGGTTCTACCGATGGTTGGAAAATTGGTGATAAAGTGGCTATGTATTTGGGGTCTCCTCAAAATCCTGTTTAATTCTATTTTCCGCAATTTGACAATACAATGGGTCTATTTCATATGATATGGTATCATAACCCAAATCATTCGCAACCTTTGACGTTGTTCCACTACCTCCAAAGACATCAATTATAGTCTGATTTTCCTTAGCGGTTGTTATTATGATTCGTTTTATTAACTCTTCAGGGATTTGACAAGGGTGGTCGGTCTTTTCTTTACTAACATTCTTTACCTGATTAATTTCCCACCAATCATATAATTTTGCACCTGTTTTCCCCTCCGATATTCTTTTTTGTATTCTCTTATCTTTCAAATTTTTATAAGGTTGTCTAACCTTTCTAAAATCAGGTTTACATCCCCACCAAGAAATTAATCTACTTTGTTTTCCTGTGTTAGAATTATATACCCAACAAACAACTTGTTCACATTTTGCTTTAATTGCTTTTGGTAATATATTAATCGTTTCCTCAGGGTAGTGTATTATAACACAAGGGGTTGGGATGTGTGATAATAATTCAATATACTGTTCATCGGTCAATTTATCGTCATATTCATTATATGAATAATCTTGATTATATGGTGGGTCAGTTATTGTTAATCCACTTGGAATTTCACAAGTTCTAAAATCTTTATTAATTATTTGGTGACTCATCGATATCTATTTCTAATTTAATTGGGGTTATAAAATCATATTTTACTCTTGGTTTCACTTTCTCAAATACCCAATAGTAACTATGATATTTTCTTGCATGTTCTTGTTTAGTCCATTTTGTTCCAAAACTATTTATTCTCACCTTGTTATGAAGAATAAACATATCTCTTGGATAGAACCCAATCTCCATAGCCATGTTCATAATAAGACAATGTGTAAAGTGATTCTTACCTCCTGATACTGTGTCCTGACATTTCATTACAACATACCCACCTTTCTGACATACCCTATATAATTCTTTTAATGTATTGTAATAATTGTCAGTTAATTCTTTATAATTAGTATACCCCTCAAATCTTTTTGCTATGATTGAGCTACCTTCTTTATTGTTCTTATAGGATGCTCCAGCCACAACAAATGGAGGATCATACATAATAGTTCTCATTGACCCATCCTCAAACGGTAGATTCTCAGAATTAGCCTCAACTACCGTATCATTTGCAGGTATTAAATCTGTCTTATAAACGGGTCCAGGTAAGTCTTTCCAAAAACTACCTTTAGAGTATGTACAATCTAAATCAAACCTTTCTATGTTATAAAGGTGCATTATGTTCGTAATTGCGTCAAAGTTTGAGGTGTAGACACTTTTAACCATTTTGAAATCCTTATCCATTTATATTATATTTTATTAATTGTGGGTTTATATATTCTTCAAATATTCTTTTATGTTCTTTTGATCCGTAGTGTCCGTTACCAGGGATTTCCATTACTTTATTTTTATCAATAAAATCCATAACCGTTCCTTTTAATACGTTCATTTTATCCAATATATCACTATAACCAATTTCTTTTGCAAGTGATTGTAAATCAACAAACCAACTTATAAAAATTACTTTAATATCATAAAAATTACATATGTATTGAATTGACATTAATGTATGAAAAATTTTATATTTGATATTTAAATCTGATGTTAAAACATGATTCTTAAAAAAATCATGTATCTCATATTTATTTCTAAAATGATGTTTAAGTTCGCCGTCATTATTATTTAATCTAACCGTATAGTGTCTTAAATTTATTAATTCTTTATCTCTATATAACCAATCATAATCAATATTATCTATACCAAAATCTAATCTTGAGGGGTCGGTAAGTTGTAAAATAAAGGTTTTCATATCAGGATAACGATTTATTAACATTTTAACCTTCTCAATGTTGATTTCATTACCTGAACCTGAGGATGCCCCAAATTTAATGTCCGCACTATATTCTTGACCTAAATAGTAATGCCACGGGTGTCCGTAACTGTCGGAAGAATGGGAACAACCTTGAACACCTATTTTCATGTTTTTTATTGATTTTAAAATTTATTTTTTGTATTATTAAAATATAAGAAATAAAAACAATAAACCAAAATATTTATAAAAAAAGAAATACTATGGGATGCGGCTGTAAAAAAAATAAAAACACAGAGGTTGTAAATCAACCTGCGGAAGTTAATGTGACTGTTGACCAATCTCAACCTACACAATCTCCAACACTAACAGAAGAACAACAAAAAACTGTTGATGCAATAATTGCTAAGTTAAATCAACTTAACACTTAGTATCGTTAATATTAATGATAATTAAAAATATCGTCTTAATTGGCGATATTTTTTGAATTAGTAATATATATCTAAATATATAATTGAATATGAAAGTAGAAAAAAAATTAACGAGTGTCCATGTATTGGAAGACGTTTACAGAAAATTTAAAATAAATGCAATTGATGGTAATATTAACCTACAAAAATTAGTTAATCGTACATTAGATCTTTATGTTAAAGATGATGCATTTAGAAATAAAATAAACAATTACACAGATTTATCTGTGAGTGGGTCAAAATATTAATATGGGTAAAAAAAGAATTTTATTATTATCAGACGATTTACGAATGACATCGGGAATTTCCACTATGTCAAGAGAAATTGTAATGGGTACTGTAGATAGATTTAATTGGGTTCAATTAGGTGCTGGTATTAATCATCCTGAAAATGGAAAAATGGTTGATGTGGATACCGACATTAGAGAAAAAACTGGAATTGCCGATGCTGAATTAAAAATTATACCATACAATAGTTACGGTGATATAAACATTTTAAGAAAATTATTAAGTGAATTTAAAATCGATGCAATATTACACTTTACCGATCCTCACTATTGGCAATGGTTATATGACAATGAACATGAAATTAGACAACAAGTTCCAATTCTTTATTACCATATTTGGGATAACACACCGGACCCATTATATAATAAAAACTACTACGAAAGTTGTGATTGGTTAGGTTGTATTTCTAAATTAACATATGGAATTGTCCACCGTGTTGGTAAATTAGATGACGGTTTTTGTAAACCATTACAAGATTGGCAAATTAGTTACGTTCCTCACGGTATCAATCAAGATACATTTAAACCATTGGAGGATAAAGAATTGATTGATGTAAAAAAAGATTTGTTTGGTGATAAAGAATATGATTTTGTTTTGTTTTTTAACAGTAGAAATATTCGTAGAAAACAACCTTCAGATGTTATTAATTCTTTTAAGTTGTTTTGTGATAAACTTCCTAAAGAAAAATCAAAGAGATGTGTTTTATTAATGCACACAACTCCTATAGATAACAATGGTACTGATTTATACGCTGTTAGAGATAAGATATGTCCAAATTATGACGTAATATTTTCTCAGTCTAAAATTGAGTCTGATGTTTTAAATAAATTATATAATCTTGCTGATTGTACGATTAACATTGCAAATAATGAAGGATTTGGTTTAGGTACCGCCGAAAGTATAATGGCTGGAACCCCTATTATTGTTAATGTAACAGGTGGATTACAAGACCAATGTGGATTTCCGTTTACAGAAAATGATTATATAAATATAGAAACATTACACAGTAAAAAGGATTATGAAACTATCCCATATGGTGAATGGGTTATACCTATATGGTCATCAGCAATTAATTTAAATGGTTCACCATTAACACCTTACTTGTACGATGATAGAGTTAATAACAATGATGTTGCCGATACGATAATGGAAATGTATAATTGGTCTAAAGAAGAAAGAAAAGAAAGAGGTTTAAAGGGAAGAGAATGGGCAATTAAAAACCTATCATCGAAAATTATGTGTGATAAAATGTGTGATGGGATTAACAAAACAATAAAAAATTTCACTCCAAGAGAGAGATTTAATTTATATAAAGTAATTTAATGAAACCAACAATATTATTTAGAGGACCGGTTAAAACAAGAAGTGGTTATGGATCACATTCAAGAGATTTATTAGAATCATTATATCAAATGAATCTTTTTAATATAAAGATTGATAGTTGTGTATGGGGTAACACACCTATGACTGCATTAGAACCTGACAATACATTTCATAAATGGATTGAATCTAATATTACAACAAGATTTGAAGGATTACCAGACATCTACATTCAAGTTACTGTACCTAATGAGTTTCGTAGATTTGGTAAATTTAACATTGGTATCACCGCAGGTATTGAAACAACTGTAGCCCCTAAAGATTGGGTTGATGGTTGTAATCAAATGGATTTAATTATTGCAACATCTAATTTTTCTAAAGAAGTTTTATTATCAACGGTTTATGACGAAAGAAATAAAAATACAAATGAAATAATTAAACAACATAGAATAGAAAAACCTATTGAGGTTCTATTTGAGGGTGTTGATACATCAATATTTAATGATGTAATTAATAAAGATTTTAAATTGGATATAAAAGAAAACTTTGCATTTTTATTTGTTGGTCATTGGTTAAAAGGTAATATAGGTCAAGATAGAAAAGACATTGGTATGTTAATTAAATGTTTTGTTGAATCATTTAAAGATGGTAGGGATATGCCGGCATTAGTATTAAAAACATCATCATCTAATTTCTCAATTAAAGAAAGAGATTTGTTTATAAAGAAAATTAAAGATGTTGTTACCGATATACAAAATCCACCTTCAATATATTTGTTATTTGGTGACCTTACTAATAAAGAAATGAATGATTTGTATAATCATCCAAAAATAAAATCTATGGTATCGATTACTAAAGGTGAGGGATTCGGTAGACCACTATTAGAATTCACAATGTCAGGAAAACCCGTTATTGCCTCTAATTGGTCGGGACATAAAGATTTTTTACCTATGGATAAATCCGTTATGGTTGGTGGTAAATTAACAGATGTTGACGATAGTGCAATTGATCAGTTCATCATTAAAGGATCTAAATGGTTTACGGCGAACTACGGTGAAGCTGCTGAAATTATGAAAATAGTTAAAAATGATTATAGTAATTTTTTATTGAAGTCATTAAAACTTAAAGAAGAAAATAAAGAAAATTTTTCTTTAGAAAAAATGAAAGTTAAGTTTGGTGAGATATTAAAACCTTATTCAATTGCGTTTCAACCTCCTCCACAACAAACTAAATTAATATTACCTAAATTAAATAAAGTTAAATAATGAACTTCAAATTTTTTAAAGGTGATGAAACACCTACATTATGTTTTACACCGGTCTCATTTGAACCATCAAATGTTGAATTTTGTTTTCAATTTGGTGATGATGAACCAGTTATTTTTGCTCATGGTCCGAATGATTGTAGTATTCGTTTAAGTCCAACGAGTAATACTGAAATGACATTTAATGATAATGGTAGAGTATTTAAATTATTCACAAGAGAAAGACAATAATATGGGAGTTAGACAGTTTAGATTTTTTCATGGGATAACAATTCAATCGGAAGGTATTCAGAATATCGTTAGAACATTACGAGCACAATGGAGACCTGAATTGGTTGATGATTTAAATTATTATCATGGAATTGATGCTGAGGCTGAATTAACAAGATTAATGTCGGAACAAATTGTGGAAGAAATTGACAACGAAGTAATAAATATATTAACGGGAAGAATAAACAGAGGACAAAGAGCATAATATGAAAATAAGTTTTGCAATTACAGTTTGTAATGAATTAGAGGAAATAAAAAGATTAGTTCCATTTTTATTTGAACATAAAAGAAAGGAAGATGAGATTGTTATTCTCTATGATGAGAAGAACGGCAATCCCGAAATATTAGATTTCTTATTACCATATAATAAATTCCCTCACGTTCAAACGTGGAGAGGGTTTGATTTTGGTGGTAACTTTGCGGATTGGAAAAACAAATTGAATGATTACTGTCAGGGAGATTATATCTATCAAATAGATGCCGATGAAATGGTTAGTGAATATGTAATTAAAAATCTCCATCAGATATTAGAATTAAATCCAAAGGTTGATTTAATATTTGTTCCTCGTATTAATACTGTTAATGGTATAACACAAGAACATATTAATAAATGGGGTTGGAATGTTAATAAAAAAGGATGGGTAAACTTTCCTGATGCTCAAGGACGAATATACCGTAAAGGAATGACTTGGTATGGTAAGGTTCACGAACGAATAATAGGTGGTCAGAAATTTTCATCATTACCATTAGATGAAGAATATTGTATACAACACCATAAGACGATTGATCGTCAAGAAAAACAAAACAACTACTATAGTTCATTATGAGAATATCGGTTATGTGTATTGCAAAGGATGAGGACCATTATATCGAGGAGTGGTGTAATTATCATTTAAAATTAGGTTTTGACGATATTATAATTTATCAAAACGATTGGAAATGTAAAATTAACCATCCTAATATTATACTTGTTGATTTTCCAGGTAAGCACAAGCAAGTAAAATCGTATAATGATTTTATTTCTAAATATAAAAATGATTATGACTGGGTTGCCTTCATTGATTGTGATGAATTTATACATCTAAAAAAACATTCTAATATTAAAGAATTTATATTAGAATACCATAATGAATTTGGAATATCGATGAACTGGTATATGTTTGGTTCTAATAATAAATTAGTTAGAGATAATGAAAATAAAAATTCATTGATAAAACAATTTACATTTAGAGATAAAGATGTTAATCATCATATAAAAACTTTATTGAATTTAAAAAGTGAATCAACAATGTCTTTACCTCACAACCCATCAAATAAATTAATGGACACTAATAGGAATTTTTTTAGAGGCCCATTCAATCCCAACGGCCCTACAGATATTATTCAATTAAATCATTACTATTATAAAACATATGAAGATTGGTTAATTCTTTGTAATAGGGGTCAATCCGATTACACACCAACAAAAACCCCTAAAATATGGTTAAACAACATACACGTTTCATGTGATGTGGAAGATTGTGGTGTTTATAACTTTATGTATAAAAAAAATTAATTATGTCATATCAATACCCCGAACATTTTAAATATCCAGAAGGAGAACGTTATTTCTTTTTAAATCATGTGGATGCATGGGACCATTTTTTACCTAACTATGGTGATGAACCAAGAGTATGTTTAGAAATAGGTGCATTGTATGGTGGTTCTTCAGTTTATATTTTAGATGAATTCTGTAAAAAGGAAGGTTCACATCATTATATAATGGATATTAATACAAATGAATTTATTGAGAACAATATTAAACCATATGAAGATAAGGTAACATATATTTTAGGTGAGTCGGCCGATAGTTTTAAAACATTTAACCATAACGGTGACACTAAAGAGTTTTTAGACTTTGTTTACATTGATGGTAATCATATGTGTAAATATGTTTTAGAAGATGCTGTTAATGCATTTTACTGTTTGAAAAATAATGGTTATATTATATTTGACGATTACGGTGGAGGACTTGAACAAGAACAATATATGCAAGTTAAAACTGGTGCTGACGCGTTTTATCATGGATATCACAAATATTTAGAAATAGTTAACAATGGTTATCAAGTCATTATGAAAAAAATAAATTATGTAAACGAAAATGATTTAAAAGAAAATTATTATAAAGTATGAAAATTTTAATTACAGGAGTTGCGGGTTTACTTGGGTCAAGATTATCAGATTACATTATTGAAAATCATCCCGATGTTCATATTGTTGGTATAGACGATATGAGTGGTGGTTATAAAGAAAATGTTAATTCTAAAGTGGAGTTATGGGAGATGAATTTAGTTAATGGTAATGTTGAAGAATGTTTTGAAAGACACCAATTTGATTACGTTTATCACTTTGCGGCTTATGCTGCTGAAGGATTATCACCATTTATTAGAACATATAACTATCAAAACAATTTAGTTGCAACATCACGTATTATTACACAATGTATTAAACACAATATTAAAAGATTAGTATTCACATCGACATTAGCGGTGTATGGTCATCAAGATGGTAACATGTTTGATGAGATTCAAGTTCCTAAACCTATTGACCCTTACGGTGTCGCTAAATATGGTTGTGAAATGGATATACAGATTGCCGGTGAACAACACGGACTTGATTGGTGTATCATTAGACCTCACAATGTTTACGGTGTTAAACAAAACGTATGGGACAAATATAGAAACGTATTAGGTATTTGGATGTATCAACACACAATCAATGAACCAATGACAATATTTGGTGACGGTACACAAACAAGAGCGTTTAGTTATATTGATGACAGTCTTGAACCATTATGGAAAGCTTCTCAAGATATTAGAGCATCGAAAGAGATAATTAATCTAGGTGGTGTAAAAGAATATTCAATCAATGAAGCTAACGAAATTTTACGTGAAGTAGTTGGTGGAGGTGAAGTGAAATATTTTGAAGGTAGACACGAGGTTAAACACTCTATACCAACTTGGCAAAAGTCAATTGACCTGTTAGATTTTGAACATAAAACAGATTTAAAAGAAGGTCTAACTAAAATGTGGGAGTGGGTTAAAAGTCAACCAGTTAGAGAGAGATTTGTGTGGCCGTTCTACGAATTAGATAAAGGAATTTATTCATTTTGGAAAACAAAATAAATGACAAAAGAATTAGTTGTATCATACTATAAAGAAAATTTAAATTGGTTAAATAAAGTAAAGGATTATAAAATTATCATTTACAATAAATCAAATGTTGAAATTTTAAACACTATTAAATTAGATAATGTTGGTAGGGAGATGCACACATATTTTCATCACATCGTGACTAATTACAATAATTTATCTGATTGGGTTTTCTTTACTCAAGCTGAACCATTTGACCACGTTAAGAATTATGATTGGATATTAGATGTTTTTCCTAATTCATTAGGTTATAGTAAATTGAATATCGATGATTGTCATTTTTTTAGTAATGGTGTGTTTAAAGAAAAATTGGTAAGTCAATCAAACGGTCTACCTCACCACGTACCAGTATTAAACATCAACACATTATGGTCATCATTATTTACATCACCTCCAATTGGTGAATATCCGTTTGTTGCCGGTTGTTTATTTTGTGTGACTAAAGAACAAATAAGAATGAGAGACATTTCTTTTTATGAGAAGTGTAAAAAAATAACTGAAGAAAGAGAACAATCTCCTTGGGAATTTGAGAGGATGATGTTTTACGTTTTTAATAATAAAATAAAATAAAATGAAATGAAATGAAATGAAATATAATTTAGAACATCTTACACAAGAACCTAGTCAAATGGTTTTAGGGCCAATTCAAGACGACGAAGCATTGGTTTTATTTTCAATAATAAAAACATGCGTTTTTAAAAGAATAATTGAGGTGGGGGGACTTCATGGTTATTCCGCAAAAAACTTTTTAGAATCAGTCGGCACAGATGGTACTGTTTATACTATTGATATTACTAACCTAACCCCAATTTCACCTAATCATATAACAATTATTAAATCTGTAGAACGAGTGGTTAAAGACGATATTAAAGATAGAGTTGATATGGTATTTTTTGATTGTCATAACTATAATTATTCCTTATCTTTTTTTAATAACATGGTGGAATGTGGTATAATAGACGATGATACGGTCTTGGTTTTACACGATACTAATTTACATTATCAAAAAACAACCAGTCATTCATTTTATAATGGTGTTGGATGGATTCATCAACCAGATGAAAGAGATTTGTCTAATCATTTTTTTGATATTGGATATCAAGTTATTGACTTAGGTACAAAACCAAAAGACCATAATGAATCGTTTCCATATAGACATGGATTAACGATTTGTAAGAAATTTAATAAATTTAACAATAAAAAAGTGTAGAACTTAAAAAATAATAAAATGAATATAAGCTTTGTCTTAGCCGTTTACAATAAATTAGATTTAACAACAGAATGTTATAAAAGACTTCGTGAAATTTACCCCGATGCACCATTAGTTATTAGTAGTGGTGGTTCAAGTGATGGTACAAAAGAATGGTTACAATCTTTAATGGATGAAAATTTATCTTTCTTTCATGATGATGATCGTTTAACTTTTTCTGAAACATATAATGCCGGTATTGATCTTGTTGATACTGAAAAGATTGTTCTTATACATAACGATATGGTTATCGGTGAAGGTTTCTTGGAGGCAATTGAAAGATTGTTAACTGAGAATATGATATTGTCATATACAACAATCGAACCACCCATTTTTAAAGGTCACGAAAGACCAGGTAAGGTGTTAATAGATTTAGGTAGGGGATTTAATAATTTTGATGATTCAAATTTTAATGATTATGTTAAACAATGGAAAAATAGTGATACTCTACATAATGGTGCAGTTTTCTTTATGTCATCATATAAGAAAACATTTATTGATTTAGGTGGATTTGATGGATTTAGTTTTGTTCCATGTTTTTGTGAAGATGATGACTTTTTAATTCGTGCGAAATTAAAAGGATATGAATTAAAAACATGTGATAGTGCAATTACTTATCATTTTGTTTCACAGACATCAAGATTTAGTGATGAAATGAAAAACATACGTCAAGACATTGAAGCTCATTCAATTAGAAATTTCATTAGAAAATGGGGTATTAGTATTCCTATGTTTAATGCCATGGATTATCAAACAACAGATAACTTTACATACGTTAAGAAAGTTGTTGGTGTTAAATTAAGTAGTTCCAAACATATTGAATTGTTGGAACCATTTTTTGATAAGATTGAAATAGATGAAATTCCTCAAAATTATATTGATAACGAGAAGAAATTTACAAGATATGATTTAAAATCTAAATTTGAGGATGTCGATAACGTAGATATAAAAGTTTTTGTTGGTGATGACTTAACTCAGGATGATTTTAATGTTATTAACACTATAAGAGTTTCAATAGATGATTATAGTCCAGGTTTATATGAATATGGTAATTTAAGTTTGTTAATTGTCGACAAAAATCAAAAGGCGTAATTACCAACATGTTTAACCATCATACTTAAGTATGTATCAATAAACACTTCATATCCTAATTCTCTTAACTTACCTAATAGAATAAAGTCTTCACCGAAGTAATCTTCGGTGTTTTCTTTATATCTAAATTCAAAATATGGTTTTTCTAATTTATCGAATGTATCTAATTTCATTAACATACATCCCATACCTACTCCCTCCACTTTAACGAGGTCTTCCTGTATTTCCATTGGTAACCAACTATTCCAATCATTTAAATCGGTGTATGCAACCGTTTTAAGAGGTTTTGAACGTCTCATATAATTACATGCCACAATGTCCTTATTGTGTTCTAAAAGACGTAACGCTGTGGTTGGTGGGAACATCATATCACTATCTAACCAAAGGACATAATCTGAATTTACTTCCTTTGCTTTCTTAATAAGATTGTTTCTTTGATTTAATAATATTGTACTTGAATCGTAGAATAAATAAGCATCTATACCCGCCTCTCTTGTTGTATTAAATAATTGAGTTATACAATAAGAGAACTGACTATGAACAGTATCCCTCGTTGGAACTAATATTGATAACTTAAGTGGTTTTACCTCCCACATTGAACTATTGTTGATTGATTTACTCATAATCCTGGTATGTTGTCTGTTATGGTATTATTTTGATATGTTATGTTTCTACCCGCTTCAACCATTTCTTCAACCCTTTTAGATATAAGTTGAAAGTCTTTAATTGGAAGATTACTAATCGTCGTATATGTTAATCTTGAATATGTATTTGTTAGTAAGATATCTACAGCACCAATCCTTGCCCATTTCTCAATAAAACACATTCTTAATATGTTCTCATCCCCATCTAATAGTCCTTGAATACGAACTATATCGTAAGTGTTTAATATCTCCTTAAGTATTTGATGTTCCCTTCTGTAATAGGGTATAAAACACAAAAAATACGTCAATTTGAGACGTTTAACAAACTTGATGAGTCTTTCTCTATCAAAGTTAATTCCGTTCCATTTAACGTATTGTAATTCGTATTTTGAGGGGTGACACTTATAACGTAAATCCATACATTATAATATAATAAAAAAAGGTGAAAATGTAAAATTAATATGTACCTGAACCTGATAAACCACCGAAAGATGCTCCTTCAGCACTTTCAGATCCACTTGGGATACTAGCAATTCCTGAATATGACCTATTACGACCAACACCTAAAGTTGAGTTCAAACCTACTTGTACTTGACCTGGTGTTGCTGCCAGTCCTAAAACTACACTAATTCTTCCCATACTTACTTCGGTTCCCGTTGCTGGTACTGTACCCATGATATATTTCTTTTAACTAAGTTCTTTGTTATAAATACTCACCACATTTTTTTAGGACGTGGTGAGTATCATTTAATATAATTATTTTATTTTAGCTTCTAAAGCCTCAACACGATTTAATAATTCTTTGTTTGTTTGAATTAACAATGCAACTAATTTTTCGTATTTAACGGCCATATAACCATTCTCTCTTGTTGTTACGATTTCAGGTAAAACAGCACCAATTTCTTGTGCTACAACCCCTATATCATGACCTTCGTTCTCATGAATACCTGGCATTTCCTTCCAATCGAAGTAATAACCATTTATTTGTTTTAAGATATCTAAGGAATTTTCAATTGGTGTGATGTTTTCTTTTAGTCTTTCATCAGAACCGTAGAACGCAATAACATCATTTGTTGCTCTGATTAAACCTGCTGTTACTGGTCCCGCAGTTCCTACACCCAATGAGTTAAATTGAACGTTTGATGATGTTGCTACCGCTTGACCGATTGAGAATGTTACGGCTCCTGTTGCTGCACTTACCCCAACACCCGTACCAGCCACTGCTGAGGTTACGGCGGTTGAAAGATATCCCGCACCATTTGTTAATTGGTTGTTATTGGTTATTGTATTTGTAATCGTAACCGCACCTGTTGCACCTACGTTTGAACTTAATCCTGTATTTGTTGTGATTGAGGTTACACCCGCGTTTGTTAATGTCACTGTACCACCTAATGATACCGCACCACCACCACTCATACCTGTTCCTGCCGAAACCGTTACAGATGAGTTAGTTAATTTAGCGTTTGATATAGAACCAGCTAACATTGAATCGGTTACAACTCCCGCAGCTATTGTCGTTGAATTACCAACTGAGGTTACATTACCTGTTAAGTTAGCATTTGTTGTTACCGTTGCCGCATTACCTGTGATATTACCTGTTAAAGTACCTGTGATACCATTTGTTACCTTTAATGAACCTGTAATTTCTGTATTTGTACTAATTGTAACCGTCGTTCCGTCGTCACTGATATTACTATCACCAAGATGATCTCCACCCGTAGATTTTGCAACTTTATTGTTTGTTAAAGTAGTTTCACTTCCTAAAGCCCCATTGTTTCTTGGACCAGACATTATGATACCACCTGTGTAAGATGATCCTGATTCTTGTTGATATACCCATCTGTTATTTAATGAATCCCAAAATATAGATCCCGTACTACTATTTGATCCACTATCCATTACAGATAAACCACCAAATCTTACACCTGGCGATGCGGTATTAACCGTTATAACATTATCATTTACTCTTAATTGAGATGCAGTAGTATATGTGATTGATGAAGAACCTAAAACGTTTAAGTTTGCGGTAATGGTCAATGAACCTGTAATTGTTGTGTTTGAATTAACCTTAAATAAAGATCCGTCATATGTTAAATTAGATTCTACAGACACATTTGGAGAAGATCCATTAAGTGTTAATAAACCATTGTCTTGTGTTCCTGATAAGGTAACGGTACCTGAAGAACCTGATGTACCCGCAGTTCCTGAAGAACCACTAGTTCCTGATGTTCCTGAAGAACCACTAGATCCTGATGTTCCACTAGATCCGTTAGATCCTGAAGAACCTGATGTTCCTGAAGAACCGTTAGAACCACTAGATCCTGATGTTCCACTAGATCCGTTAGATCCTGAAGAACCTGATGTTCCACTAGATCCGTTAGATCCTGAAGAACCTGATGTTCCTGAAGTTCCTGAAGAACCATCTGAACCACTAGATCCTGAGGTTCCTGAAGAACCGTTAGATCCACTAGATCCTGAGGTTCCTGAAGAACCGTTAGATCCACTAGTTCCTGATGTACCAGAAGTTTGTCCAGTATATGATTGTCCATTTAATATTATATCGGTAGTCACATAAAGTGAACCGCTAATTGTTTGGTCGGCTTTAAATACGTTACTACCTGTTGTAGCAAAACGAGCGGAACCCGTTGTGTTTAAGGATAGTGCGTTTGTGGATGTTCCACTGATGGTGGCGTTTAGTGTTCCGTCTACTGTAAGATCATTAAAGAAATGGGCTGAGCCCGATACGTTTAGTGATCCAGAGATGTTTGCGTCAAATATTTTCATATGGTTTAATTGTTACCCATATAAATACTTGATAATTTTAAATTAAATGAAAAAAATCACCAAATTATAAAAGTTTTTCAATTCTTAATATAACATCATCACTTGTAATAGTTTTTGAACATTCAAATTGTCTTTCTGTATTCTCATGAACAGGACACCAATTCCAATTACCTGGATTAAATTCATGGTCAGACCAACAACTATTACATACATTTTTATTGATTATTCTTGTTACACCATCGGTAGGTTCTAAATCAACATCAGTAAATCCTGAAATTATAACTGTAGGTGTATCTGAAGCCCATGATAACCAACTTAATCCACTACTTATACCTATAAATAATTCAGATTCTTGTAACACTTTTATGATATCTGTTAATTTACTAGTGGGTTGTATCGTTACACCCTTTGGATTTTTGTTACCCATATATCCATCTTCTTCTCTTGATAGGAGTCTGACTTCATAATTCTTAGCTTTAAGGTAATCTACGACATCCTGCCAACCCGTTGGGTTATTCCAATATTTACATTGAGCGGTTGAATGAATCGCAATTGATACCATTTTCTTTTTCTTCTTCCCTAATTTAGCCAATTTAGGTTTAATTTCCTCATAATCTAACCCCAAGATATCGGACCCCACTTTTAATAAAGGTTCTTTCTTTGGATCTGTTTGATGTTTGGTATAATCTATTTGTCTTTTATCATCATAAAATAAACCTAAACGATAAAGTGCATTAATATTATTAACATTACTACCGGGTAAAACAAATTCAATTTCGGGGTATTGATTCTTAAATAAATCATTATTAAATGTAGAACATATTACTTTACATTTATTTTTAACCCTGAATTTCTCAACATATGGTATCCAAGCTAAACTATCACCTAAAGATTTTGATTCAAAACAAATCATAACCCTATTATTTTCTAAATTCATATGATGTTCATGATAATAGTCATTATCAACACCTTTAATTTTAATTAACCAATCTACGTAGTATTTTTTAGCCGATCTAGCCCAATTATTACTCTTTAGGTTTAATTCATATTCAATTTTATTATTTTTATTATTTATAAATTGAACATTATATAGATAATCACCATCTTCAACAATTTCAACAAATGGACCATCTACAAAATAAATGTTTGTTTTTCTATTTGTGTTAACGTTATTTCTTGATAATTTATTATTTCTTCTAAACTCATTCATTTCGTGTTTAAGTTCCTGTGTGAATATTTCCAATCCTTGATGACGTACTTCAACTACCTCATTTTGTTTATATTCACCAAGTCTTTCTAATTTGTATTCTCCCTTTTTAACCGTATGGAATTTTTTATATGTTCCATAGTTAACTTCAATTAAATAATCTTTATTTGCTGGTTGTTCTGAAAACCCCGATATAAAATGAATAAACAATTGACCAGAGTCGTCTACACCCAAATATGTTTGTAAACGAACGCCGTTTTTTAATATACCATTTCTATTCCATACCGCAAAAATGTTAAGTTCATTATCGTTCGGAATATACTTACTAACGAATATGCTATTGGTAACCTTTTTAATTGATTGATATAATTGTTTTTCTAATTGCCATCTATCAGGTTTACCCTTAAAGTATTCTTTTTTACTATTAATAAGACCAATCATCTTTAACGCAACATCTGTCTTAATTGAAAAGATATAAGCCGAACTATATGGATTACTTTCTTTTGTTGAACCTTCTGAATACTCATAAACCACCGCATCGTTACTTCTAATATATTCCATAAATGCTTGTCGATATTGTGTTTCGTCCGGTAAATTATCATACTCTAAAAAATGAATATATTGTTTACCTAATTGTTTAACAAGATTGAAAGCGTTTTTCATTGTTAACCAAATTGCATAGTCATGATGAAAATCAATTTTATTGGTTAACTTATATGTTCCCATATCTGTCCATCTATCACTATTAATACCATACTCAGCAAAATCCTTTTCTAATAATATATCATTATTACCATCATATAGATAATAATCAGCCAATACTTGTATCTCAGGTGAAACAGGGTAATGTCCACATAATATAATGGGACAATTATATACCTTTAAACTTGTAAGTAATTTTTTTAAAACATTTTCTTTATCTTTATTATCCGGCCAGCAGTCAACTACAAAAACATCATCATTAAATTGTGTGTATCCCATTATCTTTTTCTTATTAAAATTATTCCATTAAGGAAGGTTATTGACTCTATGTCAGTTCTACAATCAGGTTGTACTTTATTTGAATACGGTATTAGTTTATCTTCTCGTCGATCCCATACTGCGGCTTGGTCATCTAAGTTCTCAACACCTCTAAAGTTAATATCATCCGTTAATTTCTTGAAGTATTCCATCATACTCTTAGGGTCATTTAAACCCCCACCGTACCAAGGGAAATAGGATGTTGCAACATCTTCAACTATATAAACCCCACCAGGTTTAATAGATTCAAACAGATGTTCAAAAGAATAAATAACATGTTCATTCATATGTGACCCATCATCTAATATTATATCAAATGGTCCATACTCTCTCATTATATCAAGCAAGAAAACATTATCAGCTTGTGATCCAATCTCAACTGAAATTCTTTCCTCTTCGTATTTTTTACAATCAGCATTAATATCAATACCTAAAATATTAGAACGATAATAATAATCCTTCCAAGTTAATAGTGACTTACCATCTAAGACACCAATCTCCAATATGTTTAATTTATCATATCTGTTAAATGGTAAATACTTTTCATATTTAACACAATAATTGTGATTGTCGGAAGACTTATCAGTTCCATACACTTTTGCCAAATTATCTAATGTACTCATTTCCAAAAATATATCATTTGTAAACTGTTATTATTACCCATAAATAATAGATATGAATTGAACCCTAATCCATTCATTTTATTTATAAAATTTGTTCTTAATTCTTCATCGTATTCAAAATGACTATGATGATATTCCATTGCGATGGTTTTAACTTTTTGTAAGTTCTCATCACTGATACCAGCAAATGCAGCATGTTCTGCTCCTTCAATATCAACCTTAAGAAAATCGATATGGTCAATTAAACCACTTTCAAAAAGATAGTTTAAAGTATATGTTTTAACACTATATCCTTCTTGACCTTCAACACCAAAAACATTTGACCCACCTAAGTGACTACTCTCATATAAATTCAATTCTCCAATTTCATGTGCCGCGGCTGCGTTGAATAATACTGAACGTGGGTCAGCGTTAAGTGACAGTAATTTAAAATATCGTCTATCTGGTTCAAATGAGATTACTTTACTCGCACCTTGATGATATGCCCACCTATTGAAGATACCCATGTTACCACCTAAGTCCACCACAATATCACCTTCATTTATTCTTCTTTCATTACCACCTTTATAGTAATCATGTAAATTAAAAATTTCATGGTAGATTGCTCTTGCCCATCCATACTTATCTGCAATTTCCATAGTACCTCCCGGTACATCTTTGATGTCACCTAAGTTCTCTAACTTATATGTGTTAACATCTAACGATGTATAAAATTGTTCTGATTTGTAAAAACTATTATCACGTTTCATCTTAATAAAGTCCATCATAAAATCGGACATCTGTGCATTCTTATTACCGTGGAAATAAAGAATTTGATTCTTATCTTTTGGTATTGCTTGATATCCAAATATTCTATTGAAATTTTGTGGTCCTTCTTCATTCCAAAACTTTAAGAAATGATGTTGTGTCTCATTTGTCATTCCGTCATCACCATCATAAGATGATGTGTCAAAATTAGATAGTGGTAAATGTTTTTTAAAGTTGTATTTCCATCTCATTGCATTATCAATACCTTCATCATTCCATAGGTATAAACGTTTGTAGTCTTTACCACCATCTTTCATTACTTCCACATAATGATTAAGGATCTCTTCAAACCACCATTTACATTCTTTATTATAAACATACATACATACATGCATATATGGTTGTTGTTTTTGAACTCCCCAATCTTCAGCAACTCGTTCATTAAATAATTGTGATTTAGTTCCATCATCATACCAACCAAAGAATTCTTCTTGAACATGTATATCGGATATTGGATAGTTTTCAATCTCTTTGAAATAAGATTTGATATTATCTACGTTGTAATTAACGACAACATCACCATCCATCCAAACATAGTTATCAAACCCTTCATTAACGGATTCAATACATGCCATTTGTTTCCAATACCATTTATCATGTTCAGATATCTTTTGTGTTGTTATCGTTCTTTTAATAATATTTGGATAATCAAATGGAACCTCACAATCAATACCATATACTATAATCTTACGTTTAGAAAATTCTAATAATGATTGAACTAACTTTTCAATCACCGGCATGTATCCTAAGTTACCGGTAGTTACAAACGCAAATGGTTTTTTATTTCTTTCCAATATATCACATGCTCCCTTTGCAACCGTATCCCAATTAAATTTTTCATGAATATCTTTTGCGTCACTAACGGCCTTTACCCACATTGCCGTGTTATAATCGTACGCCTGTCTCATCTTCCACTTCAAATCATCCCAATCTGGTTCACAATATTCACCTGGCCATTCTTTATGCTCAATATTTGCAGGTCTCAATCCTTTAATTCCAACTGGTACACCTTTACCTTCTGCAAATTGTAATTGTCCCCCCCAATCGGAATAAATTGAAGGTGTTCCACATGCCATTGCCTCAATTAAAGGTAAGTTCCAACCTTCACTTCTAGCACATGAAACAAACACATCACCCTCTTGCAAATATTTTACATATTCTTCCTGTGGTGTGAATTTTATAAATTTAATGTTCGTTGTGTCTATATTGTGATGTTTAACCCTATCTTCAGTTGTTTTAAGTCCGTCAAATGGATAAGGGTTTTCAACTGATGCAATTAACTCCACATCGTCCCTATCTTTAAATGTCTCACTAAACGCTCTTAAAACCTCTGTTGTTCCTTTTCTATAATCCCATCTACCAAAGTGTAAAAACCTAAATTTGTCCTTCTTTGGTGTCTTAGTTAACGGTTTAAATGTATCCACATCAACTCCCTCAGGGACTATCGATATTTTATGTGATGGATAACCCTGTTCAACCAAACAATCAAATTGCCATTGTGTTGGTACCCATACCTCGTCAAAGTAATGTAATCTTTTAAAGAAATTATCGGGATAACGTGTTGATTCCCAAACGTTATATGCAATATTATACCCCACATAATTGTCATAGAAATAATGGTTGTTTGTATCTACCAAAACAATATTAACGTCTGTATTATAATCACCGCTATATCCGTAGATTGGGTAATCCGACCTACTACCGTCCGAATTATTAAGAGTTTGAAGAATTAACATATCCTTCATCTCATCTGTGATGTAAGGTTCATTATCATGCGGGGTGTTATTCATTCCCTTCCAACCACCACCTATGGTTGAATTTCTAACTTTTACGGTGTGGTGTTTGTTCAGAGCACAAAAAAAGGACTTTGCGTGATTAGCATATCCTGTGACTCCAATAAAACATGTGTGTGCAAGTATTTTCATTGGTATAATATAATGAAAATAAATTGAAAATCAAATCAAATTTTGCTTATTTTTCGGTAAATTATTTATGTAGTTTGGGAAATTTTTTGTTATAAAATCATGTAGTTTGTGTGCATAGGTTTTATTGTGGTTTGGACCTGGATGCCCATTATCTACACCTAAATCTAAAAATCTTTCATAACCACCATCAAATCTATTAAATTCTTCATATTCTTTTGGTATGTCAAACCAACCATTCCATAACCAATTACAACCTTTAGACTCTAAAAAATATTTAATTAATAAATGATTTTTATACCAATTGATAAAATCTTCATTATCATTTTGTAATTCAAATAACATTTTATGTGCCTTTCTACCATCTTCTTGGTGTTCATACCAACCCCATTTACTACCAACCACAAATGGTTCAACTCCATTATTTTCGGTATAATATTCTCTTCTAGTTGGTGAAGTATACATAACTAAAACTAAATCTGGTTTTATGATATCATAATATGATAATAAGCATCTCGAAATAAAGTCATTACTTCTACCTCCTGTACCAAAATTCATATCAACCCCATTAGTTAATAAATTTACAAATTGTGATGACCACGTTTGATTGTCATTTACACCAACACCTTCGGTAACTGAACAACCTAATGACATTACTTTAAACCCTTGTTTCTTAATACTATCACCTCTAAAACCAAGTTCATTGTAAGTATAAAGACATTTACCACTATTATCCGAACCAGATGTGGGATATTTTTTATTTACCCTATCTTCCAATTTATATTGATATGATGATATTTCAAATGTGTCATTTTTCCAATATTTTAATGGTTTCATATTAATTTATTTGTTTCTATTTTTATATGTTCGTTTTCTAAAAACCAATCACCTTTTACAAATTTATGAAAATGAATAACTTCTTTATTTTTTTTTATTTGAGCGTTTAGTTGTTCTTCAAAAAATTTTTTAAGTTTATCAAATAACCATTTGTTTCCCAACGAATATGTAATTGGCTGTGAATGATATTTTCTATCTTTAATATCCCAATTTGTAATATTATTGCCCCCATAAAAAATAATGGATTGACACTCCTCTTTACTAAATAATATTTTTTCTTTTAAAATCATGATAAATTATTAATTAAATTTTTTACTTTTTTAATTACCACTTCACCAGTTATTGATTTAGAACACTCAAATCTATTTTCAGTACCGGCATAAACAGGACACCAATACCAATTATGAGGTTTAAATTCATATTTAGACCAACAACTATTACATACATCTTTATTAATGATTCTTGTTATTCCATTTATTGGTTCTAAATGAATATCTGTAAATCCCGATATTATTATTGTTGGTGTTCCAGCCGCCCAAGATAACCAACTTAAACCACTACTAATACCGATAAATAAAACAGATTCTTGTAAAACTTTAATTATTTCACTTAATGGTCCATTTGGTTGTTTAGTTATACCATTTGGTGGCCGATTACCCATATAACCATCTTCTTCATTTGATAATAATCTAACCTCATATCCTTCTAAATTTAAAAAATTCACAACTTCTTGCCATCCTGTCGGGTTATTCCAATATTTAAATTGTCCTCCACCGTGAAATCCTATTGTAACTAGTTTTTGTTTTGTTTTACCTAAGTTTGCTAATTTTGGTTTTGTTTCTTTATAATTAATTCCTAAAATATCAGAACCAACTTGTATTAATGGTAATTTTCTTGGATCAATTTTATGTCTATCCATATCGATTACATCATTAATACGCCAAACCCCTAATCGATATAGTGCATAAAAATCAGACTCATTTGATTTAGGTAAAGTAGGTGATGTAAATTGAATATTGGGGTATTGTTCTTTGAAGATATTATTATGGGATGTTGCACATATCACCTCACATTTATTTTTTATTCTAAATCTATCGACTTGATCAATCCAAGCTAAGGTATCTCCAAGTAAGTGTGATTCTAAAAAAACAAAAACTCTTTTTTTGTTTAAATCAAAAGTATGTTCATAATAAAAATCATTATCAATACCTTTTATTTTAATTAACCAATTTACAAAGTATTTTTTTGAACATTTGGCCCATTTATTACTTATTAAATCTATTTCAAAAATAATTTTATTGTCATCTCTATCAATAAATTCAATTTTATAATGTAATGTAGTATCTTCTATTATTTTAACAAAAGGTCCGTCTATAAAATTTATATTTATTTTTTTATTTAAAATATTATCTTCCATTATTTTTTATTTCACTATCATATCAACGATGTATGTGTATTGTCTATGAATTCATATAAGTTATGAAAAAGGTTTTGATTTTTCCATATTTTATTAAATTCTTTTTTAAATAACATGTGTTCTGGATGTTCGGTATCCCATACCTGTTTTAATTTAAATTCACCGTCAGAAAATGTTCCCCAATTAGTTATCTTACCAAAAAATACATTTACTCTTTTGCCAAATATAGAATACATTAAATTATAAAAGGTTTCCATTTCAGTATAATTTGTATCTTGAACAACAAATGACGTTTTTACATTCATATGTGGTAAAGTGCTAATAAATTTTAAATTATTTAATAAGTTTTCCCAATTACCACCTAATCTCGTTTTATTTTCGTAAGTATCTTTGGTGCCGGCATCTATACTAATTTCACACGTATGAACATATTTATGTACATTTGGCATACTATCCCACATTTCTTTATTCCACATAGATGCGTTGGTGTGAAAATGTATTGATGATAAATTTGGGTATTTTTTAGGATTAAAATTTCTTAGATAATTTCTAAATCCAACTGAAACAAATGGGTCGCCTGATCCTGTTATATACAAAGTTTTTACATATTTTGAATAATATGTGTCAATATCTTCAATTGTTTTTTCAACTCTTTGTATTCCTTCACTATTTTCAACAATTAAATCTACTCTACATGATGGACATTTGTAATTACAAGTCCTGTCAAAATTCATTATTAAATCATTCGGTGTATTATTTTCTATAATAGGGCTATTAATATTTGAATGTGATTTTAATGTAACGGGTCCTGATGTTACTCCAAAGTTTACTAATTTACTTAAATAAGGACAAAGCTCTTTACTACAATATTTAAACGAACCGTCTAAAATAGAATTTCTAATATCTATAATTGGTTCACTATTGTAAACATCTTTTAAAGGAATTTCACTAAGTTCCACTTTGTTTGGTAACCAAGATGGACAACAAACAAAACAAACATTATTATGTATTTCTAATGATGTAAATGGTACACTACAAAAATAATTCTTTAACTCAACTTGATTGTTCATTTAAATTAATTCGGGTTTGGTGTATAATTTTTTAAATAAAAGTTCACTAAATGTTTTGTGACCATTAAAACTAAAATGATAATCTTTTATTTTACCTTTTGTATGTTCCGATATTGTTTCAAATTTACCATTTAAAACATCCAATACGTCCCACATTAATATTTTGTTTCCTTTGTTATTCAATTGGGTTTTTATAAATTTAAATCGTTTATCGTGTCTTTGTTTAAATAATTTATGACCAGCAAATAAAACACCATAATTTAATATTGTTTCACTTTCTAATTTATCTTCACAAAAGTATCTGTTCATTTTTAAATCAATAGAAAGTTGGTAGATGCCCTCAGCATAAATTGTTTGGAATATATCACCACCAGATTTAGGAATATCAAATCTTTGGTAAAATGTTTTTTCAATTATAACCACATCATTTGGTTCTATCATATCAAAATTGTCAATAATAGAATCTAAAATATAATCATTACTTGCTCCACTTTTTCCCATATTTTTTACTTCAAATCCAATAGTTTTACTTAATATATTTGACCATATATCACTATCCGATTGTTTATATTCATTATAATATTTAAAATCACCATCCCTAATTGCTATATTTTGCACACAACCATCACCTGCAGTAAACGAATCTCCAAATGTCCAAAGAGTTGCCATATTAAATTAATTGATTTCGTTTTTCAAATGGTTTTTCAAATTTTTCCCAAACAAAAGATTTTAACTCATCGTTTATTATTATTTTATTTGGTCTTTTCGTCGATGTGTTTAAATTATCTAATTGTATTTTTTCACCAAACCTATCTTCAATAAATTTAACAAATTTATCTAACTCTTTAATATCAAATTCATACGTACATTTTTGATTACTTTTATAGTATTTTTCAGAAATTAAAACCATAACTACTGGTGGTAAATTTTTTGGTATGTTATTAATTTCGTCCTGATTAATTTTTAATAATTTAATTATACATTTTTCATATCCCTCATCATTTATCCAATGTAAATGATTCAAAAATTCCGTATCGAATGTATTATATATGAAATCATTATCAATATCTTCCCATTTACAAATAGGTGTAAACCCCCAATAAAATTCAATTATGTCCCAAATAAAATTCAATGCACTTAACCATTTTCCAAACCAATCTCTGGTAATGCATACAGTTTCTTTATTACCAAAATAATTTAATGAATCATTTAAAGGTATATGTATATGTGATTTTGGATCTAACGTATCGTTATACGTTTTTAACTTTAAATTTGAATTTAATAGGGCTGTTTCTATTGAATTGCTAGCACATTTGGGTGTAATTATCCATATAAGATTATCGTTTATTAAGTACGACATTGTTATATAATTGTTTTTTTGGTTTTATAATTGGTTTTGACATTACTTATATATTCTATTTCAATTTCTTTCCATTTATTAAGTGGACATGAACCATCTTTATTGTTATATGTTTTTTTTGTATAAACTTTCGCCTTTAATGGGCAACCACATTCTCCACATTTTAAAGACCATTCTTTACCTTCTAATATTTCTTTTTTAGATGGACATTCTAAACATATTGCAAATCTTTTATCTGCCAACTCCCTTTGTTCAGGAGTATGATTTACAACATTATACCAAGCTGTGAATATTTCTTTAAAATCTAATTTCATATCATAATAATGTTTTTTTATAATCTTTTTTTTCCATTAATTTTACCCAATTAACTAATGTGTATCTAACTCCACTTTTTACTGGCACTACTCTATGTTCAATATTAGATAAAAATAATATTAAATTGCCAACACCTTTTTCAACTGTTAATGTTTTATCTTCTATATCTTTTATTTGTAAATCACCTTCTTCATATTCATCATTTAATTGTATCACTAACGAACAATATCTATCATAATTTGTAATTTTTTCACCAATTACATCTCTATGCCAACCAAAATGGTCACCTGAATTATACTCTGTAAATTGAAATTGACTATGTTCATAATCCAAATCAAATCCTTTAACGTCAATATGTTTATTTAACAATTTACTCATTTTTTCTAATAAAAATGGAAATTCTTTATAATATGGAAAAAATACTTGATTTGACTTCCTTATATCGGTATCAACATTACCACCCATATAATGAGTAACAATTTGAGATGGTTCTAATTTTAATTCTTTTAATGAAAAATTTAATATTATATTACATTCTTCTTTTGTTAAAAATTCAGGAACTATTGTATATGTAAATGCCATAATTTATTTTTGTTTATAATAATGTTTTTATTTTTTTGTCAGAAATTTGATAGTCTATTAATAAATGAATTCTATCAGTATTCCCATCATTATTAACACCATGTACTTTATTTGCATTATCAATTTCCCATATTTCACCTAGTTTCATTTGTACAATTTCTTCACCAACCATAAAGTTACATTTATCATTTGTTGTAATTGGTATATGTATTCTTTTAGTTTTAAAAAAATGTTCATATCCAGAATCTATGTGTGGTAATATTTTTTTATTTTTTGGTAAATTAATTAATAGTGCAACTTCAATTTTACCTTCTCCCAATAAATTGATTAAATTATTTTCTATTTCAATTAAACTATCTTTAAAAATTTCATAAGATTTCCAAGTTATATTTTCAACAAAATCTTCAGACCATAATAATGGTATTGTTTTAGTATCGGATTGACCATATCTATCGGTTTGTCTATATGTGTATTCATCCCAATTTAATTGGGTATTTACAATTAAATTATCGATATTAGATACATCTACTTGGCCATAATATTTAAAATTATAATTCATTATATTATTGTTTTTATTTTTTTGGTAATCTGTATAATGGGTGTCCAATGTAAAAAGAATTGTATTACTCTTTCATTTTGATTACAAATTAAAATATCTCTCCAATGATATATTTTATCCGCATCAAATAACACAATAGCATCGCCTACATTTGTGTTAAAAGAATATTCTATATCATCAATTTCAGCATTTAATGGCCAAACTTTATTTATTGTTGATTCTACACATATCGACATAGTAACACTAATATCGTCTCTATCTCTATGTTTTTTTAAAAAATCATTATTTTTGTATTCTCTGATATATGAATTGACATTTCTTAAATCATCTATTTTATAATTAAGTTTTAAAACAGATGATTTAAGTTTATCTAAATATTCATTGAAAATATAAGAAGGTTCATACCCATAGGTGTTACCTGTAACCTTTGATTTATCTAGTGATGGATTGATTTGTTTATCAATATCAAACTGGTTTTTAAGAATGTTACATTCTTCTTTTGTTAATATACCTTTTATAAGGTGTATCATATATAACTAATTATTAAATGATTAATAAATCATTATGAGTTTGCGGTTACTATTAAACTACCAATTGTTGTCATTGTGGTATTTAAAGTATTGATATCGGTATTTGATATTATGATTGCCATTTTATTTTATTTTATTTAAGAATTATTATTAACAAATTGGTGAACACTCATTGTCCGGTGCACATGATTGATTTTTTGGACAAGACGGACAATAATATCCACATCCACTATTACATGCATAGGTAGGACAAGGAGCTCTATTATGTTCAATTGAAACAAATGATTCGTTATTAGTTGAACCCGGAGTTTTAGTTAAGAATAATTTTGCATTCTCAACTGAAATAAACCATCCAGAAAAAACTCTTTTAAATTCAGTATTTGATACAACAGTTTTTCTTACAAAATTTATATTCTCATCGGTAGTATCTAACAATAAAACTACATCTCCTGCAAATATTCCAAATAAAGATTTAAACATAACCACACCCGCTCTATCTATCAAATAACGTGAAGCGGATGTATCTTCCCACGTACTATTATCGTCAAATACTAATTCACGTATAAAAGTTAAAGTGTTTACTTTTTGTTTATTGGTAATGACATTGGTTGTGTATATTGTATCAGTTAATAAGGTTTCATATGTAAGACCAAATTCGGATGATATATAACTATCTATACTAGTTCCAGCCGGATTTGGAATTTCAATTGTTTTAATACTATCACCAACTTGTAAATCCAACGCAGTTTTAAATGAACCATCCGCCATTTCTACCATGTCTGCATCTAACAATTTAGGAACATTGTCTATTATTGGAAGTGTACTATAACTAGATCTAAAATCTGCATCAACTTCTAATGTGGTTAGATTATATGTTACACCTGTCAATAACATATTTTGATTTAATTTTGTATATTGTCCAAGTTGAATTGATTCTAAATTTGGTGGAACTAATAAATTTAAACTTCTTATTACTGTCAGATGTCCCCCCCAAATTTTAGTTGGATTATACAAATATTCCATTAAGAAATAATTGGTAGTAACATTATTTGCAATAATAGTATCTAATTCCGATTGATTCGTTACTTTAAAATATTTTGGGTATAATGATATATCGTAATTTGGTAATATTGATTTAAGTATAAAATTAGGATGTTCACCGTTATCATTTATAGATGTAATATTTGAAACCAATGTATTGGTTTCATCTTTATACACAAATTGAGAACTAAATGAAGAATCTTTAATTAATTTAAGAAATTCAATTTTATCTCTACAATATGTATCATCTACTAATGCGGTCGTATCATATGCACTTCTAATAATTAATACATCGGTTGTATCTTCGATATATGGTATAGTAATGGCAGTTGCACTAACACTATGAAATTCATATGTAACTGAACTTCCACTATAGTGTGTTTCTAATGTTTTGTGAAAAAAACCAATGTTTCCAATATAATGTACATTTTGAAAATTGTTATTCTCAACAAATTGATATAAATTTGTTAAATCTAAACAATCTACATCATCTTCTACTTTTTCGGCACCATCCCAACCTACTGATGTATTTATTTCAATTGGTTTTAAATTACCATCTTTGTCGTACATAAAGTCCGAACCTATCAATACTGTTCTCATATCTTTTTGTTATTTGTATATAAATACTTATTTTTTATCTTTTAATCCAAATTTTATCAATTTATACCAAATTCTTTCATGAACATAATATTGAATTGGTTTATAAATTAATTCAGCTAACCCAAACGCCGCTCCGACCTTAATCGACCCACTTATCAACCACATTAGTAAAAATCCAATTAGGGTGCTCACAATACGATATGAAATGGTTTTGGCTATATGTCGTTTACGTTCTACTATCATTTAATTATTCATATTAGGATATTCAATAATATCTCCATTTGAGTCAATATACCCGTTTCTGATACTTGTACCACTAATTTTAGCTACTTCTTCAGGTGGTTCGTGGTAAATAACGTCATATCCAACTCCTCTACCGTAATTGATACTCTCAATGTCTGGAATAATTGATATATTAATTCTTTGTGAATTTTCTTTAAAGAACTGAGTATCTGATAAATCCATCATCACCTGTTGAGCAGTTTTTGGATTATTCTCATCTATCTCCACATTTCTAATTGCCACCCACACATCTTTTCCCTTCTCTAATTGTTGGTTAAGGAGCCATTCATGACCCTTATGCCAATTTTGCCAACGCCCCACATACATCGCATATTTTTTACTCATATTCTATATTTTTAATTTTCTTCTTAATTCCATAAATGTGTTATATTCGGAACTATCCGTTGTATCACAATCAATAAAAAAGGTTTGGGGTTCCTCATAATTAACATGAAATTGTTCTCTACCTCTAATATTTGTGGTATGAACATAAATTTCAATCAAATCATCCCCCATTTCAATCTTAAATTGTTCTCTTTGATCTCTATAAGGTGAAACTAACGATACAATAACAGTATACCCTTTATGGTGTAAGAATTTAGCCAAAATCTGAGCCTTTTCTATATTTTTACGTCTACCTTCCTCACTATAATCTTTATTTACAAATATCTCACGGATATCGTCCCCATCTACTATCATAGATTTAATTGGGAAACTCGCCTGTATCCATGATGCTAATGTTGTTTTACCTGATCCGGGTTGTCCTGTTAACCAATATATCATAATATTATTAATATAATCAATTAAGTTGATTTTGAGAAATAATTCTCAATAAATTTTTCATTTAATGGGTCATTTTTTATTGTCCCCATTATTTTATCCGCAATAAATTTATTTCCTTCCTCATTTGCATGACCCTGTTCATCTCTATTGAACCTTTTTTCTTTAAAGAGGTCGATTAAACCCGTAAATAATGTTCTACTATGTAACCCAAAATCAACGAATCTACCTATATCGATTTTTTTATATATTTCTAATTCCGTAATACTATAGTCAAATTGCATATAATTGAAAAAATAATAAGGAATATCGTGATTCATTAAAAATTGTTGTAAACAATATACATAATGAATTGTATGCATACTACCCATCGGTTCATACTTTAAATGGTATTCTGTGTTATCATATAAAGTTACATATACTGGTTTTTCATCCATTAAACAATGTTCTCGTCTATTTGGTCCCGACCATTGTATTATAACAAAATCAGGTTTTTTACCTGTACTCATTAATTTACATATGGATTCCATTGATTGATGAAATATCTTATCATTACCAACACCAGATCTCGCATCATTAACTAAAAAGTCATTATCTAATGCCTTTATTTCACTTAAAGTCAAAGGTAAAATAGATTGATTATGATAATAGTTAAATGATTTGGTAAATCCACTCATAAGTTGATTAGGCCAAACATAACTCTCTTTGAGTGTTGGGTGATCGTCACTATGTGAACAACCATTTGTATATATTAACATAGATTAGTGGTTATAGATAAATGGATCTCTTTTACGTAATTCTTCTAATTTCTTTTTAAATTCTTTCTTTCTTTTCTTGTCGGCAAAGTATTTCTTCACCCAATTGATTAGTTTTTTCATATTTTAATTTTTATACATAACATAATTACCCATTACTAATATATCCATATCAGTATCAAAGAAAGTATCAACGGCATCTTTTGGTGTTAATACCATTGTTTTATCTTTAACATTGAATGAGGTATTCAATAAAATTGGATAACCACTTAATTTTTCAAATTCGATTAATAAATCATGTATCATTGTGTGTTTATAAACTGTTTGAACTCTAGCACTACCGTCTACATGTGTTACCGCCGGTAATTTGTCTCTATATTCATCCTTAACTTTAACAACTTGATTCATATATGGAACATCATCCGTCATTTCAAAGAATTGATGTTGTTTATCTTGAGTAACCATTGGTGCGAATGGTCTAAAACCTTCTCTCTTTTTAATTACCTTATTGATTCTATCTTTCATATCGGGAAACGTTGGATTAGCTAAAATAGATCTATTACCTAACGCTCGAGATCCAAATTCAATGTGTCCTTGAAACCACCCAACTACTTTACCTTCAAATATTTTTTGAGCAATATGGGTTCTTAATTTATTTTCAGATTCATATTTTTTAAAGTTGTTCATACCAATTGCACGTCTAATATAATCGTAATAATATTCAGGACCCAAAAATGGACTTCTTGTAATTTTACTCCTTACTTTACGTTCTTTAACTAAATAATGAACAACAGCACCGATTGCTGATCCTGCATCTGATGGTGCGGGTGGTATCCAAAGATGTGTAAAGTGTGTCTTATCAATAATCTTACCATTTGCGGTTCCGTTATAAGCACAACCACCACTCAACGTTAAGTTTAGACTTTTACTTACATGTCTAATTGATTTAATAATTTCAAACAATACTTCCTCATATCTTAATTGAACAGCGGCCGCTAAATCTTTGTGTGTTTGTTCTAAAGTTTCTTCGGGTAATCTTTGTGGAACACTTAATAGTTCCGCAAGTTTTTCATTGAACATGGATTTATCTGTCTTATTCCAACAAAATACATCCATATTACATACTAACTTACCTGATTTAAATGATATAAGGTTTCTTACCTCTTTAATATACTTTTGGGGGTCACCATAGGACGCTAATCCCATTACCTTATACTCTCCTTCGTTTGGTCTGAACCCTAAATATGAGGTTAATGCGGAGTAATAAAGACCCATTGAATGTGGATACTTTGCAAGTGAACTGTATTTGATTCCATTATAATCGGCAACACCTAATGATACGGTATCAATCTCACCTACACCATCAACCGATAAACAAGTTGACTCCTCAAAATGTGATGTATAATGTGCATAATATTGATGAGCCTCGTGATGTGTTGAATAAAATACGGTGGAACAAATCTCCTTTAATTTCTTATCAATCTCTTTTACATTATTACGTATTTTCAAATAAGATTTTAATGAATATAATGGATTCTTAAACCATTGAGGTTTAATGTTTTCCATTACTCTTTGATATTTCAATTGTGGGTCTTCATAATAACAAACCGCCTGTAAATTCTTTGGTGTTATCTTATATTGTTTGTAGATATATTCCAACGCTTTTTTTGGAAACGAATCATCATGTTTAATACCTGTGAACTTCTCTTCTTCACATGCAAATATTAATTGGTTATCTCTGAATAAACAAACAGATGAATCGTGATAAAATGCTGAAATTCCTATTATATACATTACTTACTTTTTATATAAAACCTTTTTTAATTGTTCAGGTCCTATGTGCCTTATTGGGTTATGAACTCCTAAGGGGTTTGGTGAAAATACATCCTCCATACTAAACTTCATTGCGGTTTCGATATCTGCAACTCCGTTTCCCTCCATATACTTCATAAAATAAATATCCTCTAAAATATCTTCAGTAACTGGATTATTTTCACAAATCTCAATCATTTTACTAACTGTTCTTAATGATAATCCTCCGTTTCCGACCCATTGATTTTCTTTGGGTTTTCTCCACGGTGCACCCACATAATCATATTCTAAAAAATCATCTATTCCGCTCCTTAATAATAAGGAATCCGTTTGGAAGATTAAAGCCTTAGTTCCTTTTACTTGTCTCCAAAACTCAACACTTTCCATATATCTACTATGTTCAGTATGAGTAAAGTTATCAATTCCAATATTTGTTAAAGTCACATTACCTAAACTTAACTTAATGTTTTCAACCAATTCTTTATTTTGATTACCGTGAAATATTTGTAACCCCCATTTGATAGATGAATTTGTTTCATTTAAATGAAACATTGTAGATTTTATTACCGTTAACAAATCAGGATGAACCCTTGGTTCAATTATAACCGCGTAATAATCAGTTTCTTTCGGAATATATGGGGTATATCCAACATGTTTAACATATTCTTCAGTTAGGTATTGTTCCCATATTTTTTTAGATTCTTCGTTTGATTTCGTCATATATGTGTTTTGCAATTATTTTATACCCCTTTAAATTTGGGTGGTAATCTCCTTCGTAGAAATTTTTCTCATCATTCCAAACTGACCTACTCTCATACTCCCAAACACCTATATCGTTTTTTATTTCATACTTTCTTAATACATCAGATACGCACCCATCTGGATTTATAAAATATTCAGGTAATTTTTTTGTGTCCACATCCTCTTCTCTAAATGACGGATAGAAAGAATTAAAATAAAAATGTTTATATCCCCCCAATAATTCTTCCATTAATAGATATATTTCAACCACATTGTGAATGTCTTTTGATTTATAACGGTAAGGATATGATAACATTACTATAACAATATCATCTTTATTAATGAACCCGTTTTCAACTGTTTCTTTAATATCTTTTAAAATATATTCATTACCATAACCACAAACACCTAAATTAATATATTCACATTTTAATTTATCTGAGACCCATCTTGGCCATGAGTTCATGTCTCTTAATTTTTGGATGAACATGTGAGGGAACGGTTCCTCTTTGTATTTTACATCTGTCTCAATTCCATGTCCTGCCGTCCAACTATCACCAAACGTAATTAATCTCATTATATATTTTTTATGATATGGTTATAGAAATAGTCCGCTTGATTTTTGTGCCCAAATTCTCCCATATGGTCATCAATTACAATACCATTAGTTTCTTCAACAATTCTTGCTTTAAGAACTCCATCAAAGAACATTGGTAAGTTCAAATAACCCAACAAGTTTGTTTTATTACTTTCCCCATCTCTTACAACGATACACTTTGTATCATCTTCTTGAATATTATGTTGATTGAATATTGTCTCGTCAGCCGTCCAATAAAAATTATGAGCACCAACGTTATTTAAATATACATTTATAAATCTCATCCATTGGTTTACTTCTAATGCCCATAAAGGATGAGATCTATTATACATTATTTCTTCTATTGTTCTTTTTGAAAAACCAGTTCCTCCGAAGTTATTTTCTGAAACTAATATTTGTGTAAAGATATTTTCATCTAAATTTACAGATATAAATCTTGTAAGGTTTGTCCATCCAAACACCACAATATCATCTTGTTTTATTAACTCACATACATTAATGAACTGATTGAAAATGTTGTAATTAGATGAACCCCCAACGGCACAATTCATTACCTTACAGTTTAATCTTTCTCCGAGTATGGTCGGCCAAACTGGTGGTAAGTTACCTCCTCTCCATTTTTTATATTTATCAAAATCATTTTCAAATGGAAAAAATATTCCATCGATTGGGTCATACTCCGCAGTAAAACTACATCCAAACGTCCAAAGTGTTCTCATTATATTAAACTTTCAAAAAATTGATAATCTTTTTCAACAATATTCAACATGTTCCATACCTTTTGTTTATTGTCTTCAAATCTTTGTTTATTGTTCTTATAGAACTCTTTAACTTGGTCTTGTATTCCATCTAATCTTTTAATTTCTTCAACAAACATCTCTAATCTTCTCATTTGATTTGGTTCATTATCATAAGAGTGATTTATGATGTCATCAAAGAAATCAAAATTATATTTCTCTTTCATTGTTTTAATATGATATTGAGTTGCCAATATCATTGGTAATTGATAATAGAAAAATGGTCTATATGATTTCTCACTAATATGGGTAACAAATAAATCATCAAAAAATTTAGATTCAGTAACAATATTAATATATGAATTTTCATAATTCATACCGAACTCAGGTATTCTCATCCACGACGGGAAACCTTCGGTATTAGGTTCATTAAATAAATTAAACCAATTTTTATCTTCTTCCATGTCACTTCTTTTGAACTTAAGTTCATTAAAATAAATTATTTCATCCTTAAAATATTCCTTTTGTTCTTTAGTAAAGATTTTATCATAGTAATGTCCAATCGGAAAACAATCGTATGGTGGTACCAACGACCAATTAATTTTTTCTAATAATCCTTGTTTTTTTAAAAAACACAATAAAGCATATCTATGATGTTTTGGTGTTTTATTAAAACACATAAACATTTTACCTTCCTTATCATCAATCCAATTACATCCTCCAGCATTTGTTAATGAAAAATTAGATGAATGTGCAATAAAATGTAACGTATGTACATTTATTTCACTGTTATATTTTTTCTTTAAATCATTTAATCTTTCATTATTATTAATAACATAAAATTGTTTTGGGTCTAATTTTTTTAATTCGAGATATTCTAATAACCTAACAAATCCAGTTTCATAATCTGGTTCATGTTCAGTCACTATAATCACTTTAAGATTTTTACATTTTTTTAAACATTCAATAACTTCATCACTTAAAGGTGACTTTTCAAATTTTTCTGTTTCCTTTTCTTCATTTTCAACAAATAAATTTATTATATCAATATTACCGTGTGCGATTGGGTAATAAAAATTTAAATCGGGCCTAAAATAAACTTCACTTAAATTGTGTGATTTAATTTCAAATTTATTTTGTTCCTTTGTTTCTATTTGAAAATGTAATAATAGATGTTGGAAATTAAATGTGAATTTGTCTCCTCCATTATATTTGAAGGTATTGGTTTCACTATCCCATCTATCATAACAAAGATTTAGTATCTTGTTTTTTTCCTCCATAATAAATTGTGTCGTTTAATTTTCTTTCTCTCCATGGATCCACAACAATACTACCTTCAGGGAATATTGTCTCGTTAAAAATTCCTCTATGTCCTAATAAATAAACTGCTGGTGTTTCTATTTTATCAAAATCAACATTTTCTTTATATGTAAAATTAACGTAATAACCAACTAATACTGAATATGAACCTTCTGTAAATTCAACACCCGGTTTATAACTTTTACCCATAATAATAATTGGTAAATTATGTTGTCTTGCTTGTCTAACTAATTTATCGGCTAAATTCTTTGCTTGAACCTCTCTTGTTTTCATAATTGAGTCAAATAAATCATAACCTAAACCAAATCTTTCTGAAAGATATCTTAATGCAATATTATCTCTTGGGTGACATGAACCTCCGTCACCCATTCCCGCTTTCATATATGCCGGTCCTGTGATTCTTTGTGTACTTCTTTCTAATGCACCGGTAACAATATCTGTATTCATATTTCCATTTTTCTCTGCAATATCCTGTATCATATTAACCAATGTTAATTTTGCAGAAATAAATGTATTATAAAATATTTTAATTCCTTCGGCGTCATCCCAAGTTCCAATTTCACATCTTGTTTTTGGATACACAAAGGTTTCGTAAAACTCAGTTAGTTTGTTTGCGTCTCCCGTAGTTGTTCCATCTTCAGTACCAATTATAATCATTTCAGGTTTTATCATATCTTCTTTAACTGTTCCCATTGCTATAAGATATGGGTTATAAATAAATCGATAATTTCTAACCAACGGATAAAACTCTCTTCTTGTTGTGCCAGGTAAAACAGTCGATATTAATACAACTAATTGTGATTTATTTGTATAATCATTTAGTTCATTTAAAATTCCCTGTACAATTGTATAGTCAAAATCTTTTGGTGGTAATTGAGCCATTGGTTGACTACCATCATACGCGGGGTCGTGTGGTGTTGGCACCGCTATAAAAATTAATTCTTTATCTTGACAAACATCTTTTAATGATGTCACCATTTTAAATTTAGTATCGGTTACTGATTGAATATCATAACCCGTTACATCATGTCCCGCATCGTGCATTACCTCTGCGGCCTCTTTACCTAATTTACCAATTCCAATAAATCCTACTTTCATATTATATTTTATTTAAGTCAGACCATATCTCATCTAATACATCAGATATGTCTTTGTTTATTTCCATTTCACTATATTTTAAATCGTATAGTTCTCTGTATTTTAATTGATTATGTTGACACACATCTTTCATTTCATTTCTCATCTGATGAAGTTGTTCCATTGATAATTCACTCAATCTTTTTAATTCTTTTGATATCATTATAGATCGTTGGTCTCTATTTGGTTCATTATCGTAACCCTCATCAAACCATTTATCAAATGTTCTATATCCTTTTTCTTTAAGATATTTCAATGAGTATTGATTACCATATAACAAGAATGGATGTCCGACCATTAATGGTTTCCAAATTTTCTCCGAGAAGAATAATGTTCCGTCATCAACCAAAGATTCTGTAACCATTGAAAGGAATGTTCTCTCATAATCCTCTTTAGTTATATTAACTGCCAAATTATAATTCAAATCATATCTATGGTCAATAATAAATGGTGCATTATCTTTTAGATAACTTAAATGTTCTTGATTTAAATAATCAGGTATGGGTTCTCTTAATTTATTTAAACTCACCAACCCCTTATCAAAAACACCGTATTCTAATAAATGTGTTAAGAACACTAACCTCTGTGGTCTTGGGTTTCTATTATATGATAAAAATAAATATCTATTATCAATTGGTTTAAAATCAATTGGTGTCATTTCATCATATCTATTCCACGGCTCAAATGAATGTGTTGGTCTTGCTTGAAAACCTAACCCTCTTTCTTTAACAAGTTGATTAGATATAAGATTACCACAGATTAAATAAACTGAATTAACAGGAAAATCCATATCTTTTCTCCACTTTTCTAATATTTCTAAATCATGATTACCATATGACCCTGAATACCCTTCAAATAAATAAACCAATACTATTTTAGATTTTCCATTTCTTACATCATCAATGTATTGTTTTGACATACACTTAAATCCTATGTCAAAGTTTTCCACAAAAAAATGTAGGTTCCAAACGTTAATAATGTATATATGTGGTTGATTATCAATGTTTTCTATTGGTGTGTATTCAATATCTTTAGAGTAATTAGGGGTTATGATTCCCTTGAATCTTCCGTTATCAAAAAGATCACCATCTTCACTGAATATGTTCCACATACCCCACATTAAAGGTCTGTGCAATTCCTTTAATTCATTAAGATACCACGTCTTTGATGAACCGTTAGGTCTATAGTAATTGATTATACTATCCCACTCTTCTAAACTGCAAATGATTTTACTCATAAATTATTATGAAATATAAATAAAAAAAACCATAATAACAATTTGTAATTCATTATTTTTTTTGTATATTTTATATATGAAAATATTAATAACCGGAGGGGCCGGATACCTTGGATCAGTAATTACGGGAAAAATGTTGTCTGAAGGACACGAAGTTGTTGTTCTTGACAAGTTAATCTTTAATCAGGTTTCTCTTCTATCATACACCTCAAATCCTAAATTTAAATTTATACATGGTGATGTTCGTAACGAAATTTTATTGGAAAGACTTTGTAATGAGTGTGATGTTATAATTCCATTGGCGGCAATAGTGGGGTTTCCAGCATGTGCATCGGAACCCGAATTAGCTAAAGAAATTAATTTTAAACAAATCGTTAATATTGTAAAATATTGTAATGGTAAAGGTAAGAAAATATTATATCCAAATACTAATAGTGGTTACGGTTTAAGTACTGGTCAATTAGAATGTACCGAAGAATCTCCACTTACACCAATTTCAGTTTATGGTCAAACAAAATGTGAGGCTGAGAATTTTTTAAGGACTTCAACCGATGCCATTATTTTTAGATTGGCAACAGTATTCGGTGTATCCCCTCGTATGAGAACCGATTTATTAGTTAATGATTTTACATATAAAGCAATTACTGACAAATATATTGTAGTATTTGAGAAATCATTTAAACGTAATTTTATACATATTCAAGATGTGGCTAACGTATTCTTATTTATGTTAAATAACTACGACAAATACAAGGGTGATGTTTTTAATGTTGGTTTAAGTGACGCTAATTTAAGTAAACAAGAATTATTAGAAAAAATTCAATCTCACGTTAAAAACTTTGCAGTATCGTATAACGATTTTTACGAGGACCCCGATAAGAGAAATTATATCGTATCAAATTCTAAAGTTGAATCAACTGGATGGAAACCAGAATGGGATTTAGATCGTGGTATTGAAGAATTAATAATGGCTTATCAAATGGTTGTTCCTAAAATGGGTGCAGAATTTAGAAACGGTTTTCCTTTAGGATATGCAAATCAAACATAATATGGACTTATCAAAATATAAATATTTTTACGTTAATGGGTCCTCATATTGTGAGGGTGGTGGTTTAGAAGAACCAGATATTAGGAGTGATAGTGTTATTCCTGAATATCAAAAACAATTTGGTGTTAGTTGGTTAAATAGATCTGAGGTTAATTTTGGTAAACGATTATCGGATATAATCAATATTCCTTGTATTAATGAAGCTAAGTGTGGTGGTGGAATGGAAAGATTGGTAAGAAAGACATATGATTTTATCGATAGTCATTGGCTTGAAAGAGATGAATTTTTTTTAATTTTGGAAAAACCAGATTCTACAAGATCTGAATTTTATTTTAACGAAATTGGTGATTATTTCATTTCAAATTCTAATTTTATTGGTGAGGAACGTAAACTTGAATTTGGATATGCGACCAGATCGTATTTTGATAGTGGAGTATATGAAATAGATAAAAAATATCAAGATAAATTTAAACAATTGTTTTTTGATTTTTTTAATTTAGAAGAGAATATTAAAAAAAATGAACAACAATTTATTGGTCTTTATTCTTTTTGTAAAATGAATAATATTAAAGTATTTGTCATGTCTTCAAATGATTTTTATTTTAAAGATTGTTTTGATGATAATGACATTATTTCATTTACAAAACATAATAAAGGTGATGATATTGCTGGTTGGTGTAAAAATAATAACTTATTAATTAAAGATGAAGTTGGTGAAAACTATAAAGATTTTCATCCAGGTTATTTTGGCCATTTAGAATATGCAAAAGAACTTGCTAAATTTTTACAAAAAAAACAAAATAAAAAAATAATATGAGTAACAAATGGGATGAGTTTATAGAGACTCCATCAAAAAAATTTGGTCACCAAGTACCTACGTTCACACCTTCAATTTATAGAGAGTATAGGGGTGAAATATTTACAACATTTCATAGTGAAGAACATCCTGTAATGAGACACATTCATTATGAGAAATCTGAAATTAGTATCCACGGTAGATTTTCAAAATCATACAAAGGTGTGTTGAGAGGATTACATTATGATAATAAGACTTGGAAATTAGTTCAAGCTGCGGTTGGTGATATATATTTAATAGTATTAGATATGAGACCAAAATCAGACACCTTCGGTGAGTGGGAATCTTTTATGATAACTGAAAAAGATAGAAATCAAGTACTAGTTCCACCAGGTTTTGCGAATGGACATTACGCACTAACCGATTGTATGTTTCATTATAACTTATTTTACAAAGATGGTTATGTTGATGCTGACGAACAAGGAGTTGTTAAATGGAATGATCCCGAATATCAAATGGAATGGCCAACAAATAATCCAATATTACAAAAAAGAGACAGATGATAAAAAATTTAGAACAATATCCCATAGTAAATGAAGTTCTTTGGGATAAACATGGTTTAATTGGTTTTGAGAAAACAATTGCCGACCATTGGGAAGCTGGAAGAATAAAAGGACCAGTACATTTAAGTGGTGGTAATGAAGAACAATTACTTGAAATTGGTAAAAGAATAAAACCAACCGATTGGGTCTTTAGTACGTGGAGATCACATTATCACGCATTAATTAAGGGAATACCATCAGAATGGTTAGAACAAGAAATTATAGAGGGAAGATCTATTACAATTGTTAGTGAAGAGTATAAATTTTATGCTTCGGCAATTGTTGGGGCTATTATTCCAATTGCAACCGGTGTTGCTATGGCCAATAAAAGAGATAATAAAGATGATAAAGTTTGGTGTTTTATTGGTGATATGGCATTTGAAACTGGTGGTTTTTATGAAATGCATAAATATGCACAACGTTACGACTTACCTATTCGTTTTATTATTGAGGATAATGGGGTATCTACAAATACACCAACTGAGGAAACTTGGAATGGTATTAAAAGAGAAATACCTAATGATGTTATTTGGTATGAATATAAAAAAGAGTGGCCGCACTACGGAACAGGGAAATGGGTGATTTTTTAAATATATTAGTGGGTGATTACGAAGATATTGATGAGAGATATTATTATCAAATTAGAGAACCTAAAGAACGTAAATTTAGTAAAATAAAAAATGTTTTGGAATCTATTGGTATTAATAATATCATTGAATGTAATTCTATTGAAAATAGTAATGAGAATTACTATTATTTTATTTATCAATTATCTGATTTAAGATTTTTAGGACTACCGACATTTCTAAAACCTGAATTTATTGAATTAATGAAAAACAATAAAAATTTAAATGTTGTTTTTTTAAATGAACATGAATCTGAATCAGAAGAAAATTATATTTTACTTAGTGAATCGGTAATAAAACAAGAATTAAATCCTAATCAATTTTATTTTATTAATAATAATTCTAATTTAGACTATTATAAATTAAAAAATAATGGTGTTAATGTTTATTCTTTAAGATTTCTACCTTCCTATTATTCAAAACACATTTTTAAAAATAATATTAATATTGTAACAGATAAAGAATTTTTATTTATGTGCCACAATAAAAGAATTAAACCTCATAGATTTGGAATTCTTTTGGAAATGAAAAAATTAAATATTCTTAATAATACTGATTGGTCATTTCTTTTAAATGATGACCCAAATAGAGATTACTATCAGTTTTTTAGAAAATTATATAGTGACGATGAAATTAATTCTTTACTGCCACACGTAGAATATTTTAATAAATTAGGTATCAAAAAAAGTAAATATGAATATAATCAATTAAATGATAATTTAGAAAATGATTTTATTTACACTAAAACATTTGAAAGTGCCTATATTAATATCGTAACTGAAACCTATTTTGAGGGTAACCGTATTCATATTACTGAAAAATCTTTTAAACCATTTAATTTTTATCAATTACCTATTTTTTTAACAACATATGGACATGTTAAAAAATTAAAGGAAATATATAAATTTGATATGTTTGATGATTTTATTGACCACTCATATGATAATGAAATTGACGATAAAAAAAGGTTTAGTCTTATTGTGCATGAAATTGAAAAATTAAATGGTTTGGATGTAAAAAAATTTTATGATACAAATGTTGATAGATTAATACAAAATAAAAAAATAATATCAGAAATATCTAATGATACTTATGATATTGAATACTTTAAAAAATTAAGAAATAATAATGGATAAAATTTTAAACACGGTATACGATTCTTGGGATGGTGAGGACATGTTACCCAATTTATGTAGTACCACTAATAGTAATTCATTTAGAACAGTAAAAGGGTTATTTAATTTCTATGAAGTTATTAATCAAGTAAGAAATTGTAAGATTGAGGACGTATATAATAACCCAAATGAGAAATATTTTTATTTTATTAATCCAGTTGGTAATTCCTTATACTTGTTTCACCAATTTAAAAAAATACCTTTACCTGAAAACGTTGTTGAGTGTTTTATGAAATGTGAAAATTTCAACATAGTGATTTTAAATGAACATGAGCCTGAAACTGAAGAGTATTTAAAATTTATTGATGACGATTGTTTAGATAAGGGTTACGATAGAAAAAGATTTTATATATTAAATAATAACTCTAGGTTAAGTCAACATAAGCAATCTTTAAATACCGAAATTAATGTTTATTCAACAGGATTTTTATTAAAATTTATATCTAAACATTTATGTAAATATGACTCTAAATTTATACCGGAGAAAAACTCTGAATTTTTTATGTGTCATAATCGTAGTCCAAAGGTGCATCGTTATGTTTTTATTTGTTTATTACTAAAAAGTGGTTTAATTGAGGACATTGATTGGTCTATGGTTATGGGTTGGTATCGTAAAACGAATAGATATGGTGGATTCTATGAAAATTTATTAACAAAATATGAGATGCATTTCGTTTACCAAGAACAAATTGCTTACTTAGATAATATTGACGTTAAACGAAGTAAATTTGAGGTAGACAGAGAATGGTTTACTTCTGAAGAGATTTCACCTTCCTTTGAATGGAACCAAATATATGAATTAAAAACATATGAAAGTTCATATGTTAATATTGTTACAGAATCAAATTTTTTGTTTAATGAAATTCACATTACCGAAAAGACACTAAAACCATTTTATTTCTATCAATTTCCTATTTTCTTATCGTCAATGAACCACATTAAATACATTAAAGAAATGTATGGTTTTGATATGTTTGATGACATACTTGATCATTCTTATGATAATGAGCCTGATAATAAAAAGAGATTATTTATGGTATATGATGAAATAAAAAGACTTAGTAAAAATAAAGACAAACTTATTGAATTTTATAAAAATAACGAATCAAGATTTGAGAAAAATAAACAAATTGTTATTAATATTTCTAAATTAAATAAAGACTTAGAATATTTTAATAACATAAACAAATAATATATTATGAAAAAAGTATTAATAACGGGTTGTTCTGGTTTGGTTGGGACCTATCTAATAAAAAAATTTTTAAGGGAACGATACCATGTGATTGGCGTTGACATAAATGAACCCAACATTTCAACCAAAAGATTTTCATTTGAAAAAATGGACCTTACTAAAGAAAATAATATTAGTAATATATTGGATAAGTATTCTCCTGATGTTGTTATTAATGCATTTGGAATAAAGGGTTCTCCTATTAGAGCTAAAACTAAACCTGTTGATTTCTTATATCCGTCTTTTAAAATTAATACGGAATTGATTCACCAATGTTATAAAAGAGATATATGGTTAGTTTTTATGAGTTCTGTTGGTGTGTATGCTCCCGCTGAAAAATTTGTGGAGGATGATGTATGGAAAACATTACCATCTGAACATGATTGGTTTCCATCTTGGTCTAAAAGGACAGGTGAATTGTTATTAGAAGCATATAAAGTTCAATATGGGTATGATAAATGGTCAATTATAAGACCTGCAAATATATTTGGTGAATATGATGACTTTAGTGGTAATGGTACCGTAATATCAACTACAATTAAGAAAATATGGGAATCTGAAGGGACAATGGAATGTTGGGGGGATGGTAGTCCAACTAGAGACTTTGTATTTGGTGATGACGTTGCAGATGCAATATATAAAATGTATGAAAATAAAATTAATGATATTGTAAATTTTGGTTCAGGAGAAGAAATTACTATTAAATCGATGATTGATGATTTAGTTAAAATTAGTGGTAAAGATATTACCATCACGTGGGATTCAACTAAACCTAATGGTGATCTTAGAAGACAAATGGATGTGACTAAACAAAAATCATATGATTTATTACCTTCTAAACCATTTGTAGATGCTCTTAAAAAAACATACTATTATTACATTTCACAATTCCCAAATCCAAATTTAGATTTCAATGTAAGAGATTTTTTATCAAAAGGTTACTATGTTGGTAATAGTGGTAAATTATTTAAAGATGTTAATGATTTTAATCGTAATGTTGATTTAGTAATTTCTTCATCTAATGATAAAAGTAATTATTTGTATAGATACGAATATGGTGTTGCTAGTGGTGATGATAACTATAAACGTAGTATTACCTTAGATGAAGTTCCGGCCAGAGATGAATTTATTAAAAATAACGACGCATTTGTGATTCAAAAGTGGTGGGAAACTCATAACATATCTAAAGATATGATGGATGCTAAAATGTATTTTAGAACCTTAATTGATTCATACATACCAAACATTTATCCCGATTTAAAAGATAATATACTACATCAAGATAATTTTACATTATACGAGAATGGTGATTTCATTACTCCTCATCAGGATGGTTATAATGTCGCAAGATATTGTGTGGTTTTGATTTACCTTTCAGATGAAAAAGACTATATTGATGGTGGTGGTAAATTAATTATTGATGATGGTGATACTAAAGAAGAAGTGTTACCGGTAAAATATAATTTTAGTATATTAGATTTTAGTGAAAACAATATTAATCATGCAGTTGAGGTAGTTAAAAATAATTTTAGACGATTTACTTACATTGATTTTATCTATAATGAAAGTGAATTTAAAACATGGCAAAAAAAAGAACAAAATATGATGAATAAAAATTCCAAAATATTAATCACTGGTGGTTCGGGATTAGTAGGACAAAATTTAACCGAAAGATTACTTAGAGAAGGATACACCAATTTAAGAGTTAATTTACACAAAAGAGGTGTTAGAACAATTCAAGATGGTGTTGATTACACATATCATGATTTACAAACTTATGAAGGTTGTTTAATGGCAACAAAAGAAGTGGATGTGGTATTTCATGCTGCTGCTTCAACATCTAACGCAGTGGACACGGTAGTTGATCCATTAGCTCATGTTACACCGAATGTTGCAATGAATAACTTCTTAATTGACTCCAGTTGGAGAAATAAGGTTCAACATTACATCTTCTTATCATCTAACACAGTTTATCCACCTAAAGGAGATGAACCCGTTGTTGAGACTGATTTCTTATTTGACGAACCATATCCTGTTTACTTCCCTGTGGGTTGGATGAAAAGATATGCTGAGATTCAATGTGAATTATATGGTAAGTATTTACCTGTTAAAATGAAATGTACTGTCGTTAGACCAGCAAATTTGTTTGGTCCTCATGATAAGTATGATTTCAATAAGTGTCATGTGACACCAGCAACAATTCGTAAAGTTGCCGACAGAATGAACCCAATTCCTGTATGGGGTGATGGTAGTGAATTGAGGGATTTATTATACATTGAAGATTTTGTGGAGGCATTACAAGTTATTATGGAAAATGAAACTGAAATGTTTGAAGTATATAATGTTGGTTCTAATAAAGTTTATTCAGTACTGGAAGTATTAGATATAATGAAAACAATTGCAGAACATGATGCTCCAATAGAATTTATTAGTGGAAAACCTTCTATGATACCTACACGTAAAATTGATTCTAATAAAATTAAAGAGAAATTAGGTTGGGAATCAAAAACATCTTTGTCAGTAGGTTTGAAGAAAGGTTACGATTGGTATAATGAACATAAAGAAGAATTTAATAAATAAAATGAAAGGATTACTATTTGGGGGTTGTTCATTTACATGGGGTCAGGGGTTATATTTCTATTCGGATTTACCTGGTTTAGTTTATCCCCCAAATGAAACAACATATGAAAGACATCATTTAACTGACGCACATTTAAAATTTAAAGATACAATTCGTCATCCAAGATTGATTGCGAATCATTTTAATACATTTGAAGTTGTAAAAAATCTTAATGGTGGTTCTGAAGATGAAACGTTTGATTTTTTTAACACTATTTTTGACCGTAACACAAAAGGTCAAGAACATTTATCATATGAAAAATATTCATATGAAGATATTGATTATATTATAATTCAATTAAGTCAAGTTTCGAGAAATAAATTTTGGTTTACTTTGAATGGTAAAAAACAATTCTGTGGTGCTTGGGTTGGTGGTGATAACAAGATAAATTTTGGATACAACATTGAAAATTTATTTATATGGATGGAACAAAATAATATGTCTGTTGATGAATGGTTTGAATTACATAAAGATTTACAAGTTGAAAGATTGAAGGAAAAATTAATGTTTTATGAAGAAAAAGGTATAAAACCAATTATATTTGCTTGGACGGACGAATTACTTAGTAGAATTAAAAAAGATGAATATCTTTATAGTAAATTTATTAACATTGAATATAATGGGGAACCGTTTGAGACAATAGAAAATTTACAGAGGAGACATGGTAATATGGAAATTAAAAGTGACTTTAATAACTTCACAAATACACCTCCGTTGGATCACCACCCGTCAAAAGAATGTCATCAAATATTTGCACAAAACATAATAAAAAGAATAGAAAAAGATTTAATATGAGTTCACCACAATACACCCCGTACAAGGACGCACTAACTAATTCAATGACTTACCTTGGTCAACAGGAAGATACCGTTTTTATAGGTCAACAAGTCCTTTGGCACGGTAATCCTATGAGTACCACAATAGGTGAAGTTCCTAAAGATAAATTAATTGAACTTCCCGTTATGGAAGAATCTCAAATGGGTATGTCATTAGGAATGGCAATGGCCGGTAAATTTGTTATTACATTCTACCCTCGTTGGGATTTTGTAATATGTGCAACAAATCAATTGGTAAATCATGTTGATAAAATTGGGTTAATGAGTCAAGGTAAATGGAAACCTAATATGATTGTTCGTTTAGGTAAAGGTTCTGATAAACCATTAGATCCGGGTCACCAACATAGAGGTAATTATTTTGAAGAATTTAAATCTATATGTCCCAATACTAAATTTTGGGATTTAAAAAATTATTCAGAGATTGAATCAATTTATAAAAACGCTTATACTGAAGGTGGTATTCATGTTATAGTTGAATATCCTGAGTTATATTACGAATCATAAAAAAAGGGACTTAATGTCCCTTTTTATTTATCCTTCCATTTCTTCATCTTTCTTCGGCCAACTAATTTCCCAATCTTTAAAATCTGCGGCGATACAATCAATTTTGTAATCTTTTCTGCCACCAACAACTTCTTGTATTTTATTTTTAGCGGTATTTCTAATACCATTTAAACCGTGTGTTAGGGCTAACATACTTGGTCCTTCTTTTCCACTTCTTACATTAGATTCATTATGCCAAATGTGTAAGTTCATTTGTGCACACACAATAACCGCTCTCAACATTTCACCAGTAATTACAACATCTTTTTCACTTAAAATAAGTTGTATATCATGTGTAATGTCTGCAATTTCTTGAGCATACTCTTCTTTATGGTCGGTTATAAAAACCTCTTTTAATTGTACTATTGATAATCTATCAAGTAATTCCGATAATGTCGGTAAAAATCTTCTTTGTTTCATTATATTAATGATTTATGTTTTAGTTTATTTGTTTCTTCTTTACAATATCTTTTCATTTCCAAATATGCATCTGGAAATCTAAATAATTTCTCAATCAACGCACTATAGTTATATTCAATTGTGTCTTCCATTGATTTAAACCATTCAATTTTGTCTTTTATGTTAACCACCTTTCTAATTGATTCGATTAGATATTGAAGTCTCTCATGTGTTGGTAATGTATCATACCCTTCATCTATAAAACCATCAAAAGTCTTATAACCAATTTTTCTCATCATATTAAGACTATCTTTATTACCCATTATCATATATGGATGTCTACAAGCTAATACTTTAAATGTTTTTTCACTTAAGAACATTGTTTGGTCACTATCACCACAATGTGCTTCACTAATGACTGTAACAAATGTATCCAAACAAATATCATCATTAAAACGATTAATGTAGAAACTATCATCTAATTCATTATTAGGTTTTTCATAAACTAATAAAGGTAGTCCTTTAGTAATTTCATTCAATAATTCTTCTTCCATGTGTTTCCCTTCCCATTGATACCAATGTTTTGGAAAATCATTCATACTAACTAATCCGTCTTTTAATAAACCAGAATGATAAAGATAATTGTAAAACCAAACTCTCTGTGGTCTAATTCTTTTATTTAAACACGCAAACGATTTTAATTTTTCAGGATGTGTAAGTTTATAATTAATATGATCTTGAAATGTCGGTAACGGATGTGCTTTCTCACCTTTAGATCGGCCATAACAAGTCATACCCATATCTAATTCAAAATGTGGATATGGTATAACCTTTAATTTTTCAATTATATTATTATCTTCACACCATTTATCATAAACCACATCTGCAATCATATTTCCTGTCACATATATAATACGTTTTGGTGATACATCCCATTCTTGACATTGTTTATGGAAATAATCCCACAACCATGACGTTTGATAACCTTCTAAACTTTGATCTAACATTAAGAATGCTTTTTTATCTCTTAAATCTTTTAAGTATTTTTCATTAAGATGAAAAAAGAAACTTTTAACTCTTGGGTTATGACCTGTCCAATCATCGGGACTATGATTTACCGAAACTGGTATAATGTATCCGTTTTTTTCATCGCTCGCAGGATAATATTGTAATTCACTATGTTTGTCATGCGCTTGAACATATATCTGTGTTGCAGTTAATAATGCCGAAATACCAAACCTACCAATGCCAGATGGATTAATATCATTACATGATGTGAAATTCGCTAACTTTTCTGTGTCCTCAAATAAAAAATCCATTATTAAATTGGTTTGTTATAATTTTCTTTATCTGAAACATATACACCTGGCTCAAAATGAGTTATTCTACCATCAGTCATTGCCACATATGGAATTGTATTATCAATTACTAATGAATTATACCAATCTTCCAATTCAGGGAATGTTTTTACAAAATTCTTATTTCTACGAATATCATATTGAACATAGAAACTTTTAAAATCGTGATATTGCATCGACATATCCATTTCACTTGTGTTATGACCTCTATTAACAACTTCGATATAATCAATTAATCTTTGGATTTGTGCACCTTCATTCATATTAATTAATGGATTCTTTTTATGTTTTCTCCACCACATTGATAACTTACCATGTAAATCATGTTTTACATCATCCGGTAATGTAAGCGGTGACATAAATGCTGGCCATCTTAATATGTTAAAATCTACAACTGGTTTATGTGTTCCGTATTTTTCTTTTAATTTCAACATATCATCTAAAAATTCGGTAATACTAAATAAACACAAACTATTAATTGTCATCATGATAACAACTTGTCTAATTTTAGCGCTCTCAATTACTTTAACTAAATTACTTCTCCATAGTTCATAATTTAATCCATCTCTAATATATTCCGCTTGCTCACCATAAGCTTCACAACTTGTATATAAATCGAATTCTTTGATATCTAATTCGTGAGATATACTAATTAACCTATTCATAGTCGTTTCGTTAAGACCTAGGTTAGAATTGACTGCAAGTCGTAAATTAGGGGATGGGTATTGTTTCATTACATCCATAAACTGCCAAAAATTACGTGACTGTGATGGTTCCCCACCAGTTATACGTATTTCCATTAATTTTTGTGACAATTCAGGCCACCATTTTAAGAAAGCATCCACATACGGATTGTTTTCATTGTATTTACCATAAATCTCCGACCAAGAACCATCTGCGTAATAGGCACCTGCACTTGTGGTTTTAAAATTTTGATATGGTCCGTTATCTCTAATATCTTTACCCCATGTTGTTGAGTATCCTGAATTACAATATGAACATGCAAAATTACATGTTCTATCAAAACTAACCTCCATAGTTTGAGGTATAATATCTGCATCCCAAGGTAATTCCTTTAACGCCGCAATATCTTCAGGACTATATATTTGACTCTTATATACCCTATCAGAAATATTATTTCTACCGATATCCTCAATCTTCCAACAGTAAGAACATTCTGCCGGTTTAATACCCTCTAACATCATTTTACGAATTTCTTTTTTGAAATCGGTATTATGTAATGCCGCAGGGTTGGTTTTAATTGCTTCAACATCTATTGGATGTGGTAATGGTAGGTGACATGAATTTGTAAATCCATGACCTAAATGTAAACTTACGTTTAACCATTTAGCCGCACAAAAACTACAACTTACTTTATTTAAATGTTCATCTCTCCAATCACTTAAGTGTTCTGACATATTGGTGTTTTTTTATAATATAAACTTTATTATTGACATATGAAATTATATAATAAATTCTTTTGGTACCTTTTCTAAGAAATTACTATTTTTAGATTCATCGTATACTATACCTAAATTATTAACTGTTTTAAAGTCATATAAACAGACGATATCATCATAAAATCTATTTTTTAAAATCACATCGGTTTCCTTTTCATATATACTTTTAGAATCTTTAATGTTTGAAGTTTTACTTATTAATGAAAAATGATTCATTTCTATTTTAGTAAAACCTCCGAATGTGTTTGGATGTGGACTTGGACTGCAACAACCGATAAATAAACCAGGTCTTTTATAATCATTAACAAACTCATTGTCAAAATCAATATGATTATCCTCAACAAAATTTTTATAAACGGTTATTCTGTTTTCATCTCTAATAACACTAACAGTTATTCCTTTTTCAATATCTTCTTTAGTTACCGATGGAAATAAAACATTATTATAACAATCTTCAGATTCAGTAGTCGTCCAAAATTCAAAACACAACTCCCTTTGTGGTTTATTATACCTTAATCCCATATTTTTACCTGATTTACCAAATATCATACGAACATCCTCACCCTCATAGTTATCTTCTATTTTAAAATTACATGTAATAATAAAATTTTCGTTGTAAAAAAAATCAGTTAATGATAGATTTTCAGATTTATTGAATTCAGTTACATATTGATTTTCATGATGTGTAGATAAGTCCCATTGAAACTTTAACCAATACGGTTCTCTATAATTTATTGTCATTTTCTATTTTTTTAATAAAGTTAGTTAATTCAGGATAGTATTCTTGGCAGTTCATACCTCTTCTTACTTCATATTCTTTTATGAATTTCAAGAAATCTTTTTTATTATCATCAAATAAACTCATTTCAGTTTCGTAGTCTGTTACAAATATATCTCTTAATCTTACAATCTTTTCTATTTCTTGTGTTGAGAATCCTACGTCTTCAATTGTTTGTTGTTCATAGAAATTTAGACTTCTGTATGTTGAGTTAAACTTCATGTATTTAATCCACCTATTAAAATATTCAACATCTATATAATCTTTTAATATTCTAAATGTCATAAAAGATGGGTGACGAAGATATGATGTGTCTAAAATTATTGCTGAGTTCCAATACCTCTTAGTGTTGAAATGTTTAATTTTATATTCGTATATCTTTTTAATTAATTTCTCATAAGAGAATATACTGAACACATTGAAGGTTGACATTACAACAATTGTTACTTTATCTAATACTGTTAATATCTTATCAATGTTTGAAAATAATCTATCAAATTCTAATCCAAATCTTGTGTATTCGGCTTGTTTACCGTAACCCTCACATGATGTGAATATTACAACTTCTTTGACTCTATCTTCTGATATTATTTTTTCAAGTTTCAATATTAATCTATCTATCAATTCATCGTTAACCCCCAAATTACTATTGATTGATAATTTTAATTCTTTATTAGGTGTTTCAGATTCGATAATATAATCCAATACTTTCCATGTGTCTTTAGATAGTAAAGGTTCTCCTCCTGTTATTCTAAAAGTATCTAACGTTGAGTATAATTCAGGGAACCATTGCCAAAACGCCTCGACGTATGGATTTTCTTCGGTTTGTCTATATGGTTTAGTTCCTCTATCCTCCATTCTTTTTGTCCCATTATATTCGTGTGTCTCTAAACTATATCCACCGTATTCATTTATTTCTTCCATCCACTTAGAAGAATATTCGGGACCACAATACGCACATTTAAAATTACACGTATTAGAAAAACTAACTTCAGCATATTTTGGATTATAGTTATCTCTCCAATGTGAATTAGCAATCTCATCAAAATAAGGTTCAGACCACGGTTCTGATGATTTAAAAAATCTATCAGAAAAAGAATCTGAATTATCTTCAACATTCCAACAATATTGACATTCTGAAGGTCGTTTACCTTCTAACATTTCTTTTCTTGCTTGTTTTTTAACTACACTATTATGTAACGATGTTGGATTTCTTTTAATCTCATCTAAACCTATCTTGTGTGGTTCAGGATGGTGACAACTATGTGTTGTACCATTATGTAAGTGCATTGTTACTTGTGTCCATTTAGCTAAACAAAATCCACAACCGACTTTATTTAACTTATCTTTCATTTGATTAAAATCGACCATTTTTTTGAACGATAAAAGATCTACCATTTCAATTGAGGCTTCTTTATTAATACTATCAAAAATCTCATTGTCTTCAGTCCTTTTAAAATTAAAATGTGTTAATAGGTTATCGGATTTAATATTTTTTTCAATGTCTTTAATGTCCATAACCCCCTCATAAACACTAAAATGATTTAATTCCATTTCAGTAAAACATCTATGACTTTCCAATAAAGAGCTTGGATTGTGGCAACCGAAATATAAAGGTTGTAAATCATAATCAAATAATAAATCATCGGTTACTTCAATTCTATCAATTAAATTATAATTGTGGTATAATTCAAAATATGAATTTTTTTCATATATAATTGAAATCGTTAAACCATTATGTAAATTATTTTGATTTATCTTATAATCTTTATGACAATGAAATTGGGTGTCTGTTTCATTTTTTTGTGTCCAATATTCAAAAACAAATTTTTCCACTTCATAGTCAAAACTAATACCGAAGTTTTTACCTGGTATACCAAAGAATCCTATTTTTTGATCTTGAGTATATTGTCTTTCAACTTTAAAAGTAATGTTAAGTGAATAACTTTTATTGGTTAATATGTTTTGTAATTCTTTTGTTTTTAAGATAAAAGGTTTTTGGTGTTCTATCTTTAAACCCGGCACCCTTATTTTCTTATGTTTAATTCTGTCAGCAACACTACTATTTAAATCACTTAATGAAATCTTGATAAGTTTGTCTTTTTGATTTTGGATAATATTATATTCCATATCTTCTTTATGAACTAAATATTTTTCCTTAAAATCAAAATAACATGATAAATTATCGTTTTTTATTTTACTATTGTTATAGAATTTTTCAATTTCAAGTATATCATTTACTCCATTAAAAATACTAAAATGAAGTACGTCCATTTCAGTAAAACATCTATGTCTTTCATTGTCAGCATCGGGATTGTGGCAACCCATATATAACGGTTGGGTTAAGTAATCTTCAAATAATGGACCGTCTAATTCAATTTCAAAAAATAAATAAAAATTATGATATAACTCAAACTTTAAATTTTCTTTATCATATATTAAAGTAAACACTATACCATTTTCAATGTCGTTTCTATTAATATGAAAATCTTTGTAACAATGAAAAGTGTCTTTTCCTTTATTTCCCTTTGTCCAAAATTCAAATACAAATGTCTCGACCTCAAAATCGTAACTAATACCAAAGTTTTTACCTGGCATCCCAAAGAATCCAATTTTTTCACTATCATCGTGAAATTTATCTACTTTAAATTCTATTGTTAACGTTGTGCTTTCCGTTAATAATGGATTTATTTTATCGCTATTAATATTTGGTAACTCTAATAACCATGGTTTTTCGTATTCTAAAAACATTCTATTTTGTTTTAACATTTATAAACATTGTATTTGGGTATATTGTTTCATCAACATTAATAATATCCAATACTTCTAATATTTTATTTAATCCGTCTTCTTTATAATCTATCTTCTTTTGTTGCATTTCAGTAACAAATCTTTTTTCATTTCTTGCCGTCGTCTCTCCCTTTTTCCATTCACCATTAATAAATCCTTCATCTTCATGGAACATACAATTAAAATTACCTTCTCTTCTTATTGGGATTATATTATCAATAACTTCAATATTTTCTTTAGTAATTTCAGTATTAAGATTTTCACATATTATGTTATTTATTATATCTAAATAACCATTCTCAAAATCCATATGTAAAACTAAACTTTTTTCTTTACTAATCGACGTTTTTATATTTTTATAACACTTGTCATATATTTTAACTTCAGCAATTTGACCTTTAAAATATGTTTTTTGATTACTACAAAACCCTAATATAAATGGATTGGTGTTATCATGTTTTTTAAGGTTTTCTCCGACCATGAATGGTTTATTCTCTTTAACATCGTTTACGTTAGTAACCAATTCATTGTTAACAAAGAAATACATTTCTTTTGTTTTATTATCAAATGAAACTGTTACCCACGTCCATTCATTTTCAAATTTCTTAACCCAATTATTATGATAATTTTCGTTTTTATCAAAAACTGTCATGTTAACCGTCCTTGAATTATTAAAGGATAACCCCCATGTCCAAGATTCGTGTTTTCTTAATATTGGGTATTCAATAAATTTCTTTTCTTTGTCACCAACCAACCAAATAGGCACTTTCTCTTGTTGTTGTTCTGCTTTAAATAATACAGAAATAGTATGATTACCAGATAAACATTTACTTATCTTTTCGTTTGTTGGTATAACCACTAATGAATCGTCTCCATTAAAATTTACAACCGATTTTTCTTTATGTGATTTAAAAATCTTACCATCTTTATAACCCTCAAAATAACACCTCCAAAAAAGATCATCATCTTCTTGACCCCAATCCCAATATTCGTTTGAATAACCATTGGTTTGATACGCTTGTTCTTTGGTAAATAAAACAACACCTCCAAAGTATTGATCATACCCTAGTGTGTAGTTATATTTTGATAATTTGGTTGCAATGTGAATTGGTGATTTTTCAGGATAGGAGTAATCACAAATTAAATTATCTTTATCAATTGCTAACATATCCACGTCGTGCCAAGCTACATAATCACAACCATCTTCAAACGCATAATGTGCTGCAATGTTTTTTGTTGCACCTCTATTAAATAATTTATCATCAACTTGATGTCCAACATAAAATTTATGTTCTATTCCTTTTTCATTTAAATATTTTGATAAATGTGGTATCAAATTCTCAATGTGTTCCTTTCTATTTCTGTACGGTATACAAATACCTAATTTATGACTCATATTCCAACTGTTACAAATGTTATGTTATTTTCGTTTGTTATTCCGTGTTCTGCAAAATTTAAATCTGATAATCCATCGTTATATAATAATTCGTGATTTGTAGATACTTCATTTATAAATCGTAGTTGATTCCATCTAGTAGATTGATCTTTCCATTTGTTATCTAAAAATCCATTTTCTTCGTGAGGTAAACTTTCAAATAGAGATTTTCTCCTATGTGGAACATATAATTCGTATATACTATCTACTATTAAGTCTGTAATTTCACAATTAATGATTTCACCATCATTATTATTTCCTGATAAATCTTTTAATTTATAACCTTTTATTATCTTAGTGTCATAATATAATTTAATAAGGTCAGCAGAGTTATAATTTCCAAAATTTTGTAATAATCCTCTATACTTATTTTGTGAAATTTCTAATATTTCATCATCCTCTAAAACAGTATCATACACCGCCAAAGAATCAAAATATCCCTTAAAATATTTAGGATTTAACTCATTATTTGGGTCACTTGTTCCAATATAAAAAAATGGTTGCTTTTTATATTGATGAAGTTTCTCAAATGATTCAATTTTACCAATTAATTCCCCATCTTGATAAACTTTAATTATTTTTTCGGTATTGTTAATTGTTATTGAAATGTTTGTTTTATAATTTTTCTTTATTTTAGAATTAACATATAATACGTTATTATTTTCATCAAACGTACAGAAATTATATCTTGAAAATGAATTATATGATATGGCGAAGTCATAACCAGGTATTGTGAATATATTATATTGATCCGAATCGTCAATATAATTACATTTAATATTATCAGGATAAAATGAAATAAAAAATGTAATATTATTATTTAAATTAAAATTATTAATTCCTTTAACATACGCATCGTTACCGTTAAATTTTAATGCCGTTCCATTTGTTCCTACGTTTTTTAAAATTAATGTATCTAAATCTAAATCATTAACGACACATCTTAAAAGTAAATCATCATCTTCATATCCCCAACCCCAATATTTGTTTGAATACCCATTTATTTTTTTAAAATCTTTAACATTAAACATTGTAACTCCACCAAAATAGGTATCGAATAATTCCCTTTCATTGTTTAAGAAATTAGTGGCCAAATGTAATGGGGTGGTACTATAACCATAATCTACATCAATCGGTAACATATCTATATCATGAAAAACAACATACTTACATTTAAGTTTCTCAGCATAAGTAAATCCTATATTCAATAACATTCCTCTATTGAACAATTTAGCATCATCTTGTTCAACTATGATAATTTCATATGAAATGTTCTTTTCACTAAGATATTTTGTAATTCTCTCTTTAAAAATGTCAAGTTGGTCGTATCTATTTCTAAATGGAACAACTACTCCGATTTTTTTATTTCGCATTTTTCTTTACTTTCTTATCGTCAGTTTTAATTTCTTCTTCCTCTTCTTCTTTAAATGGAATTTCTTTCACTATTTTATTATGAAATTCAGCTAAATAATATTGGACCCTATTTCCCCATTCATCTTTATCTATTTCCTCAAACCACACAGTTAGTGCATCTAATGAATTTGCAATTTTTTCTAATGCCTTGATTTTACGTGTTTCAAGTTCAAGTTCAATTTTATCTTTTTCTTCCTTTGTCATATTGATATGATTTTTTTAATTAATTTATTCCAATTTTTATAACGGTTATATTCGGGTTTATTTAATCCTAATTCAAACATAAAATCAGGATTTAATAAATCTATTTTAAAATTTGTCTTCTTTAATTCTTTATACATTTGAAAATATTCACTTGAAAACGCATAATCTTCATTTAGGTTTGCAACATCTGATACTCTATCTATTGATGTTGAATCCCATTTGAAGTGATGAACTTGTACTGAGTGTGTTTTGATTGGTGCAATCAATGGATGGCTCCACCCTTGCCATCTCCATGTTGTGTGGTCATTAATTTTAGCATAATGTTGTCCTGCCGTCACATCAACATATCCTTTCATAATACAAATCTTATTTGGACATGCTTTACTCATTGGATATCTAAAGAACCCCGCATTTGGGAATTGTTCCCATATAGATACATCGTTAACTAATTCACTAAATTCACCTCCTCTACCAATTCTATCAATAAAACCACCTCTTACAATGTCCCAATTATTTTCTTGGCAGTCGTATATTAATTTATGTAAATCGTCATTAGGATATAAATGAAATTCATCAATATCGGCAATAACATACCAACTATCTTTTCGTTTTGATTTAACAAAATTATAAAGTTGTGTTACTTTTTCCCAATCAAATACTCTTTCTTGAACGGTTATAACAACATTAACTTTTTCGTAGTTTTTAATTACTTCATTAATTTCTTCTGTTAAATTTGGATGTAATTCTGTTTCATAAACAGCAATATTAATTTCATCAACATGTTTTTGATAATGTTCAATGAAATGTGAAAGTAAATTTGTTCCGTGACCTATGACTGTTAATAATTTAACCATTTTTCTTATTAATTACCGTTATACCACTTGATGATGGTTTATTAGGTAATATATGAAAATTATATAAATTAATCAAATTATATGATGGGTTTTTTTCTAATTCTTTAACTAATTTTGATGGTCCGTCGAATCTGTGATGGTCTTTTTTTGAATCTTCCGATATTAATAGATTTTCCTCGTAATTTGGATCGGTATCGTGTATAATAATAATTCCTTTATCTGATAAAATATTTGAATACAAATCAAAATCCAACTTAACTCCATCATATGAGTGATCACCATCAATAAATAAAACATCTATCTTTATATCTTGTAGAACAAAGAAATTATAGTAGGCATCTTCTGATGTTGATTTAATTAATCGTGGTTGGAATTGTTTGTGATAGTATGAGTTTTCATCCTCTAAATCATTTGGACCTCCAATACCGTTACATGCGTCAACGATATATGTTACACCAATGTCTCCCCAATTAATATCTGGATTACCTTCAAATATTCCTTGTTTGTGTAAATCCAATCTTGCTTGTGTCATAATACGGGGTATAAACCCACCTCCCGACCCGATACAGACACACGTTTTTGCTCTCATATGTTGTATCAGTGAATAGACAATAAGACCATCACCCATATGTTCTGTCGTTGCACCGTGTGTCCATCTATAAGGGACTGAGTCACCAGCATTTGTTGTGATATTTCCTGTTATGAAATCTTGATTGGTAATCATTAAGATAATATAAGAAAAATATTTCTATAAACCAAACCTTGATTTTTGACTATTAAAATTTTGTGCCGCTTCTTTTAATGATATACCTCTTGTGTACACTCTAAAAACACCCATTTTCATTTGTCCATAGTATCCATCGTAATTACCGGCAATTCTTCCAATTGCAATACCATTACCTGCGGTCGATGTTGGATAGTTTGGTCCTGATGTTTGTTCTCTACCTGATATACAACTTGCCGCAACACCATTTATAAAACAATTAACCGTACTAGGACTAATACCCGTACCTATTTTAGACCAAACAATATGAACCCAAGTGTTTAATGGATAATCTTGTTGAGTATCAACTCTTGATGAATCCCATAAATCCATATGTATTCTATTATCTGTAGGTGTCCATCCTTGTACTGCAAATCCTTGTGTTCCTCCTTGTCCCAATCCCCAATAAGCACCTGCCGTACCGACTAATGTTGCTGTTCTTTTTACAAACATTTCAATTGTAAAATTTGGATCACCATTTAATAGTGTTGATGAGATATTTGCTTGCATGTATTGATTTGATCCATTAAATGCTAAATTACCAATTGCATCATTTGAAGCAAAGGTTGGTGAGTTATATAATGTACCATTATTATTGTTACCACTTAAATCAACCCATGTTGACCCCGAACCTAAATAAGAATTTTTATTTGCAGCATCAACATGAAATATCAGACCATCAGATGAGATTTGTTTTAAAACTTCACCTTTGGGGCCTATTGAAGTACTATTTAATTTATTTCCTGTTAAATCTAATGGCATAATGTTATATTATATAAATTTCTGATATTGTACAATAAGATCCTCCGCCGGTAGAATTACAAGATCTACCGTGACCGATTCCGGCAATATTACTATCATTTCTTCTCATAAACATATAAAAAGATTTGACACCACTGAATCTCATAAAATTTGTAGCCTCATTATCACATGCGCCAGTTTGTACATTAAATTGTGTATTTTCAAATGCATTTGATGCATCCCAACGAAATATAATGTCACCTAATCCAGTATTATAAGATGCTAAGTTAGGTGATAGTCCACCATAACCATTTTGATTAAATGTCCAACATGCGGCACTACCTTCATTTGTAAATTTACAAAATATTCTTGACCAAGTAATTGTGTTTTTTATTTTAACATATAAACCAGATTCAGTACCACCACATCCACCTAAATTAAATTGATATGAAATTGCATATCCACCGGTACTATCATTTCCTTGTGATAAAAGTGTACAGTTTGTGTTAACTACACTATCAATCATATCACTTGTAACTCTTTTAAAGTTTTTTGGTAATATAACACCATCCGGTGTTAACATTGATGACGATAAAGTAGAACCTCCTATATTAAATCCCATAGTTATTTTATTTTATAATCCAAATCTAGATTTAGTTGAATAGTAATTATTTAAAATTTCAGCTTTATTTAAAGCCTTATTGTATATTAATATTTGACCAATTTTACCTGAAAAATATTCTCCATCTAACTCACCCTGCCTACCTATAATCATATTTGCAGTTCCTGTATATGTTAATGCAGAACCCTTGACCGCCATCAAATTTCCATTTATGTAAATATGAGCATTTGACCCGCCGAAATTAACTCCAACAATATTCATCCAAGTATTTATAGTTCCAGCACCTGAAACTGTTACATTATACCAAGTATCACTAAATCTAACATTACTATTATTAAAACCAAAATAGAATGAATTACCTGAATTTGCATATGTCCATTGAGCTAATACTTCTTCGTATCCAACATCATTTCTTGTTCTATATACCCAAGTAGATACACTATATGAACTTGCACCGCCAGGTACTACAGCTGAAGCGTTCATATTAATATATTGTGATGAACCATTCAATGTTAAACTTCCTGTTGAATATGTTGGACTATTGATTAAAGAACCCGTGTAATTACTACCTGCAATATCGTAAATATTTGTACCACTACCAATATATGAATTTTTATTTCCAGCGTCTAAATGCATAATTAATCCATCAGTAATAATAGAATTACTAAATGTACTTCCAGTAATTGAAGTTGATGATATTATATTTCCATTTAAATCTATTGGCATATTAAAATTCAGTTGTTTCTTTTATTTTTAATTCTCTACCTTCATATCTACTATCATTCAATAATTCTTGTTTTTTTAATTCGGCCTCACCTAATGTATCGTACACATATAATTCGTCGTTTTCAATACACAAACATTTTGTTATGAAATTCATATTTTCATCATAATCTGGTTCATTTTTTAACGATGGTAAAAGTTCTTTTAGTATTATGTATCTCATAAAAATAAATAGTTTATAAACCAAACCTTTGTTTTAGTACTGTATAATTATAAGCTTGTTCGACTGCACTTAGTTGTCTATTATACATCAACGCCACCGCCAATTTTCCTTTAAATCCTCTTGATGGGTATGCTGAAGAACCTAAAAACGCACTGAAAGATGCTGGAAATGTATTTTGATTTGTTTTATATCCACCAAAAATATTCCAACCTGAAACTAATGTATTTGATGCTACTCCATTAACGTAATATGTTGTTCCGGCGGAATATGCCCAATCATTTACATCTCCTGGATTTCTACCTGTAACGGTCCATGGATTTGTACCATCGGAACTAAATCTTAAACTTTTATCGGCGGCAGTACCGGGTGCACTACTACCAATAAGTCCAACTAAACCACTCGCCGTGAAGTCAGGTTGAAATACAAAAGTAAAATCTAAATATGTTTGACTTGTTGCTGTAGATATGTAGTTATTGTCACTTACTGTTGGGAAATTAAAATAACTTTTTAATCCATCTGATACCCATGATACTCCATTAATTGTTCCGTTTACTCCTTGTCCTGATAAATCAGTCCATGTTGAACCACTACCATTATAAGATGTGGGTGATGACGCATCTAATTGAAGTATTAAACCATTTGTAATTACGGATTTAAATCTTTGATTAAATCCCATTTGTCCGTTATATATGTAACCTCCTACATTGAATGGCATAATTTATAATTTTTATAATCCGAATCTTGATTTTTGTGTGTTATATATTGATGATATTTCCGTTGCTGATAATTGTTTATTATATAATTGAAAATTTCCAATATTTCCACTTAAGTAATATGCATCTTCATAACCTTTACCTATAAACAAATACATTGTATTATCATTTCTCACATTTGCCCAACTAAAGGTTGTTGATATCGTACTGAGTAATGTTCCATTTCTGTAAAAAAGTAATTGATTTGTTTTAACGACAACAACAATATGATAATAATTACCTCCAACAAATGTAGATGGTGATTCAGCATTACCACCAAATTCACCCGAACTATCTTCTGTTCTCCAAAGCCAATTTCCTAAATTTAAATGTTGCCAAAATCCATCATTATTATTAGTGTCATTTGGAGTTGTCATCATACAAAATGGTGCTGCACCGTCCGATGTTGTTAAATAAAAAAACGTACTAAATGTATATGCAACATTATTTCTAGCAAAACTATTAACATTTATTACTGCGGTTTGATTTGAACCATTGAACGTCATCATCCCGCCTCCATTTGATGTGTAACCAATAGAATTATTTAATGTTGCATCGTATCCATTTCCAGTAATATCATACCAAATTGCACCTGAACCAGGATACGAATCATTTGCAGACGCATCTAAATGAATTAGTAAGTTATCGGTTGGTATATCCTTATAACTTAATGTCCTCACTATTGTACTATTAATCTCAGTTCCGTTTACATTTATTGGCATATTATCTTCCGTATCTTTGTTTTTGCGCGTTATAGTTTTGTGTTACTTCATTATCACTCAATGCTCTATTATACATTCTTATACTTGCAATACCTCCTGAGAATTGTCTTCCATCTCCTTCATATCCAATGGTAATACCATTAGTTGTATTAGCTGCTGTTCCACTTGTAACGGCAGTTGTTTTTGTGTTATTTAGATATTGTGATAATCCAGATGATGACCATACTGAAACTAAATTATTCCAAGTTCCTCTTGTCATTGCTGCGGTTGATTCGTGATATCCTTCATTTGTTTTACCATACCAATAATTTGACAACTTACTATTATCTTTATTCCAACTCATATACCAAGCATTTCCATTTGTTGCTCTAACTATATTTCCTCTATCACCAACAGTTAATTCTGATGCTGCAGGATAAATCCAAACATCAATAGTTAAATTAGTACCTCCCGCTGGAAATGCTGTTGTAAAAAATGAAGTGTTTTCAAAAAATGCACCTGTTTGATTAAAATTAAAACAAATAACCCCACCTAATGTGGTATAAGATGGTAAATAAGTTCCTTTGGAAATTGAACCTCCATTTGTCCCAATGTTATACCAATAATCTCCAGTACCCGGATATGAACTTGGGTGTTCGGTTTCTAAATGGACAACTAAATTTGAACCTACAATACTTTTGGTACGTACAACTTTACTTAAATTACTATCTATTGTTGTACCACTTATATTTAATGGCATCTCTTATGATTTTTTAGGAGTGGCAACATTAGGGTCAACTTCAGTTAAAGCAAACTTATATACTTTACCCTTCTTATTGTTATATAAGAATAAATCATCTTCACCTTCCACTATTGTCCAATCACCAATTCCGTTATTCAACGATAAATCCGATGTATAAACTGTACTCCAACGATATGTTGCCGAACCTAAATCTCTTGTTCCATTTGCTTCAGGTAACACGTTACCTGCTACCGTTAATGTTGAACCGTCAAATGTTAAATTAGCTTCAGCATTTAATGTAACACCACCGGCACTTGTCATTATTCTATTATCAACCGCATTTGTAATTGTTGTTGTACCACTAGAACCTGATGAACCATTAGAACCTGAAGAACCTGAACTACCGTTAGAACCTGAAGAACCTGACGTTCCTGAAGACCCTGAACTACCCGATGTTCCACTAGAACCTGAAGATCCGTTAGATCCACTAGAACCTGATGTACCACTAGACCCTGAAGAACCATTTGAACCTGATGTTCCTGAAGATCCACTAGTACCTGATGTTGCTGCAGTATATGATGTTCCGTTTATTGATAATGAACCAGTTATACTTAAACTACCCGTAACTTGATGTGTGTCATCTAAAGTATCTCCAAACTTTGTTGATCCTGACGAATACATGACAGATGATGTTACATATGTCATATAAAGTTCGTCAGCCGTAATTGCTCCCTTAACTTTAAAAGAACCTGTAATCTCAACATTTTTTGTTGCCGACCAAATAGACCCTGTTTGTGCAAATATTGAATCTCCACTAGTTCCCGATGAACCACTAGTTCCACTAGATCCTGAACTACCTGATGTACCACTTGTTCCAGACGATCCACTAGATCCGCTTGTTCCTGAAGATCCACTAGAACCTGACGTACCTGAAGATCCACTTGAACCACTCGTACCAGATGTACCACTTGATCCGTTAGATCCCGATGTTCCACTTGTTCCCGATGTCATTGAACTAAATGTTGTACCGTTAACTGTAATTCCGTTTGTGAAATTAGCTGAACCCGATACAATAATGTCATCAGCGAAAACAACACTGTTACCACCTGAACTTAATATTTTAAATCCATCTTGAACTATAATATTTCCTCTAACATCAACCGAACCCGTTGTTGGATCAATTAATATATTACCTCCACCCGATGACTTTAATTGAATATCTCCATCCACAGTTTGAAATGTGATTGTATCTGTACCTTGTTCTAAAATTTTAATTGATTGACCGTTGTCGGTTGTAATCTGTAATTCTTGGTTTGTACTACCTAAAACTTTTTGTCCGTCGATGTATAAAGACGCACTTGATAAGTATAAGTGTCTAAATGGATTTGACTCACTACCTAAATCAAAAGAACCACTACCCACAGGTACAATTGACCCACTGAATGTTTGTGTTCCTTTAAACGTATTTGAACCTGTTGTTGCAAATCCTAAATTTGAACCTTGAATACTTGAACTTACTATATTACTACTTAATAGAGCTGAAGATAAATCCACCGCCCCACTTACCATATGTCCGCCTCTAACAACATTCACACTACCTGAAACTGCAAGTGGGAAATAAACATTAAGATTATTATTATCAACAGATTCTATTTTACTTGGTATGATTATACTTCTACTATCGTCCCAAACCGTAACAACAGGGAAATCAATACCTAAATTGTGAAATACCGACCATGTTGCTAATGATGCGAATGTTTGTGTTGCTCCACCAATACCATCTCTACCACTTGTTCCTGATGTACCATTTGATCCTGATGAACCCGAACCTCCACTTGTTCCTGAAGAACCGTTAATACCACTAGTTCCTGAAGAACCATTAATACCACTAGTTCCTGAAGAACCACTATTTCCTGATGAACCACTCGTACCTGATGTACCCGCAGTTCCCGCTCCACCAACTGTTACACTTATTGTTCCCTCTTGTGCAAATGGGAAATATACACTTATATTATTTGTGTCTGTTGAAATTATTTCACTTGGGATTACAATACGTCCGTCATTATCAAATACTTGAACTGATGGATATCTAACACCCATTTGGTGATTAAATGACCATGTGGCTGCTGCAACACTAACGTTTTGTGTTTTTGTTTGTCCGTTTAATACAACGGCGTTTAAAGCATGTGATGCCGTTAATGCGTATGATGAACTTGCAATTGTTGTTGTTGAACTTGATACGTATGAATTAAACCATGACTCATCTAACTTACCTGTTCCAACAACTGCACCATTAACGTATAATGATCCAGTAATCTTTACAGATCCGGTAAAATTATGATTATCATCTAACGTATTACCAAATGCCGTAGATCCTGATTCAAATAATACTGAAGATGTAACTAATGCCGTGTGAATTTCTTTTGCCGTAAGTGTTCCTGTAATTGTTAAATCACCATTTACTTTAGCATTATTTGTGGTTTCCCAAACTGAACCTGTTAAAGCAAATAAACTATCTCCTGATGATCCTGATGAACCACTTGTTCCTGTTGTACCACTTGACCCTGCTGTTCCTGAAGAACCTGCTGTTCCTGAAGAACCGCTAGATCCTGACGTACCTGATGATCCGTTACTTCCACTAGTTCCTGATGAACCTGAAGTTCCTGTGGATCCACTAGACCCTGATGTTCCACTTGATCCATTACTACCTGATGTTCCTGAAGAACCATTACTACCGCTAGATCCTGATGTTCCACTGCTACCTGATGAACCATTTGAACCTGACGTACCTGAAGAACCACTAGAACCCGATGTACCTGAAGAACCGTTACTACCACTAGAACCTGATGTTCCACTTGTTCCTGTTGATCCTGAAGAACCACTAGTTCCTGTAGAACCACTAGATCCTGATGTACCTGATGATCCACTAGTTCCTGTAGAACCACTAGATCCTGATGTACCTGATGATCCATTACTACCGCTTGACCCTGATGTTCCTGAAGTGCCAGTAGACCCACTAGTACCTGAACTACCTGATGATCCATTAGAACCTGAACTACCTGATGTTCCAGATGAACCACTACTACCGCTAGTTCCTGATGTGCCTGAAGACCCGTTAGATCCTGAAGACCCACTTGTACCACTCGTTCCCGATGTTGTGGATGTATATTCGGTTCCATTTATGTTAAATGAACCTGTTAAATTAATTGAACCTGATAAAATTAAATTATTGTTTTCATCAAGTAACATTTGTCTGTTACCATTTCTACTGAATATTAAACCATCAATATCAGTTGTTGCACCTCTTGCAGCACCGATAGTCCAATTCTCACTACCCCAATTAAAACGAACACCTGCAGCAACCCTGTTTGGTGTATTTAAACCCGCATCATTATAAACTGAACTTGATGGAACGAAAGCCGATACGTTTGCAGTTGCATCAGCACCTGATATAACTAAAGATGTAAAAGATGTGTTACCTGTAACACTTAATGAACCTGTAATTTTTGTTGAACCTGTGACGTTGTTTGTTCCAATTAAATTGAAACTACCACTAAGATTTAATGAACCTGTGTTCTGAGCATTTGTAGTAACTATTTCCTCAATTGAGGTAGATGCTGACCCTGATTTGGCGAAGTATAATTTACCATCGGTTGTGTTGATGGATAATTCTCCTAATTCTAATTGTGCATTTGTTGGTTTTTTACCAGCGACCGCACTTCTACGTAGTTTTACTATTTGACTCATATATATGTGTTCTAAATCCTTGTGATATATATCACGGTTAACGACCTATGTAGGTCTTATGATAAATACTTTTAATAAACAAAAAAGGAGAACTTTTTATGTTCTCCTTTTATTATTTTTATTTGTTGTTTTACGCACATTGACCATCAGTTCCATTTATGAATACACCACCTGTGATGTCCATTACTTGTGAGAATGTTTGTCCACCTGAAGCCGCAATACTTTGTGGTCCGTTAAATGCGGTAGATACTGTTAAACATCCATCAGGAGCAACATCGGCTATATGTACAACGACCAATTGTGAACCTGTTAATGGAACTGTTCCACCAAATCCATCTCCAGGACTTCTTGGAAACACATCATTTGTTGTAAGTGATAAACCTCCAATTATAACACTTGTTATTGTACCACCATAAAATCCATTACTACCTGTGACTTCAGTTTCGGCACTAGGTATAGGTGTTGGTGTTGGTGTTGGATCAGGCGTTGCTGTTGGATTTGGTGTTGGTGTCGGTGTTGCAGTTGGATTTGGTGTTACTGTCGGTGTTGCTGTTGGATCAGGTGTTGCAGTAGGATTTGGTGTTGGTGTCGGTGTTGCAGTTGGATTTGGTGTTACTGTCGGTGTTGCTGTTGGATCAGGTGTTGCAGTAGGATTTGGTGTTGGTGTCGGTGTTGCAGTTGGATTTGGTGTTACTGTCGGTGTTGCTGTTGGATCAGGTGTTGCAGTAGGATTTGGTGTAGGGGTTGCTGTTGGTGGTTGAGCACAAAATGCATTACAATTTATTTGACCGCTACCACTCATATTTGTAATTAACGCAACTTGTGGTGCTACCGCTGTCATTACTCTTAAAATTAATCCTGATGTTGGATCTAATCTATATCGTTGTGTTGGTGCGATAGTTAAATCTACAGGGTTACTTATATATAAATCACTTACATATTGGCAATTACCATTTCCTAAACATTCATATTCCTCTGCTAAGAAATAGTAATTAGGGTCAGGAGTTTGTGTTGGTGTTGCTGTTGGATTTGGTGTCGGTGTTGGTGTTGCAGTTGGATTTGGTGTTGACGTTGGTGTTGCGGTAGGATTAGGTGTTGGTGTCGGTGTTGCTGTTGGATCAGGCGTTGCTGTTGGATTTGGTGTTGGTGTCGGTGTTGCTGTTGGATCAGGTGTTGCAGTTGGGGTACTAGTTGGTTCTGGAGTAGGTGTTGGTGTCGGTGGTTGCGAACATAAAGTACTACAACTTGTTACCCCTAATCCCGTCATATTTGTTAATGTAGCAATTTGTGGTGTTGTTGAACTAACTACCTGAAATATATATCCTGTTGTTGGGTCTAATCTAAATCTTGCATTTAATACTAATTCAGGTTGATTTGCAATAACAATAGTTTCAATAAAACTACAAGAACCATCTAACTGACATTCATATCTATCCGCCTCATAATAGAAATTAGGGTCAGGTGTTGGTGTTGGAGTTGCAGTTGGATCTGGTGTTGGTGTTGGAGTTGCTGTAGGATCTGGTGTTACTGTTGGTGTACTAGTCGGTGTTGCTGTTGGATCTGGTGTTACTGTTGGTGTACTAGTCGGTGTTGCGGTAGGTTCCGGTGTTACTGTTGGTGTACTAGTCGGTGTTGCTGTTGGTTCCGGTGTTACTGTTGGGGTTGGGGTTGGTTCAAATATGGTATCACAATTTGTGACAGATGTAATCATACCTGTTTCATCTACCGTTACAATATATTGAGTATATAAGTTGTCTAATGATTCTAATTTATGTAAATAACCATTTGGTGCTAAATTATTTGAAGTTGTACATTCATCTGTATAAAGATACGTTCCTATTTCAATTGTTTCTCCACCAAATATGTAATATACATTTCCAGTTCCTGATTGACAAACATCATAAAGTGGTGTTGTATCACTCAATTGAATACCGTTAAATGCTGTTGGTGGAATTACACCTGTTAAACAATTTGTAACAGATGAAATCATACCTGTTTCATCTACCGAAACAATATATTCAGTATTAAAACCATCTGTAGATATTAATTTATATAATACTCCATTTGGTAATGTTTGTGTAAATCCTGAATCTGAATATAAATAAATTCCATTATCATTAATACTTGATGAATTTATGTAATAAATACTATCTGTTCCAACTACTAGACATGCACAATACATGGAAGTATTACCTGTAATTGCAATACCATTAAACGCTGCACTTGGTATTGGTGTTACTGTTGGTGTTGCGGTAGGTGTTGCCGTTGGATCTGGTGTTACTGTTGGTGTTGCGGTAGGTGTTGGAGTAGGTGTATCTGTTGGTGCACCTGTTGGTGTTGGAGTTGGAGTTGGTGTATCTGTAGGTGCACCTGTTGGTGTTGGAGTTGGTTGAATAGTATTACAATTTGTTAAGCTAATTATCGATCCTAAGCTGTCTGTATCTATTACATATTTATTTTCTTCATCTTCAATTATAAAGTAATTTCCAATTTCAGTAACATATATACTTGATAATTCCACATCTGCATATAATACATCACCAACATTTAATGTTGGATTTATACTGTAAAATATAGAATCAACTGTTTGACTTTGACACGCCGTATATGGATCTAAATATGTCCCACCTGTATGTACTCCGTAACTATATGAAGGTATTGGTGTCGGTGTTGGTGTTTCAGTTGGTGTCGGAGTTGGTGTTGGTGTAGGACATAAAATATCCGTACAATCAGTTACTATAGTTGCATTATCTAAATCATAATCATAATATGGATCGGTTTCCTGACCATTAATTGTATAACACAAATTAGTATCAACATTAAATGTAAAACCAGACAAATGTATATATGGATTTAAACTTCTACCGTAAGCATTATTAACTAAATCACAATTCAATAAATAATAATAGTAATAAGTTGGTTCCGGTGTACTAGTCGGTGTTGCGGTAGGTTCCGGTGTTACTGTTGGTGTACTAGTCGGTGTTGCGGTAGGTTCCGGTGTTACTGTTGGTGTACTAGTCGGTGTTGCTGTTGGTTCCGGTGTTACTGTTGGTGTTGCGGTAGGATCTGGTGTACTAGTCGGTGTTGCGGTAGGATCTGGTGTACTAGTCGGTGTTGCTGTAGGATCTGGTGTACTAGTCGGTGTTGCTGTAGGATCTGGTGTACTAGTCGGTGTTGCTGTAGGATCTGGTGTTACTGTTGGTGTTGGTGTGGCAGTTGCAACAATTACCGTTGGTGTTGGTGTTGGTGTTGCACATGGAATATTAAATGTACAAGTTTGACTAAAATCGGCAAAATATAACGAATAATCACCTTGATAATTATCACTTATATAGTTGTAAGGAATAACATGTGAACCTAAATTGATCGTTCCTCCACTACATGGTGAAAATGTAATTGTAGCAGTTTGACCACTATAATTTGTTGTTAATATCTGAACTGTTGTTGCCATTTTATATCTATCTTTATTTTTATATTATATTATAAGTTATATCACAAGTCAAGTCAAATGGTACTACATTATATGTAATATCACAAGATGGTACGGATGGTGTTGGGGTTGGTGTACTAGTTGGTTGTGGTGTTGCCGTTGGTGTACTAGTTGGTTGTGGTGTTGCCGTTGGTGTATTAGTAATAGTAGGTGTAGGTGTTGGCGTATCCGTTGGAGCACCTGTCGGTGTTGGTGTAGGTGTATCTGTTGGTATAGGTGTAGGTGTTGGCGTACTAGTTGGAGCACCTGTCGGTGTAGGGGTTGGTGTTGGTCCTGACGCATTTGGAACTATTCTAAGTTTTCCTGAAAATTGTATACCCATAGTACTCTATAAATAGTTTAATTTCTTAATAAGATAAAAAAAAAGGAAGATTTTTTAGGTCTTCCTTTTAATTTTTTATTACGTTTTTTTAAAACGATCCACCGTCTATTGTATTTGTGAATGTTAAACTACCATCTGAGGTTTTATAACCTAATATTGTAGTCACCACATCACTTGTATCTGTTGTTGGTACCTCACCAAATATGTCACTTGCATTTTTGAATGTAACATTTGATCTTGTACTACTTACCAAGTCACTACCGTTAGTTGATACTTTTAATGTACCCGCTACTACTGTGTTTCCTGATACCGATTCAACTGTGAATTTATCTGTATTGAATTGTAATGTTGTTCCACTATAAGTCAATAAACTATTACCAATTGTGTTATCAGAAGATGCAATTGGGAATGTTCCACTTGTTAAACTTGTTTCACTTCCTAATGCTCCTGCGGTTGTTCCAATTACTTTACTTGAGTTATTAGAACCGTCAACTGTTAACCAATCATTATTAGTTGAATCCCATAATAATGAACCTGATTGATCCGCTGAACCTGAATCATATCCACTGATACCTGCGTATCTTTGGAATGGTGAGTAAGCGTTTACTAAGATAATATTATCACCGATTGCAACTGTACTTGATTGAATGTTTACATTTGTAGATGAACCTAATACTTGTAAGTTTCCTGATACAAATAAGTCACCACCTAACATTGTTGCTGAACCTGAACTTACTGTTAATGAACCTGTAATTGATGTGTTAGCATTTACTTGTAGTCCTGCTGCAGTTACCGATGCTGTTACCGCACCACTTGCAATCTTATCTAATTGTAATCCTGTTACACCACTTGCTGGTATATTATAAAGTCCTGCACCATCACCAATGAACGAACCTGTGAATACAGAAGAAGTTACTGGTTGGTTAAATTTAACACTTAAGTTTGTTTCCCAAACTGATCCTGTTAAAGCGAATATACTGTCTCCTGAAGATCCTGATGTACCTGCTGATCCTGAAGAACCCGACGTTCCTGAAGAACCACTAGATCCACTTGAACCTGATGTTCCTGATGTTCCTGAACTACCTGATGTACCTGCAGTTCCTGATGAACCTGAAGAACCATCACTACCACTAGATCCTGATGTTCCTGCAGTTCCTGAAGAACCACTTGAACCTGATGTTCCTGAAGAACCGCTAGAACCTGATGTACCACTAGTTCCATCTGAACCACTTGTTCCTGAAGAACCTGAAGATCCTGATGAACCACTTGATCCTGATGTACCCGAAGTACCTGCCGTTCCTGATGAACCTGAAGAACCACTTGTTCCTGAAGAACCTGAAGAACCATCAGTACCATTAGAACCTGAAGTTCCTGAAGAACCTGATGAACCACTAGAACCTGAAGTTCCTGCCGTTCCTGAACTACCTGAAGAACCTGAAGTTCCTGATGAACCTGACGAACCACTTGTTCCTGAAGAACCACTTGTTCCCGATGTGCCATCTGAACCACTTGAACCACTTGTACCCGCAGTTCCTGATGAACCTGATGAACCACTAGATCCTGATGAACCATTAGAACCTGATGTACCTGATGTACCTGCAGTTCCTGATGAACCACTTGACCCTGAAGAACCATCAGTACCATTAGACCCACTAGAACCTGAAGAACCTGAAGTTCCACTAGTTCCTGCTGAACCAGATGAACCGCTTGTTCCTGCTGACCCTGAAGAACCTGATGTACCACCTGAACCTGAAGTTCCTGATGAACCATTACCACCAATAGTGGCAATTACTGTACCCGTTTGAGCTTCGTTAAAGTATACTTTTAAGTTATTACTATCAATAACGTGAATTTCTGTTGGTATCACAACTTTATCACTACCATCAAACACATTAACCGCTGGATATTTGTATCCTAAATTGTGGTTGAATGACCATGTTGTTGATGCTGAACTAATTACTAATGTTTTAGTTTGACCTGAAACAATAACCGCGTTTTCAGCGTATACAGCATATGATGAAGAAACTGCGAATGATGATGTTCCTGCTAATTGAGATGTTGAACTTGATACATAACTATTAAACCAAGATTCATCTAATTTACCCGTTCCAACTGTTACACCGTTCAATTTTAATGAACCTGTAATATTAAGACTACCTGTAAAATCATGTGTATCATCTAACGTATCACCAAATTTGGTTGAACCTGATGTATACATTATTGAAGAACTTACATAATCAATATTTAATTGTCTTGCTGTAATGATACCATTAATATAAGTGTCTCCATTAACTCTGAATGTTCCATCAGATAATATTGATGCACTTACTGAACCACTTACTATTTTATTTAATTCTAATCCAGTAACTCCACTCGCTGGTATATTATAAAGTCCTGCACCATCACCTACAAATGAAGATGATACTACTGATGACGTTAATGCGCCTACAATTCTTACTGGATTTGTTGTTGACCATATTGATCCTGTTAATGCGAATAAACTATCTCCTGAAGTACCGTCAGTACCATTAGACCCTGAAGATCCTGAAGAACCTGATGAACCACTAGTTCCTGCTGTTCCTGATGAACCTGATGAACCACTAGTTCCTGAAGTACCGTCTGAACCTGAAGAACCTGATGAACCTGACGTACCCGATGTTCCTGATGTACCAGCACTTCCCGATGAACCCGATGAACCATCACTACCGCTAGAACCTGAAGTTCCTGCTGTTCCTGAAGTTCCTGATGAACCTGATGATCCCGATGAACCACTTGAACCTGATGTACCTGATGTACCAGCTGTTCCTGAAGAACCTGAAGAACCACTAGTTCCTGATGAACCTGATGAACCACTAGTTCCTGATGAACCTGAAGAACCATCGGTACCATTAGAACCTGATGAACCTGAAGAACCTGAAGTTCCTGATGATCCAGATGAACCACTAGTTCCTGAAGAACCGTTAGATCCTGAAGAACCACTGGAACCTGATGTACCTGATGTACCATCACTACCTGAAGTTCCAGATGTACCAGCAGTTCCTGATGAACCTGATGAACCTGAAGTTCCTGCCGTTCCTGAAGAACCGCTAGATCCTGAAGAACCTGATGTACCAGCTGTTCCTGAAGAACCGCTAGAACCTGAAGAACCTGAAGAACCTGAAGTTCCTGCCGTTCCTGAAGAACCGCTAGAACCTGAAGAACCTGAAGTTCCTGAACTATTTGATGTGTATTCTGAACCATTTAACCAGAAACTACCGGTAATGTTCATTGAACCACTGATATTAACTTGACTACCAAACGTTGCGGTTGTACCTGTTAAATTAGTAATTGTAACACCACTGATAGTATTACCTTCAATGTTACCTACTAAATTTAATGCAGTATTACCAACGTTATCGTTGTTTAATATGTATAATTTCTTTTCAGAACTGGCATAGAATGGTGTGCCATCTAATCCAGAACCATATGTGCCAGCTGCAATCGTTGGTGCATTAGCTCCTTGATAAATCTTGGAGACCGTATTGAACGCTCCTGCAACTCCTTCGTCTGCTAATACTGGAGAACCTATAAAAATAAAAGGTCCTTGTAAATTACCAATCGAACCGGTTGCGATGATTAATTCACCGTTCCTTGCTGTTGTGTTTTTGAGAGTCGCTAACGAACCCCTCCTGTGTTTAATGATTTGTGCCATCTATGCTTGTTTGTTTAGTTTATAAATACTTTGTTATTACCTATCCTCGTATTAATTCTATGTTTTTTTTAATATATTTTTATTAATGATTTGTTTTATTTAAAAACCACCTAAATCTAATACAATATTGTTTTGTTCTTGTGATATTACCCTTTGTCCTCCCATTGATATTGACGCGGATATAATCTGTGATTGAATTTGAGCTTGCATCATCGCCATCGCTCCTGATATAATCAAAGATTCTCTTAATGGGTCTGTTGATGTTAACGTTGTTGTTCCACGTACTGTTAAATCTCCGTCAATAATAACCGAACCTGTTGTACGTAATGAACCTGTAAAATTGTGATTATCATCTAATGTATCACCGAATTTTGTTGATCCTGATTGATAAAGAATTGAAGATGTTACATAATCAATACGTAATTCTTTTGCTGTGATTGTACCATCAATTACTACATCAGTATTAACTTTTAATTTTCCATCAGCCAATGATGCACTTACACTACCACTAACAATTCTATCTAAGTTAAGACCTGTAATTCCTGATGATGGAATATTATATAATCCTGCACCATCTCCAACAAATGAACCACTAATTGTTCCGTTATTAACTGTTAAATTACCTGTGTTAATTTCTAAATCACTATTTGTTAAATCGGCTTTACCGTTGAGGATGTATAAATTAGAACCACTTGTTAAATACAATGAAGAACTATCCGTCATTATTGTATTACTATCTGTAATACCTAATTGAGATGTAATATTTAAAGAACCTGTAATCTGTATATCGTTTGTTGTTGCCCAATATGAACCTGTTTGTGCAAATAAACTATCACCTGATGTTCCTGATGTACCATCTGAACCATTAGTTCCTGAAGAACCATCACTACCTGAAGTGCCTGAACTACCACTTGTACCTGATGTACCCGATGTACCTGATGTTCCGCTAGATCCGTCTGAACCACTAGTTCCTGAAGAACCATTTGATCCCGATGAACCACTAGTTCCTGAAGAACCATCTGTACCATCCACACCACTTATACCACTAGAACCACTAGTACCCGATGTGCCGTCTGAACCTGATGTGCCTGATGAACCATCTGATCCACTTGTTCCTGAAGAACCGTCCGAACCAGAAGACCCACTAGTACCCGATGAACCATCTGAACCATTAGAACCTGAGGTTCCACTAGATCCGTCCGAACCAGAAGACCCACTAGTACCTGAAGAACCATCTGAACCACTAGATCCACTTGTTCCTGAAGAACCATCACTACCACTTGTACCTGAAGATCCGTCTGAACCTGATGTACCATCTGAACCTGATGTTCCATCACTACCACTAGAACCTGAAGTTCCCGATGTTCCACTTGTTCCTGCTCCACCAACAGATGCAACTACATGTCCTGCCGTTGCTACGTTGAAATATACTTCAATTAAATCTTGATTTATACTTCTTATTGTTTCTGGAACTACTATATAACCGTTATCATCAAAAACATTTATAACAGGATATCTCTCATGTAAATTGTGTGTGAAAGACCATGTTGTTGAAGGTGAAGAAACATATAATTGTTTATTTGCCCCTGATACTATTACAGCATTTTCCGCATATATTGCATATGATGATGTTCCCGCAAATTGTGATGTATTTGAACCTGTATATGTATTAAATGCCGATTCATCTAATTTACCCGTACCAATTGCTTGACCATTTAATGTTATTGAACCTGTTATATTAACCGAACCTGTAAAATTGTGATTATCATCTAATGTATCACCGAACTTTGTCGATCCTGATGTATATAAAACTGAAGAGGTTACATAATCAATATGTAATTCTTTAGCCGTTAAAATACCATCAATATACGTGTTTCCATTAACCCTGAATGTTCCATCAGATTGAATGGATGCACTTACTGAACCACTTACTATTTTATTTAATTCTAATCCTGTAACTCCACTTGCTGGTATGTTAATTAAATTACTACCATCACCATAAATGTATGCTCCACTAATTATTCCACCGTCAACATATATGTTTGAGCCACTAGATAAGTATAATGAAGAACTATCAGTCATTATTATGTTACTATCAGTAACACCTAATTGAGAAGTTATAGTTAAACTACCTGTGATTTGAATATCATTTGTTGTTGCCCAATATGAACCTGTTTGTGCGAATAAACTATCACCACTTGTACCTGATGAACCATCGCTACCGCTAGAACCGCTAGTTCCATCTGAACCACTTGTACCTGATGAACCATCCGTTCCATTAGAACCTGAGGTTCCCGATGTACCATCACTACCACTTGTGCCTGAAGAACCATCTGAACCACTAGATCCTGATGTACCACTTGAACCGTCACTACCTGAAGATCCACTAGATCCCGATGAACCATTTGTACCATCAACGCCAGATATACCTGATGAGCCACTAGTTCCTGAAGTTCCATCACTACCCGAAGATCCGTCAGAACCTGATGTTCCGTCAGAACCTGAACTACCACTAGTTCCTGATGAACCATCTGTACCATTACTTCCGCTAGTACCTGATGTCCCATCCGTTCCATTAGAACCACTAGTTCCTGATGTGCCATCTGAACCACTAGATCCCGATGTACCACTTGAACCATCACTACCACTTGAACCAGATGAACCATCTGAACCACTAGAACCTGATGTGCCGCTCGTGCCATCACTTCCACTTGATCCTGAAGTACCTGAAGACCCATCACTACCTGAAGAACCACTAGTTCCTGAAGAACCATCAGAACCACTAGAACCTGACGTACCATCTGAACCTGATGTTCCTGATGTACCATCACTACCACTAGAACCCGAAGTCCCACTTGTTCCTGATGTTCCTGAAGTCATTGCTGAGAATGAAACTCCATCTATAACTAAACTACCGCTTGAAATATTAACAGAACCACTAATAAACAATGAACCTGTAAACTCGTGAGTATCGTCTGAAGTATCTCCGAATTTTGTAGATCCTGATGTGTAAAGTATTGAAGAACTTACGTAATCAATATTTAATTGTTTAGCGGTTATGATACCATCAACAAATAACGATCCTGTAATTGATGTTGGTACATTTATTTGAAAACCGTCAGGTGAAATAGATGCAGTTGCACTACCACTAACGATTTGATTTAATTGTAAACCCGTTACTCCACTTGCTGGAATGTTTATTAAGTTTGAACCGTCACCATAAATGTAAGCTCCACTAATAATACCTCCATCAACGTAGATGTTTGACCCGCTCGTCATGTATAATGAAGAACTGTCGGTCATTATAATATTTGCGTCAGTTATACCTAATGTTGAGGTAATATCTAACGAACCTGTAATCTGTATGTCATTTGTTGTCGCCCAAAAAGAACCTGTTTGAGCAAATAAACTATCTCCTGAAGTACCTGATGAACCGTCTGTACCATTAGATCCCGAAGTTCCATCACTACCCGATGTGCCGCTCGTGCCATCACTTCCACTTGATCCTGAAGTACCTGAAGACCCATCACTACCTGAAGAACCACTAGTTCCTGAAGAACCATCACTACCACTTGAACCTGATGTACCTGAACTACCATCACTACCTGAAGAACCCGATGTGCCTGATGAACCATTCGTACCGTCTACACCACTTATTCCACTAGAACCACTAGTTCCTGATGTGCCATCTGAACCTGAAGAACCATCTGAACCTGATGTACCATCTGAACCTGAAGAACCATCCGTTCCATTAGAACCTGAGGTTCCGCTAGATCCGTCTGAACCACTAGTTCCTGAAGATCCGCTAGAACCTGAACTACCTGAGGTTCCGCTAGATCCGTCTGAACCACTAGTTCCTGAAGATCCGCTAGAACCTGAACTTCCTGAAGAACCACTTGAACCTGACGTTCCAGAAGAACCTGAAGAACCACTTGTTCCTGATGACCCGCTAGAACCTGAACTACCTGATGTTCCTGAAGAACCAGATGAACCTGACGTTCCTGAAGAACCGTCTGAACCTGAAGTTCCACTAGTTCCATCACTACCACTAGAACCTGATGTACCTGATGTCATTGCTGAGAATGAAACTCCATCAATTGTTAAACTACCACTAACTATATTTACCGACCCACTGATAAACAATGAACCTGTAAATTCGTGTGTATCGTCTGAGGTATCACCAAATTTGGTTGATCCCGATGTATAAAGTATTGATGAACTTACATAATCAATGTTTAATTGTTTTGCAGTAATAATACCATCTATGAAAACATCAGTATTAATATTTAATGTACCACCTTCTAAAGATGCACTAACACTACCTGATGTAATTTTAAATAATTCTAATCCTGTAACCCCACTTGCTGGAATATTATATAATCCACCACCGTCACCACTAATTGTACCTTCTTCAACATTTAACGAACCGGTTATTTGAAGGTCATTAGTTGTCGCATAAAATGAACCTGTTTGTTGAAATAACGCACTCTCAGTCTGAAAATCCGCTAATTCAGTAATACTATTACCAATTATATCATCAATCCAATATCCTAAATTTGTAAACGCTCCTTCATTTTGTTGAAGGTTACCCAATTTAGCCGCTCCGTCAATGACTTCATAAAAAATACCATTTTGATTTTCATCTGGAAAATTATTTGGTGGGTCGTAATTAGAATTTATATATTCTTTTAAATTAGTATCTCTTAATTCAATAATTGCATCGGTGTCTGTAATTCCCGTAATCCCTATAACATCATACATTTTTGATGTTGGTAACGCAAATTTCATACCAATAGTGATATCATTTACATTATAAAGATTAAGATTTAAATTTGAATCGGGATAAGCACCTTGTTGAGGTATGATTGTGAAATTACATATGAATGACATGTATACACCATCGTATGTATCTAAAGAAGAATATGTTTCGTTTGGTATTGTTGTACCAAAATCTATACTACCAATTAATAATTTGTCAGGAGCCTCTAATGCCATTTTATTTTTCTATATTAAGTTGTTATACCAAATGTTATTATTACGTTCGTACTTCCTCCCGTTGCCGCACCTGTGTTTGCTGACGATACGGAATATAAAACCATACCGGTCCAATTACCACCCGAATATTGTTGGAAAACACTCTGTCCAGCGGTGGTGGTTGCATTTGGTGATTTAGATAAAACCTCCGTACCATTAACGCCATGTGTCATTATATTCACTATAGGTTGTGATTGTAAACCACTTGGTCTACCAATTTGTAATCTATTTGTTGTTGGTATTGTGAATGACCAACCTTGAGATTCTAATGTAGCTTTATTTTCACCATTTGGACCTAAAACACTTGCAATCGGTGTAGTGGCGTCGGTGGATCCTCCACTCATGTTAAGAACTATCTGATATCCTTTTATAGTTGCGTCAACGTATAAAGGTGATGTACCAGATGTACCATCTGTACCACTAGTTCCTGAAGTACCATCTGTACCTGAAGTACCATCTGTACCTGAAGTACCATTAATACCCGAAGTACCGTCACTACCTGATGTACCTGACGAACCATTACTACCACTAGAACCAGATGTTCCACTTGTACCATCAGAACCACTAGATCCTGAAGTACCACTTGTACCATCGCTACCTGAAGAACCTGATGTACCCGATGTACCATCTGAACCACTTGTTCCTGAACTACCGTCTGTACCAGATGTACCGTTTATACCTGAAGTTCCACTAGTACCTGATGAACCTGATGTACCTGATGTACCTGATGAACCATCATTTCCCGATACACCAGCTTCTCCCATAGTGATTAGTAAAAACTCATCATCACTTGATGGATCATCTCCACCAGTGGCAATTTGTGTTACTGTGAAATTCTCAAATCCAACATCATACGGTTGAGTTGATGTGATTTGTAATATTTTAAAAATTGACGGGTCTGTCGCTTTAATTAATTTTAATATTGAACCGTTAGATAAACTATCTAAGTAACTTGAAAAATCTACATTTGGTGAAAAACTAAAATTTGCTAACGAAATACTTGTTGTTGTTAATCCCCACGCAGATGTGTTTAAAGTAAAATAACCTGTATTTGGATTTACATTTGTATTAGTACTCGTATTGAACTTCCATGTTGCTAAGTGTCCTTGGTAACCATCGTTGCCAATTTCACCTCCGCCTGTAACTTGAACGGTTACATTTCCGTTTCCGTCATCTACAACAGTTGCACCACTAAATGTGACACCTGATATATTCGTAATAGGTGAACCACCTTGCTGTTTAACATAAATTGAAGATGATGTTCCACTTGATCCTGAAGAACCTGCAGTTCCTGACGACCCGCTAGATCCTGACGTTCCCGAAGAACCTGCGGTTCCCGTTCCTTCACCACCCGTTATTGTTACCGTTAATTGTCCCGCAGCCGTTTGTGTAACTGTTGCACCACTAAATCTTATTCTATTCACATCGGTAACAGAAGTTGTTCCGTCGGTTACTATTAATGCTGTACCTCCACCTGTTCCACCTGAAACTATAGTTGTTCCACCATATAAATTAATGTACCAATCGTCGTGTTCACTACCACCACCATGTGTATCAATTAAAATCGATAATTGATTACCACTATAACCACTTACTCTACCAATTAAATAATTATTAACATCGTAGGCTGCAATTACTTTTTGTCCAACTGTATATGATAAACCAGTATCAACCGTAAATGTTAACGGTAATCCATCATGTTCATCAATATCTGAAATTAGTGTACTTGAACGTGTAGCATAAACTGCACCACTTGTACCTGACGTTCCTGAAGAACCTCTAGCACCACTTGTACCTGACGTTCCTGAAGAACCACTTGTTCCTGATGAACCACTAGATCCGTTGGAACCTGATGAACCACTAGATCCTGAAGAACCGTTATTACCTGAAGTTCCTGATGAACCATTACTACCACTAGTTCCTGCCGTTCCTGAAGAACCACTAGAACCTGATGTTCCTTGTGTTCCTGATGAACCTGAACTACCATTAGAACCTGATGTTCCACTTGTACCTGACGTACCACTCAATCCACTAGAACCTGAAGTTCCTGAAGAACCATTTATACCTGAAGAACCAGATGAACCACTTGTTCCTGATGTTCCATTACTTGATGTACCTGAAGAACCCGACGTTCCTGACGAACCTCTTGCTCCAGATGTTCCACTTGACCCATTAGACCCTGATGTTCCTGATGTTCCATTACTTGATGTTCCAGAAGAACCTGAAGTTCCATTGGAACCATTTAAACCGTCTTGACCCGAAGAACCTGATGAACCTGACGTTCCCGCTTGTCCCGATGTTCCTGAGGAACCATTTGTTCCATTTGCTCCATTTTGTCCTGATGTTCCTGAAGAACCTGATGTACCATTTTGTCCTGATGTTCCTGAAGAACCTGATGTTCCTGAAGAACCTCTCGCACCAGATGAACCCGATGTGCCGCTAGAACCCGATGTACCCGAAGCACCGTTAGAACCTGAGGTTCCAGAGGAGCCATTACCGCCAGCAGATATTAACGTAGATATACTTGTTCCTGAAACATATAAGTCATCTGTATATACTGCATTTAACGGAGTAGTTGATGAACCCAGATCTATCGTGGTACCTGTACTAACATTTTCTGTCTCAATCTGAGTCCAATTTATTCTTTGTAGTGCCATGTAAATGTAAAGTCTTTTACATAAATACTTTTATTATATTAATAGGCATAAAAAAAAGGGTTAAAGACCCTTTTTTTTTATAATGTGTATTTTTTTATGATATTTATAGCTTCATCCCCGTTATTAAAGTCTTTGCCGGGGATAAAAATATGTGTTTTTTTACCTTCATCCTCCTTTATATAAACAGTTGGAACAATATCTTCTCCTGTCTGTTTAACTATTTCCTCCCAAAATGATTTATTTTTATTAATTTCAAACTCTTTGAATGATAATTTAACATTACTTAATCTTGTTTTTAAGTCTTGGCAATGAATACAATCACTTAATGTGAAAATAAAAAGTTCCATTTACAAATTATCTAATATTTCAACATAAACACCGTCCTTATTTGCACCAACGGAACGATTAATTAATGTTTGTCCATCATATATCATTACAGTTGGGACAATATCAATTTCCAATTCTGAAACAACATTTGGATTTTGTTCTAAATCTACACTAACAAATGTAACATCTGAATATTGGTTAGACAAGTTAGATAATCTTGGTGTTAATGATTCACATGGTTGTCCACACCATGACGCGATGTATTGTATTAATATTTTTTTTCCTTCTGATTGTAGTTGTGCAACTTGTGCTGATGATACGTATTCCATTTGTTAATTTTAAAATCCTATTTTATTTCCTTTTGGGGATGTTTTATAGACTTCTGTGTCTATGTTATAAATATCAGCTAAAACCATACCTTCCTCAACTATTTGATTTTTTTCTAAATGTTTTAATAATTTATTTGTATTATCAACTGAAAGTTTTTCAAATTTATGTTCGGCAATCAATCGACCTTTACGAAGGAGAGCTTGGTCTATCTTTTCTCTTTTCATATTAAAGGTTGCAATAACTTGAATATTTAAACAATCTCCTAAAATACCGTCAGTAAGATTAAGGAGATTCGATACTCCAGCTGGTGATCCATTACCTTCTCTGTCTGAAATAACTCTTTCCGCATCTTCAATAATTAAAATTGAATTCTTATTATCCATTAAAAAAGGAATAATTGATGGTTCGGATAACATTTCTGCCATTGATGGTGGAATAAATAAAATATCTTTTTCTTTTACTAAACTGGTTAAATGTTTAATATAAGATGTCTTACCAGTTCCAGGGTCCCCATGTAATAGAATAATTCCTTTATCGTTTTTAGAATTTAACCTTTCAACAATTACATCGTGTATTTTAATAAACTCCTCTCCGTAATTCAATTCCAAATCGGTAGGTGGAACATATAAATCATATTCCTCCGTATCCAAATGACCCATATCATTTTTAACAAGTTGGATATTAGCTTTCTTTTTTATTCTTTCGTAATTTTTAAATACGTTAAAATCTAATTGGTCGTTAATATCACCCTTAACTACATCATAACAAAATTCCATTTGGATAAGTGTATCTTTAGGGTCTTTTATACCATCGTTATTTTTGAATGTTCTAATAAAGATTTCTGCAGTATCGTTAATGTATAAAGACTGTGTTGATGAGTTGTGTCTTTTGTTATAAACCATAACCCTTTTTATCTCCTTAAATCCATTTTTTAAAAGTTCTTCAGTAACGGATGGTTCATAATTAATACTACTATCAACATACTTAGATGGTAGTTTATCAAATTTAACAACGTAGTATTGTTCTGTTGGGATATCACTACCATAAACAGCATCGTATAGTGGATAATCTTTTGGTAAATTTTTATTCATATATTTTTTTAATTAAGACATATCATACCGAAATTTGGAAAGGGAGTTTCTATGAACACCCCATTATCGTAATCAAAATCTTCGTTTTTAATTTTAAATTTTTTATTTTTTATAATTGATATGGCTGAGATAGTCTTTCTTAATAATTCAAATTGTTCTCTGTTTAAAATTGCATCCCCATTTTTAGTATAATTTTTTTGTGCAATCTCAATCATATGTTTATAAAACAATTCTTCGTCGGAGTTATTAAGAAAATATTCTTTAACTTCTATATTTGATTCAAAATAATTTTTAACAGATTGTATGTATATTAAAACTTCAGGTGATATTTTATCCATTAAGGCTTTCGTATTTGTTCCAAAGTTAATGAAACAGCCGTATTTCTTCCAAATATTTTTATTTCAATATCAACACGGTCAATTTTAATTTCTTTAATAATACCATTAAAACCTTCAAACGGTCCTTCCGATACTATAATTGGTTCTCCGATATCAAATTTCAATTTTTTACTTTCAATGTGTTCTTCCAATGTGTCATCTTTTAATATACGTCTAACATCGGTATCTTTTAATAACATTGGCATCTTATCACCTATCATTCCCATAATATTTGGTAGTAATGAAATTATCTTCAAATCGTCTTGTCCTAATTGATTTGAAGATTCAAAATATAGATACCCACTATAAAGAACTTTTTCTCTGAAAGCCTTTTTATTTTTTACCACGACAAACTCTTTTTCGGTTGGGCATATAAATCTTATAATATTTGAAATTCTACCTAATCCAATGTCTTTATTAAATTGTTCAGTTAATGATCTTTCTTTTCCTGGTAAAACTTTTACCACGTACCATGCTGTGCTCATGTTTTTTATTTTATATCCTTTATTTTATTATTTAATTCTTTTTCTTCTTTCTTTAATTTTTGTTTCTTTTCTCTTTCTTCTTTTTCTTTAGCCAACCTTACAGCCTTTTCAATTTTTCCTTCAACATGTGGTGCCTTGTAATTCATAATTAACAATTCCGTTCCTTCATTTTGTGTTCCGTCTTTCTTAGCTGCCGCCGCTTTCTTAAAATTCTCTGTTCTCCATTCAAATTGGTCTTTTGGAAACCATTCAACTAATTTAGGAAAGTCGTAGTATGATAAACTAAATTTACCTTCAATACCTTTCATACATTCCGATAACCTAATATGATCGTTAACATCAAAATCATGATTTGAATAATAATTTTCAGTTTTCCAATATGGAGGGTCCATATAGAAATATGTTGTTGGTGAATCATATTGTTTTACAACATCACAAAAATCTTTATTCTCAACAAATGTAATTCTATCAATATGTTCTCTATATTTTGGATTCTTTAATTTATCCATAAAAATAAGAACCTTACAACGATAAACACCTTTATAATCTGTATATGAAGATGTTTCTGGTTTAGAACCTGAGAATACTTGTGTCAATACATAAACATACTTACATGTTATTTCTAAACTATTCTCTTCTGTTATAACTAATTTAGGGTCAAAAACTTCTTTTTGATATTGATTAAACATTTGTTCATATTCAGGTGGTGTATCTTCAACCTTTAATGTTTGACACGGGTACGTGGATAATGCTTGGTGTAGAACGTCATATTGTTTCGCCCATTTCATTAAATTTGCGTTAAGACGATTAAAGTCATTATAAACGACTGTTTTTAAATTAGGGAACTTACTAAGGTCCATATTAAAAAACACCCAAAACATACCTGAAAATCCTTCAACATATGTTTCAATATCTGTGGGAATATGTGGAACTATCCATTTACCAATACGTGCCTTACCTCCGATGTAACTAATCATTAATCATTTGTTTATATCAAAAAATATAACCAAAATATTTGATAAAAAGAAATTAATAGTATATATTTTATTATGGCTTGTAGTACATGTAAGAAAAAAAATTTAAGAGATGAGGTTATAAAAACGACTAAGTTTGTATCAACCGGCATCGTTATTTTCACTATTATTTGGTTTTTATTAGGTGGATATGGTTTATATACCCTTATAACTAAATTATTATGAAAAAAGGAAAATACTTTATAGTTCTTTTTTGTAATAAAAAAAGAATAAAAGTTTTATACCATTGTATGAAGAGGACCACCGTATATGAATATTGGAGAGAATATAAAACTCAACGTGTTCCTCCGTTTCTTAAAATTCAGGGTAGTAAACGCAAACAAGAATTAGTATATGAGATTGCTTTAATATTCCCAAATAACCGTTGGGCAACATCAACATATGTTAAAGATAGTTTGGGTAGAAATATAGAAGCCTCAATTGAAGATGATAAGTTCCGTATAAAAGAAATCTTACCATATTGGCAAGAGGAATTAATATACGATTTCCAAACAAAGAAAAGAATTAGATATCATGAAATGATGGATAAAATTGCACCGATAACTGAAATTACTCAAATATTCACATTAAATAAAAATTTATTTGTTCAAATTGAGAACGATGTTAAAATGTATGGTAATAAAAATCTTAATGATGCGGATAGATTGTTTGAAATACTAAAACAAGACCTCCTTAAAAAGAAAAAGACGAACTTTATGTTCGTCAAAGACATTACCACCTATCAAAGAAAACAATTATATAATTTGTTAGAATCTAAAGGTTTTAATAGACGTGAGTTATTTAGACATTACTCATATTAAAAATAATATCTACCTCACCTATTTTAATTGTGAAGGTCTCCTCTGGTTTTTCAATTAATCTCCCGTATTTTTTTTGAATGTTGTTAAATGACTTTAAAAATTCTTCCTCTTTTAAGTTAAGGACTATTGTTTTTGATTCAATATTTGTATTTAACTTTTCTAATAAGTCACTTACGATTGCCAATTGATTTAATAACTCACCTTTTTTTTCCATAACCTAATATCTTTAATAATTTATCTACTATAGATACTTTCTTTTTTGGTTTAAACAACTCGTCCTTATTAATTTTTTTTACTTCTTCAATCATCCTCAGTTTCTGTATCTCCACTTCCTTCTGGTCCTTCTTCATCTCCTTGTCCAACCAATTCAATCCCTGTTGTAATTTCTTGTCCATAATTATCAATTAGATTTATCTCTTTTAATTTATCTAAAGTTTCTGTTTTAAATAATTCTTGTAATTCTTTTACTTTTTGGTGAAATAACTTTTGTTTCTCTTCTTCTTCTTTATTGAATTTAAATATTTCATCTGCACACGCAAAAACAACATCATAACCTTCTTGTGTTGCTTGTGATATAAATGAGATTAAATTAAATTTATCATTTTTATCTTGTACTTTAAGAGTTATAGTTCGATATGGTTTTGCAATATCTTCGTATTTCCAATTCAATGGAATTTTAATATCTAAACTAACGTTATTCTGTACCTCTCTTAAAGAATGAAAATGAGGTCTTAATGATTTTATTGATTCAAACACGATATTAAATTAAAATGTAAGTTATTATATATGACAATGCAACATAATGAAAGTATTGTTCATATTTTGTTAATGAAATAGGGTCAGCGTTATCTTGAGTAATTCTAATTACCAATTCCACTAAAAATCTTAAGATATATATTATACTTAAGACAAAGAAAAAAAGTTTAACTTGTAACATTTACATCGTGTTTTTTCATTTCATCAAGAATCTCTTTTCTGTAGATTCCAATTAATTGTTTTATTTCTTGGGCGTATTTTCTTGCTCTAATTGAAGCACTTCTATTGCCCTTTAAATAAACCTTTTCCGTGTCAACTTTCATGTTCATGAAAAGTTCGTCTATTTTTTTTAAGGTTTCCATATTTTATTACGATTTTAATATCAATATATGGAAAAAATTTTACTTTTTCAAGTTTTGTTCTAACAATTTGTATAATTCCGTTAACATATCCAGTTCAGATCTGGTTTTCTTATGAACAAAGTCAAAAAGAATATAAAAGTATTCTGGTATTCTTATTATAGTTTCAATATTTTTGGGGTAATAATAAGCTTCTAAATAAAAATTCCATAGATATTCATATGCATTACCTCTATCTTTGAAGAATATCTTTTCTTTATTAAAACTGTCTATAGTTCTATCCCAACACCAAGTAAAGTGTTTCATTTGGTCGTCGGTTGTTTTAACCGCATCGGGTCCTAAATAAGTTTCGTCGATTAAATTATATAGGGAAACTAAAAAATCGTAAAATAATTCAGTCTTCTCTCTACTGATATTATATGCTCGATACCAAACGTCAATTTGTTGTTTGTAATTTTCGGATGAAACGAACTCTAAATAACTTTCTTTATTTTCCATAAAACAATTATATAACAAATATAAAGATTAATGAAAAGAAAAAGAATATATTATTGAGTTTTTTCGTTGTATTTAAACATTTTCTTCATCTTTTCAACTTCTTCGTTGATAGATTTTGCTGTTTTAACATCAGATCGTATATTATATAACTCTCTATTATCCTTATCCTTTTGTCTATCTTTAACTTGCTTTTGAATTCCTTTAGCGGTCTCAGGTGTTGGGATACTATTACCATCTTTATCTTTAGAATCTTCCCCTTTATCTGCTCCGTTACTTGGTTTAATTTTAGCTGGTTCAGTTGTTGGTGCATTACCCATTGTAACGTCACCTTCAATTGCCATTTTTAATCTTTTCTTAAATTTCTCATCTGGTTCAACGTCGTAATCTAAATTTTCTAACCCTGCAAAGTTTTTCTTAATTTCATCTTCTTGGTTTGGTGTATTTTTTCTTGCAACTTTTTCACCTTTACCAATTGCTTTTGGAAATTCAGGATTATCGTTACCATCAAATTTTAACAATCCAGCAATTTTCTTTTCTACTGCAGCTAAATTAGCTTTGTTTTCTTTACCACTTTCAGTATGTGCTTTCTTAGCGGCATCTAACCCAGGTACCGATTCATTAACCATTTTAACTATTAAATTAGCCAATTCAGATTCTTTTAAACGTAATGTTTTCTTTTTTGATTCATACATTCCACCACACTCACACAGTTCTTTGCCACATTTTTCACAACATTTCTTTTCTTCACCCATTTCATCAGGTGTCTCTTCACCATTATCAACATAACTATGTTTTTTTCTTCTACCTCTTAACATTTCTTCAAAATCATCTCCACCTTCTTCCTCTTCTTCCATATAAGAACCACCACACTCTTCACAGTCTTCTTCCTCTTTTACGTCATATTCTTTATCACCAACTTTAAATTCTTTATCACCTTTTAATTTAGCGGCAGCTAATGCTCCACCAAACGCATTTCCTTCTTCCGGTTGCATTTCTGTATTTTCCATGTCGTTTGTTTCTTCTAATTGGTCATTCATCTCATCAAGTTTATCCATCATATCATTATGATTTTCATAAACTCCTTTTTCAATGATTAACTCACCATCTTTATGTTTATCTTTATAATCAGGTAAAGCGTCATTAGCTTCTTGTTCAGATTCAAAAGTGGCTAAAGGAATACCTTCACATTTAATATGGTATACCTCTTTTTTACTATTTGATTCTTCCATAATTGTCTTTCTAACCTCGTCTAAGACGATGTTTTCAACGATTTGTTTTAATTCACTTACTTTCATATCTATATAAATATATCTTTAATCTCATTTAATACTATATTTTCCACCTCTTGATGTGGTATTCCGTATTTTTTTGAGATTTCTATTATTACTTTTTGTAATTCTTTGTCTTCATGGACAAATTCAATTGCTCCCGTATTACCTTGATTACAATATGGAAACTTTTTACATTTCTCTTTAACCTTAACAAAAACACTATCCGGTCCTCCCCATTTAGGGAAATTCTTATCCTTAACCGCTCTACCTTTGTAGATACTATCAGGTCCGTCAATCTTTAATGGGTCTTTACGACCACCAGAGGTTGATTTACCTAAAAATGGGACATCAAATTCTCCCGTTGATATTATACCTTCTTCAGATAATTCTTCTTTTGGTTCAAAATTGGGTATTTTAGATATTGGTCTTTTAATTACATTGGAATCTCCTTTCATTAATGGTCCACTAAATGACCCTGAAGAGTCTGCTCCAGTTTCTTTAACTTCCGATTTCTTTTTTGTCATATCCACAACCCACAATTTGGGGTTAATACCTTTACCAATTAAACCAGCAAGTCTTGTATTACCACCTAAAAGGTCATAATCTTTCTCACCAAATTTAACTACCATAGGTATTTCAACTTCACCTTCTTTAAAATGCTTTTCAAATCTTTTCTTCTTTTCATCCTCAAGTGTATCATAATCTAAATCCACATTATTCAACATTTCTTTAATTGAATTAAAATTAGAAATTTCAAAATCTTTTGATGCTTTCTCTAACCACTTATCCTTACCCATCTTTTCAAATTCACGGTAACGAAGAGCCTCACTCCACTCATGTTCAAAGTTTGGTTTAGAATACTTCATTATTTAACAGATTTTAAAGAACTTTCCCAAAATGATTTTCTCTGCCATAGGGTCTTGAATAATTCAACCACTACTTTAGTTGATAAATCAACTATTTTATCATCTATCTTTTTTGTTCCTAACTCGTCTTGAATCATCTTCACAACAATCTTATGGGCTTGTGTTGTGTCCATAAAATCTTTAATTTCTTTTCTTGTGATATTCTCAATCTCTCTCTTGTCTTGATCTGTTAGTGCCATTTATTAGTTAGTTTTTCTCTCTTGTATTAATGGATTCATTGCAGTTTCAAACGTTTCTTGAAACTTAGCTAATTTTTCCAATTCGTTAGCAACTTCTTGTTCTAATTTTAACATATCCGCATTAATATAAACACCAGCATCTTTACCTGCAATAAATACAAAACTAATATCTTGGTCTGTCAATGTCCCATCTAATCTAACTTGATCCTGTGTCATTGTAATACCAGGATTGAAATCAGTAATTTGAGAAACTTGTTGTTTAAAATTATCAATCAATTGAGATATGGCTGTTTTTTGACTATCTTGTAATGTCATGTCAGCTTCATCAGGTGAATTTAATTTAACCTCAACATCGTTAATTACAATAATGTCATTTTTAAGATTATCTTCAGCATTATCTACCTCAGGTGATTGAAAACCAACTGCCTCATTTAATGTTCCCATTGATGTTTTAGATTGTGTTATAGTCCTGATGGTCTTTAACATGTTTCTTGTTACATCGTAATCGTTTTTAATTTTCTTTTGCATCGTTAAAAAAAACCCCAAAGTTAAAGGAAGGGTTTATATCTGTATAAATACTTGAAAAATTGGATTTACATACTATTCCCATGAAATTTGAGGCATTTTCAAAGTATCCATGAGATGGGACTATTTGTTTGGTTATTTTATGTTTATCACATAATTCATTACACAACTCATAAAGAGACTTTATTTGGGTATCTGAGTATGTATCCCAAAAGTAATGATTCCTCCAATTACGGATATGTGGTTCTCCTCTGTATGGGTCGCCAATCCAATTATTAAGGACACCAGTGATGGTATTCTTATTTAACCATCCTAAGTTCTCAATTGCAATTTTAATCTGTTTTTTATCTATATTAGGGTTATTAAATGTATTTGAACTATGGTTAGTATCAAATAATTGATAAACCATTCCTAATTTAGATACCACGTAATGTGGAATATCATCATAATAACCATTCTTACGATATTTGATTTTATTAATAAAATCGTCTAATCTTCGTTGAGTATCGTATAAAAATATTTGTGTTTTTTTAGACTTCTTACGAACTAAATTTAAATTGACGTTATCTAATATTTCTACGTCTTGAACTAACATTTCTTGATATTATTTTTTCCGATGGTGATGGTACTGGAGACGGAGGTAGTATTTCTTCTTCAAATGTTGGTATAATTGTTTTATTATTTTCCAAATCGTAAATTATAGAATTTGGATTAACGTCGTCTGTTTCCCAATATAAATTTTCTTCTTTAGAGTCTATCGATTCTAAGATTGGGGTTATTTCTTTTGGGGATAAATCTTCTATTATTGACGTAACCAATTCCTCCTTCAATTCCTCCGATATCGGAATTAGGGACTCTTCTAATTTTTTTTTTCATCATCTTGTTCGGATGATGTATTCTCTTCGTTTTCATAATGGAGACCTTCATTTCCATTCTGACCTATAATATCCATTCGTTCATTATCCTCATCTATTTTCAATTCTATAACTTCCTCAGGTGTTGCAAATGGTTCAGGAACAAATCCATCAAATTCTTGTTCAGGAACTTCTAAATCCTCTTGAACTAAAATATCAAATTCAAGTGATTCGTTATTTTGTAAAATATTCTCCGTTTCAGGTTCTATAGTAGAAAAATTTCGTTGAATCTCTTCCTCTGTTGGTTCTTCTTGTAAAATATTCTCTATCTCTTCTTCAGTGAAGAAAGGTTCTTCATCTTCTAAACCATCCATTAATGTTTCATCCCAATCAGATACTTCATCATCCAAATCTTCTTTAATCATTGAATTATCAAACGGTTCATCATATAAACCTAATTCTTCGTCGTTCTTAATTATCTCCGCCAATAATTCTCCTCTTCTTTTATATTCATCCGCTGCTTTCTTTAATTCTTCATTTGGTGGAGGTGGGTTTAACAAAACTTCTTCAAGTTTCTTTAAATCATCTTCACTTAAATGTAATCTTGTTGCTTCATCAACAAAATGTTTTAAATCTTCGGGATTAGATTCTAATTCTTTAATTGGTGGTGCTTGATTTTCTTTTAGTCTATCTTCTTCTGTAAATTTAACTAACATATGAAGAAAGGATAATGAAATGATTGGTAACATACCACCGGCAAAAAATGCTAAGAATCTTTTATTACCCACTAAGTCAGTTGGGTCTACACCCATTAATTCTGTTAATGGTGCCACTAAATCAACCCAATCCCTAAAAGACTGTCCGTTGATATCGATATATGTGTACGCGAAAAATATATTACCTATAAACTGTATTAACGTTACGACGGCAAATGGGAAATAAACTTTCTTACCCATGTTTGCTGAAATGGCAGCCAATGCCGATAATGCTGCAATCTCAATTCCAATTGATAGATAAACGGCCCAACTTACGGGATTGGATATACCATACCATTTTGTTACGTGTGAAATAGAAACAATAGCAACAGTAATGATTGGAATCAAAAATGCTGCAATGATTAATGCTTTAAAATTTTGGTTTAACCAATGTTTCATTTAGATTCTTGTTCTTTTTTTAAGTTTTCTTTAACAATAAAATGTAGTTCCATTAATTGTGGTCCTCTATCTTTTTGTGTAATCCAATTATCATAAAAACTATGAATTGCTATTTTTTCGTTTTTATGTTTAGTTTTAAGACTATCAATCATAGATACGTTTTGTTTTTCAATTTTTTCTAATTTAGTCACTTTACTTGAACTACTACAAGAGCGAAAAAAGAATACAACTGTTAAAAAAATCAGTATCTGTAGTTTATATGTTTTTATTAATTCGATTAACTTTTTCATAATGTTATATTTTTATAAATAGTTTAATAGACCAAAACTCTCATTTCTAAGCTTCTTAATGGCCTTATCACGTAATTGTCTAATACGTTCTTTTGTACAACCATATTCCTCCCCTAAGTCTTCTAAGTTTGATTCAATACCTGTTAGACCATAATATCTCTCAATAATTGTCTTTTCCCTATCATCTAAAACACTCAACATCGCAGAAACTTTTTTCTTTATTTCTTCAGGTGAATTAACAATTGCGTCAGGTCTATCAGCCTCTTTGTTCGGTATAATATCAATTAATTGGTCACCGTCTTCATTAATTTCTCTGTATAAACCAACACAATAAGGTAACCCACTTGTAACAGGTTCATCTGAATTATTTACAAAAAAATTATCCTCTTCATTAACTTCTTCCTTTTTAGATTTTTGAACCTCTTGGATTAAGTTTGATGGTAGTCTTATTGTTCTTGCGTTTTCATTAAGTGACGCCATTATTGATTGTCTAACCCACCACACTGCGTATGAGATAAACTTTACACCGGTTGTTGGGTCGAATCTTTGTGCTGCCTTAATTAACCCGATGTTTCCTTCTGATATTAAATCCATAATATCCATTCCTTGATTCTGAAACATCTTTGCAACTGATATTACAAATCTTAAATTACCTACAACCAATTCATCAAACAAAACTTTTTGTTCTTGTTTAGTTATTGTCTTATCGTTTAATCTAATGAAAATTTCTTCCTGTCTTTTGTGTGATATAACAGGTATTTTACGAATGTCTCTTATATATTGTTGTATCTCTTCCGTGTTACTAATTATGGATTTTTTCATATGTTTGGTGTGGGTTTAAGTGTGTATATAAAAATAACTAAAAAATCTTACTTTTCAAAATTATCTAAGAACTTTTTTTCTTCGGGGGTTAGACTCTCAATTCCATAGTAATCAATCTTATCTAATACGTCGTCCAAATTTAAATCTGCCCTTTGGACCTCTGTGTTTTTTTGGTATTCTACCTTAATCATGAGAGGGTCGGAGGTAGATGGTTTAAAAATATAATCGTTAATTGTTTCAGGTAGATAGACACTAACTAATGATGGTTTTTCAATTAAAAAATAAAACTTTACACTGTCATTTTTGGATAAAAGATGTATCTCATTAGATAACACCATACTATCTTCGTTTGAGTCAAACATTACAATAATATTCTGATTGTTTTCGATAATATACCTTACTGATGATACAAAGGGAGATTGTCCTAAAATTTCTAAACAAAAAAATTCAATATCTTGATCATCATCAAATACTCCATAAATGAATAATAGATATGACTTCATATTATGTTATAGAGTAATTTATTTTTTAAATTTAATCTTCCAATATACACCCCCACTAATAAAAGGAGACAACACACCACTGGTTCCATCACTTCCTACTTTATTAGCAACCCCTATACCTAATTGATATATTTTATCTTTTTTAGTTTTAATCAATGCACCTGCTCCAATATTTGAAACTACATCTACTTTATTAAAACCACCCATAAATCCATAATATACTTGAGTTTTAGGTAATTCCTTAACAATCAAAGTTTCTTTAATGGTTCTTTGCTTAACACTTGCGTTGAAAGTTCTTCCTAATATTTTGTTTTGAGTAATTGTATCAATTAAAGATACTGTTCCTAAACTATCAGGTAATTGTAATGTATCCTTATAGATGTTCTTAGCGAAATAGTCGTGTAATAAAGCTTGAGTATCTACGATTGTTGGGATGATTACTTCCTTAATTGTTTCATGGTAAATATCTTCTCCCTTTTTAGTAACTACCTTAGTCTTAACTACTTCAACTGTATCAATCTCATGTTTAATAAGTTCATATTTTTTACCATCAACTTTTACAATCTCACCTGTTGTTTTTTTATCCCCACCACATTGTTGAAATACAACAATTGCAATTAATAATACTAATGCAATATTTTTTAAGTTTAATAATTTTTTCATCGATTCTATGTTTTATTATAAATATGAAGAAAGGGGGTTTTATCCCCCTTTACTTATTTTTTCTTCTTTTTAACTATTTCATCGATAATTCCATAGGAAAGTGCTTCTTCAGCATTTAACCATAAATCTCTTGAAGCATCATTTTTAACCTGTTCAGCGGTTTTTCCACAATACTTACCTAAAAGGTCAAATAATATATTGTTTACTTTTTCCCATTCTTGGAAAGTAATTCTCGCATCTTGAATATTACCTCCAGCACCTCCTGATGATTGGTGTAACATGGTTTGAGAGAATCTCAATGACCCTCTTTTACCCTTAGTACCAGCACCTAATAGAACTGAACCCATTGAAGCCGCCATACCTGTGTTGATTGTTCTAATGTCTGATTTGATATAATCCATTACATCAACAATTGATAAACCGGATTTAACCGAACCTCCTGGACTGTCAATGTGCATAGTAATATCATTACCATCTAAACTATCCAAGAACATTAACTGTGCTTGACAAATAGTTGACATATGGTCATCCACACCCCCCGCTACCCAAATGATACGTTCCATCATCAATCTTGAGAACACATCCATTATTGTAACATTCATTTGTCTTTCCTCCAAAATATATGGAGTTAAACTGTCCTCAATTTTTTGGTTGTGGTAGTGTAAATTTAAGGAGCTAATCCCTTTATCTTTAGCGTAAAGTCCAAATTGTTGGTAATCTTTAGGTGTCATAAATGTAAATTTAGTTTATAGGACAAATATAATTAAGATATTTGAAACTAAGAAATTTTTGTTGTGATAAAATCTATTGATGAAACATTCTCCTCTTTTTTAATCATAATGATGTTATCCGACCAATTACGTATTAAAGAATTGTGTGATATGACTAATATATGGTCAAAGTAATTTTTAATCTTTTTAAAGAATTCACCGACCATTTCCAAGTTCTCGTCCGCAATCTTACCGAACACCTCATCCATTACAACTATATTGGGCTTGGGTAATGACGATATCTTGGTCAATACACTACGAAGTGCTAATGAGGATATGGTTCTTTCGTAACCAGAACCCGCATTAAGAGGTTTAACGATTCGGGTCTCAGTATCTATCATAATAAATTCAACCTCGTTCTTATCGTTTATATTCATCTCTAATATGAAATGACAACTATCCACTAACAAACGATACAATTCCTGATTGATTAACGGAATCATATTTTTAAGAATAATTTTGGATATACCATTTTTACCATAAACAGTTAAGTATATTTTAAACACAGCAGATAATTCTTCTTCCGCTGTAATCTTTTTAATCAACTCTTCATTAATACCAATCTTCTCATTCATGTTCATAATATTATTGGTATGTTTTTCAATATTCATATTAGTTTGTCTAATATCTCCGTTTGCGGTTTCTATTTTAGTTTTAAGAGCAATTACTTCTGCATCGATTTTTTGGTTCTCTTCAAGTTTCTTTTTATTGGTTTCATAATTATCTAATCTTCTTTGTTTACCATCAATCTCCAATTGTTTTTGTTCAACCTCTAATTCATATCTTTCCTTACGAAGTTTATTTCTTTCGTAAGCCTCAAATTCAGTTTTTAATTTATCAAACCCTTCGGATTGTTCTTTCAATAAATCAAATTGATTTTGATTTAATTCAATCTCTTTAATGATATCTTCAATTTCTTTTTTAATCTTTTTAATTTCATCAGTATGGTCAACCTCATCTAACGCACGATTACAAGTTGGGCAAACTGTTCCTTCTTCAAATTGTTTAATTAGTTTTTCCCTTTGAGTTTTTTCATATTTGTAAGCAATATCAACACCTTGTAGGTTTGCCATTTCACCTCTCAACTCTTTATGTTGGTCTTCGTAATAGAACTCTGATGGTTCTATTACATTAACTCCGTCGGCGTTTGTTTGACTTACATTTTTTTGAGTTAATAAAAAAGTAACTTCTCTTTGTAATAAAACTGGATTGGTATTAATAAGTTCCTTATCTACGTCGTTGTTTCTTTTTAAGAACACTTCGTCTCTTTTCTTTTCTAACTTTGTTAATTCTTTTTCAAATTTACCTAACTCTTTTGTTAATTTAATAATTTCGTTTTCACAATTAATAATACTTTCTTTGTGTGTTTCATTAATAGATTCTAAACTAACTTTGTTATATGTATTGGATACTAATTTCTTAGACCAATCGTTAAACATCTCTTTAGCAATTTCTTCCTTTGCTTTAAGACTTTCTAATCCCATGAACTTTGTTAATATCTGTCCACGAGCGGTAGGTTTAGATTCGATAAGTTCTTCTAAGTTATAACCTGTTGTTAATATAGTTGATAAGAAATCTTCTTGTGTTCCAATTGCTGAAGATATAAACGCTTCAGTCTCTCTTCTTTGTTCACCAGATAAGTTTACAATAGACCCATCTTCAGCTTTCTTAAAAAATTCTAAGTCATTCTTAACCGTGTATTCACCTGACTTACTCATCTTACGAGATGTCTTTCTTTCAATTACATAATCATCTCCATCAATTGTAATCTCACCACGAACACTTACATCATTCTTATCGGTAAATCTATTAAAGATCTCTCCGTTAGTTTTTGTTTTAGTTGTTGTGTTAAAAAATAAGAACATTAAAAGGTCTACTGATGATGTAGATTTACCGCCAAAGTTCTTAGGTGTGGATTCAATTACTGTAATACCATCTAAACCAGTAAAGTCAATAATGTTATTATCTCCGAATGATAGGAAGTTAGAAAACTCAACTTTTCTAATGTACCATTTATTATATCTGACTTTGTTTTCATTTAATTTATCTATTTGAGAATTCACTTTATTATCTAATCTTTCCATTAACTCCTCCTTAATGATTATATGATTATCGGAAAGAAAATCTTTCATCAATTTCTTTTGATATTGATGGTCTAAGATATTATCAGATGCCTCTAAAGACTCTAAACGTGTTTGATTAACGTTAGTTAAAGTTTTAGTTATTACCTGAACAGTCTTTGCGTTATATTTTTTCTCAAAATAAGATTTCACCCTTCTGATTTTCTCAGGAGTGAAATTTTCAGGAACATCTTCCCAAGTTACTTTTATAAAAGGATTACTCAATTTCTTCGTTGGTATTATTTGATTTATCAATATATGGTAATGTTAATCTCTCTTCAATTATTTTAACATATTCTTCATTTATTTCACTACCAATAAAATTTCTATTTAATACACTTGCTCCTCTTGCCGTAGTCCCACTACCCATAAACGGATCATAAACTAAATCACCTTCATTACTCCAAGAAATTATATGGTCTTTTACTAATTGTATTGGATATATTGCTGGATGATTATAAGCTATCTCGTCTTCTTGTCCGTTCTTAGATGTTTTATATTTCCAAATATTAAACCTTTGTCCATATTCACCGTACGCCTTTTTAGGTCTTTCAATTTTTGTTCCGTCTTTTTGTGTTACCGTATTTTTACCCCAAGGAACTACACCGGCGTAAATGTTTTTTCTATCTTTAATTGAATTAAATGTTTTTGGTTTTCCTTTTGAAAATACAAACATGTATTCAAATATTTGATGGTAACGAGTTGATGATGGATTTGAGAAATTATTTTTCTGATATATCATTGTATCATGAATAAAGAACCCAATTTCTTTAAAGAACAGTGCTTGTCTGAATGACGTTCCCGTTTCACTTCCTTTTTCAGTTCCATCTCCAACCACCCATACTACCACACCACCTTGTTTAGTTGTTCTATACAATTCTCTTGCGATATTTTCAAAATCAAATGAATAACCATTGTATTCCGTTTTATTACCTTTAACGTGGTCGTTGTATGTTCTTAAATCATCATATGGTGGTGATGTTATTGTTAAATCAATTGTATTGTCCTTTACCTTAGATAAAGTGTCCAAACAATTTTCATTATATATCTTGTTTAATTCTATCATAAATTTCGTAAAATTTTTCTGCCTTAATTGACACATTTGAACTTAATGGTAAATTATAAACATCTTCTTTAGTTATTTCAATTGTATATAATATACCATTTTTTAATTCCCTTAAATCTAACGCAACAAACCTATCAAGATTATCCATTTTTGTTTTAAAACCTTCAGAGGTTACTTTCCTTCCATATCCAGTTTCTTTAGATGGAGCAAAACTTATTTGTTTAGTAATAGATCTAACTTCACTTTTTATACCATTAGATTCTGTAACATCAAAACTAGCATTTTCATTTTCTCTTTCTCCTCCCGATGATTTTTTATGTAAAAATTCACCTATTCTACCCATCATTCTACCATCATTAAAACATTCAATAGTTTGTTCTTTAGATAATCCAAATCCTTCGGCAATTTTAATCCAATCAATATTATATGTGTCTAATTTTCTCATTATTTAATACGACTTTCTTCAAAGAACTCAGTTATGGAATTAATAATCCACGTTGAACCAGAAGTAAAGACAGCATCAGCAAAAAGACCCCAAAATAAATTTGTTTGAAAATAATGATTACATAAACCACCTAATGTAAGTGACATAACCCATCCTAAATGAAATCCAAGACACAAAGGACAAGTCATCAATTTATGAAACCAAGAAGATTTATTTTTTACCCATTCTCTTAATCCTTCAAATATTGCGGACCACGAAATAATGCTAGCACATCCATATGCCGCAACACACCAAAAAAATATTAACATAACACTTCAATTTTATCTTCTACATAAACTCCGTTTATTAAATTAAAAACTCTAACATGTTCTCTTCTAAAACTTCTCCACTCTTCAACTTCGCCAGTTGTAATCCAACCTGTTTTAAAATGTGATTCTAAACACATTTCAGGATCATGAAATACTTGTGCTTCAATAACAATCACTTGTGATGCGTCTTTATTCATTCTCACATACATATTCTTATCTTTACCTGGATTATCTTGCGCCCAATACTTTGCCTTTCTCCACCAAGGAATGTTAACTGTCATAAATCCTAACCCAGATTTATTATTAAGTCCTTTATTTTGTGATGAGAAAAAATCTCCTGTCCATGTTTTAGATTGTTCAACTTCTGCCCCCCATGTTGGGTCATCGATACATACCGTATCAATACCAAACTTAGAACCTAATTTAAAATCTAAATTGAATGTTTCTTTTAAGAATTTGATTGTTGCCAGTCTCGATGGTGTATCATCGAATCCACCGGCGTTGTAAACTTTTGCCATTTATGTTATTATTTATATTAATAAAATATAGACAAAAGATTCCGTAAAAAAAAGTAAGTTGCCGAAAATTATCACTCATCATATAGTGAACCTAAGTCACTATTTTTAAGGTATCTACCTTTACCCAATCCACTTAAAGATTTGGTTATTTTATCTAAATCGGATTTTAATTTTTCATTCTCCTTCATCAACTTTTCGATCTCATCGTTATTAGTAACCTCTCTAATAACCTCCACTATTTTCTCAACAGGAACCTCTTTAATCACCTCTTTAGTTACGGTCTTACTCTTACCTTTCTTTTCAACAATAACCTCTCTAATAACCTCTATTGGTACCTCAATTGTTATTTCTTTAATAACCTCCCTAATGACTTCAACGGGAACCTCAACAATCTTTTCAACCTCAACGATAACTTCTTTTATAACCTCTTTTGTTACCTCAACTATTTCTTTAGTTCTGTTACCAGTTGGTGTCTCACCATACTTTAACAAAGAAAACCCTCTACTGAAGGTTTCCTGTGCTAACTTATCTATATTGACTATTTTGTTTAATTCACAGTATTGAATAAACTCACTATCCAAGATTAACGTGCTCTTCGGTTTCATTTTCTATGTCTTTGATATCGTTTATTCTAAAGTGTAGGAATGGTTGTTCGTTTTCTAAATCATGAAATATATATTCATTTGTTGCAACATCATATATTCCATATCCATGATGTTTAACTGTCTCTCCAAAGTTTTGTTGTATAAGACTACCAACCATAATTGCATGACCTCCGTTAGGTAATGTGAATTGTTGTCTCTTGTGAATATCACCACATAACAATAAATCCAAATCAACAAAGTTTAATTGGTCATACGCATCCTCAAACTCATAACCTAAGTCAGTTGATAATCCCATAATAGGTCCGTGAAATAATCCAATAGTTAATTTAGTTTCATCTTTTGTAAATTCAGGACGTGCGTTGTGTTGATATAATGAATAGACTACCCATTGGATATTTTCATCAATATAATCACCACTATCTTTATAATAAACAATAGTTGGGTCATCTAATAGTTGAACCACCGGTGTTATACTATCCATTCTTTGTGTATTGTTTTCCAAGAAATCATGATTGCCAGGTATAATAACAACCTTACCATATTTTGATAATTCTTTTAAGAACCAACTTGTTAATAATAGTTGTTCATTAGATATATTAATCTTTTGATGTGCAATATCTCCTGCAACAACGATACGTATTTCTTCATATTGAATACCTTCTTGGTGCCATACGATATTATGTTCTCTTATATCATCAATTAATGTTTCAAATTGTTCTCTATACAAATCATGCATTTGAATTGTTCGAATATGTAAATCGGCAATGTGTATTATTTTTTTGACCATCTTGAAATATATTTTGATAAATCCATTGTAAGGATTGCATTTGTTATTTGTGGTGGAACTTTATATTCAGTAAATGTCCCATCTTCTTTTAATAGAACTATAACTCCACCTAATAATTTAGTATCGGAATATTTTGTTCCTTCTAACATCTTATGCAACAATCGACCATATAATGGTAGTTGTAAATAATAATGTCCTAAAGCATTATCGTGATAGTTGTTGAATGGTGGGTATAATCTACCAGTATAATGATGTACTTCAAAGTTCTTTGGCTTATTTGATTTCCAATCAGTAATTACAAAACCAAAATCATCTTTTGTTTTATTTTGCATCAACCAACACTTATCGGGTTGCCCCGTGTATTGTTCTGTCGGGTCACCTAATACAATTTCTGTATCTAATAACACCCCTCCTCGTTCTAACATTAAATCAAGAAAATCTTTTCCCGCTTTAATCATTGCATCACTTTTGCGTTGTTGTTCTTCATTAATCTCAAATATCGGTTGCCTAACTTCTTTGTAATTACCAAAACGACCAATTAAATCTTTCTCCAATTCAAAGTGAACTCTACTACCCATATTAGTTGATAGGTCACCAGCTTCTTTCCATTCGGCAAGTAATTCCGCTTGTCCTTCAGGGTCACCTTTAGACATTTTTAATGCCATACCATCAGCATCAAATGGTTTATGAAATTTCTTTACAATTTTTGATACTGATGGAAAGTTCTTTTTAACTTCACCATCAACATCTTTCATATAGTAGATATGTTCTTCTTCTATGAATGTTAATTCTAATTCTTGTCTTCTTTTTTCTAATAAATCATTAATTTCTAATGATATGTCTTTTAAATTCATTCTAATCTATTTGTTTCATTTTATATTCACTTAAGTTCCCTTGTAAATCGGCAATATCTTTATCTCCTTCCAATTTAATACTCCACACTTTCCCCATTAACTTACCACAGTTTAACCTATGGTATAATCTTTCTTGGTCATTATACGCATCAGGATCTAATACTATAACTATTTTTTTGGCATTATTGTAGAGTTTCATAAATAAATGTTCACTAATAAACTTTCCCAACATTGGAATTGCATTAGGAATAAAAATACTATCAAAAGCTCCTTCTACTATGTATATTGGTTCGTCCCAATTAATTAAATGTTCATTGAAAATAATTGTTTCCTTTTGTGCTTCAGGATTCATGTATTTTCTTTTTGTCTTCTGTAAATAAGAACGAGCAATAAAATAATTTATTCTTTTGTTCTCGTCATAAGATGGAATTATAATTCTACTTTCATATGGTCCACTATAACAAAAACCAATATTATAGATTTGTAACATCAAATCTGTTATGTGTCTATTTTTGATATAGTTATATGCCTGCTTGTATTGTGGGGTCATCTTAAGTCCCATACTAGCATCTTTAAATAAAATAAATTCTTTTGGTAATTTAACTGGTTTGTATGTTCTATTTGCAATCTCTTCATCATCCTCAGGTTTCAATAAAAGATATTTCTTTAATTGTTTTGGATTCCCAAACTTTTTAATTAGTTTATAAATTGAACCATGAGTTCCATGTGTTTCAGCACACACCCAACATTTATAAACACCATACTTGTAATTCACCTCAAGATTTCCTTTACCATCTCCTTGTTCTAACCCTTTAATTTCGTGTGAACACACGGGGCAGTCAAATGACACTTGGTATCTATAATCATTGTGATTTTTATAGTCACCAAACATATCTTCTAAAATATCGAATACTGCGGAGTAATCTACTTCTTGGGTGCTCATTATCAAAATATAATAAAAAAGTATGATAAAAAAAAATGGGAGCCGAACACCACCTCGACTCCCTCCAACCAAACGAGGATTTTAACTCTCGTCCCGTCCTATTAATAAATATATCTATAACAACCTGTAATGTAAAATATTAGTTGCCGAAAATTTTAAGATGTTTGTTTGTTCATATTAACATAACCAATTACACAACATGCCGCATCTGCCATGTCATAGTTTTCTTTTTTAAGATTACCTGTTTTACCGTATAACCAATTTACATCAGGACACACACTATTAACGTGTTCCCAAATAACATGTTTCTTATCTATATCTCTTGGGTATCCACCAAATAGAACATTACGTCCTTTATCATTTGGTCCTACCAAATCAGGGAACGCAAATTTTCTTGAATTATATGTTGAAATAAATGTTGGTAAAACTCCTAATACATCGTAACAGTTCTTGAGTATCAACGTGTTATAACGTAATAATGTTCCAATGGTATAGATATTATTTGACTGCAACAATGGTTCTTCAATGATGACACGAAGAATCCCCATGTCTTTATAACTTTCCAAATGTTTTTTGAATGCGTCAGCTTTTTTAATTAATTCCTCAATCTTATCTTCAGGTTGTGGTTTAATTTTTGGTGAAAAATGTGTTAGTTCTAATAATTTAGAACCCGTCATATCAAATAAAGCAAAGCCGATCGTCTTCGTGCTGATGTCAAGACCGAGAATCTTTGGTTTGTTTTTGAAATTAATATCTATACTCATAGAGTAAAAATTAACTTAAATTAACTGAATAGTAAAGAGTTAGAAATCTAATCTGATAGCAAACACTTGAGTTCCTGCTCTTTTAACGGGTGTCGGTGTTTTTGCAACAACTAACGGTTCCTTATTAGAATCTAATAATGCAACTTCGGTAATGTATTTATCTCCAGAAGTATACGTTGGATTTTGAGTTGTTGTAAATTGTGTGGACGGTAAGTTAATTATCATATTCATCTCTTCAATATCACTTGCTCTAACCAATCTAACACTACCAGGGAATGGTTGTTCGTCACCGAATTGAGGTTGTGTTGTTGAACCTGTTGTGTTCCATAGATAATCGGAAGTTACTCCTGACATATGGTCTTCAAAATCAAATGCGGTTGCACCTGTATAACCTGAATAAGATATTGTAAATGATACTCCCGTTAAACTTGTTGGGTTAATATAACCACTTGTATAACTTGGTATTTGTGAAGTGATATCTATTTTTTTCCATAAATTTGGTGTTGGTGTTGTTCCTGTTTGAACTAATGCGTAAAATTTATTTGCAACATAACCATCTTTTACTCCACTTAACGTTGTTGCCATATTGGAAAATGAGTTACCACTAAATTTAAACATTATTTGTGATGGTGTTCCATTACCACTAATTTTATTAAAATAATTACAAGGGAATGAATTTAAAGTATTACCACTTGTATTTTCAAACATATATGTAACCCAAGCCGTATCTCCTGTAGTTGTTACCATAGATTGTGCGGCAACTCCGTCACTTGATGATAACCCTAATTTTGGTGATGGTAATGTGTATCTTCTATTTGACCTATAATCTAACATCGCAACCAATTCTTGGTCATCAAATACGATTATTTTATTATTCACAAAAACTTTACCCACTTTATTATTTTGTTCGTCAACTAAAAATCTAAACTTAAGTTGATTTCTTGAGTTAATTGATGAATTAATATAATAATCAGTTGTATCCATTGTAAATAAAGCACCTAATGTTGTTCCTGTATTTCTATGATAATAAATAAATGGAATATAAACTTCAAAATATTCACTATCACTTTTATCGTAGTCTCTATCTGCGCCATCTAACTCATTAAATAACGAAATACTCGTTCCGGTTGTTCCTGTTAATGAACTTATGTAATCATCATATTTAAAAAATCTTTCGGGGTCAACAACTATATCTCCCAATTCAGAATAATGAACTATTGCAATACATCTTTGTTCTGACGGTGAAACTTGTATTAATTCATCAAACGAATTTTTAAATGTTGTTCCTGTTATTGTTCCTCCTGTTAAATTATTAAATGTTTGTCCTGTTTTAGTATAACCTAATAAATTTTTGATTGATACATATTGATTACTTGTATATCCAGATAGACTTTCATCTGTTCCATTATAATCACCACCGATTGGTTTTTCTGTCCATACCGTGTTTAATGTCCACGAATTTAATTGGCCTGTGTAATCAATTGGATTGAATACGTCGTCAGTTTGTTCTTCTATTAAACATTTGTTACAAACAACTTGTGCATTACCGGTTAAAGTCGCTAAGTTTGGTGTGTTACGATCTAATGTTAATGTGTTTCCACTAATAGATAATACTTTATAAATTAAACTATTTGTTTGTCCTGTTATTGTTTTGGTTGAAAAACTATCAAATACTATTGTAATATATTCACAATCATTAAATGTTACTCCAGTCGGAACAACTAAACTTGTTGTTCCACTTATTTTGGTATATGCAATTTGTTGAGTTTCGGTTTTTACTATTGGAGCACTTGAATATTGTGATACAAATCCACCAGCACCCATTTCATTTCTTAATTTAATCGTTTCACTATTTGATATTGGTTGTCCATAAGTTGTTGTAAGATCCGAATCTAATGAAAGTGGGTATTTTACACCCGCATCATAATCAAATGGTGCAAACACTTTTTGGTGACCTGTGGTTCCCGTTAAGTTTGTGAATGGTGTTGTGTAATCATATTCAGAGTCCCCAATTTGAAAATATTCAATATTGAAACTACCTTTGGCTATTGCCTTTCTACCTCTATTGGTTATTCTTGCTGACAAGAACTCCGAATTATTACTATTTAAAAAACTCATATGTTATAAATATCTTTGTTTAATTTTATTATAGACATGCGTCACTTATATCTCCATAAAATAACACTTCAGATACACTTTGTGTCGGATTTGGTAATTGGAAAGTCTCTGATTGTAATGTTGCTCCTCCAAGTGAAGTGCAACCGGCATCAGCTATCGATCCAGGATTGAAGTCGGATGGGAATACTTGGGTATACCAATTCAATCTATCAGAATTACCTGAAGTTCTTGCAACTATAAAGTAATAATAATAACCTGGTGTACCGTTAAAGGACTGTTGAGCAACATCGTTATCTGTGGTAGTTATTGTTACTGAATTTATAAATGTTATACCATCTGATGATTGACGTACCGTTAAATTCCCACTGGTACCCATCATACCTACTAATTTAACTTTTACATTATAATAGTTTGGTGTTGGGGTTGGTGTTGGTGTAACTGTCGGTGTTGGAGTTGGTGTTACTGGATTACATTCACATCCACCGCCCGCTAATGTTCCTGTTCCACCATCTAACGATATTGGTAAATTACTTGAACTACAAATACATATTGGACTATCTGCAGTTGTAAAATAACTATATCTGTCATTTCCTTCACAATCAATCCAATAGAAATTACCGTTAGCTGTTATGTTATATTCTTTAGGTACACATGTTCCCGTTGTTGCTGTTGGAGTTGGAGTTGGAGTTGGGGTACTAGTTGAACCAGGTGTTGGTGTTATGGTTGGTGTTGGAGTTGGAGTTACCGTAGGTATTCCTGTTATTGGTTTAATAATTTCATACGCGCAACTTCCTCCTGTAGATTTAATTTTAACGTAAGTAGGTGTATTTCCGCTAATATCAGGAACTAAACTACCAGTTTGTAAATCAGATAACGACACTCCTGTTACAAATGGTGTTAATGAACCCGAACAAGTCGATTCAATACATGAATATAAACTAAAAGGACCTGGTGTTCCTACTATTGTGTTTAATGTTATTGTTACTGGTATTGACATTTTCTTTTTTTATTTTAATCAACCGCCGGACAAACACCGGTATCTGTTATTACTCCTGCACCACCTGTTACTCTCCACCAATTGACACCATTTGAATAATAACCATTATTTGCTGTACTAGTCATGTTAATATTTGTATACATAATTGGCGTTGGTGATAATGGGTTCATATCATCGTCGAATAATGCCGTTGGTAATGTTTCGTAATTAGAATAAAATTGTAAAGTTCCTGCTGACATTGTTTTTTATTTTTAAAGTGGTTACCCTTCAATTGGTCCGGTGTAGAAAATACATGCGTTATTTGAGGATGTTCCATAACCCAATTGTTGTGAATATCCTTGTGGTGTTGGTGTTACGGTTGGTTCTGGTGTTGTACCTTGACATCCTAATGAAGCTGCAGTTTCAACATATGTAACAAGACTTCCCGATACGGTGTAGATATATGTTCCATCGGAATAATATCCATCCATTATTGTACCACCTGATGTGTCACCATACAAAGTTTCATTCAATAGTGAATTTCCGTTTGATCCTGCCGATAAATTATGATAAAAAGTGACTAACTCACATAGTATACTCATATATTATTTTTTTTTAAATTATGTTGTTAAATTATTATAACAAGTATATGCTTGACATTTATTTGGATTACTTGGGCTATAAGCTAATCCTATTGAGTTAAAATAAGGCCCACTTAATGTTGTTGCTGTTGGTGTAACAGTTGGTGTACTAGTTGGTGTTGGGTTTGGTGTTGAGGTTGGTGTACTAGTTGGGTTTGGTGTTGAGGTTGGTGTACTAGTTGGGTTTGGTGTTGAGGTTGGTAATGGTGTTGGTGTAGGAGTTGGGGTAACAGGTAATCCATAAACAATGGTTCCGTCAAAACTACATGGTATTGGTGTTGGTGTAGAGGTTGGTAATGGTGTTGCTGTTGGAGTTGGGATACCAATAATTGGTATCATATTACTACGTATACAACTTCCATTATAACTTGATGTTGTTAATACTCTAATATATATATGTGTGTATAACGTTAATCCAGTTATAAATGTTACCAATCCTGATAATGATGGATATGAACCACTCTCAAAAAGTGGTGAAAATTTTGTATCTGTCCATAGAATACCATTATAACCAGATATTGGTGTTGGGTCACATGTTGCTTCCGTTGATCCAGAACATGCGTATAAACTAACTTTTTCAATTGAGTTACTCTTTTTACCTATATTAACTTCAGCATTAAAATATTCGGACATATTCTATAAATAGTATTATATAGAAATTAAACAAAAAACCCCTTATAATAAAGTGTTTTATTAAATGTTAGTTGGGTTATACCAATAATCAAAATCAACATAATAAGTTGATGGGTCATATGTTAATCTCATAGTTCCTTTAATAAAAGGTACAAAATTTTGTGGAGCTAATGATGTGTTAGAACTACCTATTAATGTGAATGATTTACCCGATTTAGTGATAGAAAAACTACTAAATGGTCCGTTAGCATAATCATCATAAACTGTGACTCCTCCCGATGTTCCACTTACATAAGATAATGTAAAATCTGTTGCGTCTATATATGATAAAGTATCAAAAATACCAACAACGTGATTACCTGTAATATTTTGTAGACCACCATAAGGTCCCGTTACAGCAAACGAATCTTCTCCACTACCTGTACCTGTTTGTGTAAAAGTATTAACTTGTGGTGTCGTAGGATAACCATTATATATATCTGTAAACGTTCCACTAAATGATGGTTGGTATATTGATAATGCATCCACATAAACCTCAACATCGTCTAATGTTGTACATGTTCCTGTACTAGTTGCAACAACTTTATAATCGTTACCTGTAATACCTGTAACATTATAACCCACACCTGCGGTTGCTAATTGTGTTTTAGTAATTCCTGTTGCATATGTTCTATTAAATTCGGCAGCATCAGTTGTAACATTCCAAGACCATATGTCAATTTGGAAATTGTCTGGAAATGAGGAACTTCCCGCTCCTAATTTTAAATTTATTGTTTTAGATGGTAAAAAAACTGGCATAATTTTAATTTATATTTATAAATATCTGTTTATTTTATTTTATTTTATTTTATATAGGTTCAAGGGGGTCCTGTCCTCCACCTCCTTCTGGTGTCGGAGTTGGTGTAAATGTTGGTTCCGCTGTTGGTGTTGGGGTTGGTGTGGTGTATATTATATTCATTACATATTGTATGTCCGCACATGATGATCCACATCCACAGAAAATGGTTGTAGATGCGGAGGTATCATTTTCATTAAATGGTATTTGTATACTTGAATTATCGCTTAAATAGACAACAACATATCCCATCGTATTTCGTGCGCTCGTAAAAATAACCTCATATGTTCTATAATATTCATAGTCATTAGAATCGTAACCCGCTCCACACTGTATGAACCCACCATCTGTGGATCCAAAACTTAAAACTCCGTCCGGTAATGGGGTTGGGGTTGGGGTGGGTGTTGGTGCAACATAACCACAACTTGAGGAATTACTTTCAATAAATGTGTCATACGTACCACAACTACCATTCGCGAATCTGTAATATAAATCATAACCAACACAAGTAGACATTAAAAAAGTACCTTCTGATGGGCAAGGTGTTGGTGTAACAGTTGGTGTGGATGTTGGTAATGGTGTTGGTGTTGGTGTACTAGTTGGATTTGGTGTACTAGTTGGATCTGGCGTTACTGTTGGTGTACTAGTTGGATTTGGTGTACTAGTTGGATCTGGCGTTACTGTTGGTGTACTAGTTGGATTTGGTGTACTAGTTGGATCTGGCGTTACTGTTGGTGTACTAGTTGGATTTGGTGTTACTGTTGGTGTACTAGTTGGATTTGGTGTTACTGTTGGTGTACTAGTTGGATTTGGTGTTGGAGTTGATATTAATGCAGTGTATTCAATGGTGAAGTTACACGGAATTGGTGTAACCGTTGGTGTACTAGTTGGTAATGGTGTACTAGTTGGTTCTGGTGTAATCGTTGGGGTACTAGTTGGTAATGGTGTACTAGTAGGATTAGGTGTTACTGTTGGGGTACTAGTTGGGTTAGGTGTTACTGTTGGGGTACTAGTTGGGTTAGGTGTTACTGTTGGAGTACTAGTTGGATCTGGCGTTACTGTTGGTGTACTAGTTGGTAATGGTGTTGGAGTTGGGGTTGGGGTTGATATTAATGCAGTATATTCAATTGTAAAATTACATGGAATTGGTGTTGGTGTTGGAGTGCCAGTAGGTGCAGGTGTTGATGTAACCGTAGGTGTTGGGGTCGGTGTATTTGTTGGTGTCAGACATAATCCGGTAGAATCAATTAAACCGTTTACAATATAAACCCACGTATTATTAAACCCAAGTGTTTCATTATGGAAACAATAATATCCATCAGGATATGGTGTTGTAAGATTAATATTCGTATACCAAGCTTCACCAATTTGTAAATAACTATCATTCAAAATACACACCCACGCATCCGGCACATATTGTGTTATATTATTACAAGCATTTTCTGAAGTAGTTCCACTAAATAATGAATTATATGTTGTTACCACACATGTAGGTGTTGATGTTGGGGTAACAGTTGGTGTAGGGGTTGGTGTTTCAGTTGGTGCTGGTGTACTTGTTGAAGTAGGTGTTGGGGTTGGGGTTGATATTAATACGGTATACTCAATAGTAAAATTACATGGAATTGGTGTAACTGTTGGAGTACTAGTTGGTTCTGGTGTTGGTGTAACCGTAGGTGTTGGGGTTGGGGTATTTGTTGTTAACGTACAATCACCAAAATATGTAACCAATCCATCACTTCCAACACCTAAAATGTACGTTTGAAAACCACTTAAATCGTATATATAATAACCCGATTGTACTTTATCACAAGTTGTTATTGAATTATTATTATATAATGTTGCTCCAAGTTGTACCGCTGGATCAGCATTGAAAGTTATTCCGAGTACCGAATTAACAAGTTGAGTTTGTTCCGCCAATCTAATTGCTGTTAATGCGTCACAAGCCGCTTGTAATGATGACGTGAAGTTAGTGTATGAATCTCCCGAATTTATTTTATATGCGTAATTAATAATATCCCAAGGTAACCCCGTTGGTCTTTGACATATGCTAGGTGTAGGTGTTGGTGTAACAGTTGGTGTAGGGGTTGGTGTTGGTGTTAATACAGTATATTCAATTGTAAAGATACATGGAATTGGGGTTGGTGTTACCGTTGGTGTTGGTGTAATAGTAGGTGTTGGGGTTGGTGTTGAAATTAATGCGGTATATTCAATTGTAAAACTACATGGAATTGGGGTTGGTGTTACCGTTGGTGTTGGTGTAATAGTAGGGGTCGGAGTCGGGGTTGATATTAATGCAGTATATTCAATTGTAAAATTACATGGAATTGGTGTTGGTGTAACAGTTGGTGTTGGTGTAACAGTTGGTGTAGGGGTCGGGGTTGATATTAATGCAGTATATTCAATTGTAAAATTACATGGAATTGGTGTTGGTGTTGGTGTTACCGTTGGTGTTGGTGTAATAGTAGGTGTTGGTGTTGGTGTTCCGGTTGGTGCCGGAGTACTTGTTGGTGTTACCGTTGGTGTTGAGGTTGGTACTGGAGTCGAGGTTGGTACTGGTGTTGGTGTTACCGTTGGTGTTGAGGTTGGTGCCGGAGTTGGGGTTGGAGTTGGAGTTGATAACTTCCATTCAGCCGACCCTTGTCCTAATGAACAATCATAAGTGTCAGTAAATGCACGTGCGGTTAAATCAACATATATATTTTTTGTACAATCATTAGGTCCATATTTAAATGATGTTAATTTAATTTTTTCTTCTCCATTATTATCAATGAAAATTTTACCCGTTAATAATTTTTTTCTAATTTTTATTGGCGTTATTGTAATTCCTGTTGCACCCGTAAATGGTGCATATGAACTTATATAACCCACATTATCAATTGTATTTCCTGAATATAAACAATCGGTGCAATTATTTATATATTCAATAGTATTTAAAATTGCCGTTTGCCACAAATCTTCTACTTTATCATAATCAGGACTAATAGTATTTGTGGTACCACTAATCATCGCATAAGCATTTCCACTACCATCAGGTTCATATAACTTAGCACTATTTGTTGTATTTGTTATACCCGATAATAAAACATATGTTAATCCGGTAATACTTGTAACTGATGATGTGTTTCCTGTTGTTCCAGAATAGGTTACGCCGTTTATTTCAAAAGTTGGAAATATATAAATTCGTCCGTCGTATTTATATTCTCCAATTGAGTTGATTTCGGTGAATATATCATTATCATATTCATCAATAACGTCTTCAAAATATTGAGTATATCCACTTGGTATTTCAGGATATAAATTATCAACTATTTCAATTGGTTGACATCCATATTTATATTGATATTTTGGTCTTCCAAAAATATTATTTGAAATTAAATTACCTCCAGTCCATAATGTTGTTGAAGGTATAATTTGGTCTATTACACTTGTCCAATATGGACTCATTTTCTCAATAAACAAATTAATGTCAGGGAAAGTGTATGGTGTATAATTAAAATTTAATCCGTGTTTATTTGTTATGTAATCTTGGTATATGTCCTCTAATGTAATGTAATTCTTTTTATATCTTATAATATGAGAATTTTTAATTTGTTGATGTAACATTAAATCAACATATTCTGCAAAAGTTACTCCCGTTTGTGGTGTTAAACTATTTGTTCCGAATGTTAATTCTAAATCTCTTGATTTACGGTATATGTCAAAATCAACCGCTTGTGCGGATGATAAATAAACTTCAATGTTTTTACGATTTAAAATTAAACGTGAATCGTCCCCAAGTAATTCGGTTTGACTATTATCGATTAATGTTTGTAATTCAAATCCCGTATCTAATCCAGGTAATGTTCTATATATGTCAAAATAATCTTCTCCGTATGTGTATCTACTATTTTTAGTAATAACAGTTTTTGTTCTTCCCGTTAAAACATAATTACCATCTACAGTTGTTCCACTTGATAAATCTTGGTCAAGTATCAAAGGTGATTTGTGACTTGCCGTATTATCATACCATCCAGAACCTTTTTGAAAAAACAAATCTGTTGAACCTGTTACTGATTTTGGTTGTAACGTAACTGAATCTACGGGATATCCATCAATACTTAATGATGTTGAACCTGTTGTTGATTTTATATAGTATGAATATCCTGTATAAACCACACCATCTATTGTTCCACCCGTTGGTAAAAATACCGCAGTTTTTATAACATTTCTTCCTGTAACCGCATTATAGATATCATCCTCTAAATTAAATGATTTTGGATATGATGTAATTTTATAAACATATTGATTAATTTTAATCAATGGTTCAGGAGCACCTAAAAATCTTAAAAAGAATTCTAATGATTGTCTTGTTCCTTTTGATTTATAAATGTAAGCTAAATTCACCAATAACCTTCTATAAAATTCAAACTCAGCATCTAATAATGATGTTCCTGAAACTAATCCTGAATATTGTTGTGATGTCTTTGTATATAATAATTCATCTAAACCTTTTTCATCTATTAAATTAACAGTATCTAATCCTAATGTATTTGCTAAGTTTTTTAATAAAACATCGGGAACATTATTAATTCCGTCGTAACTAACATTTCTCATGTTAGCAATATTATCAATGTATTTTTTTACTTTATCAAACGATTGACCATACAATTGAAAAATTGCTTCCGCCTTTTTATCTGGAGAATCAAACTCAAATAATTGTGGGGATGTTAAAAATCTTACAAATAAATTTGATTTGTAATCATCTATCTCATCAGCAATATCACTTAATTTTCTTAAATAATCCTCATATTCTAAACCCGCAATTTTAATATTCCAATTATCTTTATCAGATATTGGCCAACTATAATTAACGGAAATTAATTCTGTTTTTGTTTGGTCAAAACTATCTCTTGGAACTTTGAAACTAGCGGTGTAGATTGGAGAACTATCCCTATTTAATAATGTTTCTTCTAAATCATCTAATCCATTAAAAAATTCATCAACTACTCCGTCATTTGGTCTAATTAAAATATCTTCTGAATATGTTGTATCGGTAAATGGTTTACCACTTACTTTTAATTTTATAATATTATTACTATTCGGTTCGGTGTAATTTGTTATATTATAAGTTTTACCACTAACCGTAATAACATATTTTGTATATGAACTATAAAAATCTCTTGTTGAATTTGTAGATGTTGTTAAATCCTTACTTTTTGGTTTTAATAGTATTAAAGAAAATGGATTGTATAACATACTAAACTCAACATCAAATTGAGTTGTATCATTTAATTTATTATACTCAATACCTGTTGCAGTTAATCCACTAACACTAATAAAACTATTTGAATCAATTAAAATTCCAGCAGGAAAATTAATAATTATGTTTTGTGTTGAAACACCTAATCTACTTTTTAATGAACCAAATAAAGATTTACCCGCATCACCTTTTGAACCTTTAAATTTTATTTCTTTTTTTCTTTTTGCAATCTCATCTGTAGATAAAGCTGAGGTTTCTTTCTTTAAATCGTCTAAAGTTAAAAAATCCGAAAATGGGTTTGTTTTAAATTTCTTTGTATCTCGTTGTATAACCTCACTATCTAACGCAAAGTTCGTATTAGTCAATTGACCAGTACCTGTGGTAATTTGATTACCTACTAGATTGTCACTGAATGTATCAGCACCACTTGCAGCTTGACTTGGAACTTTATATTTTGCCATTAGATATTGGTAATTGTATCAAAGTTTAAAGTTTCATCAATATCGGTACGAGTTTCTCTAACCTCATAAAGAGTATCATTAAAGTCGTCTTTGATTTCAAATAAGTTATATTGTTTATATATGTTATTGTCTTTATCGTAAATTGTGTAAATACCTGGTGTAACCGCCTTAGTTTGATTACCGTAAAGAGCATTTGCAAGTGTTGAAGCGTCATGTTCAACCATATCAATTTGTATTGTTGTTGGATTGAAATATGTGTTTGATAAGATTATCTTTTGACCTGGACTTCCAATAAATGGAACCGTATTTGGTTTGTTTGATGGTGCAGATGACGGTGTAACCGTTAAAAACATAAAGTTTGTTGCACCTTCACTATATTGATATCTTACTGACTTTTGTGTTGTTGTGTTTAAATTTGCTGTTACAGGTGTGCAATAAAAAGAAGATGTTACTATCTTATAAAAGTTAGGTAATTTCTTATTATCGTTTGGATTGATGTATTCAACTCTATAACCAACTAAACCTTGTGGTGTAAATTTGTTTCTATCTGCGGATGGGACATTTGATAAATCAATAACAACACCTCTAACTGAAGGTAGGGACGCTAAAATACCACAATCTGTAACTGTGGTTCTTATTTGTTTTGGTCTTATATAAAGTGTATAAATCCCTAAATCACTAAAATCGTCCGCACTTAATAATAGATTATATAATCCACCTAATATTTCAGTTCCAACTGCGGCCGTGTCGGTTGTTGTTGTTCCTGTATGTAAAATCGGGGTTAAAACCTGATTTGACGTTAATTTCTTTAATGTTACTGCGGTTGTTGAGACTCTATCAGCCGCATAATGATATAGAATTTCTACGTCATCTGGTGATACATCTGCTGGTCTAATTACTCCGTATGATCCTACTGCCATAAACTTTTATTATAAATATAATTCTTATTGTTTTCTCACTTTAAAATATCCATTTCCATAAACTTCTAACTCACTCATGTTATCAATTTCACCTAATCTTAGGTTTGGTTCCATCACTCCTTGTCGTCCTCTTTCAACAAAAATGTCAGAATATACGTTTGGGTCGTCAATAAAACCTAAGAAATGTTCGTTCCTTGTAATAACATTATTAATAACCTCTTCTTTGGTAAAATTGGTAGTTTTACCTGTTACCATAGTGTATCCGTCCGCAAAATCCATATACCATAAACTACCGGTAGGTATTTTAGTAATATCTAAACTACCACTAATAATGCTACCCGTATCCAATGTATATCCGGTATAAGCTGAACCTGAAAATAATCCTGTAACATACATTGAACTATTAAGTGTTGTTTCTCCATATTTTCTTAATTCACCTATTTTACTACCACCTATTGCCATGTATTTTAAAATGGTTGAACCTGTGAAACCAGAAAATTTTGATTCATTTATATAGTCTAAAGAACCTGTTATATTGGTATATGGTATTGTAAATCCACTAAATGTTCCTAAAGGATTAAGGACTACAGACCCTGTATTTGGAACTGTAATATTTTTATTTATTTTTTCTTTACTCCAAGGTGAATCTAAAAATAAATTTAAAGTATAACTACCTGTTGCTGAATATGTATGTGATGCTGTTGGAAAATTTGAATACAAAACTCCTCCGTTTACATCTAACGAACCTGAAGTTCCATCCCCCCATTTTATTGTGTATTTTTGGTCTACAATTTTTCTTAACTTATCAGGATTAACCGTATTATAAACTGTTACAGCCGAACCTGATTGTTTATATGTAAAATTAACTAACTGTTCAACTTGTTCCATATTACCATCAAAAGAAGACATTACTCCCATTTCATCCGCACTCGCGTTTAATACTATTGGTAAATTATAACTTTGATTTAAACTACCTGTCAATCCACTCCAAGAAGTTCCATTCCATATATAGGAACCTGTTGGTAAACTACCTGTTACATTGTTAACGACATAACCACTATATGGTGTGTATCCCGTTGGTAAAAATCCCGTATCTCCCGACCACGGTATTAAGTTATTTTGATTATCAAACCAATATGACCCTGTAACCGAATGTAAATGAACATCAGGTATCTGTCTTTTTAATATGGTATATTCGTTTCTTTTCATTTATTTTTATATTTTTAACATAATGTATTAACACTTAACACACCACTTGTCACACTAAAGATGGTAGTGATTGTTGAATCATATACTTTATTTGAAACATACCAAGGATCTCCTGAACTATTATCATATATTACCATTCCACTAGTCAAATAACCCGTAGATTCATAAATATCAAAATCACTATCATTTAAATAAATTAAAACATTTAATTGTTCTGTATGGTTTGAACAAGTTAAATTATCTGAAGATGGATAAATTCCAATACCATTATAATTTTGAAATGTATTTGTTGGTGTAGGTGTAGGAGTTGGTGTTGATGTTGGAGCGCCAGGTGTTGGTGTAACCGTTGGTGTTGGTGTTATTGTAGGTGTAGGAGTTGGTGTAGGTGTAGGTGGTATTGATGCTCCTCCTTTTTCAAAAAACTTTATTGGTGAAGAAACCCCATTACCAATTCTAACTCCCTTTGTTCCTGTATATTTGTAAATTTGATATGTTCTTTCGTAATTATCAAAATCAATTTGATAATACATATCATTTTCCTCAGTAATTGTATGTCCTGTTGTAAATCCTGAATTTGTAAAATCTATTAATTGTCCATTTTTTGCATCAAAGAATTTTGCCGTCATAAAAAACGTATTTATTCCATGATAATAATTTCTATTATAAGTTACTATATTTGGAATTGTAAATGTTTGTCCTGTCCATCCAATTAATGTTGTTCCACCTGTTGGTATATTTACTTGTGTTATATTATTATTTTCATTTGTAAATAAAATAGTTTGTATTGTGGACCCCGTTCCAAATATATATTGGTCTAATGTTGTTGTCCCACTTAAATTTGTATCGGTTAATGCACTTTCGTCATCAAACCAAAACAAATACATGTTTTCTTTGTTTCTATAATTTGACCCGTTAAAAACTGGTATATGAATAAAATAACCAGAATTTTCTGTTACATAAAAAAACTTTTCACCTAATGGTAATGATAAATTTTTAGAATTAACCAATCTTCTATTTTGTCTTGTTGGGGGTTCACATGTTAATGTAGTTCCTGTTTGTGAAACTACACTTGGTGTTTTAAATAATTCTAATCTGAAAAAACTTTCGGTTGCTTGTTTTAACATTAATTCATTTTCCTGTGTGGTAATTCCGACGGGATTGTAATCTAAAACATAATCACTACCATCAACAAAATAAAATTGAAACCATATATCTGTTTGTTCTTTTAATAAAGTGGTTCCGGTATATGGTTTATGTATGTATCTAACTGTTTCATAATTCTTAGATGGATTAATAATATCTTTTAAAACCTCATCCTCAAACTGAGCAAGATTATCTTGCCAACCTAAGTCAGTTCTGAAGTTTTCTTCAGTATTAATCACTATTTTTAAATTATTACTATTCTTTAAAATTTCCACTAACAGTTAGTTTTATTTTTATAATTATTAAATCCATTTATTCCATCTACCTTATTAAAATATGTTTGTTCACTTCTCAAATAAAAGTTAATATCATTTACAACATAATGAATGTTATTCATAAATGGGAACGTCGTTCCATTTCCTTCTTGGTCAACAAATCCGTGGTCATATAAATCTCTCCATTTCCAAAGTTTTTCATCTTGATCGTAGATGGAATTTTCAGGTAAACCAATTAAAGTATTTGGTTGTGTCGCATCAAGTTTTGATGTTTCAATATATGGTGACAACTCCCTTAATTTAACTCTATGGTGTGGTTGATAATAATATCCAACCATATTATTTAATGACGCACCAGAAAAAGTTGTTCCACTGTATTGTAAGTGGTCAAATAATTGTGTTGAACCACTTATAAAAGGTTTATGTGAAAATCTATGATATGATTCACTAATAATCCTTTCTTTCATTTCTTTTCTATTATATTCAACAAATGCACCTGTAAGTCCTGTTGTTCCAATGGGTATTGTTTTTCCACCTGTAAATGTGTAACCAGATGTATTACCTGTAAATGTTTCTGTTAATCCAGTCATAACCTTTTCAACTGATGTTGTTCCACTAAAATGTTGGTCAATCCATGTGTTATGAAAATTAAATTTATAACCTACTTTAGGTGGATAGTCAAATAATCCATTTTCATTTTTTAAAATAATACTAACATAAACTTCAGTTGGTGTGTAACCTAAATTATTTGTAATTCCAGATAGTGCAAATGTTTTTTTAAAATCAAATAAAACAGACTCTTGTCTATTTCTTTCAACTAAAATATCATTTTCTTGTAATGTATTTTCAAATAATATTTTTCTTTCGTCTTCAAAAATGGAAGATTCAAATCCAACCTTATCCATTATATAATCATCTTTACTTGTAATTGTTTTATGTTTATGGACGTAATATGTTGATGTTGTTCCTGTTATATTGTTAATGTCGGTACATCTTCTACCTAAAACAACTGAACTCAATGTTGTACCCGATGTAAATTCATTCTTTAATATGTTAATTACATATTTTTCTGAATTATACACACCGTTACCAACATTATCAATATAATAAATTCTAAATTTTTCAGTATCTGAAGTAATTGGTATGGTATAAAATGTTTTACCTGTGCTTATACCTGAATATGACGTATAAGTTCCACCGGATAATATAATGTATTCACCTTGTAACAAACCATGTTCAACTGGTGACGTTAATGTATAATAATTTCCATTACTTTCAACTCTAAATGGTATACCGTCTCCTGAGTTGAAACAAAAAGTTTTACCATCACCACATCCTGTTGTGTTACCAGATAATGTATATTTCATTTGGTGAGTGGTATCTCCACTATAAACATAACTTAAATATAAATTCCAATTTTTATATGGTGCTTCTATTGATGTTGTTGTTGTGTGACCTGTATATCTATTTCCCGTTAATTCTATTGTTGGTATAACATTGGAACTCCCCAATGTTAATCCAGTAGATGGTATTACATTTTCTCTGATAACATCATTTCTTAAAAATGCAAATTCATTATATGGTATAAATCCTTTATCATCACCTGTGCCATCACCAACTAAATATAAGTTTTTTAATAGAGGGGTATAATCTGTATATCCAGAATACATGTTTCTAAATACCATTTTTATTTTACCGTAAATTTTATAATTAATTGATTCATTTCTTTCATCATCAAATAATTCAGATAAATTTAATACTATGTCTTTATCTCCCTCTCTTAATAATGTTTCATCATTATCTAACTTAACACTAAGATTTAAATCTTGTTCTTCTGCCTTAAAGTATCTTTTACTCGGTAATAATATTTCTTTCTTTTCCATTATTCTGCAGTTGGGAATGCCCCATTAGGACCGAATAGGTCAATAAATTTATCCATACCCGTTTTACCCGCATTTAATCCAAAATAAAATTGGAATGGGGTTGAAAGTATTTGTTTATTTCCATCGTAATAATCTTTTCTATATGGTAAAATTATATCCACACTTGTGTTCCATGATATTGTTTGCCAACCATTAACTACTAAACTATCGGGTGAGTTATATTCAGCAGGTCCAACTCTTATATATAACGTCCCTGATGTTGGTTCATCAATCTCGTTCCAACCTGGAACATATAAATAACTAAAACCAGGGTATTCACCATCGTATGATGGGTTTTTATCGTTTGCGGAAATGACATTAAATTCAATAGAACTAACAAGGTCTAATCCTGTTACCGTTTTACCTGAAAAATTATTTGTCATTGGTAATAACATATATGGGTCACTATCATCATTTGGTGATGTATGTGGTATATTGTAACCATATGTCATACCTTGTAATGGTTGCACCTGTAATGTTCCATAATCCCAAGATTGGTTGTTTTGATTAATTCCACTTGGGCCAAATCCAGGTCCTCCTTTATCCCATAAATAAAATGGTATTCTTTGTGATGATTCTGTTAATCTACCTTGCACTACATTTCCCGTATATCCTAAATGTGTTGGTTCATTTAAACATAATCTAACTCTTTCACCGTCATCTTCATCTAATTCAAATGTTACAGGTAGGGGACCCCAATCACCATTAACTTTGAAAAATTCAGGATATTCTTCTGGATCTAAATAGTTAAATTGATACCCAACATATCTTGAACTTTGTAAATCAAATTGTTTTATTCCGACTTCGTTATTTATTGATAATAATTGTAATATATCACCATCTAAAACTTTTGGTAACGACACTTTACTTGAGAAACCTTTATTATCAAAAAATATATCCAAATTTCCGTTTACACCAGCAACGTCCATTCTATAATTAATTGCTAACCCTATTAATTCACCCATATCTTGATAAGATGTTGCACCAATTGAACGTGATACTGAACAGTTTGGATCTAATGTTGAATCAACACATATTTCTTTAATAAATTCATCTCTAGGTCCTAAATCAACAAATGTTGTAGGATGTTTTACAGATGTAAAGTTGCTTCCATTAAATGGTGCTGATCTGTAATAAAATCTATTTACACCATTACCCACAAATCTAACTAAATCTCTACAATATCTTATGGATGTTTCAACTCCAGATGATAATCCTTTAACTTTAAATTGTAAAAAATATAAAGATCCAGATAACCAATTATCAATAAAACCATAATTGACTATTCCTCCACAAAACATTTTACCTACTCTTTTTCTTTTATAATATTCTTTTAAAATTTGTGTTAATCTAGATGTTGTTTGTGTTCCTGGAACAACAGTAAAAACACCATTACTAAATTCACTTCTATGACTTAATGGTAAAGCTTGTAAATACCAAACTTCACCTTCCATATCTCTAATATTTGGGTCACCCGCATAAGTTGGTTGTGATCTACGAACATAGGTGCTGTCTCCCGCTAATAAAACACCTACAATTGTTTGACCAACTGTTATATTTGCAACGTATGTTCTTCCACCTAAACCATTATCAATAAAATATCCGGTGGCTAAATTATCATCATAAACATTATCATACATAGTACAATTACCAGTGTTACTTCCATCACATTCTTCACACTCTGGAAAATTTATTAATTGTAAATTTGTTGTATTATTAATCTGTAATAAACTAACTGTTCTTCTTAATCTTCTACCTGCACCTTTAGTAAGCCCAATATCAATTAATAATTCAGCAAAAGGTCCTAATACATCTTTAACCAAAAAATTTAACGCTTGTAATGTTACAAATTTAACAGCGTAATCTAATAACAATAAAAAATCGGCAATTAATAATGTGAATGAATAATTTTTATAACCAAAATTAGATGGTGGTGTTAATTTATCTCCACAGTCTTCCTCTTCACTTGGATGTAAATCAGTTATGTTAGCAAATCCTGGTCTTCCTAAAATATCATTTCCAATATAATGACTATGAAATTCTGATAATGTATAAACTTTATTATAATTAAAACGATAAAAATAATCTTGTGGATAAAATTCTCCACCTTCATTATTTAAAATTAAACTTTGTGCACCTGACGGATAACCACTATATTCCGTGCCAAAATAATATGAACTATCAATATCGTTACTATATTCTCTAATGTTTGGAATTAAATAATCGGCATTAGCTCTAACTCTTGATAAACCATTATCGTTTAAATTAATTCTTAATCTATAACAAGCGGACGTTGGGATACCTTTATTTGGGTCATTTGTAATTTCATTTTCACCAAATTCATTTGTATAAACATAGTCCATATTCATTTCTAATGGTAATACAAATCCACCATCATCTGGTATATCTTCATTTAATTCAACATATTCTAAATATGGTCTATTAAGTTCATCTTTAATTGGTAGAAACCGAATAGCCTCTATTTTTCCAGATTTAGCAACCATATCACATTTTCTACCCATCTTTCTTCTTGGAGTGCAGCTTTTGTTAATTGCATTTTTACCACTATCTGTATAAATTCCACCAATAAGATGTGCCTTAGGTTGTATCTTAACTCCTTTTTCTGTTAAATCAAAATCACTTCTTGTAATACCAATTTCACATATATCCTCATTTCCCCAAAATGGGTATACTTCAATTATTTTATCAAACGTAATAATTTGAGGTAACGAATTTATATCTTCAGAAGCTTTAAAAGAGTATTTGTTTTTAAACGCATCAAGTCCAACCCCTTGTCTAATAAAATCATTAGGTCTTAATGAAAAACAACCAATATCAGATAAGTCAACATCTACATGAATTGTTTGATTACCTGTCGGCACACCCCAAATCATAAAATCACCAGCACTATTTGTTTTTACTGTGTATTTGTAATACTTTTCATATACCTCTAAAACCTCTTCTCTTGTTAAAATATCAGATTGGTCAGGAAATGTACCTGTTGCCGCATGTCCTCCGTGTTGTTGTCTTGATGGTAATAAATTATATCTATAATTAGAATCGTCTTTATCGGTAACCTCTTTGTATGGGTATAATTTAGATATCACCGGATCATCCTCATCTTCCGTATCTAAAGGGATAAAAATAGAAACACGAGCGTTACCAACTCCAAAACCATTGTTAGCGGTAATTCTACCACAAACAACACCATAGTCCGAACAAATTGAAGTGTAGATATCTTGTTGACTGAATTTTAATGATAAAATTTCAAGCACATCAAAATCTTGTTTCAATTCTACCGTAATCTTTTGGTCTTTACCAATGTCAGTCGAAATTCTATGCTTTTGTATCATTCTTATAATAAATAGAAACTATGTGATTTTCTATTATTATAACGAAAAAACATTTTAAAAGGTAGTCGTCCCTAAAGTTTTAACTCTAACCTTGATGTCTTTATTTGGGAACCTGATTTGAAATATTTGATTTGATTTCATGAATATAATACTATCTGATTGTGCAATTTCTTTAGTTGTGTTATCCTTGTATGTTTGAGAAACCTGAGCGGATGAATATTCTCCACCTATTTTATTGTAAGCTCTAATTTCAATTACATTAATAACTCCAGTTACACTACCGATTATTTTGTTTAACGCTCCAATGAATAATGGATCTCCCATTTTACGTTTAGAATAGTCAAAATAACTTATTACATCATCAATAACAGTTTGGGTTATATCGGTTTGATTAGCGTTTTTATCAATGTTTAAATCAATCTCTAAACCTAAATCAATAACCTCACCACTTACAATGTCAATGTAGTCATTAATCATTTTATATTCAGAAAGATATGATAATATATTGGATTTTAATGTGTTAGAAACGGTATCCGTTAAATTACCCTTATCATCATATGATAATAATTTAATTCTAACCTTATTGTCTTCCTCCATAACGTTAACTTTAGCCGGAGCACCATATGTGGATGGCATAGTTTCAATTAATGATTTATAGTCATTTAATGTAACGGCTCTGTTTTGTGCTGCAAAATTATACGAAACCATATTACGAACCTCTTCAGTTGTTGGTTGGTCTGCACCACCTACAGCAGGTGTTATATTAAGAACTCTTAAAGATTGAACAACTTGTGAATTTATTGTCGATACGGGACCTGAAACTGTAAATTCAACATCATCTACACTTGTGATAACATTAACCCCTAAATTACTGTCTTTACCCCCACCAACACGATATTTCACGAATATGGTGGTATTAAGTTTTGGTGTAGAACCTAACGATAGGTTATTAAGGTAACTAGCCAAATTAACTTTTAATTTTCCTGTCATGTAATCATCCAAATTATCAAGTGGATTAACCGTTCCAGAACCAAAAGTTAATGAAAAATAATTTTCAGGTGTATATTCTGTTACAAATTTATTATTAACACCTAAGAAAGTTCCCGCCGTAAAGTTATTAGTATCAGATACTGCACTTGGGTCAGGAATAAAAACTTTATCTTGCATCAACGATTTTACCTCATACCACTTATTTGTTGCACTATTAAATTCATTTGATGTTGGATTACTAGCAAAATTGGTTCCGTCTTTATGTATAACCGATGTAACACCTAAAACGTTTTGTTCGGGTAAGTATAATTTTAAAAATGGTTTTTGGTCAATTTGATTTATAACCCTTCTGTATATTTTAGTAACACCATTTACAACCGCTTCTCTCTTTGTGATTGTGTATGATATTAATCTGTTATTTGCATCAAAATTCGGTATTTTTAATCTATTGGGTTCTCCCTTCTTATTAAATGGAATTGAGAAATCTATATCCTCTATTGTTTCAAATATTTGACCTCCGCCAGAAACCTGAGCCCCACCTTTTAATATACCCAAATATCTCGTATCTTCTTTATCACCTCTCACCGGTACTGTTATTGAAAAATCACATAACGCAACGGAAGGTCTAACTCCAGGTATTTTTAATCCATATGTTTTAGCAATATGATATAATGATTGTCTTTGTTGAGCAAAATCCAACATAGTTTCCTGCCAAACTCTATCTATATGAAAATGTAGATTATCCGCAACCGCAGCATTGATATCCAATAACACCGAATAGACCGATGCATCGTTAAAATTCTTAACTAAGTCAGGATAATAATCTTTAGTTAGTGTTACCAATTCATTTCTTAATCCTTGGAAATCTCTTGTTGCGTATGATATTTGTTTGCTCATTTTATATGTTTAAAATTATAAAGTCAGATGTGGAAAATGATCCATTATTTACGGTATAATCTATTTTAACCACCGCAGTATATGGTTTTGTTGATTCCTCAGAAACTCTATATAGTCTTTCATCTTCTTCTTGATTGGAACTTCTACGTTCATCAGGGTCATCTTCAGCTGACATTATTGATATTGAATTAATCTCTAAATTTGGTATGTATTTTTTTACACCCTCCCTTACTTCTTCTTCAATTAAATTATGTGTAACAAAATCATTCTGTTCAAAAATAAATTCATACATTCTAGTTCCAAAATCAGGTAAATAATACCTACTACCTTTTCTTGTTAAAATAAGGTGTATTAGGTTGGCCCTAATCTCTTTCTCAGGGATTTCTGTCATGTTCAGATAATCTCCCTTGGAACTGTCTCTAAATGGATAATCAATACCGTATGTTACTGCCATATTCAATAAATATAAACAAACACAAAATGGTTATGTATATAGTTTTAATAAAAAAACCAAGATTTGAGTCTTGGTTTCTAAATTTTACTAATTTGTCTGTTCGTTTATCAATCCAACATATTTGGATTTTGCGGCTAAACCAATTATTCTATCGACCTCCACACCATCTTTTATTAAGATGACTGTTGGGACGGACCTTATTTCGTATTTTGTTGCCTCTTCATAATCATCATCAACATCATGTTCTGTAAATAAAACATTATTAAATTGTGACTTTATTTCAGTTAATATAGGTGCTAATGCTCTACACGGGCCACACCAAGAAGCCCCAAATTTTTTTACCTCTACCATTTTCTTTTTTTTATAAATATCCAACTTATGCTTCACAGCTTACACAATCTGGATTCATTGCTTGTTGTGCAATGTCACCTCTCAATACCGATTCAGTTCTCATATAATATAGTGTCTTAACACCTTGTTTCCACGCCTCTAAATGAACTTGATTTACCCATTTTGGTTCAGCAACTGCGGGAAAAGCTAAGTTTAACGAAACCGCTTGGTCAATATATTGTTGTCTAATGCCAGCTTGTCTGATTAAATCTAATTGGTTAATTTCTTTAAATGTTTTGAACACATCTCTAATTGGAATCATTTTATATTTATTCACTTCCTCAACATCTTTAACTTCAACCACTTTTGAATCAATAAAACAATAATCATCCAAGAAATCCAAACCCAATACCGAACCACCGTCAGATAAAATTTGGTCCCATACCTCTTTTGTATTTTTACCCATTTTACGTAACACTCTTTCTAATTCAGGATTTTTACGAATAAAAGTTCCTTTTGATGTTTGTTCGGTGAATACATTTGCCGCCCATGGTTCAATACCACTACTTACATTACCACTCAATTTAGAGTTTGATACTGTAGGTGCCACCGCTCTTAAGTGTGTATTCCTCATACCAAAATCTTTACACCATAATGGTTCTCCTAATTCTTTTGCCATATCTCTACTTGCCCTTTCAGATTCAATCTTGATTTGAGAAAATATTTTACGAGTTTCAAATTGTGCTGGTAACCCTTCAAATGGAATACCTTTTTGTTGTAGGTATGTGTGCCATCCTAATACACCTAAACCAAGTGCTCTTCCTCTTTCAGCTGAACGAACCGCGTTTTCAAATCCTCTCATATTTTTTGCTCTCTGAATGAACTCTTCTAATACGCCATCTAAGAAAATAGTAGATGTATAAACTAAATCTGTATCTTTCCATTCGTCATATTTTGCTAAGTTCAAAGAACTTAAACAACAAACGAATGAATGTTGTTCGTCTGTGTGTAAAACAATTTCAGAACAGATGTTAGTCATGTGAACTTTCAATCCATTCTTCTTATACATTTCAGGATTTGCTTTGTTTACATTACCCTTGAACATAATATAAGGTTCTCCTGTTGCCTTTCTTTTTTGTAATAACTTTCCCCATTTTCTACGAGCTTCACTATCACCTTCCTCTAACTTCTTCATAAACTTATCACTAACCACAACACATTGATGTAAGTTAAGTGATTGACGATTCACATCACCTTTTGGTTCTCTAACTTCTAAAAAATCTTCAAAGTCTTTATGTTCAATTTTAATATTAACTGATGCCGCACCTCTACGAACTGAGCCTTGATTTGTTGCAAGGATTGTTGAATCGTAAATTTTAATAAATGGAATTACACCATCTGAAGTTCCGTTACCTGTTATTTTTGTGCCTGCGGGTCTAATCATATTAATACCAACTCCAACACCACCTCCATGTTTTGCAAGTAACATTAATTCTAAATTCTTGTTACCAATTTCATAAATACTATCACCTACATCAATACCAAAACAAGAGATTGGTAATCCTCTATCTGTTCCTGTATTTGATAATACAGGTGTTGCCAAACATAACCAACCTTTCCAAATGTAATCAAAAAATTTTGTTGCTAACGCTGGTTTACCTAATCTTTTGGCAACCGTTGTTGCAACTCTCCAATATGCATCTTTTGGTTTTTCACCTTCTTGTAAATAACCTTTTGAAATAGTTTTAACATATATTTCTGTGTTTGCCCATTCAGGGTAGTCGACACCAATTTCCCACCCGAGTTCTTCTCCGTAGTATTTCATAATCTATTAATTTTTTTTTTAAAATATATCGTCCCAATTTTCTCCTTCACCGGCCTTACTATAATCAGTAGGTCTCATTGCGAAGAAATCCGTATGTGTAACGCCGCCAGTCAAATGATAAAACCAATCTAATTCAGATGCTTTCTTTTCGTTAAATTCAAAATAATCTTCAGTACCTTTAATTGGGCTGTATCCTAACTCCGCTAATTTCTCATTAATTCTTTTTGTAATAAATTCTTTTAAGTCATTCTTTTTAAGATTTTCTAAATCTCCTTGTTCAAAAATCTTATCAATAAATTTATGTTCTAAATCTCTAATGATTAGTGCAGCTTCGTAGATATCTTTTTTAGCTTCCTCTAATAATTCAGGAAACTCTTGACACATATGTCTAAATAATTGACAACCCATCTTTGAATGTAGGGATTCATCTCTAACACTCCACTTCATTTGTTGTCCAATTCCTTTCAATAGATTTCTCATTTGGAAAGAATATAACACAGCAAATGATGAGTATAATGCCACACCTTCTGCAAATGCCGAAAATATTGCAAGTGAACGAGCAACCTCAACTCTAGCAGTATGATTCTTTTCTAAATCTTTTGGAGTCCAATCTGCGGTTGTATTTGTTAACAACTCAAATCTTTCTTTCATAACTTCATCATGCATAAAACCTGCGAAGTCATCTAATCCTAATGTTTCATTAAGATATGAATATGCTACTGAATGAATTGTTTCTTGAGAACCAAATGCCATTGCCATTTGTCTAATCTCATGCTTTGGAAACCATTTGGTAACCATACCCGTCCAATAGTCTGATACCGCACATTCGGTTTGTGCAAAACCTAAAAGAATATTACCAACTAAATGTTTTTCTTCTTTTGTTAAATTTTCATTCCAATCTTTTATATCTCCTTGCATTGGTATTTCAGTGTGTAACCAAAATGCCTGCATTTGTTTTAACCAACCTTCATTATAATAATCAGGAAATTCAAATGGTTTATATGCAATTCTATCTGTAAATAATTTACTCATTTTTTAATATCTTGTTTATTTTATTTTCCTGCAACTTGTTGTCTTCTCTTAAATGCTTCAGCGGCTCTGTTGGCGTTTATCTGAACCTTTTGTTCTTCATGTCCTAATAATGTATTTTGAGACTCCGTATCAATAATAAGAAACTCATTATTAAATTTACAGTTTTGGAATACAACACCATCTCTACCAATACGTGATTTTAATAATGTAAGTGTTGCCAAATTATGATCTTTTTGTTCTAATGTTTTACCAATAGATATTATAACGTGAGCAATTTGTGCTTTCTTAATTGAACCACCCATTTGGTCTCCTGTAACAACTTCACTTGAAATTGATTCACGATTACCTTGTGTTGCTGTCCATATTGCCATTTCAAATTCACCGGTCATTGATTCTAAACTTCTCATAATAGAACCCTCACCTTTCCATTCTTCACCATTAGAAGATTTATCAGTTGAAATACAATCCACATAATCTATTACCAATAAATCAACTTTTTTATTACCATCAGAATTCATCTTTCTGATTTTATTTTTAATTTCAGAAACGGTAACATTATCACTTGCCAATTTTAATAACTTTAAACTACCTTTAGATTTAGCTTGAGCCTCTTCTACTTTAGCCTTAACTTCTTCTTTAAATTCAGGTTGGCTGTCGGGTGCAATTTCAGTCCAAATCGTATAGTGTTTTCTTTTAATATTACCCGGATTGTCCTCAAAGAAAATCTGAACAACATTATAACCTAAGTTATATGCGGTATTAGCGAACTTAGTAAGTAAGGTAGTTTTACCAGTACCAGTAGGTGCTAATACAACCCCTAATTCTCCGATTCCCAACCCACCCTTAAGTAAGTTGTCGATTCCCACAATACCTGTCGGTAATGGGTGTCTAAAATCCTTCTCTAACGCTCCATCGATATCATGAAATACATCTGTTGCCTCATCGTTGGAAATACCAACTTGTAATGCCTTTTGTATAATTTCCTCAATTTTATTATAAGCCTCAAACTCACCACTTTCAATAATACTCTGCACACTTTTTAACTCTCTTTTTAAGTTTTGTTGTTTACAGAAATTAAGTGCCGTGTCTTTTACATATTCAATTTGAGACTCGTTATTTTTAATCGCTTCTAATGTATCGACGTGAATTTTAGAGGAATCTTTATTACCACCTTCGGCCATAATTTTCTGAGCCAATGTATTGTAATCAGGGATTTTGTTGTAATTACGATACAACTCCTTCGTGTTTTCCATAATAAATCTGAATGAGTTATTATCAAAAAATTTACTTTCTAATACATCAATAATTGTTTCTCCGTATTTCTTATCTTCAATGATTGCTTTGATAAGGGATTGTTGAAACGAAAACCCCAAATACCCAAAATTCCTTTCTTCCATAATGTTCTTATATATATTGTTTTTCTTATAATTCGTGTCCTAAATAACTTGTTTCCAATTCTTCCGAAGACAAAATGTCTGTCAAATCTGACAAAATTCTCTTTAATCTTGGGCGAATATCTACCGTGTATCTCGCCTTTGGGTGGTAAAGGTATGCGGGAAACTGTCTTTGAATAAATACATCTTCGCCTAGCTTTATTTCTAATAAAAAATGTTCTTTTTCTAAAGTTGCCGTATCATCCACAGCCTCTAAATTGAGGATATAGTTTTGATTCTCACATAGGTAGTTGGAACTTTTTATTTTCAAATCTTCCATAAAATCTTCAGAAATATTTTTTATGTAGTAATGAAGATCCATTGAACGTCTAGCTTGTTCAACATGGTCTCTAACGTTAAAAAATCTTTGACAGACAATGTGTCCTTCTAATGATAACAAGAACTCAAATTTAGTTATGTTATCTTGGTTTTGGTAATCTCTACTCATAGGGTCTTACTTTAATTGTTTTTATTTTGTTATTGTTTATGTTTTTTTCTTTTCTTGTTAATCTAAGAAAAGGGTTTAAAAAATTAATCCACGCATCTTCTGATTTTGGTAGAACGGTGAAAAGTCCATCTTCTTGCATCATTTTCATTGCGTTTTTATATGACCTACCTTCTTGGTCCAACGATTCACTTATCAATAGGTTAATAACCTCTTTTGCATCATCCGTTAAAAACGGTTCATCCAAACTTACAATTCGATTGTTTACGTCGAAGAATTCCTCACCAAGAACTCCGTGTTTTGTTACACCAGTTAAAAAATTTGCAATTAACTTATTGTGTTTATCTTGTTCAAATAATAGGTTACATCTATCTTTAACCTGTTCAACCGTAATTGGTTGATTTTTTAGTTCAGGAACCAAAGACAATAATCTTTTAAGTCCCATTCCTCTTATTCCTGCAATGTTATCTGATGGATCTCCACATATCATTTTAACTAACCGAACGTTCTCAATGAGAATTTCTTCGTGTTCGTAAACGATTATATCATTTTGTGAATATAATTTCCTGTGTGAAGGATTGTAAACTTGTGTGTTTTCTGAAACGAGTTGTATTAAATCCCCGTCTGATGAATAAATAATTTTCCTTTCGTTGGGTGAATTTTGAGTATAGTAAGCGATGTTGTCATCAGTCTCACAATACTCAAATTCCCCTTGTCTTACATATAGTTCTTCAAGATATTGTTTAATCCTATCTCTCTGATATAAATAAGATTGTAAATCCTCTTCTGTTCTAACCCTTTCTCTTCTGTTTTCCTTATAATGAGCATAAATCTTTCTTCTATTTTGCGACCCTTCTCGACCATCCCAAAAAACAACAATCTTGTCTAATTGGTATTCCTCGAAAGACCTTCTTAAGGTGTTTAGAAAGTGGTAGATACCACCTATATGTGTTCCTCTATAAAACACATTCTTCGCTCCGTAATAACCAATTGTTAAAAGATTATCACCATCAACAAGTAAAACCGACATTCATTTAATTTAAAGATCACTTTCTTCTGTTACAACTTCTACGTCCGTAATGTCTGTAACATTAACACCTAACATCTTACTGATGTAATCACCACTTTCTTTTTTATACTCTTCGATAGATTTCTTCTCTTCAGCGTCTTCTCTACCTGGCATAAATCCGTGTGATGTAACCAAGATACGTCCATCCTCATATCCTAAACCATTGATGTGGTTTTTCATAATTGAGATTTTAGTTCTTGTTGCAATTTTTACTTTTCTTTTATCTTTAGTGATTGAGATTTTTGTTGTTCCCGCACCTTTTTGATTACCAAATAAGAATACTATACTTGAGTTTAACCAAATTGCTTCTCCACCTTTTGCTTTAATCTTTGGTTGTCCAAAAGGATTGTCAGGTAATTCTACCCAAGGTTGGTTAACAATGATTAATGTGTTCGTATAAGGTTTATCTGTCCTTCTTGAACCTGATATACGTTGGTTGATACCCATTCCAATTTTGTCAGCCAAAACCGACGCGTTGTGTTGTTTACCACCTTTACCATCGTAAGTCATTTTACAAGGAACTGAACCTACCGAATCCCAAAGAATTAATAAATCGTGAGGTAATTCTCCTTTTTCTTGAGCGTCTAATAACTCATTAATATATTCTGTAATTTGTTCAATATACTCAAAATCACTATTAAAAAGGTAATCTTGAGATTTATCAAAACCCATTAATTCAGCATGGTCCCAACTCCATTTTTGTTCTGTAATAACAAATACAGGAACAACCCCTTTCTTTTGAGCATCTACTGCCGCTTTAACTAATGCTGTAGTTTTACCCGTATCACTATGTCCTAACAACATATTGATATGACCCATTGCTGGACCTGGAATACCACAAGCGTCTAAGAAAGCATCTCCTAAATCAAAGAAACGATCTGGTTTATATTCTGCCTCTTTCGAGTATTTTTTCTTAATAGCCGAGAAATCTGTTTTTTTAATACCTGCCATGTTTTTGTTTTTAAAAATGGGGTGGATATTTCACCACCCCGTTAAATAATTAGAATGGTAAATCACCATCCACTTCTGCGTCATCTTGTGGGTCAACAACAGGAGTTGAAGACTTCGGTGATCCGATAGTTTCTTCTGTTGTTAAATTAGAAACCCATTTACTACTTGCAGTGTCCCAACGTGGAACCTCACCTCTTGCAACCATTTCCAAATAATCATCGCCCTTTTTAGAATAAACATCAGACCAAGTTAATTCATCATCTAACCATGTTTTTGCAACATTAGCGTCAGAATGTAATGCACTTGGGTCGTCGTTTAATACCGAATTAATAACTGTGTATTCTTTACCTGTTCCCGCCTTTGTTAAGGTTAAAGATAAGATTAAGTCACGTCCATTTTCAGGATTGGTAACATCACCTTTGTTACGGAAGATTGGGAAGATTTTATCAATAACACCATCACCTTTGTGATTATGTTTAAATCTCCAAAATTTAACTCCATCCGCTTCGTGGTCACGATCGATAACTTTTACGATATAAAATTTACGAGAACGATAGTTACGTGCTAATTCTTTGTCAGAATCCACACCACTCATCATTAAACCTTCATAAACTTCATTTAATGGGGAACGTTTTCCTTCCTGTGCTGGGTCGTATAATTTTACCCATTTTCCGTCCACTTGAACTTCGTGGAATTTCACCTCAACAAATGGAGATGAACCGTCTTTTGTGGGTAATATACGGATACGTCTTTCTTCACCCTTAGAACCCTTAGGTAATACGGTTGTGAAATAACGTTTTAATCTATCCTCGGAGGATATCTTGTTGTTGCCACTTGTGGCGTTTTTGTTTTTTTCGTACTGTGCTAGTACTGCGTCAAATGTAGACATGTGATTTTGATTTAAATTTTAATAATCATTTATGTTATAATATACATAAAAAAACCCAGACTGTAAAATCTGGGTTAATTTATTTTAAAAGTATTTTTTCTTACCAACTAATAACATAATCATTATTGGTTCCCATAAAATCGTTCTTAGTATGAACCTTATAACCATAATTTGTTAATGTGGTTACTATTGCACTATTCACATATCTTGGGTCTAACTTAATTTGATATAGTCCTTGAGCTGTTGCTCCCGATATTAAACCATCAATATATGTTAATGAACCTGTTGCCGTATTTGAAGCCGTTCTTGCTGCTGATCCTGATTGCATCTTAAATATTTTTTTTTGTTTTTATTCTAATGTTAATAGATATGTTATTTTATTTAATAATCCTAAAATTTCATCACGTATATTCATTATATCCGTATCTGTTGAATCGAACTCATCATTCCATTGGATTAACGCCTCTTTAGATGTTTGTAACATCTCTTTTAAATCCAATTCAGTTAAATTCACAATGTTTAGTGCCTTATCATCATTCTCCAATGTGAATCTACCATACTTACCCATCGCGGCCTCAGCGAACGTGTCTGTCAAATCAACTAATCCTTCATATAACTTGTCAAAGGCTTTATGTCTTGCGTAACCTTTGGTTTGCCAATGGTTAATCTTAACTTGAGCCTGAAGTTCCATAAGGAACTTTATTTTAGAAGCTATATTCATCTTTTTGGTCTTCGTTTGGGTTAAATGAACTTCTTAACGCATCAGGTGCATAGTTCTCAACATCATCCTTAGTTAATACATATTCGTTCTTACCACTAGCTCTCATTTCACCTTGTTTGTGTGCAAAGAATTCTTGTGGTTTTTCATTAAACGGATAGGAATCTAAAGATCTCATTTCAAGTTTTTCAACTTCACTTTTAGGTTTGTTAGCTTCAACCGACGCTCCCAATTGGTCTATCTTAGCCATTACTTGGTCCATTTGAGCCAACTTACCTTCTAAGTCATTTAATTTAGTGAATACGTCATCCATTTTATTAATAACCGCAGAATTGTCTTGTTTATTATTTTCAAGATCGTTTTTGATATTCTTAGTCATGTTAACTAAATCTGTAATATCAATTTCTTCTGTATCTCCTCCCATACCTGCTTCATCCATTGGAGGAGTTCCCATATCACCTGCCGGTGGTGGGGTGTCCATTGGTGCTCCCATATCTCCCGCTGGTGGCGGTGGTGGAACATCCGTTGGTACATCTGTCGGTGCGTCTATTGGTGCATCTATTGGTGCAGGTGGTGGAGCATCTTGCTCTGTAATCATTTTCTTACTATACTTGTTGATAGCATTAAAACGTTTAACTTCTTCTAATAATTTTTTCTCTAACATAGTATTAATCTTGTAATAATTGTCTACCGTCGTTTGTAACGTATTTTTTATTTATTCTTTCAACGATTCCGTCTTTTTCTCTGATTGTGTAACATTCTCCTGTTACTATATCACATTCTTCTCTTTCCATACCGTCATTAGATACGTTTTTAACTTTTTTAGGGTTTAAAAACTGATCCATGGTATCATTTAATCTATTATTTTCCATAATATTTGTTTTATATGTATAAATATCCCAACTTTTATTAATATTCTTATTATTCAATTTTAAAGTATACTATATGACCCTCTTCCAATTTTAAATCTCTCATTAATTTACTTGATAACGCAATTCCATATGGTTCCGTTTCTTTCATTACATCAATAGGTCCTGAGAATTTTTGAGGAATTGTTGGGTTATTACTTCTATCGACATCAAATACAGTCTCCACTTTTACTGTTTTACCATTTGTTTTTGGGTTAAAAAATGTTGTTGTAGTTCCAGAGACACTAATCTTATCCATTACGAATTTAGTTGTATAGAATTGATATTCGTTAGTATATTTAAAAGCGGTCTCCCATGTTACAGTTGGTTTTGCTTGAGAGGTTGATTTTGATATAATTGACATAACTGAATCGTTATTTAACATATAGTTTTTTTCACCCATAGTAACCGCTTGTGCTCTTAACCACGTACCCGATGGATGTGTTACTTGTGTAATATATCTAGAATTATTAAAACCATTATATGGAATACCTGACTTTGTAATATCGGCCTCCGTTGTGGTTACCTCACCATTAACATGATATTTAGGGTCACCAAGATCATATGTGAATGTTCCATTGGATGTTGTAAGTTGTTGACTTGTTGTTGTTACCTTATCCGAACCATTAATTCTATTAACCGCCTTTTGTTGTATTTTGTCAAATAACGTTCTATAACTTGACATAAATGAATCTTTCAAGTCAGGTAACGCCGTGTATGGCATTCTTGACCCTTTAAATGTTGTTGTCATAGAACCATTTCTAATTGAATGTGAAACTTCAGTAATCCAATATGTTCCTTTAAACATTGGAATATTCTTAAGATAAAAATACATTGTTGGTTGAATCATTGAATTACCCATACATGTTACATCACATGAATATGCCGCTTGTCTATAATAATCATATAAACCAATATCCACATTATGTGATGCTGAACCTGATTCAGACCTTGCCAAATTTTCTAATACGTAAAAAGATTCACTTGTATTTTTTATTGTTGCTTGGTCTAATGTAACACCTTTAAATATACTTTGATTTTGGTCACCAAAACTAACCTCAAATGCAACAACTTTATTTGTTTTAGCTAAATCACCCGTTTTAAAAACTTTAGGTAATGTTATCATAATTGGGTTATTATTAACATTTCCAATATTAAAACTATCATCAGTAAATTTATACTTACTGTTGTCTTGCATATCTGGACGTGTTGAATTTTTACCAACATACTGTATAATAATTTTAGGTGATGACTCTTGATAATCGACCTCTAAAAATGTTCCGAATAAATTCTGAGCAATTTTTTTAGACGGAGTTAACTTTGGTGTGTTTGAAAAGTTGGTTCCGTAGAAATTTATATAGGATGGGAGTGCTCTTATATCAAATCCAGTTCCTTGTAATAAAACAGATATGGAACCATATAAACTTTGTTTTACGTTTTTGGGGTCACCCAAACTTTTTAACCTTGTAATATCAAAATAATAATCATTACCAATATCCTTATTTGCTTTATCTAAGAATAAGAATTCCTCTAATAACGATTTCTGTCCAATTGAGTTTCCCGCTATCCATTTATCATTCATGGACTTAAAGAAATTATATAATTCAACCTTTAATGGTTTGTTATTATAACCATCAAAAAAATCAATTTTTGTTTGGTCTTGTTCAAAATTAAACTCTTTAAATCTTAATGTCAATTCTTGTAAAAATCTATCCAATCTTTCATCTGCCCTTCCTGGTTCTGTAAAAATTTTTTCATTAAGATAGTCTTTAAATAATTTATTTGTTAAATTAAGTTTTTTAAATCCAGCATAAATATAAATAATGGGTCTAAAAATTAATAAATTTTCTTCACTAAATTCAACATCGTTATCAATAAAAAAATCTTCATAACAACCATTTGTTGATCCTGAAAAATTTTCAGGTTCTACACCTAAATATAATTTTATTAAATTTCTTCTTTCCAATTCATTTTGTGGTGAGGTTGGGTCTTCGTATGGTTTATATGTAAAACTATTATCTTTATTTTTACCAATAAAACCGACTAAAACGTGTGGGTCTATTTCCTTAGGATTACCAATTGTAATTTTAATTAAATTATTATTTGATAAAATAAAATTTGTGATACTCTCTAAATTAGTTTTTTGTTTATTTTTTAAATCTTGAACTTGTATAGAAGTGTCGTCTGTCTTTTTTGTTACCGTAACAATTTCTTTTAATAAATCTTGAAAATTACTATAAACAACATTTTGAAACGGTTTATCAGATACGTTTAAATTAAACCTTTCAGAAGCAAAGTTTAGAAAATATTTTTCAAATTCATCTAATATTGGAGGACTGAATGTGGCAATTAAATCCATTACCTTTTTATAATTTGAACCTATGCCATAACTCCCTGATATTGTTGTTTCACATTCAATAGGTGAATTAAATGTTTTTCCACTGAAATTATCATTTAATAATTCATCGTCCCATATAATTCTAAAGTAATTTTGTTCTTCAATTGAAAAAGTATTATTTGAACTTGTAGATTCACTTATTTTTGATTTTTTTTCACCTATACGAGTATTTCCACCCACGGATGGTAATAATGTAAATTTTGTATCCTTTGAATCTAATTTTGAATTATCGACATATTGTGTCCAATAATTCAATGTTCCTCCAGTACTTGTTTTTACATCATTTTTTACGTTTAACACTCCTCTTGATATTGATTCGGTATAACCAGTTGTGCCGCTGGTTACAAAATCATAATAACTATAACCATTTACTATACTATGAAATACATCGTCATAATAGGGATGAATACCAACATTTTTATGTCCTGTAATAGGAATTATAAGTGGAAAAATACCGATAGTTGTATCGTTATATGAAATTAAATTTGTATCAATTTGATATAATAAACCATTCCCATTATCAAAAAATGTCGATCCGTCAATTGTATTCGTTGTAAATCCAGTTGTGATACAACCCTCTTTTGTTAAATTACCAAGACCATCATAATGGTCACCTAAAATATCTTTTCCTTCGGTTAAGTATTTTTTATATCTATGATAAATGGAACCCCATTTTAACATTAAATGATATGGAACATATTGTGAAGAACCAATTTCCCTAAATAAAGAAGAAACTAAAACTTTATTAACATTTTCAGTTTTTATTTCATCTAAACCAACAAATGGTAATGAATTTAATAGAAGATAAGCCGAACCGGCATATTTTCCATATGAACTATTAATTGTAATATCATTAAAATCTGAAAATAATTGTTTGTGAAAATAAGGTGTGTTTAAAATATTTGTGGATGTATCAACTACATTAAACTTTTGTGAAAATAAATTTACCGTTGCACCACTATTTTTAACCCAAAATTTAGGATCTATTTTACCTGATATAAATCCTTGTGTTGTGTCTATATTTAAAAAATTTTTACAATCTAATAAATTGTCGTCTATTGATGTTCTACCTGTTTCAATATAATTTAAATATGTATTTGAAGAAAACGGATATATATTTTTTCTATATGTTTCGGGAATATAATTTTGTAATTCTGTATCTAAAAGTTCAAATGATTTTTTATCATTATAATCATTTGATATTTGATATTGTTCAATATTAAATGATTGAACCTCATAAAAAGCCTTTAAATAATTCGTTGTTGGTAAGTTATCTTTATAATACGCATATTTTTCAAATGGAGATAACTTATTTAATTGATTAATTAATGTTGTTTTACTGGTAACATTTTCTTTTAATATTTTTCTAAGACTTCCTTCGTTTTTAACCGATTCTGATATATTATTAAACTCTACATCTACTAATTGTTTAATACTATATGCATTGAATGAATCTATTAAAGTAGAATTGAAAGCCCTTTCATATATTTCATATAAAAAAGAATCGGGTTCTTTATTAACATATGGTATGATACTAGAAATAGCATTTGATGTGCTGATTTTTTTTATTTTTTTAATATCAACATCATTTTCTGGTTGATTGGTAATTTTACTATTACCACTTTCTTTTTCCGCTAACGGGTCAACTTTGTTGGTTGCAATACCAATATAGCTTTCTAAAAATGCAACCTCAGGCCATCTAACTGAATTATCTGAACCTAATAAGGTTTGAAAATCAGGGTCACCTGGATATATAATTATATTTTCTTTATTAAGAACTGTGGCCTTTAATTCTGGCCATGGATATATTGATTCTCCTTTACTTTCTTTAGAAAAATTACCTACTATTTTTTTTCTTGTGTCTGCTTGGTCAAATGCCTTATTATGGACATCTTTCATAATACGTATTAAAACTTCTGCGTTTGATAAAATAACCGCAAATAAATTTCTAATTGTTGGTTCAAATCCAAAACCGTTCTTTTTATTACGAACAATTTCGTTCATTTTTTTCTCAACATCTTTCTCCAATTTATCTCTTTGTTGTTGAAAGTTTTTTCTAATTTCTCTTATGCCGTTTATTAATTCATCAATTTTAACAACTACTTTTTTATCATCATCTTCTTTAACATAAAGATTAACATCTCCGATAGTGCTAACCTTTAATCCTCCTTTTGTAAAAGAAGAACCCGTATTATTAATCATTGTTGGTTGTCCTTCTTTTATTAAATTTTCAGCAAATAATTGACTTTTTGTAATCTTACCTTCTTTTCCAATATATAAATTAAATAAACGTTCTAACCTTCCTTCCTCCAATCCTGAAATATATAATCTACCATCTTTAATTTTATCTTTTTCATTTACATAATACCATTGGATTGGGTTTAATGGGTCAGTAGGATTAGGTTCCATCATAGATGGAACGGGGTTGGTTTCTAAACGTTCTTTAGCCCAACCTCTAATTGATTTTTCAAAGTCATCAATATTTTGACCGAATTCTTTCATTGCCGCAAATAATCTCATATCTACAACTTGGTCAAATATTTGTTTTTCTAATAATGAATCTAATGATTCACCAATTGTTAAAACTTCTCGTAATGTTTTAATGGGAAAATCGTTTGGTATAAGTCCTTTTAATTTATATTCATTATAAACCGTTTTTAATATTTCATAACCTCTTGAAGATTTTTTGATTGTTTCAAGTTCTTTAAGTGTTATTGTATTTGTTTTATCTGATTTAACAGACTCACTTGGAAAAAGATATGGCGCATTTAAAATACCTTGTAATGGTATATCGGATAACCACGCATATGTTGACCCAACGAATGATGTATTAACCTCAAAATTACCGTTTGATTCATTGAATTTACTACTGAACTTTACTAAGTGTAATCTATACTTTATAGCTTTACCATAAAACCCTTTTACTGTTAAATAAAATATTGGCCATGGGATATGAAAAAACGCTTGATATGGTGAATTTTCAGGTGATTCAAATAACGTCTTACCTCTTACATCTAAAAAATTAATAGTTATTGTTGGTATTGCATTAAAACCTTTAATATCTATTTTAATATCATTAATACCAAATGTTTGTCCCGATTTGTCAGATTGGTAAAATTCACCTGTTGGATTTCCTTTACCGTCTTTTTTTTCTTGTGTATTTAAAAATGCGTTAGTCCATGAAGTATCATAATCTTGTCCGTCTCCGTTTTTAAGAAAATTTAAAGTTCCACTTGCAATACTTGTTAATGTATTAGAATCCGTATTTGATGTTAATGTTGATCTAGATATTATATCCGCCTCAAGATTAACATACATAACTAATTTTTCCGCCTTAATATTTCTTGGGGAAATGTTACCCTGATTGTCGATAGTAGAGTTTGGGTCAATATAAATTAAATTATTTTGATCTACCTTAACATGTATATCCTCACTATTTGATACGTTATTTTTCACCATAATATAGATTATACAATTCTACACCTCTTTTGTAATCTTGTAAAGAGCTAATTAATGGATATGGTATTCTTAAAAAGAAATTATCGGGTATCTCAAATTCTATCCCTCCAGCCGTTGGGTTTGATTGTAATATCAACCAACCGAAAGTAGGACTACCATAATACTCTTGTGACATTTTATCCAATCTATCTTTACCTTTTTTATATTGTATGTATTTGTCTGTTCCTTTAATCGCAATTTCTATACCCGGTACAATTCTAAATTTACCGTCATCTATAAAAAATTGATATCTGTCAAAATAATCTCTACTCATTATCTATAATAATTTAATTTATCTGTAACATTATGTTTTTGACCAAATAACCATTTTATTTCATCGGTTGTTGGAATTTCAGATTCACTAACGTCTAATGGTGGCATCGTATAAACAACTGGTTTACTATTTTTACGAATTGGTGGTTTTCCAAACTTTAATTTTTCCTCTTTTATTTTAGTAAACCATTTAGTAATACCGTCTTTAATTTTAGGTGAAAGTGAATAGTCTTCTTGTGGTAATGGAATTTCAACTCCTACAATAATATCATCGACACTATTCTTTAATATTGCATTTAATATATTTTTTACAACGTCATGTGTTATTACTATATTTTCAAAATTTAAACTTGTGTCTAACTTTTCATACATTTTTGTTGTGTTACTATTAATATAATCAATATTCGTACTATAATTTGAATAAAATTCAATTGGATTAAAATCTCCAGTTCCTAATGTTAATTTGGTAGATTTATTTTTTTCAGTTTTAACATCATAACTATTTTGAGTTATATAGTTTAATTTGTCTAACGATTCAATTAATTCATTTCTTTTTGTTTCAAACTCTTTAATACTTTTTAACTCATTAATTTCATTTAATTTTGTTGATGTTATATTAATTATATTATTACTTAATATTTGATTAATGTCTGTTTGGTATTTTTGTGGTATAATATTATTTAAGTCAAACGTATCAATCAAATATAAAGGATTTGAATCTTTTAAATATGTATTTAATTTTGTAGATAGGTCATTAATATAGGTTGGTAATGTTTTATCTTTATATAATCCAAATAAACTAATTGGGGTACTTGTTATAGTGAATACGTCGTAAGTATTAATTTTTCTATAGTCTTTATTAATAATTAAATTTGTTAGTATTGAACCATTGGATGTTAATACATTATTATAGAAACTCTCGTATGATGTAAAATATGTATTTGTCCTTTTAAAAAGTTCATCAACTACAGTTGTATAATTAATTGATGGTTGCATAGGTTCTAAAGTTCCAATATATTGACCTTCAACCGAACCTTTACCGTTACTATCTTTTAAACCTGTTGGTGGTATAAGTGTGTCATTTAAACTTTGTATAAACTCTTTTGTAAATTCGTTAGCATCTTTACCACCTATTTTTGTATTGGTTGATTCCGCTCTTTCATCATACATTTCCGTATTTGCAAAGAAATTAGATGATAATGCGTTTTGTAATCTCTCAATCGGTTTTTCTAAACCATGTCCTCCCAAGAAACTTATTTGCATTGTAACACTGGCTATCATTGGTTGGATGCCAATACCTTCAGGATTTAAATCCCATGTATTTTCCTCAAATTGTATATTGAGGTCTTTTATAATAACTTTTGAATTATAAAAATCTCCAACTCTTAACACACAGATTGGTGGTGGTCCGAATGTTGTATTTCTTGCATTAATATCTGAATTGTCAGATATACCTTTAACAGGTATTGTATTTCCAGGTCTTAAACATTGTTGTAAAAATGTTAAACGTGAGTTTAACCCCTCTGGTGTCATTGAGTGAAAACCCGGATGAAAGTATCTTAATTTTTCTTTCAAAGAACTATAAATCATTGGTGAAGTTTCCTCTAATTTCTTAAAGTAATATTCTTCCGACAATGTTTTCATTATAATTCTTTTCATTAAATCTATCGGTGGTTTAGTTTTATTTGTTGGTATTACCCCTGTTGGTGTAAGTGTGTTTTTTACCGAAGCATTTGATGATGGTTCTGTCTTTTTTATTTTATCATATTCAACTGAAACTACGGATGATCTACAACCATAAGATAGTGGTGTATATTTTGATAAATCATTACCTGTTTTACCTGTATATTTTATTTTACCACATTCAATTTTGTCAATATTTGCATTTGATCCGTAATTTGTTGTTCTGATTATTATACTTTTATCTCCTTCATAACCTAGATTTGTAAAACTATATGATTTCTCATATGGATACACTTCAAGTCCAGCGGCAAACTTTATACCTTCTAATTCTTTAAAATCCCATTTATTTTCTGCAGGTGGATCTGTCTTTTTTATTTTATTGATTACAGTTTGAAAAATTGAATGTGATCTTCTTACTGATAATTTATAATTTTCATCACTACCATCTCCGGCACCAGAAGCTGTGGAACTAACTAATATAACAACATCACCTTGTATATTTTTATTTTCTAAATTAGTTTTTAATGTTTCTAATGTTGTATTAAAACTTGTAAAGGAGGTTTCATTATTTGTTAATAACGTAGTTAAATCTGTTACAATATTATTTATTGTTGTTCCTGATTCAAAACTTTCTAATGTTTTTTTACCAAAAACAGAAATTCTATCTGAATCATCTATTGGGTCAGTTCCTGTAACTAATGATTGTAATGTGGTGGTTAAAGTAGTTATACTATTTGTTTTATCAATTGTTATAGCGTCATATGATTTATTTGAAATACTGCTATTTTTAACTCCTGGTAAATTATTTGGAAAATGAAGTATATATTTTTCTGTTACATTTTCTTTATTAGCATCAGCTGTCGATGTTCCACCTGGATTATTTACAACTTGTGAAGAAACGGCATTTTTATATCTTTGAATATCATTAGGGTTACCATTATTACCTAAGTAATTTTGTATCATCGTAATGTCATCACTATCTAAATTAGAATATTGTCTAATTAAACTATAAAAATCGATATCTTTCGCACCAGCAAAAAATGCGTTTATATAAGCATCCGTATCTGTTTCATTAACAGATTTAAAATGTTCTCTTATTAATAAATTTAATATACTTGGGTGATCGACAACTACTTTAAAAGAAATTGTTCCATTTCTTTCACTATTTTGATATGTGTAAATTGGTTCTGGACGACCTAAAAATAAATTAGGTTCCCATTTTGCACTATTTTGTTCCGATACTTTTAAATCATATGGTGGAAACCACATAACACGACCTCCATTAGGTCCTCTTTCTGAATATGGTAAATCATTAACTGTATATCCTGGTAATGTTGATGCCGCCCACGCTAAATTCTCAATAGATAACATATATTTTTTAGCATAAAAACCTTTTCCATTTGGATTTCTAACTATATTAGATGAACCTGGAAAATCTTTACTTGATGTTCCATCTGACATTGGAGCCATATTAAGGTTCCAAGTATTTGTCATTACACTACTATCAAATCTTCTTATACCTGTTCTTCTAAAAGGGGTCTCACCACCTTTATAATATGGTTTTTTTGTTGTTTCTTTATAAAGTGGCATTGTATTACCATATGTAAGATATGGTCTATCCTTAGTCCAAACTCTCGCATATTCAACTCCAATATCTCTTCCTGAATTATCCATATAACGAACACCAGAACCTCTTGAAATTAATGTATCTCCGTCTTTAAAATATTTACTTGTCTGATCTAAAACACGACCTATATGAGATAACGCATCACCACCATTTTGTGGTTTTGAGTCTAATATTTGTTGTGTAGTTTCAAGTATTGAATCTGTTCTAAATTTAAAATCAGTTGATTTTGTTTTACCTAAACCTGTAATATCGGACTTATCGGTTCTATTTTTACTAATCCAAGTTAAATTACCACCTATTGGTCCGTTCTCAATTATACTTTTTGTATTATGGAATAATTCGGCGGATACCTTATCATACATAAGGGTTAAATAATAACTACTTCTTGTTGGTCTTCCACTAAATAAATCAGTTGTTGCGTTTTTTACATTATTTTCCCTATCATCACCGATATAAGCACCACTATTTGGTGCTTCCATACCTAATAAACTTTTTACACCTTGAGCAATTTGACTAGGTATTTTACCTAATTGAGTTGACATTTGTGATCTTGCCGTTGTGGTATAATCTGGAGCATACTTTGAATATGATAATAAATCAAATAATCTATTTTTTGATGAACTACCCATATGTTCAATCAATATATCCGATGGTTTTCTTGATGGTAAAGGTCTTCTCTGAATACCCACTATTGACCCTAAAACACCCGTTAAATCCTGCCAAACCTTAGTTCCTGTGGAAACATCCGTTGGTCTAACATTAATCGGATTACGAGGATTTGTTAAGTAATCTCCTGGTATTGTGCTAAACGGTAATTGAGTTCCCGCAACAGTCTGTAAAAAATCAATTCCCTTACCTAATAAACTACTTGATACCGTAATACTTTCATTTCCCTCAATTAAAGGTTGTTTACCTCTAATAATATTAATTAACGTGTTCGTATTACCACCTAAAGCCTCACCTATCTTATTTTTTGCATTAATTGCGGTATTAAGATTTTGACTTATTCTAGCTAAGACAGGTCCTTGTGGATTTGTTCTAATATTATTCGCAGCAAATTTAAATAATTCAGATTCAGTATCGTAGTTTTTTGTTAACATGATACCGATTAATGTATTATTAGTCTGTGTAAAATAGGGATATAAATTTAAATTAGCCCTTCTTGGTATATCTTTGATTGTATCTTTAACCAAAAATTCAGTTGGTTTAAAAATATTAAATTTTTGTGGTAATGATAAGTCATTTTTTCTATTACCATCTACTTGAGGTAGTAATAAATTTTCACTATCTCCTAAACTTTGAACTGTATAATTTGAACTTGTAAATGTTTTAGGGGATGGACTTTTTCCGTAAACAGGATTTAATGTCCTTTTTAACATTGCGTCCCTAAAATCTTTAGTAGCGTCAAAATCTAGGTATTTCGGCATCTTATTCTTTTATCTATAAATAGATAATATATAGTTTTTTTAATTGTATTAATAATCTTTATCTACTTGGTTGGTAATAAAAAAGATCGACCTGAAGTATTCTCTAATGTTGAACCGTCTGGCATTCCGACTGTGGTAAATTTAAAATTAACTAAATGTGGTATTGGTTGGTCTTTACCATTACCTTTATCGTAAAATTCTTTTAATCTTCTATTTTCCGCTTCTAAATTTTTAATATCTCCTCCACCCATACCATAGATTGATTTAAGTTTTTTATCTATATTTTCAGGTTTAAACGTCTCTCCAAAAGCACCTTTAACCGCCACACTTAATGTTTCAATGGTTTTATTAAGTGTTGTTGTAATTTGATTTTCAAAACCTAATAATATTTGTTTAGATTGTTGATCGGTAGCTTTAGCCCATGTTTGAGCCACACCTTCTAAATTTACAGCACCTCTTTCTTTATCAACAGTACCCGTATATTCATTTCTACCTACTAATTTATTTTTACCTCCTTGTACTATCTCAGCAGATATGGATTGTAAATAGTTTTCTGAGTTTTTCATTGCGGTAAATTGTCCCTTTGCAATATCCTCAGGATTCATTTCTTCAAGTTTCTTTCTATTTTCTTTTAATATTTCTACTTGTTTATCCGTTAATTCAGATAATTTTACCTCACTTTTATTATTAAAATCTTTACCAAATTTTTCCATTAAACTTTGTGGTATTGTGATTTGCATCTCACCACCCTTCATTTGGGACATATTGGTTAAAAATTCTTGATCCTTAGGGTCTATATTAAGACCTCTAGACGCTAACGCCTGACCAGCTGAAATTCTTTCATTTGCGGCAATAGCACCTTGAGCAAATTCTTTATAATCAACACCTAAAGTTTTTGCCATTTCTTTTGCTCTCCTTAAATTGGCACCTGTAATTTCAAATCTACCTTGTTCTTGATTATATGTGGCTAAACCAGAAGCGGCACCATGTAATGCGTCTTGTAATCCCTCAACATCATTTGTTGCCATATACATTAACTTAAGTGGATCGTTAAGGTCTCCTATGGCACCACCTAACATTTGCATATTTGCAGTTAATGATATTGCATCACTTGGGTCCATTACTTTGTCCGCTAATTTAAATGCTTCATCCATTTTCATTCTAAATTCCGTCGCCTTTTGAGACATTCTAGTTAAACCTTCAACTCCATTTTTAAACCCATATTCATTTAATTTTCCTAAATTAGTTTGTATATCTTTTAATACAGTTTTAGAATTTAAACCTACAGATAATGAATCTCTACCAGCTTTATTAATTTTAGCTAATGTATCTGACTGACCAAGACCAATTTTTTCAAATTCAGACATTGTATTACCCATTTCCAACATTGTTGTTCCAAACGCTCTTGTTGTTACAATGGTCTTTTCCATTGTATCTTGAGATATTAAATTAAATCTACCAGAAGTCTCAGCTAATTTTGTTGTTAATTCAGTTAAATTTTTAATATCAAAACCTAATCTAATTGCACTTGGAACTGTTTCTATAATTGAATCTCTATAAGCTCTGGATAATTCTCCAGTAATACCCATTTTTTCATTGATGTCAGTATGTAATTGAGATTCTCTTTCTATTTGTTTTAGAATTTCGTCCCCCAAATTTTTTCCTAATTTTTCAGGAGTAACATATGTGTCTGTCTTTTCAGAAAGTCCTGATTTTACGTTCGCCGACGCATTTAACACAGATCTAGGATCTGTAATACTACCTCTGTTTGCGGATGTTTGTGGATTATTACCACCTTTAAATGATGAAGATGGTTCTCCCCTAAAAGATGATTCAGTTGCTCCGTCAATTACGTTATTATTTTCACTTTTCCATTTACTAATTGCTTCACTTGCGTTTCTTGACTCACTTAATATTTTTGAATAATTGGGCATACCTATAAATACTATTGAGTATTATTTTCTAATTCAATTATATAATTAACATAATATCTTCTTAAATGGACGGGCATAGTTAAAACATCACCATATGTGAATCCTTTTTTAACTAAAAATAAAATTTCGTCTAATTGTCCTTTTTTATATTGAGTAGAAAGGGCGAAAGAACTCAACCCCGAACCCAATATTAACTTGGATTGTGTCTCCTGACGGGGTTGTTACTGTTTGGGTTAAATCTAACCCTGGTTTATTATCTTGAACGTATTTTCTAAAATTTTGTGAATCTCTTATTGGCATCAACTCCACAAAACTCCTAATTTTTAAAGCATCTTTTACTCCATTAATAGATTTAATCATCATTTCAAGTTGTTTTGTTATGATAGGAGCTACTCCGTTTCCGTTCCAACTTTCTTTAATTTTATTAATTTCGTCTTCTTGTTTTTGTGTTAAAAATTTAAAAGTTATATCAGTTTTACTTTTTTCTAAATAATAACCATATTCACCTTCAGAATTTTCAGTTAAATTAAAATCTTTTAATTTTAAAGATTCTAAATCTACAGTTGTTGTAAAATCTAAATTTGTTTTTGGGTCGGTAGTGGTGATATTATATTCTGTTCCAAAAGCAGTATTTCTTAAAAATATTAAAATTGCTTGTCTATCCTCCTCAACAACCTCATCAATTGGAAAATCTTTATCTAAAATTTTTCTTCTTAAAAGTTCACTAATAACAGTATTTGTACTTAAAAAACTTGGGGATGAAAGAATGTTCTCATCTGAAGCCGTTAAATAAGCAACTCTTAATGTTTTTCTTTTACTTGAATAATGTATTCCTCTACTTGGTAATTCAATTACATCGTAACCTATTGTTGGGTCAATTTTTGATTCTTCCATAATATCTTAATTTAAATAATAACTAGTTCAAAGTAAAGTTTTTAAAAAAGAAAAACCGATAATCTTTTGAATTATCGGTCTTAATATATGAAAAATTATAATATTAATAGATTAATATACATCTGTCCATTCTTAATGAACAATCAATCATGGCTAAATCATCTCTTGAGTAGTCCAATTCACCAAAGTTTAAATCAGTTAAGAAACAACCTTCTAATAACCATTTCTCAACCACAACTCCTGTTGGGTCTAACATCTCCAATTCTACATCTTTTTTATAACCAGCAGCATATCCCATACGACCTGTTACAGATTCAGCATGTAAACGGAACCATTCCATTAAAGCTTGAGCTGCTGAAGGTCCGATTGGATCTCTGAACTTTACTTTAATTTCGTTCCATTCAAATTGACCAGCAACATATGTTTTAGTGTTTAAAAAAGGAATCTCTACAGATTTTATTTTTGCACTTGGTCTTGCGGCTGAGGATACATACCATTCGTTTATACCCAAAGATGAGTTAAATCTTACAATAAATCGGTTTGTCCTTTTTGGTTCGTAAGGTGTCGGCATTTTCATTAATAAATCGGCCATATTGTGTGTTGTTAAATTTTTTTAGTTATTTACTTTCTTATAAATATATCCAAAAGGAAAATAATTTTATTTTAGATTAATTATATGAAAAAGGTTGTTTATGTCAATTATTTTTCGTAGTTTTTTACAGGCCCCAGTATCTAGTTCCAGTTTAACATTCTACTTAAATAAATTAATATTAATAATAAATACTAGTATATCTAGTTCCAGTATTCTGGGTATCTTATAAAGATATAATTATTATATAATATGGTTCCACGTGGAGCACAAAAAAAGGATACCATTTCTGATATCCTTCTTCTTTTTATATCTCCTTTTATATTAGATATTTTCAAATGAAGCTCCTGTTGGAGTAATAATGAATTCTACATCGATGTATTCAAGAGAACGAGTTGGTTTGATGTAAATCTTACCTCTCATTGTGTTTGCGTCGATATCCTCAGGATCGTTAGATACTGTTACACGGAAGTCATACAAACCTCTTTCTTTCTTAATTGCATCCAAGATAGGATTTACCAATCTTAAGAATTCGTTTCTTACCTGGTCATCGTTTTGTTCAAACAATAATCTTACAGAAACAGCTGAAATTAACTTTCTTGCTCTTAATAACAATCTTCTTACGTTGATTCTATCAAGTGCAGATTCTCTAACTTGTAACGTTTTGTTACCCCAAATAATGGTTCCTGTATCAGAGAATGTTGCAATTGGGTTAATTCTATTCTTATATAATACGTCTCTATCGTCTAAAGTTAATTTTTTGGTTGCTTTGACTGCGTTAACCAAACCTCTACTGTAACCCGCAACTGCGAACCAAGGATATGATACATTATCAGTTAAGGCGATATTTTTCAATACCTCACCTGTTGGTGGGATATATAATTGAGTTGCATTATCTACATCTCTTACTTGAATCCAAGGCCAATATGTTGCTGAGTAGTTAGAGTCAATTGAAGCACTGTCTAAAGCATTTACAATATCTTCCGTTGCAGAAGGACCTGTGATATTTGGTGAATTCATAACATATAAAGAATCCGCTCTATCTGTTTCAATCATGTCAATTGCTTGATTAACTAAAGAACTATGGTCGTAAAAGTTAATACCAGGGGTTGCAAATACGTTAATATCAACAGCTTCAGGGTTTGAATATGTTTCAATACCTTGTAAATAAGCATAATAGTCAGAATTACCGATAGTTGGATTAAACACACCTGTAAGTAAAACTTCTGACTTATAAGTTGTTTTACCAAAAATATAACGATCGTCGTTAGTCCTAACATTTCTATAAATGTCCCAACCATCTCTACCACCATATACTGCAAAAGCAAATTTACGATAGTTGATATTTGTTAATTTATTTGTTTCTTCATTAGTTTGTCCTTCTAAATCATATTCGGTAGTATGAAAAGTTGTACCTGTAATTGTTGCCGCATTTACGGATAAATGGAAACCGAATGTTTCAGTTGACGCATTTACACCTTTATATTTTAACAAATCTCGGTCAAAACCAACTGTACTTGATAATCCTAAAATAACCTTTCTCACTTTATCTCCACCCTCAATATTAGGTGCTCCTGTTGTATCATATGTTACAACATCGCCAGCGTCATTATATTTTGTTTTATATATAATACTACCAAATGTATCGTTATCTGCCCCAAATTGTTCATTGTTAGCAAAACCTTTAAATCCAGCTGGAATTGCATCCACAGGTGCTCCGTCTGCCATCATTAACATGATTCTTTTTGAAACCAATGCATATTCACCATCAGATGTACCTATTTTCTTAGCTATATAACCTGGAACATCTGGATTCATTGAACATCTTGTATATTTCTCTAAAGCAACTTGATTGTCATCAGTATCATTAAAATCACGAACTACTAAATCAAACTCCATAGTATCTAAATTAATGTTTTGAATATTAATTTTTACTTCAAAGTTAGCGGCCTCACCATCTGAAATTGTAATAACTTGGAATAAATCAGCAACACTACCACCACGAACTTCAGAAACTACCATTGGAGAAATTGTTGTGTCCCATTGTTGTAAGAAATTATTTCCCTCTGTCTCGTAAGAAACATCCATAGAAATACCTCTAATTAAACCTCTTTCAAATCCTGACTTTAAAAAATTTGGATATGATTCATGAATATAAATGGGGTAATCACGATAATCTTTATCGAAAACATCAACTCCTAAAACTTTAGTAATATATTTTGATGAAGTGGTGTCAAATGTACATGTAAATTCTTTTGCACCTTCTGTATGACCTACAACATTTATTGTAAATTCTCCTAATGGATTATGTTCCATATCATCAATCTCAGTTAAAGTGAAACCCGTATTTGTTGTAACCTCATGAATTAATGTTTGTCCACTGTAACGACCTCTAGGTCTAAAAGCGGCAACAATTATGTTATCATAATCTACAGCCAATTCAGCATCCCAATTAAATCTTGTTACATCAAATTTAGTTGTACCACTTTTCCATTCAAATAAATATGAATAAACACCATCTACAGTTGTGTGATCACTCGGTGTTGCTAAATTGAATAATACATTAGTCCATTCTTTAGTATTATTATTATCACTATTAACTTTTCCTGTTAATGGAGACTCAAGTTCTAAAGTTGAACTTGGTAGTAATGATATTTCTTCAGATGGAATTGCTCCCATTACAAACCACTTACCATTATCTGCATTTGTTAATCCACTGTAATTTTTAACAATATAATCAGTAATCATAGTACCATCATGTGCCGGTTTATTCGACAAATGATTATAAATTAAAGATATATCATCAATACCAACTGTTGTCGGTGTTAATCCAGATGTACCTGTCCATTCTGTTATAGTTTGATATTCTTGTAATATAACACCTCCGATAGTTTTAATACCGAATGTTTTATATGGTTTATATCCTGTAAGACCTAATACTCTTGTTACGAATAATTGATTTGATTCTTGTAAATATGATTTTGCAACATATCCTAATTCATATTTAGGATTACCGTTACCATCTTTTTCTGGTGATGTACTACCAAAATACAATTTAAAATCGTCAAAACTAGAAATTAAAATTGGTTCAAAAGCTGGACCTTTTAAAGTCTCACCTGATAAACCTAATGTGGTAACACCTACACTCTGTGCTACAAATGTTAAATCGAGCTCGGATGTATAGACACCTGGAGACACGAAAACTCTGTTATTACTTGCCATTGATTTTTGTTTGGTTAAATTAATTTTATTACTTATCTAATAAATATCTTTGTTTTTATCAAAGATTTCCCAACTTTTTTAAAAAAGATAGTTATTTATCTTTTAATATCTTTATTATGGAAAAGAATCAAAAAAACGTTAAAATAAGTGTAAAACACCATGAAATACTAAAAAATTATTGTGATAATAATGGACTTAAAATTTATAAAGTCTTAGAAAAACACATTGAGGATTTGGTAAAACCTAAGAAAAAGGACATTTATGGAGATGATTAATAAAGATAAACAAAATCCATTTTTGACCCGTTGACTGGTGCACTTGTTAAAGTAACCTCATTTGTATCGGTTAATTGATATCCCTCATCGTTGTATTCAACCAAACCATTTGTGGTAATACTGATAACAGAACTAATTTTATGTAATAACGTAAAAGATAAATTGGTTCCATTAAAAGTATAACTTTCACGTCCAACCGTAAGTTCATAACCAAATTGATCATACATCTTATTATTTTTTCCTTTATAATAACTAATCGTAATAACATCACCTAATGATGGAGTTCCAACTAAATCAAATATAATATTAGATGTTCCTCCAATATGTCTATAATGTATATCTTTTTCTTGAACGATTCCATTTATTGCAACATTAAATAAAACTGTAATACTTTCTCCAACCGTAAATATTGTTTGGTTTTCTCCCGCTATGATTGTTGAGATAACTATGTCTACCGATTTATTTACATATTTTTTCTTAAAAGTTGCCCCACCTAAAGATTCATTAACAATAAATGCTCGACTTATTGCTGGCTTTACCTCAAACTCATCACTATCAATCAGAAACCCTAACATTGTGCATTTATAGTTTTGCATATAAAATCTACGTCCATCTATTGTATCCATTGGTGTGTTATCTTCAATTGTTTCTAATATAATAGGAATGTAATGTCCTTTAACTTGTGTATAGGCTTGTCTAGATGAGAAATGTTGTAGAATAATTTTATTAAACTTATTTAAATCTCTAAACTTATTACAAACGATTGTAATATCATAACTAATATCACACGGTATTGGTTGTGGTATTTTGTATATATCAGCACCCACAGATGTTCCATCCCAAGTAGGAACGGTTGCATAATGAAACTGATGTCTATCAGGAATGGTTCTTTGTATTGATGGGTTTGTTCCAAATTGTACATCTGGTTTTCTAATAATTGCAATAAAAGGTAATTTAACATTACCGTCATCATCAGAAAAAGACCAATTTGAGGTAAATTCACCCCATCTTTGTATTGTAAGAATTTTTTCTATAATTGGAATTTGAACTGCATCAGAAACCACTTTTAAATTATCTTTTACATAATCCAACATCCCCTTATCTAAATCATCATGTAAAATAGAATCAGGTAAAAAAGAATCTGACTTTGTTATTTTATCCAATAACTCTTGTCTTCTTTTTCCAATATGTTCACCTTCATAAGTGTCCTTATTTCCGTAAACATTAATCATGTTTTTTCTTTTAGGTATTCCCATATATTAAACTCCTCTAAATTCACCTTCTTGTGTTGGTGCACAAACTACCGTTCTATAATGTGGTTTGTATCCAAACATTTTATGTTTATTATCCGACGTTACTCTACCGTCGTTTGTAACGGTATAATATCTTAATCTTTCTTCAGAATCTGCATAACCTATATAATCACCGTATCTTATGTCTATCCCCAATTCTTTAAGATGTGTGATATAAATAGATAATGTCATATTACCTGGTTCGTTATACCTCATGAGACCTTTTGTATATGATGCGTTTTTAGGTTCATCTATTTTAACTAATGCATTAAACTCAACAGGAGGAAAAAACTTAATTTCATCCATACCTGCTTCAGCATAAACATCGTCATTATCGGTCTTTTGTCTATCTACACGATATAAGACCAATTTCATATTCAAATCTCCATGTAGATACTCCTGACCCATTTGAATATTAACATCAAAATCGTCTTGTGAGAAGAATTTACCTAAACGGGTAATTGGTAACTTATTGTTCATATCTTAATAAATAGTTTAATGTTCCGTTCTATTTAGTTATATTATATATAATAGATGGAAAAGAAAATACCTGAGGTTGAAGCAAGGGAAATGTTAAACGATTATATCGGTTCCAATAATGTTTTGTTGGAATACAAACGCAAATTTGTGGAAGTTAAAAATTTTAAACTAACTCGTCCTCAGTCTGAATATGTCCTAAAATATAAAGATACCGACCCAAAGGTAGCTCGTAAGTATATTAATATCGTTTCTACATTTGGTGAGAAAATAATGGAGGAGAGATTACTTCCGTTAGTTCCTGAAAAAATATGGTGTGAAAAATTATTATGTGAGTCAGATAAAGCTTATCATATTTGGGGTAAAGTAATTGAAAAAGAACAAAACTACGCAATGTGGTTACCTAAGTCCGCCATTGTTCAAGATGAGAAAAAGTTAAATCGTGTTATTGATTATAGTCCATATGATAATCGTCCCCCTATGGAACACCAGAAGGTTGCCATTGAGAAGTTATTAGCGAACAATAAGTTTATATTAGCTGACGATATGGGTCTTGGAAAAACGACGGCAGCGGTTATTGCGTCAATGGAAAGTGGAGCTAAGAAAGTTTTAATTGTATGTCCAGCATCTCTTAAAATAAATTGGGACAGGGAGATTAAAAATTACACAGATAGAAAAGTTTTAATAGTTGAAGGTCGTAAGTGGGGGTCTACTTTTGATTACTATATTATTAATTACGATATATTAAAGAATTATCATACCACAGAAAAAAGTGAAGATAGTGACGACTATAAGTTATTGGTAAATGAAAAGTTTGATTTGGCAATTGTGGATGAGGCTCATTATGTTTCAAACTCCACGGCAAATAGAACTCGTTTATTAAATGACGTATTGGAAACCATACCAAGAGTTTGGTTATTGACGGGAACACCGATGACATCAAGACCAATAAATTACTTCAACTTATTGAAGATTGTTGATTCACCTTTAACATTAAATTGGCAATCATACGTTCGTCGTTATTGTAAAGGATATCAATTCACAGTTGGAAATAGAAAAGTGTGGAACACAAGTGGGGCAAGTAATTTAGACGAATTACGTGAAAGAACAAAATCATATGTTCTTCGTAGAATGAAAACCGATATTTTAGATTTACCTGAAAAGATTGTTACTCCTGTGTTTGTGGAATTAAGTAGTAAAATGTATGATGAGGAGTTAGAAGAGTTTACAAGAATTAGTAATGACAATAAAGATAAAGAAACATTAAGTGTGACTTTAAATCGTTTAATGAAAATTAGACAACTTATTGCTTACGAAAAAATTCCATATACTTGTGAGATTATAGATAAATGTTTAGACCAAGGAAAGAAAGTAATTGTATTCACCAACTTTACAATGTCATTAGATATGTTACATGAGAAATACAAAAAGAACTCTGTAATATTAAATGGTAGTATGTCTAAAGAAAAGAAACAAGAAAGTGTTGATAGATTTCAAAATGAAGATAAAGTAAAAATATTCATTTCTAATATTATTGCTGGTGGTGTTGGTATTACTTTAACCGCCGGTGAGGTTGTTATTATGAATGACTTATCATTTGTTCCTGCACATCATAGTCAAGCCGAAGATAGAGCATATCGTTATGGACAACAGAATAGTGTATTAGTTTATTATCCCGTTTTTGAGAATACAGTTGAAAAGATAATTTATAATATTTTACAAAAGAAAAAAGGAATTATAGACCAAGTTATGGGGGACGGGGAATACTCTGAATCGTTTAGTAAGGATTTACTTAAGAGTCTCCTTTAATGGTTAAAATAGCGTCCCTTAGTGTTGTTTCTAAATTTTCATCTTCAGGGTTCCCAATAATTAATGTTAATTTTTTATTCTCTAAATCCAAAGTTAAAACATTATCTCCATCACCTGTTTTATAAGTGAATTCAAAATCGTTCTTACCCGCAGTTTCAAATAAGTCTAATAATGGTTTGTTCATAACCTAAATATAAGATATTTATAATAATAAATCAAATTATGTCTCAAATTATTTCACAAGCGGAGAAAGATAAATTATATACCCAAGTATTTCATCTTTTAGGTATGCCAGTTCGTGGTATTGAACTTACGGAAGAACAAATGGATACCTTTATGGAGTTATCTTTATCTGAATATGAACAATATGTTAGTGATTGGTTAATCGAATCTCAATGGTCGGCCTTAGCTGGTTTAGATGTGGATACACAATCATTATCAAGAGCATTTACAACAAGAAGTTTAGATTACGAAACTCAATATACACACTCATATTCTAAAATTGTAGGTTTACAGGCTGGAGGAACAAGTGAATTGAAAAAGGATTTTTTTGAACTTACAGGTGGAACTCAAACATATGAAATCCCTGCCGGTCGTGAAATAAACGAACTTTTGTGGTTTACACGTGCCGAACTAAATGATTCATTTGTTGATCCGTTTATGGCTGGATTTGGTGGTCTTGGTGGTATGGGATTTGGTGGTGCGGGTGGATTTGCTCAAGCTGGTAACGCGGGTTCTTACTTTATGATGCCAGCATTTGACTTATTATTGAGGATGCAAGATAGGTCTATGAAAAATAGATTAATTGGTGGCGATTTAACTTATAGAATTACTGCGGGTCCTGAAGGTAAAAAATTAGTTCACTTACACAATGTACCTGGTGGTAAATTTGATTTTGGTTCTATACAACAAAAAAATTACAACGTTTGGTATTGGTATTATGATACTATGGATAGAGACACTTGTTTAAAAAATAACAAAGATGTAATTAAATTACCATCTGATGTTATGACTGAAGAATTAACATGGGACCAATTAAATAAACCCGCACAAAACTGGATTAGAAAGTATTTGATTGCTTATGCTAAGGAAGGTTTAGGTCGTATTTGGGGTAAATTTAGTGGGGACTTACAAGTTCCAGATAGTTCAGTTAAATTAGATTACTCATCATTAATTACGGAAGGTAAAGATGAAAAATCTAAATTGGTTGAGGAACTTATGGCTAGATTAGAAAGACTCCGCCCCGACAAACTTCTTGAAAGAAAAGCGGGTGAGGCGGAGAATCTTAATAAGGCACTTAAATTTAGAGCAATGCCTTCATCTATTATTGTTATCTAAATTTCTATTGCGTGAAACGCATAATCGTGATTGTTATTCTCGATTATTTCTTCTTCATTAGATTTAATACTTTCAGCTTGTAGTGTAACAACTTTTCTATTATGTTCCACCCAATATTGGTCAGCAAGTTCTAAACTATTTTCTACATACATAAAGAAAGGGTCTCTTTGAACTTTATTCCAAAATATAACCTCACTATCAGATAAAGTCATAACCTCATCTAACTTATCTTGACCTTCTTCTTTTAATGGAAAACCATTAACTAAATCACATTGTGCCTTTGTAAAGTATTGTCTATCTTTTGGGTCTTCAATTAATATATCTTCTCTAATTGCTGGATTGAAAACAACTAATAATGGTTCTACACGTTTATTAAAAATGTTTAAATAACGAGGAACATTATAATCACCTTTTAAATCTGGATTATTTGTTATTTCCTTTTCATCAATCATATAACAATTAACCTCAATAAAATTATCGGGCATTGGATATCCGTTCTTCGCCGTAAACTCTTCTTGTTGTTTCTTTGTTGGTTTAGTTATTTTCTGAACGTCGCCTGATGATTTTTTTACTCCGTTATTAATATAATAAATTGTATCTCCTAAACCTGCGGGATAATTATTATTCATAATTAATTCCATATGTGCTTGACGAGACATTAATGAACCAGCTTTAGTAGTTTTCGTTACATACTTTTTGTATTCATTAACACTTTGTTTAACACGTGCTTTGTTTGCCATTTTAGACAATGGTATTTCTTTCTCAAATATTTTACTTACATAATCATAATATAATTCCACAAAAGAATGTCCATCACCATTTAACAAATACTTTAATCCTTCATCTAAAAATTCCACCACATATGTTTGTAACTTTTTAGATTTAATTGTATTACCTGTTAATTTAATTTTCTCTTTACCTTTCTTCATCATCTTAATAATATAGTTCTTACGAGAAACATTAATACAAGCCGGTGCAACATAATCAATATCTAACCCCATTTCATTTCTCATGAATATATCATTAAACTCTGCGGTATCTGCTTCAATACCTGAATATTCTTTTCCTTCTATAACCAATTCATTTAATCCTTTACCGATATACTTTGTATTTTCAATTCCTTCAGGTGTTTCAAAGTTCACACCATCCGTATCCATTACAAGTGGTTTATATCCTTTCTTCATATAGAACATAATCATCATTCTTAAACACTGACGACCAATACAGGTAATGGTTTCACCTGAATCCATTTCTCCCCAAGGGAATACGTGTGGAGCGGATAAACTACCAAAATATGCGTTGATAAAAATCTTAATTGGTAATTGTTTTCTATCATACATCTCAGCTTCAACGGGATTTGTTTTTGCTAACGAACCCGCAAGATGTTTATATTTAATACGAATATCACGGAAATATTTTAACATTGATTTTTGAACACCCATTACATCACAAGCGGGAAACACATCATAAACTAATTGAATAGATGGGTAAAGTGACGCATAGTCAAACTTAACAATGTTCTTTGCAAACCCAACATTTAATAAACGAGATAAACCTCCCGTGAAAGCACGTTTCTCATCTTTTGCTGGTATTGCTAAATTATTTTCATAAGACCAAGCTAACATTATTATTTTCCATAGTGTTGCGGTTCCCATTGTGGCAATTCTTTCATACGTTGTAGGAACGAGTTTTGATAGTAAAAATGTTGATTGAGAGAATGAATCATCTACAACCATTGTTTCATACAAGTCATCATCTAGATATTGTTCTACAATTTTTCTACCTGTCCATATCTCATACTTACCTGGATATTTTTGTGTTAAATTTTCTGTTCCAGGTTCTCCAATTTGTTTATATCCACCTGTCTTTGGATTTACATAATAACTTTCATTATCCAAATATATTTTTGAAATTTTAGAACCTTCAACATAAACCCGATTAGGTTTTTCTTTTTCCAAATATGTTGTAATATATTTTAATCCCCAAGATTTAATTTCAGAATTAATCGCTTGAGCGCGTCTTACAGAATGTGCAATATCAATAATATTAAATCCCCATATAACGTGTTGTTTATATGGTTCAACCTCATTGGCAAGTTTTAACATACCTTCTTTCTCTTTCATTCCTTGAGATGTAAAGATTTGTGTTAAACCATCAACATCGACACCAAGTATTTCAGCACGTTTTAAAATAAAGGGCCAGTCAAAGAAGGCAGAGTTATATCCTGCAACAATGGTTGGTTTTAAATCTTTTATATATTTGAAAAATCTTTCAATACATTTCTTTTCTCCATTTTCACCGAACGCTGATATAGTTTCATTCATACCACGGTTATCCTTAACCCCAATTAATATAATAACGCAAGTTTCAGGGTCAAGACCTGTGGTTTCAATATCAAACACAAATCTATTCACACCACTATACTCATCAATACCTTTAAATAATCTTTTTTTCTTTTGTATAAGGTATTGTTCAACAGGGTTTAAGATTGTAAAATTATGTCTAACTTTTTCGTCCCAAGGATTCAATCCACCCATTCTAAAAAACGAAACTAAATCCGTATAAGATTTAATACTCTTAACGATATGGGTCATACCATTTTCTAAACGTTCGTTATTATGTGTATCTAACTTTTCAATTAATATACCAAACTCACCCATACGTTTCTTTTGCATGGCTTTTGAGTTGTTATAGAAATTTAAACCTGTTAAATCACCTACCCATAAAAACGGAGTAAATGTATCAGTTTTAATAATTTTACCCTCAATTGGGTCTTGTATAATCTTGTAAATTGTGTTGGTTGGGTAGTCGTATTCAACTCCGACGATATACATTTCATCGTCTCCACCATTGAGGAAGCCTTCAATAACCTCCTGAGAGATAACCTCTTTCATGTTTTATATTTTTTTAATGTGACGTATTAGCTTGTGATTAAATCACAGTTTGCCTTGTTTACATTAATAAGTATAAGAAAAAAAAGGAGGAATAAAAAATTATATCATATTTTTATTTATTAACATCTCAATAAATTCATCATATGTTAATATTATTACTTTAAAATTAAAATAATCCTCTAAAAAATTAATATGTTCAAATACGGATTTTGGAAAATTTTTATATAATCCTCTAATAATATAAAAATCATTCATTTTATGTTTTTTATAATATTTGTAAATTTTGTGAGGTAATTTATCTATAACACTCCCTTCTGTGTTTTGATTGGTGCAATCAACATATATCCTTTCATTTCTTGTTTCAATAATAAAATCTATATCTATACTACCTCCATCAATAAATTTATAATTATTTTTAAATAAAAATCCCTCCACTAAATCTTCTAGTTTTGAACCACTTTCGTTAATTGGATTTGACATTTATTTTTTAATTTTAATAAATTATAATTAAAAAATAGGGTATTAAAAAATATTAATGTAAAGTTTTTCTTTAATTGGTAGAATAAGTTTGGTTGTTGGGTTTTGATTAGTGTCTTTAAATTGAACCGTAATCTTACCCTCAAATCTTCCTACTTGTGATGTTTGTTCTTCTGTGAATCTATATGTAATATAATTCTCATCTGTTGTATAATCATATTTCTTTACCCTATTGGTTAATAAACATTCCCCACCTACAACCATAGGCTCCCCAGTTGTTACATCGGACATTTCAAATGTAATTGTTGAACCTGTGGCTAACATTTCATTAAATGATGACTTATCGTTTTTACCGTCGTCAATCATTCTCATTTTTAATATTGGGTCAGTTGCCCCTTGTCTTATGTGAAATTCCATATGTTATAAATACAACTATTACGAGTTCTGATCTACAAATCCAAAACAAACTGTGCAATAATATTCCTCAACTGTATATAAAAAAGATACGCTACTTACAGTACCATCTATTCGAATAATATTGAATCCTTCTTGTCCTGTGAATTGAGTGTATTGAGTTGGACCTGATGCGTTTTGATAAGTTGTTGACTGCTCCCAAATTGGAGTAAACGGTAAAGTTGATTGAACTGGAACTGATAAATTTGGATTACCTACACTAGCAAATGCAATTAGTGGATTTAAAACAGGTTGACTAAATGTTGCCGTAAATACACCATCTTTAGTGTTTCGGATTTGATTACCATTTAGTGGAACCCCGTATTGTTCTGGAAATGTCGTTGGGCTGTACATACCATTCTCCGTTTCCATACCTCCATTGTCTTGTGTAATTGTAACTGTGATGCCGTTTTGACCTACACCTGATGCGGTTGTATCGGTAATTGAGTTAATAGTCATCCATTGAAATCCTGAACTACCAAAACTTGAATATGATGTAAAATATCCATTAGTATTTAACCAATCTAATGCGTCTGTTTTATTTGTAAATAATGGTAAACCATTTGTAGGTGGTATTGAGTTTAATAAATCAACTAAAGATTGATCCGTTAAACTTGTTGATCTCCAAAAATTAAGGTACGCATCCACCTCAACTTGTGTTGGTTGATCTCCTGTTGGTACCTCGTATGCAATAACATAACCCAAATCTTCGTCAGGTCCCATCCACCATTTAACCCCACCTGGATTTTGTGAATAATCTTGATCTGAAACACCTATTGCGATGTTTCCAATTTGTGTTGTTCCATCTATGGTGGATCCTGTGTTGTATGCGAAGGGTCTTGTTGTTGCCATTATGTTATATAAATACTTTTATTTTTGTCTTTTTTATTTTTTTTATATGAATTTTCCTTGATGTAGGTGTAAATTATATTGTCGGTGTAGGCGTTGCCGTTGGAGTGGGAGTTGGGGTTGATGTTGGGGTTGGAGTTGGGGTACTAGTTGGTACAGGGGTAGGTGTTGCGGTTGGTGGGACATATTGATATACATCATCCACACAAGGTGCATTACATATTTCAAAATCAAAGTTATCTAATCTTGTTATAAAGTTATGTTTAACGTGAATAAAATCTAATGGTTCCTCATAATATTTTATTGATTTAATATTAAAACAACAAACACCTTCATGAACTCCACCCATTAATCCGGTTCCCCCTCCCCAAGATTGAATAAACGGTTGTTCTCCCCTTTTTGAAGGAATAACCTCTTCCCAATCTTCTAATTTATAAACTAAATTTCCATTTAAATATATTTTTAGGGTTCCTAATCTTCTATCTCTTTCGTCTGACCATTTTTTATTTAATGTTTCAATATATTGATATACAGGTGTTGCACCTGTTAAAACATCTAAAGAGTTCGTAATCAAATATCCTGTTACTACTTGAGTAGATGTAACCGCAGTGACTCCAGTATTAATAATATAATCCGTAGGGTGAGGACCAATAATTAAATCATTTTGTCCACCCATATTTTCAATATCACAATCGGTGTAACGTTTATACCTATTAAAAACAATTGTAACATTAAAATCTTTTGTTAATCCCGTTGTACATAAAGTCGGAGTTTGTCCACTCGAGGTGTAATACGATTCATTATATGATGTATCATTTACACATGTTCCTGAGTAATGTTTTGATGTCCATTTAATTCTACCATCTGATGTAAATCCAAAAGATAAATTGTTATCACTATAATCGGCAATATCATTATCTCCTCTAACACCCACATAATAAAACACACTACCATTTGACCAAGATAAGTTTTCTCTATTAAATATAAAATCCAAAGACCATCCCTTTTCAGTTCTTCTTTTTAATATTGGGGTGCATTTATCGGTTCCCAAACCCTCATTAAAATTAAACGCCCAAGGTTTTACGTTTGTTTTTGGTGCTTGTGATGAACAGGCAAAAACATTTACTATATTTCTTCTGTCCACGTAAACATTTGTGGTAAATCCTGAAATTAGTTCTGATTCCGTATAACCTGATAAAACTGTAGAAGTTAAACCGGTATGATTATAACCGTATATTTTAAAATAGTGATTTTCATTGTTTAAAAGTGTAAATTTAAATCTATTACCATCTAAAATTGTATACGTATAACCCGTTCCAAAATAAGAAACAAAATTATTATATGATAAAGTCATTGATAATCCTAAATATGAATATGGAGTTAACAAATCATTTATGTTATCCTCAACAAGAGTTATTCTTGTTTTGGCGCAACCCAAATCTTCTAAACTATCGTTAATTGTAAGTGCACTATATACGATTGGGGTAGATAAATCTAACACATCTATATCGTAATCAACCTCATTTGTAGTTAACTGATAGTCGTAAAGTTCCGATGAATCTAACTTTAAATCCAATTTAGATCCGTAATAGTTTAAAATATTCTGTCTATTCATTATAATATAAATATCTTTCATAACATTTGATATTTATATAAAAGTCCATTTAGATGAATAATTTTATAAAACAGGTAATTGAAGAGAAATTTGCTTCAAAAGCACAACAAAGATTTTTCTACGCTAAGGCGAATGAAAAGGGTAAACCCAAGAAAGAAAAGAAGAAATGGTCAAAATGGGCTAAAGAATTCTCCGATGATACAGATTATGATAAAATCCCTAATAAAGTAGAAAAAGAAGAAGAGGTTGATGAAATTGTAGATGCTGCCGGTAATTTTGCAAAGAGTAAAAAACCAGGAGATTTTAATACTAAAGGTATATCATCAAATTCAACAAGTGATGAAGTGGCATTAACAGGTGCGGGACAATCATCAATATCACCAAAATTAGGTATGGGTTTTAGAAGATATTGGGGTGAATCTGATATGAGTAAAGTATTGGGTGCTGATAAATTATTACATTCTGACAATGTTGATTATGAGGATGCTGAAGGTGAATTTGAAAATTTAGGTATTGAAGATCCTGTTGAACGAGATGAAAGAGCAAAACAATTAGGTTTTGACCCAAGTTTACCTGAAGACAAAGTAAGATTGGTTGAAAATCCTAAAAAATTCATGGAGGAATACATTGACAATCTTTTAAAACAAAAAGGAAAAGACAACGATGTATTATCTAAAGAAGAAGAGGTTGAAGAAATTGAAATCAATCCAATAGTTGCAAAACAAATAAAATCACTTAAAAATAGTATGAAAACTTATGGTCTTAAACCCGACCATATTTTAAAAGGACTTAAAGACGATAATGAATAAAGAGTTAAAAAATAGGGACTTTGATTTACCACAGAACATTTTAGATAAGATCAACCACACGGTTACAGGTCTTAACGGTCAAAATATGCATGGGGTAATGAGAGCTAAAAAACTCTTAACCGATAAAAAAGTAACATATGGTCAACTTAAACGTATTATTCATGACATACAAAGTATGGATAAAGTTGCTGATAAAATTAGGTATGACTTGGCTGGTGGTGATTTAATGGACAATTGGTCTAAACAACATCTCCAAGGAGAAAGAGATTTAATACAAAATAGAAAAGAAGGTAGAAAACAATCTGATGATATTTCAAGCACCACAGGAGAAAGAAAAAATAGTTTCTTAAAGAAACATACAAAAAAATCAAGTTGGTTACCTTCATTTAAATTTAATTCTAATTCAGAAAAAAATTCAATATCATCAATAAAATTAACGGGGTTATTTGAACAACTTGAAAGAATAAAAAAATTAATGTTATAATATGGCAACAAAATTAGACCAAATATCAGAACAATTTAGAAAAGAATCTGTAACAAGAAATTCTTATGGTGAAAAAAACCTATACAATAGTCAGAATGTAAACTCATTATCTAGTGGAGATGAAAAAGGTAAGGGACAAAAGGGAGACACCGGCACTGTAGGTTCAACAACAGACATTCAAAATAGAATTTCAAGTTTAGGAAGAAATTCATATAATGAAAATAACCAATATGGTATTACAAATCCAAATGCGTTAGCTGATGGAGATGAAAAAGGTAGAGGTCAAGTAGAAGATAATGTCGCTATAGGAACCTCTATTGATATTGCAAACAGAAATTTATTAATGAGTAAAAATCATTACGGTAAAAATAATCAATATAATACTAATAACCCTAATGCATTATCTAATGGTGACGAATTTGGTAAAGGGCAAAAAGGTGAAACAGGAGAAGTCGGTTCTAAAACTGATATATTAAAAAGAACAGAAAATTTAGTTAAAAATAAATTTACTAAAAAAAATCTTTATAATAGTAAAAATCCCGACGCCCTATCCGACGGTGATGAATATGGTAAAGGACAAAAAGATGAAAATGGAACCATAGGTTCTAAAACAGATATATTAACTAGAACTGAAAATACAGGTAAAAATAGTTATAATACTAAAAAAGAATATAATAGACACCCAACAACATAATGAGTTTTACAAATACCATATTTGAAATATTAGAAGAACAACTTGCACTTAAAACGACAAGAACAAAACCTATTGTTGATGCCATCAAAAATAGGAAGAAAATTACATTCTATTATTCAGGGCCAAGAAAACCTAAAAAAAATAGTGTAAAGGCTGGATATCGTGTAAAGGCGGAAGTGGTTGCTTTGGGATTAAGTAAAAAGGGTAATTTAGTAATGAGAGCGTTTGTTCAACCACCGTCCGTATCAAAAAAAGGATTTGCCAAACATGGATGGAGGACATTTATGTTAAGTAGAATGAGTGGAACAGAAATAACAGATGAAATTTTTGATGAAAAAAGACCAGGTTATAAAGAAGGTGATGATAGCGGACTAAGTGTAACATATGTAACAACAGATTGGACTAAAAAACCTGAGGTTAAGAAACCAAGAATAATTAAACCTAAAACTCAAACGGAACCTGAGGTAACCCCTACGGAACCTGAGGTAACCCCTACGGAACCCGAAGTAACACCTACGGAACCGAAGACAACGGAACTACCACAACCAAAACCTCAAACTAAACCAGAAAAAGTTGTATCAAAACCTGAACCAACAACACCTGAGGAACCAAAAGTAAAAGAATTACCACAACCAAAACAGAAAGAAAAACCGGTTGTTAATCCTGAGGAAGATGAAGAAAATAAAAATTTACAAGAAAGTATTAAAAATATTAAGCGTTTAATGTTTTCTTAAAAAGGTTTATTATTATATAAAATATTTATTAACATGGCACAACAAGGAACAATATCGTCTAACGATTTAATGAAAAAATTAGTTCAAGCTAAAAAAATTATGAACAAAGTGGATGGTGGAAATTATGAAAGAGGTCATGTTAATAGTGAAATGTTAAGATCCGACCCATCAGAATTAATGGAAATGCAGACCCCACAACAACCTAATACAAGACCTGTAGGTGCTAATATGAGTGTTGATAAAATTCAAAATTCAAAGTTACCTGACGCAATTAAAAAAGCAATGATGGAAAATCCAATTCAACAAATTTCTTTAAATGATACTTTAGATATGGATTTTGTTAAAGGTGCAAAACGTTTAATGGAACAAGAAGGTGTGGCAACAAGACCATCGGCACAACCAAAACAAACTATTGTTAATAACAATATTGATATGAATGCAATGGCCGTTCTTATTGAGAATACAGTTCGTAAAGTAATGGATGAAAAATTAAATCAAATCCTTACTGCATCCACAACATCTTCAATCAATGAAAATTTAGTATTAAAGGTAGGAGATTCGATATTCAAAGGTAAAATCACAGGAGTAAATAAAGCAAAGTAATTTTGTTTTTTCATTTTTTTTAGTTATATTATAACAATATAATTAATGATTAATGTCGAAAATAAGAATTTTAGCAATTCCCTCAGATAAATTTGGTGTGGGTAAATTTAGAATAACAGATCCATATGTTTTAATTGGTGATAAACATTCTGATGATGTCCATGTTGATATATCATATAACGTTGAGGATAGAGATGAAGTTTTTTTAAACTATAATATTGTTGTATTTCATACATTTATTCATCAAACAAACCACGCTAATAATATTCAAAGAATTAAATGGTTAAAATCTAAAGGTATTATTACCATAATGGATATTGACGATTTATGGTTTGTAGACCAAAGACACCCAATGTATTATGCAATTAAGAATAATAAAATAGGTGAGATGAAGATGGAGATGTTAAAGGAGGTTGATTATGTAACAACTACAACATCTATTTTTGCAAAAACAATTAAGGATAAATTAAAAGTAAAGAATGTTGAGGTTTTCCCAAATGCAGTTAATGAAGATGAACCACAATTTAAAAATGAAATTGTAAAATCAGACAAAATTAGATTTGGTTGGTTAGGTGGTTCATCACATCTTTATGATTTAGAATTAATGGAAAATGGTATTTCATCCACACACAATTCTTTTAAAGACAAAGTTCAATTTGTTTTATGTGGATTTGATTTAAGAGGAAGTGTTACTGAAATTAATCCAGAAACAAAAGAACAAAAAAATAGACCTATCCAACCTATAGAGACTGTTTGGTATAAGTATGAAAAATTCTTTACAGACAATTATAAAGTGTTAAGTCCCGAATATAAAAGTTATTTAGAAACATTTGTGGAAACTCCATATAATGATGAAAACGAACCATATAGAAGAAGATGGACTAAAAATATTAATACCTACGCGACAAATTATAATACCTTTGATGTTTCATTAGCACCGTTAGTTGAATCTGTGTTTAACGCAAATAAATCACAATTGAAAATAATTGAGGCTGGATTTTTTAAGAAGGCAATTATTGCAAGTGATGTTGACCCTTTTACAATTGATTTAATTTCGGCAGTTGATGAAGGTAAATTTAACGATAAAGGAAATGCGTTATTAGTAGGAACAAAAAAGAATCATAAAGATTGGGCGAAACATATGAAACGTTTAGTGGAAAATCCTAATATGATTGAAGACTTAGGAAACCGTTTATATGAAACAGTTAAAGATACATACTCATTAAAGAAAGTATGTAAAGATAGAGTAGAATTTTTTAAATCAATAATTAAATAGAAACAACATGTATTATCAAGTTACAATCGGTTATGAAACCGAACAAATGGACAGAGAAGGAAACCCTCGTGTTAAAAAAGTAAAATACGTAATTCAAGCCGAATCGGTAGAAGAAGCAACAATTGTTGCGGCAAGATATCGTGAAGGTGACATTAGAGGTAGCGAAAGTTTAAGTGTCGCTAAATTTCCAATTGAGTGTGTTATCGACGAAAAGAACACACCCGAGTATTACAAAAGTAAATAACAATTTAAACACCAACTGATATGGAATTTTATAGTCGTGAGATACAAATCATGCGTCAATCACAAAGTAAAATGGCATTGGAATATGTAACATCAGTTGGTGTTTCTGTTACTCTTGAAGAGTTGGTAAGGATTACCGATTTATTTGTAGAGATATGTTTACGACCCCAAGACGATAACCTTAAACAAAGAATTAAGGCGTTAGATAAATGGTTGGATGAAAAGAAAAACAAATAGAATGGAAAAAGAAGATGTTGAAAACTATCTAAAACAATTAGAAGGTTTTGAAAAAACAATAGGATCGGATGACGATGAAATTGATTTAAATTTTGTTACTGAATTAAATGATTTATTAAATAAATTACAAGAAGATTTAGGAACTCCTCCTGTTACTGAACAAAATATAATTAACACTCAATCAACGATGACGGGTGGTGGTGTTTTAGTTAAAGTAAAAAAATTAGATTCTAATGCGGTTATTCCTTCATACTCAAAAGTTGGTGATGCTGGTATGGATTTAACCATTACAAAAGAAATCGAAAATACATCTTTTAGTGTTTCATATGGTTTTGGTATTGCGATGGAAATTCCTAAAGGTTATGTTGGGTTAGTATTTCCTCGTTCATCAGTTAGAAATCAAGATTTAATATTATCAAATTGTGTTGGTGTTATTGATAGTGGATATAGAGGAGAATTACAAGCAACATTCAAGAAAACTCAAGGTTTAGACTCAATTAAATATAAAGTGGGTGAAAGAGGTGCTCAGATTATCATATTACCTTATCCTACCATATATATGACTGAGGTTCCTGAATTATCTAATACAGAAAGAGGGTCAGGTGGTTTTGGATCTACCGGTGTTTGATGATATTTATAAACAATAAACGGAACAATTAAAACTATTCACTTTGGCTTATAAAACAAGAATCAAAACATCTCACCAACCACCACCTGTATTAGTAGAAGAGAAGAAGATATCACATAAAGATAGGATTAGACAAATCATTAAACGTCCTAAAGAAAAGTTCCTTACAAAAAACCAAGAAATATATTGGAACATTCTTGGAGAAAATCAAATTACATTATGTTTCGGTCCAGCAGGTGTAGGTAAGTCCTACATAGCAATGAAACGTGCGGTAGACCTATTATACGACGATTCTAACAAGTATGAGAAGATTATCATAGTAAGACCCGCAGTTGAAGCTGAGGAGAAATTAGGGTCACTTCCAGGGGGTTTAGAAGAGAAATTAGACCCATACATTTATCCATCATATTATCTATTAAATAAAATTATTGGTAAAGAGGCTCGCGAAGAATTAAAAGACCAAGGTTACATTGAAGTTGCTGCTCTTGCTTATATGAGAGGTTGGAACGTAGATAATACTATTCTTGTTTTTGAAGAAGCTCAAAATGCCACCCCATCACAGATTAAGTTATTATTAACTCGTATTGGATTTAATTCAAAATTCTTTATTTCAGGAGATCTTGAACAATCAGATAAATTTAGAGATAAAACTAAATCTGGTTTATTCGATGCTAAAATGAGATTACAAGATGTTAAAGGAATTGGAATTTTTGAGTTTGGAATGCAAGACATTGTTCGTAATCCAATTATTGGTGATATTTTACAAAGATATGATTAGTATTTACTTATGATTTTAATCATCGTATATTTTTATAATGGAAATATATATTAGTATTGATGGTGTTTTAAGAAATACAATTCAAAAGTTTGATTATCATTATAATGAATCATATTTTAATAGTGATATTATAATTGAAGGTGAAGAAGAAAACACATTTGAATATGCGGTTACTGAACCTATTCAAAATGATAATCTTTTAAATTCTTACAAATTTCAATCACAAGAAGAGTTTGAAAACTTTTTATTCATTGAATACCCTATTGAGATTTTTGGTCATGCCGGAATAAGTTATTCCACCACTTTCACAGATTTACACAAAATTTTATTTGAAAATACTGAACACAACTTTACATTAGTTGGGTTAAACGAGTTAGGTAAATCAAAACCCGCAACACTATTCTTTTTATCAAAAAATGGATATCTTGGTAATAATATTAAGTTTATTAAAACTAAAGATATTGAAGATTGTTGGAGTAAATGTGATGTATGGATTACCGACAATAAAAGTATTTTAGATTTATGTCCCGAAAATAAAATAGGAATGAAATTTAATACCACTTATAATCAATTCTTTACTTATGGTAAAGAAATAACTAAATTAAATGAAATACAAGAACCATGGTTGAAATCTTTGGAAAAAACTACTACATTGACCTTGATGGAATCACAGAAAAATGTAGAACAGGTGGAACAATACCAGACGAAGACGGAACAGAAGTAACTGAAGTGAACATATTCAAATACGAAATTATAAAAATGTGTTTGGATAGGGTTTTAGGTGAAATTGATGACGTAGATGAAGAACTTGGGAAATTTGCACAAGAGGGAACATCGGTATCTTTCAGAATTGCATTTAATACATTAATAAAAAATCAAATTTTAATAGAAGACGAAGATGAGTAAAGAAAACATAGAAAAACTTGAATCAGCCTTAGGAAGGTTAGAAACAAAAGAAAATGTCATATATTTTTTAACATATGACACTAAAAACAATGCGAGAGCAGCAATTAAACATATCTACGATATGGCACTTACGTTAAAAGAAAATGGATATAATTCAAAAATTTTAACAGAAGATAAATCATACATCAAACCAGAATGGTTGGGTGAAAAATACGATGTTTTAGAACTCGTATCAATTAAAGAAGATAAGATTAATATTTCAATTGATGACGTTATTGTTGTTCCTGAATATTATTCAAATGTTTTACAACAATTGGCAAATGTAAGATGTACTAAAATAATGTTAGTACAACAAAAAGAATATATTTTTGAAACATTACCTGTTGGTAGTCGTTGGAGTGATTATGGATTTGATCGTGTAATTGTAACAACTGAAGCAACAAAAAAATATATTAATGAAATTTTTCCAGAAATGTTAGTTCATATTATTCCACCAATTATTGGTGATAATTTTAAACCTACTGAAGATATTGTTAAACCATATATTGCAATTAGTTGTAGAGATAGAGTTAAACATAGAAAATTCATTTCTGAGTTTTATTTAAAATATCCACATTTACGTTGGATTACTTTTAGAGATATGGTACAAATGACTTATGAAGAATTCTCTGAAGGATTAAAAGACTGTATGGTTTCATTATGGGCCGACGACGAATCAACATTTGGAACATTCCCATTAGAATCAATGAAATCAGGTGTTCCAATTATCGGTAAAATACCAAACATAGAACCTGATTGGTTAAGTGAAAACGGTATGTGGACATATGATGAAAATAAATTAGTTGACATTTTAGGTACATTTGTTTTAGCTTGGTTAGATGGTATTGAATTAACTAACGAAGTTAAAGAAAAAATGAAAGAAACGTTATTACCATATGATACAGAAATAACTAAAAATAATATTTTGTCTATCTTCAATTCATTTACAAATAAAAGAATTGAACTATTATCAAAAGCATTAGAAAATTTAAAACAAGAAGATAAATAATATGAAAAATATAACAATAATTTTACCAGTACATAGAATAGAAGATAGTTACCGTGTAATGTTAGATAACGCAATTAAATCCGTAGAACAATTTCACGAAGATGTTAAATTAATGATTGTTTGTCCTCCTTCAGTTAAATCTGAATTAACAAATATTTCTGAGGTATTAGATGTTAACATAGTTACCAATAGTTCTAAAACTGATTTTTGTTCTCAAATTAATTTGGGTATTGAAAAATGTGATACTGAATGGTTTAGTATTTTAGAAGTGGATGATGAGTATAAACCAATTTGGTTAAAATCTATCGATGAATACGTAAAAAAATATACAGATGTTGACGTTTTTTTACCTGTGGTTAAGGACATTAATAGTGAAGGTAATTTTATTAGTTTCACAAATGAGTCAGTTTGGGCTTATGGGTTTACAGAAAAACAAGGAACGTTAGATAATGAAGTTTTATTAGACTTTCAAAATTATCAAATTTCAGGTGGTTTGTATAGAACAAAAACTATTAAAGATAACGGTTCATTAAAGGATAATATTAAACTTACATTTGGATATGAATTTTTATTAAGATTAACACACAATAGTGTTAAAATTATGACTGTTCCAAAGATAGGTTATCAACATTTAAATTTTAGAGAGGACTCATTATTTTGGTTATATAAAAATGATGATTCTTCTAAACTTACAGAAGATGAATCTAAATTTTGGTTAGAGAGTGCAAAGAAAGAATTTTTCTTTAAAAATAAACGAGATATAAATTATGAAATAGCTTAATGCCAAGACCAAGAACCCAAAAAATATATTTTGGGGAGGATCAAGAGAAGGCGGTAGTCAATTACTTAGAAAGTAGTGACGAAACAGAAAGAAATAAGATATTCAATGAATATTTACGTGAACCCCTAATTATAATGGTTGAATCAATTATTCGACGTTATAAACTTTATAGAAAAGATATGGAATTTGAAGAAATTCATACCGATACAATGTCTTTTCTTATAACTAAGATTAACAAATTTGACCACACAAAGAATACTAAAGCGTATTCATATTTTGGAACCATCTGTAAAAACTACCTTATGGGAGCAATACAGAAAGATACCAAAGAACAGAATAGACAGGTTTCTTATGATGATATATCTTCCGACTTTGAGGATAGTAAAGACCATTCATATGTTACGGATGAATTCGTAATTGATTATAGTTCTGTTATCACTAAACTTACAATTGATTTAGAAAATTTTATTGAAAAAGAAAAAAATCTATCTGATAACGAGAGAAAGTTAGGTTACGCATTACTTGAAATCTTCAGTAATTTTGATAAGATATTTCAAGTAGGTGATGGTAACAAATTCAATAAGAACCTTATCTTACTCTCTTTACGAGAAATGACCTCCTTATCAACAAAAGAGATTAGAGTCTCTCTTAAACGTTATAAGAAACTATATGACGGTATTTTGGGTGGATTTTTAGAATAAATCTATTTATTGATATGAGAACACAAAGAAACAATATTACATTAGATGTTGATTCAGCGTTAGCCTTAATGCAGGAAATCTACAACGATGTTGTTGAGAACAGAAATACTGCATCCACCATTTTGAGAAAAATGATGAGTTTTATGAAGGACGCCGAAGACATGAGTACAATTGGACCTGTTATTAAAGAACAACAGAAGATATTAAACGATTGTACTGAAAAGAAAATTTCACTAGTTAAATTACAAAGTGTTTTACTTAAACAAACCACCGGTGGTTCAGGTGGTGGAGGTTCTATGGGTAAATTGACTTTATCTGATGAAGATCGTGAGATTTTAGATAGATTGGTTAATGATGGAAACGATAATAAAACAAGTAACTATTCATTATAATGTTTGAATCACTAAAAAATACTATTGATATTATACAAAAAAGTGTTGACCAAGACAAATATGCTAATCTTAACATAAGTCCTGAAGATGCTTTAAAAAAGTTTCAACCAAACCTTCCAAATTTAAATACCAAATTAGAACAACTTAAATCTAAATTAGGAAACAAAAAACCGAAAACTAAAAACAAAAAAAACATATTTGAAGAAGTTGTTTCAGTTGTTAATAAATTTTTAGATGCGGGTAGAACTGTTAACGATCCCGATAGATTTCAATCAACTCAAAGACTTAGACAACACGTATTGGATTCAGTTGATGTTACAAAAAATTCAGCTAAACAAATCCTTATGGATTGTGTTAAAAACGCATTTTTTGCAAATGATGGTATTTGTGGTACAAATCAAGTTATGGGTGGAACACAAGAAATGGACGAAGTTAACATTTACCCAAGAGAAATTGATTTTTTAGGTATGTTTAAAGTTCCACCTGAAAGTGACTATGGTAAAATAATGTATGAAGACCCTAAAAAAAGAAATGGTAATAAAGCTCAAATAAATTATGGTTTATACCAAACATTTATAAATTCAGGAACAACAACACCAATCGGAATCCAATATCAATATGACACACCGAGTAATAAAACTTTATTTACTTCTACATGGCAATCAGAACACCAATGGTTTAAAATCACAGGTTTAACTCAAGGTAATGGGGTGGGTCAATATGGTTTTGTAAATGTCGGTGATTTTTTTAATGATTATTATTCAAATATAGAAATGCCAGATTTGAATGAGATTGTTAAAAAGGCAATGTTAATGACATTAAAAGCATGTAATGCGTCTGCTGATAAAAATGGTGTTAGTGTTGGTGGTTCGTTTAGTGGTATGGAAAATCCTTTAGATTTTGCTCCGTCTTTAGATGAGGCAATTCAAAATCTTGAGAGAATGTTAAATAAAATTTTTGCATTCTGTAATAGTGGTAGATTAACCGGTTCAACACCAACCAATTTATTTAATGATGACGAAGAAAATGATGAATTTTATTTTGATTTTGATGATGTTGAGGGTATTGATTTAGATGATGAAGACGCAAGACGAAGAAAGGTGTTAAAATTTGCTGACTGTAATAACTATGAAGTTCCATATAATACAGTTCACATGGAGGATTTTGTTTATTTAGAAGATAAACAAGATAGAAGAAAATTAATAGATAGTGCATTAAATAAGGCAGCATCGGATGCATATGAACAGTCAGATTTTTCAATTGACTTACCTAGTTTTCAAATTTCAATTAACTTATCTTTTATTTTTAATATTCCTAAAGCATTAATAATGAGTATTCTTTCACCAAAAATGTTTTTACCATTTGTAATAATATATAAACAATTTGTTGCCGGAGCTAAAAATGCAATTGTTGATGCTAAAGATTTAATGAAAAAACTTAAAAAAATCTTCACTTGTACAATAAAAGAATTATTTTGGAAATTTATTAGGGAGTTTTGGAAAAGAGTTAAAGCCGACCTTAAGAATTTCTTAATGAAAATAATTAGAAAAATATTAAAAGATAAATTAAAAAGATATTATTTAGTTATAGCAGCATTAATTGCTCTATTAAAACAAGTACTTGAAACAGGATTAGACAGTTGTGAAGCGATTATCGCCGCAATTGGTGCGGCAATTAGTGGAGCACTTAGTGCTTCAGGTGGTTTAGATATACCAAATCCTTTATTATTATTAGCCGGTAAATTACCTGGATTTAGTGCGGTTAAAACAACAATGGATATAACTGAAAAAATGCAAAATATGGGAATACCAACTGGAGATATAAATGGGGAACCTAATTATCATGTCTTATCAACGTCAGCACAAGTACAAGGTTTTGCCGATAACTTAGCCATTACACCATTTAAAAGTGTTAATGGACCTGTTGGAACACCATCATATGCATTAATGAAAAATTAAAATATGGAAAGTCAAAAATTAATTGAAATAGCAAACGATGTTGGAAATAAATCTAATAAAGATTTAGTCATTGTTGCAGATGAATTGTTAGAAGAATTTGAAAAAACAAAGGAATTGATTATTGATTTAACACGTCATTTAGATGGGGTTGAGGGGTTATATAATAAAGTTAATAAGGAATTAGAAAAAAGATATACTGGTAAATGAAAATAATAGATATTGGTAAATGTATTGATAATGTTGACCCATTAGGTATTGGTAGAATACGAGTTAGTCGTTATAACGAATATACGGGGCAAAAAGAAAAGGCTATTGACTATGAACCATGGGGAGATAGAGATTTATTTTTAGCTAAACCATTTTTACCTAATAATATTAATTTTATACCAGAAATTAATCAGTCTGTTAAAATTATTCAATATGACACCGACAAAGATACCGTAAACGTTGAATACATCGCAGGACCATTTACAACAATGTATGATTATAATGGTCAAACATTTTCACAACAAGTTGCCAATACAACGTATGGTTCTAATGTAAAAAACAAACCAAATATACTTAATACCACTGGTGAATACATCAATAAAAAATCTAATAATGCGTTTGCAAACGAAAAAGATTTTGCCATATATGGTAAGAACGGATCCGACGTTCTTTTTACTGAAAATGGATTACAATTAAGAGGTGGTAAATTATTATCAAAAGAAGCGGCAAGTGTTGCAAATAGAACGATATTACTTGACCATCCGATTATGGCCAAAAAATCGGCTAGAATTTATTTAAAAAAGTTTCCGAAGAAAATGGTGATAGAAGAAGTTGTTGTTAAAAATAGTGTATCAGAAAATAAAGATTTAAAATACATCATAGAATATGAGGTGGATAAATTAAAAGATTTATCTGATGAAAATACAGCTAAAATAGATCTATATGTTTATAAAGTTGTTACACCTTTTGGTGATGAATTTAAAACAAACTATTTTACTGAACATTCAATAATTACAGACTCTTTAGTAAAATTAGTTAATACTGAAAATGATAGTGTTACCACCACATACACAATAACAGCATCTTCTATAAATGACATTTATAAAGAAATTAGAGATAAGATTTTTTTAATACACGATAAAGGTCTTAATGAATTAAATGAACAATATGAGAGTGGTGATGCACATCCTTTTTATTTCAGACCAAGAAAAACATTTAAAACTAGAATTTTAACAACCACAGAAGAAAATACTAATAGACAGACTATATTAAATAATATTAATGTTTTAAGAGTAGGACCTTCAAGTGGATTAATATGGTCAGCTAAAAATGCTAAGTCTGAAGTTAAAAGTGTTGACTCTATAGAAGAGAGAATAAAAATTGACCCTAATAGTCCTGAACAAACATTTGGTTCAGTTACCGCAGATAAAATATATCTATTATCCACCGATTTGGGTAATAATGAATCTAATAATCCTGTCCCATTTTTTGATTTAAACGGTTACGAGTTAACACAGGAAGATTATATAAAACGTATAGGTACAGCCACATTTTCAACCGTTAGAGGTGAAAACTTGTTAAAATTACTTACCAAGATGATTGAGGTTATTTTTACCCATAGACATAACCCATTAATGCCGATTGTTGGTCAGTATGATTACGATGACGGTAACCAATTAAAAGAACTTTTTAAGACCCTTGAAAATGACATATTAAATAAATCGATTAGAATCAACTAATTTGATATTTATTAATAAAAAAGATGTCATATTTACGTTCCTATTTTGAGAAGAATAATACAATTATAAAGAATTCTCAGGTTAATACGGCTAAAAACCCAACAACTGAGATATATTATGGTGGTGGATTTTCTAAATTTATTTTTAAAGTAGATTTTAGTGATTTAATTAACAAATTTGATACTGGCGAACTGTTACTTGCAAATCTTAATAAAATTACACATAGACTACGTTTAACTAATTGTATTTTTGGTGATGAAGGGTTTAAAGGTCAACTAAGATCAACAGGTAGAGACAGAGCAACTTCGTTTGATTTAATTTTATTTGGATTGGATGAATATTGGGATGAAGGGGTTGGATTTGACTATGTTAACACTAATGCAGATACGTTAACTGGAAACAAAACATTTGACCAAAGACCATCGACATGGTATGATAGAACTACATTAGATAGTTGGGCAACCTCAGGAGTATATGCAGAAAATCCAATAATTTTAAAAACTATTCATTTTGATAATGGTAACGAACATATAGATGTTGATATTACCACTGAAATTAATTATATGTTATACAATGATACATTAGGTGATTGTGAAGGATTTGGTTTAGCGTTTTCAGTTCCATTTCAAGATTTAACACCTATGACCGAACAATCTGTTTCATTTTTTACAAAATATACACAAACTTTCTTTGAACCATATGTTGAAACCTTTATTGATGATAGGATAGATGATAATCGTCAAAATTTTGCGGCTGGAGTTTTTAATAACTTATATCTATATGTTACTAAAGGAACAAACTTCTATGATTTAGATAATATGCCGAGAGTGGATATTTTAGATTCTAATGGTAATCCAATAATTGGATTAGAAGATGTTATATTAGTATCCCAAGTTAAAAAGGGTGTATATAAAGTGACTTTTGGTATTGATGGAATATTATGTGACGGTAAAAAATTCTTTTATGATAATTGGACCAATCTATCAATTGATGGTGCTGAACTTTCAGATATAAGACAAAAATTTGTTCCTAAACCATTTACAACACAATATACAATTGGTGAAAACCAAACAGAATTACAACGTTATAAAATACAATATTTTGGTATTAAACAAGGTGAAAAAATTAAACGTGGTGATATTAGAAAGGTGATTGTTACCTTTAAATCTTTAGATGTTCCTAAATCAGTATTATTTGATGAGGTTTATTATAGATTATATATTAAAGAAGGAACAACTGATGTGGTTGTACATGATTGGACTTTATTAGATAAAACAAATGAAAATTCATTCTATTTTAATACATCTAATTACATTCCAAGAGAGTATTATTTAGAAATTAAAGCTAAGACACATACCGAAGAAATTTACTATAATGACTCAATTAAGTTTGAGATATTATCTGAAAAATAAAACTATTTATATATTATGAAAGTAATTAAACTAAAAGAAAACGATCTTAGAAAATATATTGCTAAGATTATAAAGGAAAACCAATCAACTGAAAACTACATGTTTTTCAGTAATTTACAACAAATACATAGACAATGTGAGATGTTGATGAAAATGGATCCACAAGAATTGGACAACATTATTAAAAATGGTCACGATTGGGCTGACGATCATGTATCTGAGGCTAAGAATAATATGGATCAAGTTTTTGATTTCTTTATGAATGAAACTAAAAGTAAAGATAAACAAGATGTTACCGCTGATATGGGTCAGTTTAGTATGAATGAAGATGGTAAAATGGAAAGTGGTGAAAAAGACCCTTGTTGGAAAGGATATGAAATGGTAGGTAAGAAAAAGAAGAACGGTAAAGAAGTTCCTAATTGTGTTCCTAAAAAGAAAAAATAATGATAATAACAATAACAGAAGACCAATTTGAAAGACTTTTTGAATATAACGAACAAACTCCCGTATTAATTTACGAAGATGAGGATGGTTCTGTTGAAAACACCAATTTTGAATATAATGGTGGTTTATTAAACGAGGCGGAATATCAAGGACGTAAAGTTCAATTGGGTAAAATCATGCAAGGGGACGTAAAGAAATTTAAGGTATACGTTAAAAACGATAAAGGTAAAGTCGTTAAAGTTAATTTCGGTTTTGGTGGTAAATCCGCCAAAGGTAAAAGAATGGTTATTAAGAAAAATAACCCTGAAAGAAGAAAGAACTTTAGAGCACGTATGAATTGTGATAATCCAGGTCCTCGTTGGAAACCAAGATATTGGGCTTGTCGTAGCTGGTAGTTAAATTAATTTTTGATTTGATACGAAATATATCCTATCAGACGCATACAGACCTTTATAGAAGGCCTGTTTCTTTTCCACTAACTTATTCATCTGAGATAAATGAGGTTTGTTTTTAAGGTCTATACCCACTAAGAATTGACCTCCATACTTTTCGTATGTTGTCTCTCTAATGTATTTGTCTTCATCATCCATTTTTAGATACTTAATCATCTCTTCTTTCTTGTTTTTACAAGAAATATTCCTTTCATCGATGAGTTTAGATAAAACATCTAATCTTAATATTTCGTAGTTAATTTCCGACATAATAGCAAATATATGTAATTTTATTTAGAATATACCAAAAATAAAAAACCCCCGATTTCTCGAGGGTTATTTTTTATACCTATTAAGATTATCTTAATGTATCTAAACCAAACACTTGAATACCTTGTACGTCAATAACGCCAAAGTAGCGATTATTTACCATTTTTTTCGCGTAACGAGTCATGATACCTTTAATCGGAGTCATGTTAAATGGATTGTACATTGTAGGAGTTAATTGTAATGGCACATATGGTGCGTATACATAACCTGCATCTAACAAAGACTTACCTTTATGACCAATCAAGATTTTGTTAGCTGGGAAGTAAGGGTCACGATACACTTGGTAACGTCCACCTACTGTACCGATTTTCTCGATACCCATGTTATACTGATCTTGTTCTGGTTCTGCGTTAGAAACGTGGAAATACTCTAAATCATCAAATACTGCAGAAACTTCTGAAGAAACAACGATCCAGTTAGCACCACCTCTTAACGTAGTTTTGTGGATTTGAGCAGAAATTTGGTTGATTTTTGTAACCAAAGTTTGGTTCCAATCTTTCTGAGTATAACCTTGTAAGGTTGCACCAGAGTTTCCACCATATTTCCATTCATTGTAATCCCATTTAGCTTTCCATGCTGCACCTTTACGTAAGTCACGTAAGATTTCACGGTCAACCTCAGCAGCGATTTGCTCTGATAATAAAGCTGTTAATTCAGCTTCAGCGTCGATGTTGTGGAATGCACTAACATCTTGTGCTAATTCTGGAGACCAGCTAGCTCTTAATTTTCTTTCAGTTACAGAAACTGTTACTGATTGTAAATCGAAAGATACTTCACCAATTTGCTCTTCAAATTCTAAAGACTCATACAAACGGAATGTTGAAACTAATTCAGAGGTAGCAAGTGTAGTTGAACCGGTTAAAGTGAATGGAGTGAAACCTGCAGTTGCACTATATGATTCAAGATCAACTTGAATATAGATTTTACCGTCAGCATCACAAACATCATAATATTGAGCTTGAGCAGAACCTGCTTTTGCACCATATTCAACAATACCTTTACCGTATTTCTGAGTTACGATATTGATTGGTAATGCAGTTGAATCAGTAACACCTAAGTGAGCTAACAAACCTGCGTCAGTAGTAGTAACTTGTAATGAAGCTAAGAATTCTTCAGAATCCATTTCATTACCGTTAGCACCTTTTAATTTACCAGCACCTGCCGATGTAAATCCTGTAACCTCGATGATTACATATGATTTGTTTACACAAGTTGCACTTGTTAAAGCAGATGAACTTGTAGTTACAACACCATTTGCAAAAGTTGTAAAACCGTTAACAACTAAACTTGTTACCGCATATTTACCTTTTGAGTAATCAAAAAGACCTTGGTCATTAGCGTCAGATCCTTCGTAAAAACGATCGTAAAGACTTTTCGCAGTTGTAGGGTATCCTGATGTTGGATTTGTAGGTAAACCTAAATCGTTATTTGCTCCACCATAAGGTGAGTAATGGTCTGTTCCAGTTCTTTCCTGAATTTTAGGAATGAAGAAGAATAATTTACCGATTGGTAAGTTCATAGCTTGAACAGACACGATGTCGTTAGCTAATAATTTAGAGAACACACGACGAATGATAGGGAAAACTACAGTCTCGAAAGAACCAGACGCATCAGCTACTGCCGCTTCGTTGATTAAGTAAGACGCTTGGTTTTCATACAATTGCGCGATGTTATCTTTTTGGTGACCTTCTAGACCTTCTAAGAATCCTAGTTCGTCCCATTTTTTGATGGTATCTTCTTTGATAACACGTAGGTGCTTAAGACCTATGTTACCAACCATACCGCTTTCTAATAATGCTCCCATTTTTAATATTGGTTTTAATTTTTTATTTTATTTTTCTCATCATTTCTTTAATTCTACTGAATTGAGGATTTTCATAAGCTTTTGACTCAGATAATACCTCTGTAGAAGAAGATGTTGATGGAGTGTTAGAGATTTTTTTCGCAACTGATTCGGTAACCGTAGTTTTTGAACCTAATTCAGTTTTGATTGTTGAGAATAAAGACTTAGCTTCATTCATAGTAGAAACTGTATCAAATCTCTTTAATATATTCAATTTCTCCTGTTTTGTAGTTGAATGTTCAGTGAACAAACGTGTAGCGTAAGCTAAGTTTGCGTTAAACACAGCAACTTCATTTAATTTATCTTTGAATAACACTAACGCCTTTTTATATTCAGCATTTTGTTTTTTCAATGTTTCAACTTCTTCGTTGATTGATGAACCGGCCTTATAAGTTTTTTTACTTGGTAAGCCAGCACGATTCATACCATTCTTGTTTCCATGAGGGTTTGATTTTGTGCGAGCAGCTTCAGTAGCTTCAACTTTTTTAGGTTCTTCAATTTCGTCTTCCTCGTCTAATTCTATTTCATAGATTGTTTCCTCATCTGTTTCAGCGTCAACATCAGTATCAGCATCAACATCTGTGTCCATATCTGTATCCATATCAGTATCAACGTCAGAATCCATTTCAGAATCCATTTCAGAATCCATTTCAGAATCAACATCAGTTCCCATGTCCATACCAGCATCAAGACCAGAATCTCCACCATCTAATTTGATGATGTATTCATCTTCTCCGTCACCGAATTCTACATTGTTACCGTCTTTTTTAACTACAATACCATCTTCTGGTTTCATAGCCTTGAATACTTTAAGAACTTCATCATCTGAAGCGCCAGTCATATCCATAACATCTTCATCATCCATTGAACCTTCGTCACTCATAGATTCCATATCGGTATCCATGTCAACGTCAGCATCAACATCCGAATCAACGTCATCTGTTGAATCTAAATTATCGAGGTTTGTATCTGTATCAACATCTGTATCAACATCATCTTCAGATTCATCATCTGCAGACTCGTCGTCAGCTGTTACATCTTGTTCTTCCTCTCCTTCAGGATCAGTTTCAGTTTCTGGTTGTTCCATAACTTCATCTTCTTCCTCTTCTTCCAATGATTCTTTAAGCAAGTCATTCAGTTCTTGTTTCATGGTTGAAGCAAGTATACCCTTTGCATTTTGCTTTACGGCCTCTTCAAGATTTTGTACTTGAAGTAACGCTTGTTCTAAAATTGATTTTTCGCTCATTGTGAAAATTAATTGTTTTTATTACCTTATAAATACTACGATTTTATAAAAAATCGTGTTTTTTAATATTCCTGCCCCTAAAAAGTTTATTATTTAGATAGAAATGTATCTAAATTGCCCATAAGTTTAGACATTCTACTGTCAAGTGTTGGTTTTTTAATTTCCGACTCTTGATATTGGTCTCTTTCTGATGGATCTTTAAAAATATAAGCACCTGGAGTTGATGGTGATGATACTAAGTCAAAACAAACTAATTCGAAATCATCTTGTACAATGTTTTCACCTTTAACTTGTTTAAGTGATCCTACACCACGTGAAGAGATTCCCAAAGTTGCTCCGTTCATTAATAACATTGCGGCTTGGTCTCCTTTAGTTGAAACGATACCCATCTTCTTCCAACCTGGAGAAGTGAATAACTTAATTTTACCCATTAGGATTTTACCATCCCAATAAGTTTCTAAAATTGAATGTGATACTCGATCTAAATCGATTAGTGAAGATGAAGGGTGATTTAATTCATTTAATGCTCCACCCTTTTTAATTAGTGATTGATACTTTTCGTTTTCTCTCTTAAGTAACATTTCAGGATATATCCTTCCGTTCTTATTCGGAGTATCGAATTTTTGTAAAACAGCATAGAGGATTATGTCTTCAGAGAAGTCCACACCCTTCATTTCCTGTATAATTTTCCTATTCTCTTCTGGAGATACGTGTCCTGCGTCGTATTCTATTAAAATTCCTGTTCCCAGTTCTCTTGGTCCTAATATCTTCATTTATAGATTTTATTACTATAAATACATCGATAACCCTATTATTTTTTAGATTTGTAGAAATTAAATAGTTTTTCATCAGAAAGACCCTCCTCAATAACACGAGATAAGATTTCTTTTATATTATTTTTAACATCTTTAGATTTAACATCGAACTGTTTATCAACATATAATGTTATTTCCAAATTCATAAAAGACCTTTTTTCTAATTTTATACTCTTTGTTCTAATGTCCAAATCAACAATAGATTGTTGTTTAAAATTAGAATTTTTAAGGTTATATATTATTTCTTTTATTTTTCTTCTTGATTTATTAATCGTATTAATAAAATCATCTGTTTCGTTTTCTGGTTGAACCCAAGAATTTAATTTAAGATATATGGTTTTAAGATTTTTAAAATCTACGGTGCCATAACCGATTTTTACATCATTGTAAATCCCTAATGAGATATACTTACCTGTTTTCATTAATATTTCATATTATTTTATTTTATGGTGTTAGTAAAAAATAAGTAAAATAAACGGGAATACCAAAAATATTTTCATATATTTGTAGTATATTTATTATATATGATTATTATTGATTTATCTAAAGAAAAAAGTATTGAGACAGCGTTAAGAACCTATAAACAAAAAGTTCAAAAAACAAAGCAAGTTCAAAAATTAAGGGCAAGACAACAGTTTGTAAAACCTTCTGTTAAAAAAAGAACCGAAAAATTAAAAGCTATTTATATAGAACAAAAAAGAAATGGACTTAGTTAAGTCCATTTTTTAATTCGTTTAATCTGTAGTAGTTATATCGTGACGGATACATCTGAGTTACCTCATCCTTTACCGCCTTTAATTTAATGGATAAATCCGTGTCGTTTGATTCACTTAAAAGTGTTGATACTTGATTAATGATTGATTCTTTTAATTCACCTGTTTTATCAACAATCTCATCATAAGGAATTGAAAGGATGTTTTTTAATTCTCCTTTCTCTGTTTCTGACAATGTGTTAGAATAAAGTGCATTAAAGTTATTTGTTAATACTGCGTTTAATAAATTTTCATTCGGAACTAACGTCGAATCTTTAGATTCTTTAATTTCCTTTTTAGTTGTTAAATGTTCTACTAATTTCTTTTTAGCTTTAACTTTCTTTTCAATATTTGATAAACTATCTTTTTCAATTAAAATATCTAATGAATTGTATATTTCATTTTCATTAATTTGTTCTACATTTATCATTTTATTTAATGACGTGCAAAAGATAGTTAAGTCATCCATTTGTTGTTTTAAAATACCAATGACACCCTCAACGTATAACTTTGCAGTTTCTTTATCGTCAATGTATTTGTTTTCAATTTCTTCGTAAAACAAATACATTTCTTTAAAATCTTTGTTTTCTTTAATTGTTGTTAAAATATTCTTTATCTCAGCTTTATTTTCTTTAGCGTAAGATTCAGTTAATTTATTTAAAAGTTTGGTTTTTATAACCCCGAATTTATTCATTTTTAATCGTTTAAAATATCATTTATTTTAGTCTCTATCTCATAAATATTCTGTTGTGCTCTTTCCATATCAAATAGAACATTAAAATCTTCCTTTTCTTCACCCAACATACCTAATATTTTTGATTTCTTTGATTTGGTAGACTCACTTAAAGGTTCTTCACCTCCACCTGTTGGTGCTGGTGCCGCTGGTGATCCTCCACCCATATCCATTCCGCCACCCATATCTCCACCGGCTTCTGCACCTGCAGCTTCCATTGCTTTTTCTCTATCCTCTTCAGGAATACCATACTTAGCATCCACTTCATCAAACACACCTGAACGTTTAATAACATTCTGAGTATTCGTTAATTCAAATCCTAATGCACGTTCTAAACGTTGTTGTTGTAAATCTAACATAACCTCAGAATCACTAAATCCAAGAATGTTCTTCTTAGCCCATGTATGTGATACAGGTAAGATACCAACTTGTGATTGGTCTGATGTTGCATCTTTGTAAAGTGTAATCTTTTCTTTCCATTGTTCAAGACGTAATAAATCAGATTGTGCCGACGGATTAGTTAATGATAATGAGAAATTATTTAACTCATCTTCCATACCTAAAAGGTATAATTGAATTAGAGCAATTTTATTTAATTCCTGTATTAATGATTTTTGTATTCTGTTAATAGTTCTGGCAAAACGAATATCCATTAATGCTAAACTCTTACCATCACCAACAACTTCTTCAAATCCTAAGAAAGCTTTAGGTATACGTAACGCCGCTAACATTTTCTTTTGAATATATTCAATATCAGCAATCTCACCTAAGTTTTGTGCTCCAGGTAATGTTTCAATTGGGCTAGTTTGTGATGGGTCACGAACAGGAATAAAATAATCCTGGTCAACCGCCATCTGATTATACCTCATATCAACTTGACCATTACGAGGATCTGAAATTTGGTCTCTTTTAAATTTGTTAGCAACACGTTGAACGTAAGATTCAATATCCTTATCGTCCATATTACCAACGAATACTTTGAATACACGTCTTTCAGGTGCTCTCGATGTTCTGTAAATTAACATTGCATCCTCAGCAAGTAAAAGTTGTTTCCAAATTCTTCTAATCTTATCCAACATAGAAGTTCCATAAGGAAGTTTTCTATCATCACCTAATAATCTAAAATGAGCAATTTCCCATGCTTGAAATTCCAAGTCTTTATTTTTCCATTGAAACCTTAATTCTCTTGATGGAATCTTTGTGTCTCTATTTTGAGTTGTTCCTTTAGCTGCAGCACCTTCTAGTCTTTCTATTTCAATATTCGGTAATTGTTGACATCCAACAATACCCTTTTCAGGGTCTAATTTTAAATAAACAAAATTATCACCATACTTACAAACACCTCTAGTCCACATTTGTAAGTTTGTATTAACATCTAATCTATTGTTAAACAGGTCCTCTAATATTTCTTTAATTCTATCCGAATCAGAAAATATTGTTAAAATTTGACCCTTTTCTGACATTGTGGTGGACTCCTCCGAGTATATGTCTAATGCCGCCGAAACCTCTGGAGTAAACTCCATTGCCTCATAATCGTAATATGCCGCCAATCTATTTGGTTCATAATAAACCGATTGATTATAAAGAGACTGATCTAATTTAGTCCATTTGTCTGCAACATACTGACTCTGTTGAGCCTGTAACATTGCTTTCTCATATTCTTCTTTACTGTCTGTCTTTAATAATTCGTCTTTATTAAAATTAAATGAAGGCGCTTGTGTTACCTGAGGTTTTCCCGGATAACCAAACATCTTTGTTAATTTCTGAAATACAGTTAAATTTTGGTTTGCCATTATATATAAATACTTTTCTTTACAATATAAACTAAAATTATGAAAAACTAAAGATTATTTACGCTTACCGAATAACCATGAATTCTCTTGATATGCTTGTTTACTTACGTTTGAGTTATCTTGATAATATAAACTATTGTTATCTGTTCCCATCGACCCTATCTGATCAAATGCAGTACCATATGAATAGAATGATTTACTTGTCTCATATGATCTTTCAGTCATAGTCCAAGAATCTAACATTGCTTTGTTTGCGTTTTCATTCTTTTGTAATAAATTAAATGATACATCGGCAGCATATAATGCCATTGACATACCCATAATGGCATCATCATGTGTTCCTTTCATATGGTCAGGTCTACCATTCATATAAACAAACGTATTAAGTTCATTTAATAATCTTGCAGATCTAACAATAAACCCCTTTCTAAGTTGTTCTTCAAACGCAGCAACAATTTGAGTTCTTTTGTTATTAAAGTTAAGACCTGGTATTTTCTCCATCGCCTTAGCATTATAGTCCCAAATATTTTGCGTATTAATTCCCTCAATATAAACGTTTTTATAATTTAACTCAGTCAATTTTCTTGATGTGGCAACTCCCATTCCACCTGTAATATCCGTTACGATAAATGCGTTACCATATAAGATAGCCCATTTATATGCAACCGCAGCTAAGTCATCGGGAGGTATCTTACCGATATATTCTGCAACTTGTTCTCTATCGTCAAAATCGATAATTGATATTGCTGAAAAATCTTCACTATCTCCTCTACTCACATCCACACCCATAATATAACGATGACCGATAATTGGTTCTTTCCATTGCCAAAAAGTGGCCTGCATGTATTTCTCAATAGGTTCTCTAATCATGTTCTTAGCAATATTCTCTTGAATATCACCAGGGATAACACCATCTCCTGAACCTAAGAAATCACATTCCAATTCTTGAGCAATCTTACGTCTATCGTATTTAAATTTCTTAGACATTGACTCAAACCAAGATGAAAACGGTTTATAACCGTCCTCTAAAAGTTTTAGATATTCTTTCATGTCAAAGTCATATAAAACAACCTCATCGTCGTTATACTGTTCTCTATTCAACATGTAGTGACAGATATCTTGACATTTAATCCAACGTAAATCTTTAGTATAACGAGGGTCTTTAAACCACCTTAAATCTGTTATATGGAAATCATTGATTCCACGTAATGCTTGGTCGTAAACACCGTAATAGATAGCGTCATAACCATTTGGTGTGGAAATAAGAATAATCTTACCACCCGTTGATAGGGACGCCATAGATGCAGCCCAAAAATCATCTCCCGCTTCAATATATGCAGCCTCATCAAATACAAGTATGGTAGGTGTATAACCACGAAGGGCATCCGCCGATGTTGCAACCGCCTTAACCTCACAACCGTTATTTAATCTAAATCTACTCTCTGAGTTTTTATCAGGTGAGAACCCAACATTTAACCAATCAGGCCATTGTTCTAAGAAATGTCTAACCTTATTAGCCATCTCCACCGCAGTATCACGTTTGTTCGCAATAAGTAGAACTCTCTCAGGATTATCGGGTTTTGCTAATTGTAATTTTTTTGATAACCATGCAGCTGTTACTGTTGTAACGCCGGCCTGTCTATACTTTCTTGTGATGTTTTCGTTGTAGTCTTCGTAATCCTTAATTAATTGAATTTGGTCCTCAAACAAATCCATTGGAACATACTTCTTCTGTGTATTATCAAATGTTTGAAGGTATGTTCTAAGGGCGTATGGGGTATCTTTAATAATCTTAGCATACTCCATTAATTGTTCTGCTCTGGTATTCATATATGTATAAATACAAAAAAAGGTGGTTTAAGTAAACCACCTTTGTATTATTTCGTAGGTCTATCTAAACCTAACTCTTTAAAGAGGTCATCGTCGTCATCCTCTTCGTCATTATCATTAGATAAACTAATACCAGGTATTCCTGATATAAAATTCTTTAATTCGTCGTTATCTGTTTCGTCAGAAATATTTGTTAAATCTTCATCAAATTCTGACATTGTTTCTTCGTATTCATAATTGTTAATATCTTCTTCAATTGCACGAACTAAAGTCTCCATTAAACGATTTCCATTTTCTGAATTGGAAACTATTTCTTTCATGAACACTAAGAATTCCTTTGCTGGTTTTTTGAATATATGTTGGAATACCATTAATTGAATAATTCCTTTAGTTTCATCGGTTAACACATCTTCAGGAAATTTAGATCTAATTCTATCCCAAATTGCTGGTCCTAAACGTAAATCCCACATTTCCTTTTCTAATGTATCTTCACTTTCTTCAACATCAGTAAAATCTTCTTCATTACCTTCCTCATCTCTTTTTCTACCTTGTAACGCAACCAACTCTAATGTTCCTTTAATTAATTCGTGAATTAAAACTGGAAAGTTTACCGCTCTTGCTTTAATTGTTGGTGGGTCTGTTTGTCTGTCTACATCTTCTCTACCAGCAACCGAACCAGATTGTCCCATTGATTTCATGGTATCATCAGGTAGTTGCCAATATAATGCATCATTTACTGACATCATTATACCATATAAACCTATAATATTATCGTTACCAACAATTTGTCTAACCCTATCTTCAACATAATGATACATGTAATGACCTCTTTTAGAAGCACCTTGTATAATTGTATTTATAAATCTTCTTTTTGCTTTCTCCAAATCAAGTTCCTCTAAATCATTAACAATTTCAATTTCATTACCAAAATTCATTTCTTCTTCACCACCTTCTTCACCACCTTCTTCTTCTTGGTCATGACCAAAATCTTCAGGGTTAAATTCACCCATACCAATAATTCTTGCATCATATTGAACTGAACCTTCAGGAACACCTAATTCCTTAATAACTAATTCAACCGCCAATTGTTCTAATTCTCTTCTATGATTTTGTTCAAATGATAAAATTTGATTATGAGCACTCATCATTTGTTGCATCAATGGAGTCAATCCTTCCATACCTCTCATAGGGGTATTTGCACCAGTATATTGTCTCATCTTATCAACAACTTGCTTATATCTTTCTGAAGCTAAAAGTTCTTGGAAATTGTTATTAGGTTCATTTCCAGTTTTTGGGAAAGGTATTTTTTTCAGTGGAGTTTCCCCCGCCGCTAATTTATCTTGCACCCCTTGGTCAGGTCTATCCTGACTATCAAAATCCATCGGCATTTCGTTCAAATTTTCTTTAATTAAAGATAACAGTTTTTTCTTAGAAAATTGCATTTTAGATTACTTTTTTTTCTCCTCAGCTATCTTAGCCTTTGGTTTAGGGTTTGGTCCAGGTCCAGGTTGAAAAGGAGTTTTTCTTGGGTCTTCTCTTCTTGTTGGTGTAGGTCTTGTACCAGGTTTAGTTGATGGTGCTGGTTTTGATGGTGCAGTTTTTGGTTCCGCACTTACAATAGCATCATATGACATAAACTCAGGAATACCGTTGTGTCCTTTTTTAACTTTAGGTCCGTGTTGAACCATTGTATTTGATTCAGTTAGTTTAGTTTGAATAAGTTCCATAATTTCGTTTTTAGACGTAAAGCTATGAAATTCTTTGTTCTCTACCAAACCTTTAACCCAATTTTTTATTTCTTTAACATCTTCTTTTTTACACTTACATTTAGATTCAACCTTTCCACAATCATCACATTTTTTAATATTTTTAAGTTGTGGGAAATCTTCTTTAGATTTCTCTAATGCTTTTTCACTTCTTTCATTGTGATAATCACCCTCTTTTTCTTCTTCTTTCTTTTTATGACCGTTAAAGTTTGGTGAAGGTTGTTTCCCTACTGCGAATCCTTTTTTCTTTTTTTCTTTAGATTCATTGTCTTTTTTCCAACTGTTGACAAAATCTTCATGTGCTTTATCAATTTCGTGATTCTCAGGTTCTCTACCTAAATCTTTACTTAATTTATCTTTAATTACACCAAGCATAAGACCGTTTAATGATTCATCCACTTCTCCCTCTTCAGTTTCACCTTCTTCCTTTTTCTTAGGGGTAGATTTCTTTTTAGGAGAACTTGGTTTTTTAGGTGATCCACCAAATACAGATGAACTACTTGATTTTGAACCTTTAATAGTTAAACCCATATCAACCTCATTTACACTTTCACATTTACAAGTCTTTTCACCACATTTTGAACAACAGTCCTCAGTTTCTTTAACCTCACCTTTCTTCTCTTTATTTAAAATTGCAAAATCATCAGAATCTATTTTACCATTCTTGTTTTTGTCAATTTTAGATTGTTTACCTTTTAACTCCTCGTATGTCTCAATGGTTTTACCACCTTGTTTAGCATCGGCAACTTTTTTCTGTAATTCAGGATCATTTTTAGAAACCATGATGTCCTCATCTGTTTCCCCCTCACCTAATACTCTCGAAGCCAATTGTTTTAATTGGTTATCGCTAAAATTAACTAATGTCTTTTCAGAAAATCCTTCCTTTAAAAGTTTTCCGATTAATTCTGTTCTTTTCATGATTCCTTGAATTTTATTTCTTCTTTTAAGAGGATAAATCCTCTTGATTTTAATTTTTTTGTTACGTTTTCAATTGGTTCCGCAAACTTAAATGTTAGTCTTTCTTCTGTATTATCAAAATCAAACTTTTCCCAAGCCAACGAAATTACACCATCTACAGCATCAATAACTCCGAAATAATCGGAGTTCTGAATAAGTTCTAATTGTAAATCTGTATCTTTCAATAAACCAACTACATCAACATATTCGATGTCAGGCGATTTAGATCGTTGGTTAGCCGAAGCAGGTATAACGAACCAATCACCCATATCAATTTCAGTGGTCTCACTGAATACGAATTCGTATTGTTTTTGACCTTTGTAATCTGACCCAATTTCATTGACATATATTAGATGCATTTTTTATTTAAAATATTTGCTTAACGTTGACCCTATTGCGTTATTAATTTCACTTTTCATTTCATCTAAGTCTAATTCTTGAACTTCTTCATCGTCCATTCCTTCTTCTTTAATTGCATATTTTGATAAATCAATATCTTGAACATCTGATGGTTCGTTAGTATCCATTGGAGTATTAACAAACTCATCTAATGCTGACATTGAATCGTATTCGTTCATATCTGAAGGGGCCTCTTCAGGTGATGGTGAAGGTTCTTCACCTGTTGGTTCTTCTGAACCCATTCCACCTTCTTCTTCCTCTCTTTCAAATTTAGTTGCAATATCCTCAATATCTTCGTCAGATAATTTATCTAAATCAACCGCAGAAATAACCATGTTTAAAATATACTTAATATCATCACTTTCCATTCTATCATGTAAATCTCTCAATTCTTGACCTAATTTACCAGCATATTTTTGAGCTTCAGCCATATAAGATGACCTCTTACCACCATCCTCATCTTCACCACCTTCAACAGGAGGTGTATCCATTGGAGCACCACCATCTACAGGTGGGGGAGGAACGTCACCTGATGCATCAGCTGCAGGTGATGGAGGTAAATCCATAGATGGTTCAGCAATTGGTGCCTCTTGTTGAGGTTTGTTTTGCTTCAACACATATTTTGTTGCTTCCTGTAATTCCTCTTGTCCTTTCAACAAATCAAGTCGTTTGAACGCTTCGGCATACGAAGAGAACTTATTCTTGTTCTTCATGAACATCCCACCGATATAATCGAGTGATGATTCATTTAATCCTCTCTTTACATAGTAACCGTCTTTTTCTTTAACGACACCATATACACCCCCGTTTTTAGATTCTTTCACTAATTCGGGTTTACTCGAAGAACGACTGTTATTTTTGTTACTGTTGAAGTATGTTAACTCAAGGATTCTTTTTAATTTGTCGTCCCCGTTTAATTTTTCACTTCCTAGTGGTTTTAATTCTGCCATTTTATAAAATTGTTAAGATATACTTATTCTTATCCTATAAATACATAGATATATAGAAAAAAATAGGTATAGTTATTGTGTTATAGACAATTTCTTATCTATTAGTTGTGTTTTTAGCTTTAAAAGTTTTTGAATATATCCGTTTCTTCTTAATAATTTAAACGTTAGGTTTTCATAGGAGTATTCTCCACCGGATTCGAGACCACTCTGTCTAAACTCTTTTATCTTCTTTCTAAGATTTTCAAGATGGTCAATTGTTACGTCTTTTGGAGTTTTAATTAGATGGTCTATTCTTTTTGCAAAGTCTTCTCCCTTCTCTAATATTTTTCTATCGTCAATATTTGGTGTTTCTTTTTTAGGTTCAATTTCCCACTTGTTATGTAATATTGAATAAACTCCAGATGAAATATGTGGTTCATTTACATCCTGAACATAAATTTCAACATCATATCCCTTTATTATAATGTCATGTTTTTCATTCCACACGTTTTTCTTTGCATCAAAAAACTCTTTTAAAATATCCATTTCATATTTGGATTCTTCAAAGTCAATAAGGATATGTAAATCAACATCAGAGTATTGTGACCAATTATAGTTCGCTAAAGATCCAGTGAGAACTACATCGTGAATAAAAAATTCAACACCCAAACTCTCAATAAAATCATTTGAAATTTCTAATAATCTTTTTCTAATTTCGTCACGCATAACAAAATGACCTTTTTCTTCCCCAAATATTTGGTTAGATAAAGTTTCTTTTGTTTCGAAAGATTTTACAATTTGTTTGTCTTTCTTTTTGTCCTCAATAAGTTCTTCAAATAAACTCATCCTTTTTTTGTGTAATTATGACTTTTAGCGATATTCTCGTTAAAATATTTTCCTTGTGATTCCGCTAACCTAAATTTGGTAAACTTCTGCCAAGGAACTTTATTATATTCATAAATACTTCCGTTATTGAATATAACGGTTAAATCTTCAGTTTCTGTATTGTAAGTAGACTCTTTAAGATTGGATGATTGGATGATAACGGTAATAAGTTTTCCGTCAATGTTTTCTGATGTTATACCCATATTATAATGTTTTTTATATTATAGATAATAAATACCAAAAAATAAACCCCTCATTTAGAGGGGTTTAAGTTTAATTAGATAGTTCTAACTTTTTTGTATTTGTAAGTCTTAACGATACTCTCGTTTAAGAACTTACCTTGCGACTTAGCCAATCTAAACTTTGTAAAAGTTGTAGATGGAACTCCTTGGTATTCATAAATGCTACCATTTACGAAAGATACTCTCAAGTTTTCTTTTAAAGCGTCGTAAGTTGCTTTGTTTACACTTGTTGACTTGATTGAAACCTCAATCATTTTTCCGTTGATTTTTTCTTTTTTTACTGACATGGTGTTAATTTTTATATTATAAATCTACGCAAATATATCCATAAAAAAAAATTTAAAACAAAAAAATTTAATTTAATGAAATCAATCTCTCCAAACTTTTCTTCTTATCAATTGGTAATGAGAGAGTTAGAACTCCATTTTCAACTTTTCCTTCGATATCTTTTTCTTTAACATCTTCTGGAATATTATAGGATTTCACAAAACTTCCAATAAAATGATGTGTATTATCACTCTCTTCTTTTTGATAGGTAATTTTTAATACACCTTCTTTGGTTAAAATTTTTAAGTTGTCCTTTGTTAATCCAGGTACACTTATGGATACCGTGTATCCTAATTCATCTTTTTCGATGTTAGTTTCAGGAGTAGATAGAAATCCCTTCGTATCCAATCCTCTAAAAAATGGGTCTTTAAATAATGTTATCATATTATATTGTTTTATACCTTCATATAAACAAAAAATTTGCCAACGAATACATTTGGACAACTTGTCATAATAATTAAAAACTTTTTGACAATTTGTCTCACGTTTGTTTTTTAGTATTATTTGTGTTATGTTTGTATTGAATTAAACTTATAACATATGTCAGTAGATTTTTTTGAAGATGGTCCAACCACAAACCCAAAAAAAGTTAGAAAGGGTTCTAACACACCAATTTTAGATAACTTCTCTCGTGATCTTATTAAGATGGCCGAAGAAGGTAAAATTGATCCCGTTGTCGGTAGAGACAAGGAGGTAAAAAGAATTGCACAAATTCTTTCTCGTAAAAAGAAAAACAACGCCGTTATTGTTGGAGAAGCGGGAGTTGGTAAATCTGCGTTAGTTGAAAAATTAGCGTTAATGATTTACAAAGGTGATTGTCCTCCCAATCTTATTGACAAACGTATTATGTCGTTAGATTTAACCTCATTAGTTGCCGGCACAAAGTATCGTGGTCAATTTGAAGAGAGAATTAAAGCAATCATTAATGAATTACAAGAGGCACCTAATGTAATCATCTTCATTGATGAATTACATACTATGGTTGGTGCTGGTAATGCAAGTGGTGCCATGGACGCCGCCAATATTTTAAAACCAGCATTAGCAAGAGGGGAATTACAATGTATTGGAGCAACAACTTTTGACGAGTTTAAAAAACATATTGAAAAAGATGCAGCTTTAGTTCGTCGTTTTCAAAAAATAATATTGAATGAACCAACAGAAGAAGAAACTTTAGAAATTCTTAAAAACTTAACCACATCATATCAAGACTTTCATAAAGTAAGTTATGAGGAAGGTGTATTAGAAACAATTGTTAAACTTTCAGGTCGTTACATTACAGATAGACAATTTCCAGATAAAGCAATCGATGTATTAGATGAATTGGGTTCCGAAAAAAGAGTTTCATCTAAAATTCCTGAGTCGATTGAAAAATTAAAAAAAGAAATTGACAATATTAAAGAAAGAAAAGTTCAAGTTGTTAAAAGTCAAAATTACGAACAAGCGGCAAAACTACGTGATGAGGAGAAAAAAGTAACAACTAAGTTAGACGATGAAAAATTAAAATGGTCAAACAAACAAAAGGATAATAAAACTCCAGTTACTTTAGATGATGTATATAACATTGTTACAGATATGACAGGAGTTCCAATTACTAAACTCGATACTAAAGAGACTAAAAAGTTATTACAACTTGAGGATATATTATCAGCAAAAGTAATAGGTCAAGATGAGGCAATTAAAACAATCTCAAAATCAATTAGAAGAAATCGTGTTGGTATTAAAGAAACGAATAAACCAATTGGTTCATTTATATTCATAGGGTCAACGGGAGTTGGTAAAACATTTTTAGCAAAATCAATTGCTGAGGTTTTATTTGGTGACTCCGATAAAATTATTCGTGTGGATATGAGTGAGTATATGGAAAAACATAATGTATCAAAATTAATCGGTTCTCCTCCTGGTTATGTTGGTTATGATGAAGGAGGTCAGTTGACTGAGAAAGTTAAAAATAACCCATTCTCTGTGATTTTATTCGATGAAATTGAGAAGGCTCATAAAGATGTTTTTAATATTCTACTTCAAATTTTAGATGAAGGTCATTTAACAGATTCATTCGGTAGAAAAATTAATTTCACAAATACGATTATTATCATGACATCAAATGTTGGTGCTAAGAAAGTATCTGAATTAGGTGGGGGTGTTGGGTTTAAAACATCATCAAGTGAAGAACAACAATATGAGGTTAGAAAAACAATGATTCAAAAAGCACTAAAACAACAATTCAATCCAGAGTTTTTAAATCGTGTTGATGATGTTATTTTATTTAACTCTTTAAATGATGAAACATTAAAGAAAATTATTAATATTGAAGTTGGTAGATTAAATAAAAGATTAACCGATAAAAATTATAAAATTAATTTTGATAAAACAGTTACTAATAGAATTTACGAATTAAATTCACAAGAAGAGTATGGTGCTCGTCCACTAAAACGTATTATACAAAATCTTTGTGAAGATTTTTTAAGTGAAGAAATATTAAAAGGTAATATTTTAGAAAATGAACAATACATTTTGAAATATAAAGACGAAAAATTATTAATTTCTAAAAAATAATCATAAATAGTTTACTTTTTAGTAAAATTATATATATTTATATCTCTGTAGGTTCTCTTTGTCGATAACCTTTTCGTTTCTTAAATTAAGTGGGGTTGAACCCACCGAAAGACCTTAAACCCCGACATCTCGTTGGGGTTTTTTTATTGAATTTTGTTTTATCGTTAAACTTTCATATATTTACTATATATGAAAAAAGTAACATTTATCTTGGCTCTTGGTGTAGCACTTACACTAACAGCATGTGGTTCAGGGTCAACCGCAACTCAAACAACTGACTCAACAGTAGATTCTGCATCAGTTGGTGTAACAGATTCTACAACAGCTCAAATTCCAACAGTGGAAGCTGAAGTGGTAAAAGAAGACGCTGAAAAACCAGTATCTCTTGAAGCTGTAAAATAAGGAATTAGGGGGTTGTGAAATATCTACCCCCTATTTTTTAATTTAAATTTTTATCTATGGATAATGTAAACGAAATAAAAGGTGACTTAATACTTTTAAGGGGTGTTTCCGGTTCAGGGAAATCAACATTAGCTAATATCATTTTACAACAACCAAATAATAATCCGCAAGAAGTTTTATCAGCTGATGATTTTTTTGTGGATGATAATGGTGATTATATTTTTGATGGTTCCAAAATAAAAGAAGCTCATAATTATTGTCAATTTAGATGTTCAGAAAGAATGAGACAAGAAATTGCACGTATTGTTGTGGCAAACACATTTACCCAAGAATGGGAAATGGATGAATATTTTAAAATGGCAGAAAGATACAATTATAGAGTTCATACGGTAATTGTTGAAAATAGACACGGAAATCAAAATATTCACGGAGTGCCTGAAAATAAACTCCAACAAATGAAGAATAGGTTTGAAATAAAGTTATAGATGAGTCAATTTATTGTTTCTTTTATTGAGTCCATAAATCCAAAACCAAAGATGAAATTTCACGCTAACTTACTTAGAAACCAATGGTCATTATATCCATTACCTTTTGTTTATTTTTATTTTGAAACATGTCAACCAGATTCTCATGTATCAATTTGGAAAAACAAAATATGTGGGATATATTTGTCCTTTAATTGGTTAAAATATACATACAACATCGGATTCCACAAAATAATAAACTAATGTTAGAAATTTTAGAGAAATATCATAATGATGGTTTGTTACATAAACAAACACATCCTACTAAAGATTTGACTATATGGAATTATTCTCCTAAAGTTCAATACGAAAGATTGTGGGATGATATTACTTTACAATGCCGTGGATTAGTTACCAATTCAAAAGGTGATATTGTTGCAAGACCATTTAAGAAATTTTTTAATTACGAAGAACATAAACCAGAAGATATTCCTAATGAAAATTACGTTGTCTATGAAAAGATGGATGGATCTTTAGGTATTCTTTTTAATTATGAAAATGAATGGATAATGGCTACACGCGGATCCTTCACATCACCACAATCAATTAAAGGAAAAGAAATTCTTGATAGACATGACATCAGTGCATGGAGAAAAGACAATACATATTTATTTGAAATTATTTATCCTGAAAATAGAATTGTTGTTGATTATAAAGGTGAAGAAAAATTAGTTGTTCTTGGTGCGATTCATACTGAAACAGGTGAAGAAATACCTGATAGTAGTTTATTTTGGACACAAGACTCGGGCTTTGAGGTTGTAACAACATATAAAACATGGGGTGAAGGATACGACTTACTTAAAGAAGAAATTAGTAAAGATAGAGAGGGATATGTAATTAAATTTAAGAATGGTTTTCGTATGAAAATCAAAGGAGAAGAATATAAACGTCTTCACAAAATTTTAACAAATTTTTCATCAAAAGATATTTGGGAATTAATGAAAGAAGGAAAACCTATGGATGAATTTTTAGATAGGGTTCCCGATGAATTTTATAAATGGGTTAAACAACAAGTAAGTTCTTTTGAATATGGTATGTATAATATATCAAATCATTGTGGTAAGGTTGTGGACTATTTTAAATATGGAAAATATAACGATAAAGAAGTTACACCATCAAAAAAAGACTTTGCATTACATTTAGAAAAATGTGATGTAGAATCTTATTATAGACCAATTATGTTTGCCATGTGGGACGGAAAACCATATGAACATATTATATGGAGAATAATGAAACCTAAATACGAAAAACCTTTTAAGAAAGATGAAAATTGAAAAAAAGAGATTATATCTCGATGACGTTAGAACCCCTAATGCTGAGGATTGGGTTATTGCCCGTAATTACGATGAATTTGTGGCTGCAATTAAATTACATAGTTTAGGTAATTTTGATGTAATATCTTTAGATCATGATTTAGGTGAAGGTGCCATGATAGAATATTATACAAATGTAAAAAATAATTATATGTTGGATTATAACAACATAGAAGAAAAAACTGGTATGGATTGTTGTAGGTATTTGGTTGCTGAAAGTATGAATGAAAAAATACCTTTACCCCAGGTTTATATTCATTCGGCAAACCCTATTGGTAGTGCTAATATGATGGGATATATTAACAATTATTTAAAAAATTGTAGTTTACCCCAAACCTGTATAAACGTTAAAATTGAACATACAATAGATGAGAGTCATTTAATATCCCCTGAGTTAAGAAAGGCTAAATGGGACCGTAGTAAAAAATAATTTTTTTTATTAATAATATTTACTAACTTTATAATCTAAACTAAAACTTACCCAATGGAAAAAAATGCTCAAAAATCAAACAAAAAACCTTACAAAGAATTGATTATTAATGGTTTGTATAGAGATTGGAAAGATTTTTATGGCCCAAATAAAGAAGAAATTTATAAATCAATAATTGAAATTTTTGAGGAGTTTAAAAACACTAAAGAAAAATCTTTAGTCTTAAAGATTTCCGCTAAATTTAAAAATGCAGATTGGAACACTGAATTTGAATTTCATCGTAATGAAACAATTGTTTTAAAAAGAGATATATTACCTTTTTTTGAAGAAAATGAAGATTATGAAATGTGTGGTCAAGTATTAAATTTACATAAAGAATTGACTTCTTGAAATCTAATTAATATATTAGTAAAGTATCAGGAGAGAGATACATTTATTTTTTGTCACATCCTCGAGGTTTCTACTTCGGGGATTTTTTTTACAACATCATTCTACTACCTATCAAGAAATTACTTAAGAACGGAGAACCAGGTTTTGTGTTACCACTCATTTTGTAGTTAAAACTAAATCCAAATCTTTTGGTTAATTTATAATCAAAAGAACTACCTAATAAAAATCCCATATGTCTGTTAACCGTCGATACTCCTGTAACACTATTCCAAGAGATAGGTGAGAACATTGTGAACACCTGTGGTGATACTGTTAGTTTTTTAGAATAAACATATGGTTTAGTCCAAAATGCAATTGCTGACGATGCCATATTATAATCAAAACCACCCTTATCGTTTTTAAGAAATAAATTAATAACACCAACATTATAACCAAATGTTCCTTTTTTAGGTGTTGGTTTAATCCAAGTATAACCTAATAAATTCATGTAATTTCCTGCAAGATATGCGAACGCGGTTCCATACGAATGTATGGCATCTAAATTACCATCTTCTGTCATTGCCATTTTAGTGTATCCACCAGTTGTTACAATTGAACTTAAATCACTATTAATTGTCAATCCCCCACTAAAGCTTTCATCGCCAGCCATAGATGATTTACTTACACCCATAGAAATTTGCACCAAATATCTATTATCCACCGTTTGTGCTGTTGTTAAATCAGAAGATAAAAGTAATGGATTTGTTATTGCTTGTTTTTTCTTTTCTTCCTCTTTTTTCTTTTTCTCTTCCTCTTTCTTTTTCTCTTCTTCTTTTTTACTTTCTTCTTTCTTCTCCTCCTCTTTTTTAGTTTCTTCCTTTTTTGATTCTTCTTTCTTTTCTTCAGTTTTTGATTCTTCTTTCTTTTCTTCTGTTTTACTTTCTGTTTTCTTTTCTTCTGTTTTACTTTCTGTTTTAGTTTCCTCAGTTTTACTTTCTGTTTTTGCTTCAGTTTTAGTTTCTGTTTTAGTTTCCGATGAAGAAGAACTTCCACCACTACTCGATGATGAACTACCACCACTTGCAGGAGGTGGTGATGATGAACTACTTGCTGGTGGAGGTGCCGCAGCAGGTGGAGGTGGTGCTGTTATTGGTGGTGGTGTTGATGCACTTGCCGCAGCAGAACTTGCAGCTCCACCAGCGGCACCACTCGCGGCAGAACTTGCCGCTGAACTTGCTGCCGATGAAGCTGCGGTAGATGCCGAATTACTTGCCGCAGATGATGCACTTGATGCTGCAGCATCCGCAGCAGCTTTTGCCGCAGCATCTGACGCGGCCTTTGCGGCAGCATCCGCCGCAGCTTTTGCCGCAGCATCAGCAGCAGCCCTTGCCGCAGCATCCGCAGCCGCCCTCGCAGCGGCTTCTTGTGCTAATCTAATTGTTTCGTTTTGTGGACATGGAGTTGCAAATACACTATTGACCCATGTTTGAAATGCACCACTACTGATATCCGATAATGTTACAATTTTAGATTTACCTCTAATAACTGCAATAGTTTGATTTTGTCCGAATGGAATAATAACCACATATACCTTTTGATCACACGGATCGATATATGTTTGTGTTATGGTTTGACCAAACGACTCACCACAAAAAAATAATATTAGGAGAGAGATAATATATTTCTTCATTATTTGTTATTCAAGCCTATTCCTATTTGTGTATATCCTCTTATTGGGTCAGCATCTAATTTTATTGTAATAATTTTAAATTCTTTTATTAATCCAATTTTAAATGTTGTAAAATTTGATTTTGATTTTGGAAATGAAATACCTCCCAAGTCATCTTTACCTTGATATCTAATTACTTCGTTACCAAATCCTATCATAGTATGAATACCAAATCCATTAACTTTTTTACCCATACCAAAATATAATGTTCCTTCTTTTATAAAATCATTTGGATCGAGTGGAAAATCTACATTATTAATTTTACCATATGGATAGTATTGGTTATGGTCAATATCATAAGTCATTACATAATCTAAAATAAAATATAATTTATCTCTACCGATCATTCCCCACCAATTTGCCTGTTTATTAGTAGTATGACCAAGTCCAACTGAAAACAATACAGGTTTTGATGGGATTGTATCTCTTTTTCCATTTTCATAGATATGAATTATACTTCTTTGTCTCCATCCAAAATCATCATACCAAATGTAAGGCATTGGTTGATACCATCCCCAATTACCCCAATAGTAACCAAATTGATTATTTCTATTCCAATTTTGAACACGTACTCTACCACGTGGGTCTGGATTAGGTTGTTGCGGTTGATTATTTCTCCAACTACTCACATTTTGTTGTTGTGGTATAGATGGTTGAACTCTTGTTTGAGTTGATTGTGATGTTTGTGATGATGCCGGAACACTTCCACCAGTTTGTCTCCAAGTTGATACTTGAGCCTTCAACATTATTGCACAGATTAAAATTAACAATATTGTTAATCCTGTAACTAATAAAACCTTTTTCATACTGTTTCAGTTAAAATTGTGGTTAGTAAATAACCGGTTATTATTGGGACTGGTGAAAATATTAAAAAAAAGAACAACAACCTCCAAACTAATGGGTCAACATTGGTACGGTGACTTAAACCACTGCACACACCAAAGAAAACTTTATCGTCGTGAACTCTCTTAAACTTTTTCATATAATATAAATATTAAAAAAGGGGTTATAAAACCCCTTTTAAACATATTCTATCTAATTCTTCTTGTCTGAGTGCTACAGTCGAATCTATCTGTCCTCCATCGGATATAATATTTACTAAATAAAGCCCAAGTTTCTTTTCACTTATTTCAATTTCTTGCCCATGTATAAACCCCATTTCCATTAATTTTAATCTCATACATGGTGTACAATTTTCGCAAGGATTATTTTGTGGAACGTCCACTACTTCGTATTTCATTATTTCGTGAATATACCTTTTTTAATCATTCTATCAAGGATATTAGCGCATGCAATGTCTAAAGCTTTCTTCGTTGCAATACTAATTGTTGATTGATTAAATTTAATTGGGTCAACTGTTGCATCGGATAAAAGAGTTAGTTCTCTTTTTGTTGTTGCCTCACCTAAACCTGACCCACCAAACAAGACACCTGTCTCAGCGTCAGTAAATCTAACCTGAAGACCTATACGAGTCACCATATTGTCTTTAATACCGTCTTTTAGGTTGATAGTTTCATCTTCTGACACCGAGTAGTCATAACACTCAATCGTAACAAAATACTTCGCCAAATTGATTTTACCACGTCCATCTAATTTATTCTCGGAAATACCTGCCGCAGATGCTTGAAATTGTTTTACCATCCTATTCTTAATTTCTGTCTTATCCTCGGTAAATTTGAATCTGTTTAAGTTTTCAAGGTATTCCATTGAAATGTTAGCAACACCCAAACCAACACGTTTTTCTTTTAATTCAGGATACATCTCGTACATCTCATCAGAAATACCCGCCTTTAGTATTTGGATGGGTATTTGAGGACCATCGTAGTCCATGTACGCACTTATGTCTCTTTTCTTTTCAAAATCTGCTTTATATTGTTCGGTTTTTGTTGAACCTATTGTTTGACTATTTGCAACAAGACCTACTAAACAAACGCTTAATAATATTAATAATTTTTTCATATATTTTTTTTAGGGATTCCATTTATTTAATGAACTGATATATCCATCGGTCATGTGGTCTTTAATGTTCTTACCCGTTACCATAGATTTAAAATAATTCCAAGCACGTTCCCAATCAATCATGAACTTCTTAATATTACCCTCACTATCGATACGTAACATCTGATTGACGTGATAGTATCCAATATATGGAGAATGTGTTACCACGTCGTTATTATGAACGATTCTCAATGATTCAATTGATGATTTATCAAAGTTTTGTTTGAATACTTTATTACCAACTCTTGGACTACCGATAGTACAACATATAATCTTATTTGATTTATAAATTGAATATATCTCATACGCACACAAGGTAGAAACTGCAGCACCCAAACTGTGTCCACAAACAATAATATTATCAACTTCGCCTTCTCCACCTAATGTGGATAATGCTTTTTCAAATGATTTATAAGTTTCGTCTTTAACAGCGTCCCAAGATGATTTAAATCCAATGTGAACTTTTTCACCATCTTGAACAAATGGAACTTTATCAATTGATGCGTCGTTTTGGAAATCCTTTTTAGAAGAACTTCCTCTCCAAACGATATAGATAGATTTATCCTTTGTGGCAACAAATCCTTGTGTATCTGTTTTTTTATCGTCAATCCATTTAATTAATTTTAATCTTTGTGCTTTAAAATCAATGTCTTTTTGTTCTGAATATACTTTCTCGGTTAAACCGACATTGTATAGTATTTCGTTTTTTGTCATTGTGTATTTGTTTTTGTTATAATATTACTGTCTTGCTGGCCATATACCACGAGTGGCTATTATGTATTTCATACCATCCATAGGTGGTTCCATTTTAGGTACTGCAAATAAATTTGGTGTTGCTCCGTATCTATCTTGCAGTAATACATATAACGCCTCATTTTCCCTTATGTTTAATAATTGTCCGTTGCATTCTACATATCCTTGAGGAGCGTAGCCCCCTGCAAATAATTTAATTGACCCAATTAATTCTTCTTCCATAGTTTATTGTGTTTTTGTTTTAGATTGATCACCTTTCTTTAAGAATATATCAAATATTGTTTTAGGACAATATTCTACAAGTAATATTAAACCCTTTCTCAATGTGGAGTTTTTTACAACGTGTTCTAAAATATCTTTTATGACCTCTTTAATGGCGAAATTTTTGGTATCAAAATAGGTTCCATCAAAATATCTTGGACTTGTTCCCTCACCACCTGGTGAACCGTGATGTGCACCTATGGAAGTACGCCAATAGTCAGCGTGATTTTGCCATTCAGGAACTGAAACTAATTCAGGTGAATCAAAAAATAAATTCCACGATAATACATTACCCTTTTGTAACATATTACCCGTACCTAAGTTAAAAAGATTTAAAAAGTATTGATTAAACTTATCTAATTTGTGATCACTTGTTGTTACCATTCCTCCTATTTCTACATTGATATGTCCTGTACTATATGCTTCTTCCTTTATGGCAAAATCAGGATTCTTAAATCTTGGTGATAAACCCTTTCCGAGTTGAAATATAGGTTCTTTAGGATTTCCTGGTAGATGTGTTAAAACACGAATAGCATTTTCTTTGTTGATAGGATACTTACGAGAACTGTATTTTAATAATGGCCAAATTGCTCTTAATAGACCACCTTGATTTTCACCTGGTGTTAACCAAATTTTTCCCTCAACCATCATATCCGCAGCAATTTCCTTTGTGTCTTCATTAACCCATCCTCTTTGTCCCGTAACTGTTACTTCCACATTGATACAAATCTCATCTCCAATCCACATCCCTTGTTGAGGACAGATTATGGAATAAATTCTACCTTCATTGGTATATCCTATTCTTGAAATATAAGGAGCAAATTGTACATAACAACGTTTTGGGTCTTTTTCCCCATTTAGGGTATTCCAACTAAACATTGGCCATTTAACACCCCATTGTCTTTGTAGTAAATTAATGTTATCCATATTACCTAACATAGGTAATGAAGTTAAATCTGTAGTAGGATATAGCATTTGATTTTGATTTTCAGAGGGAAAACCACCTTGCCAACCTGTAGGAATTTGTTCTTTTATCATATTCTTTTAATATAAATACATAAAAAAAGGGAGTTTTTAACTCCCTTTCGTATTAACCTTCTGTTTCTTCTTTCTTTTTGTGAGAGAATTTATCCAAAGTATCTGCACCCATTCCGATTCCCGTGATTAACATCACCGCATTCACCAATTCAGGTGATGGAGCAAAATCCGCGTGAGAGAACGAATTTAAAACCATAGTAACACATAGGAATAATGCTCCTATAAATGCAATAACTGGTTTAACTGAAATAGAACCTCTTTCATCTTTGAAAAGTTCAATAACCCATTGTTTAAATGTCATAGTTTTTTATTTTTTGTCTTTTGTTTATTTTATCCTTCCGTATGTATTTCTACATTTTAATCTTTTATTTTACCACATTTTAAACACTCTTCAGTACCATCACCATCTAAATCACCCCATACGTGTTCACATTGTCTGTGTGCGAAATATATGTCAATTTTTCCGTCACCGTCAAAATCAATACCATCCATAGTTCCATCACCATCTTCATCTACTTCAACACCAGTTCTCGGTGTTGGTTTTGGTGATTCAACTTTAATTTCTTCTTTTGGTTTGTTGGCTTCTATTAAATTGATTTCATGTGCATTTTTTGCTGCTTGTACAAACGCATCAGGTATTAATGGAGTATTATTTGGTGGAGTTACAGGTAAATCCGCAGTATTACTTAATGTTGTACCATCCTCCTCATCCATTTTCTGAACTAACATCTTATCCTTATCAGTATCACTAAACCAATAGTCAATGATTTTACCATAACTACCGATGAACGCACCCAATAACAATAATAAAAGTTCTTTCCATTCTCCTGCTATTTCCGATTTACTTAATATAGCGAAGAACATACCCCCTATAATTAACATAAATCCACCCAATACCAATGCTGTGATGTACCATCGTCTGGCCATCATATTACTTAATAAATCCTTAAAACCACTTGGTGGTTGTTTGTCTGCCATTTTATATAAATTTTTTTATGTTAAATTACCACTTAGGTGCCTCTTCTTTAAACTCATCACCTTCTTTTTTCTTAGGTTTTGGTGCTGGTACAGGTTTAGCACTACCGTCTCCACCTTTGTTAATGATTACAGTTTTACCACCACTCGCTTGTTGAGTTTGTGAATTGGTAATGTTGATTACAGGTGCCGCTTGTTGAACGGGAGCCTCTTTTTCGTCACCACCTGTTAATTTTGTTGTAAACCAACCACCCACACCTAATGTGATAGTGCTTACTAAACCGATAATTATGTTCTTAATTGAACCACCGGTACTTTCTGATTTTTCTTGTTCTTCTGCCATAATTTTGTGTTTTTTGTCTTTATATAATTATCTTAAATTTTATTAAAATCAGTAATTCCTAACATATTACCCGCAACATCATATAATGCAATCCTATATGATGAAGACGGTAAAGCGGATGTATACACCCTTAAAATGTTATCACCAACCTTAACCTCACTTGTTGATTTTGATACCACTCTGTTGGAAATATCAAAAATCTTAACGGTTACGGTTTGTGCAACATCACTTTTTATGTTCATCGCAACTTCATTTGTTATAAATGAAGTTTCTAATTTTAATCCCACTGAACTTGAGATTTTAAGGTTGTCGCTAATCACTTGTGGTTGCATTGGTATGTCTACTTTTCTACAACCAACAAGGAAGATTAATCCAAAGAGTACGAGAGATACTTTTTTCATTTTTTGTCTTTTTTAATTTATAATTATTCTTGTTTTACCTATTTGATTATTATTTTGATCCTTTAATACGACACTTAGGTTTTTTGTCGGTAAGGTATTAGTAAATATTTTAAGAGAGTTTAATCCTACTTTACCAGTAAATCTTTCCCTTGATACTACTTGGTTTTGAACCGTGTCAATCATTGTTAAAGTATATGTTCCTACTGTAGTTAAATTAATATTAATAACATCCCCGTTTTTTACCTTATTTTCAGATAAGGAGAAAAATTCCACATTTGTCGGTGACACAGGTGTAAACGGAATCGTTTTTTTACATGATAATATAAAAACCAAACAACACAATAATATAATTTTAATACGTTTCATATTTTAAAATTGAAAGTTTGTTCCTATCATAAATAGAATTGGATTACTCTTTTTATACCCAACCGATTCACTTAATTTATCCCAAGTTGTGTTATATCTAACATTAGTATTCAATACAAATTTTTTAGTTATTTTCCAATCAATAGATGTGCCATAATATAAGTCCAAATTGAAATCATCCACATATGCTAAATCCGATTCAGTCCCATCTTTGAATACTTTGTAGATATCACTCATTGCAAATATTTGTGGTGAGATGTTTACTCTCTTTGTTTTGAATGTATACGTATACATTGCCATACCTCTATAACTAATTTGACTTGATGATGGCATTTGTGGATATATTAAATCTTTAAAATCACCATTTTCATCTACTATATATTTTCCTTCCCATTGACCTTGATAACTTCCCCAAAACGATTTTGACGCAATCACACTATAACCAAATGTTCCAAACTTTTTAGTTCTGAATACATCAATAAATGATAGAGAAATATCTTTTTGAAAATCAAAATCGGTTGAATAAAATGATTGTAATGTAGTAGTTCTTGTATTCGTATTTCTACTGAACCCATATCCTACTCCATAATAATTCCATATAGGATTTATTGATGATGCGAATGAGTGACCCCATTTACCATTTTTAGATGATTTACTATATCCTAAATTTAAGGTAGTAGATACTTGTTTTCCAATTACACCTACTGATAAATTTGAGGATGAAAGAACATCTTTTGAAAAATCAATATACGACTCTAATATACCTAAGTTATTCCAATCACCACTTTCTCCAAATAATTCTTTTGCTGATAGTTGTAATGTATCAGGCGTTTGTGCGTTTGCAACAAAACCAATTAAAACTAATGATATAATTAATAATATTTTTTTCACTTATATTATAAATTTAATAGTTTATTTTTCATCTCTGTGTGAAAAGCTAATTCAATCCTCCCCTGCAGAATATCTTTTCGTTTATATCCATCATTAAATAACCATTTTTCAGTTTCAATATCATCTATTAGATAAGCCACTTCTACATATACTTCTTCTTCCGTATATCGGAAACCATTATACCAGTTACCAGGAACTTGATTAAAACACTTAACATTTACAATTTTATATTTTCCACTTTTAATGATAAAATTTTTCATTTCATCATATCCAAAATTAAATTCCATAATTTTTAATTTATTTTTATTTTTAATGATTTTCCATCTTTATTAACCGCATCCGTTGAACCTATTGAAATTAAACCCAATATGTTATCCAATTTTGTATTTGCCGAAAATGAAATCTTATATGTTGTTGTGTTATCCAAACTTGTACTACCATCACTTACCAACGAACCTAAATTAATGTAATTACCCTTGTTGGTTGCATAGTTGGTAGGTGAACCTTTTGTGGTAAATTGTATTCCTTTAAAATTTAAGACCGAATTATCATAGTTTAATTGAAATTGAGTTCCTACCACGTTTTGTTGTAATGGGTCAAATGTGATGTAAGCATAAACACTATCACCAATTACTTCGGTCATAATAGATGCGTTGATGTCAGTTGATATTGGTGTACTCATTGATGTTCTAACTGTCATCGTTGTAATATTATTTGACGGGGGAGTTGCTGAATGAGATAAGTTTACGTCACCTTTCCAACTAACAGCCAAATCGTAGTTATAACTTATTACATTATCTAATAAACTAAAATTATAAGTTTTTCCTGAAAAATTTTGAAACGATTTCCAAGTAGATTTACCAATTTTATTATAAATTGAATCAGGTATTAAACGTATTGTATTATCTAAGGTGTAACTACTAACTAAATCTTGAACACCTGTTAAGTTTTGTAATAATTTGAAACAATCCGCTTCATTAAATAAACCATCGTCATTTACATCTGCGTTTTTATATTGAATACCATACCCAAATTCATTACCACTTTGATTTCCGAATATACCGCCATTTGCCAATTCCTTAAACGCCAAATACACATCTGATACTGTTACAATACTATTATATAAAGTTTTTAATTGTGTACTATCATATTCTTGTAATTCCATTTTGTGTTGTTTGAACGCACCTTGTTGAGTAAGTCCAATACCACATGCAAATGCATATTCGGTATTTGAACCATTCATATTTCTAATATATTGATTATACGCCGAAGTTCCGTCAGTTACCTTTGTTAATGGAGATGGAACTGTGTATATTGCCCAACCATTAGCATCATGAGATGTGTATGTAACCGGTCCATCATATGCATCTAATATTTTTACATTTGATATTTTAGTTGGATCTATACTTCCAACTTGTCTCATGTCAATTAACAATCTACTATTACCATTTAACCAACTTGCATTTGGATTTGTATAAGACCATTCAACACCTCCTGGTGATATAGTTGCTTTATATGATGCCGGTGCTGATACGAATTGATAACTTAACCCCCAACCACCATAACCAGATGTTGATACTCCATTACGAGTTGATCCGATATATTCATTTAATCCTTGCACTACTTTAATATAAACTTCTTTTGTTTGTCCGTTTGATATTACACCAGCATGTACCGCTGCAGCTGAAATATATGAATCACTTGTATAGATATCAGTTCCCCATATTGCTCCACCTGTTGTACCTGTTATTGTTATTCTATATATCTTACCAATATCCGATTCATTAAATTGTTGCATATCGGATGTTCCTGCTGTTAATGGAATGCCAGTTGTATAAATCTTTGAAGTATCTATTTGGTTTGAAAGAAATACTTTACCCAAACCACTCAATGATTTATAACCATCCGCCGCCGCCCAATTTGAATATGTGTCGTTTCTTTTGAATATCTGTGCTAAGAATTTTGTTTTATCTATTGAAGTATTAAACTTAAATCCAAATAATGCTTTTATAGTTTCTCCGTTTGAATGTGTTACTGAATTGGTATAAAATTCTGTAAATGTAGCATCATCGGGATTAGACCAAGTTCCATATTCAATTACATATGGGTTACTCCAATTGTTTGATAAATCATTCCATTGGTTACCATTCCATTTTGTTACCGCATAATCCTCACTATGATTATATCCGTTTGGTTCACCATTTGCCCAATTATTATATACACCTGGTCGGTTTCCGGCAGTTGGTCCGTTGGATGTTTTCATCACAGTCCCCTTTTCAGGACCCGCATCAATTACCCAAGTTCCATCAGTTACTTCATCCGTTGCCGCAAACCATATATTTGATTGTGGTACATTAGCTTGAATAAATAAATCTTCCGATGATGATGTTAGTGTTAGTAAATAACCCGTCTGTCCTTTGAATGTTGTTAATAGTGATGATGATCTTGCGTTTGTATATGTTGTACCAGTAGTTACCGGTTTGTAAAAATGTCCGTTTACTCCATTATAATAAAACCCAACGGGATTGACAGTTGTTGCTACTGAAATATTTATGTCTCCTATTATTGTTCCTGTATTTATTTTTAGAGATGCTAATGCGGTATTAATACTTGCCATCGTTCCAGTTACCACTAAACGTGTTTTATTACCACTTAAAGTAAATCCACTTGCGGCAATTAAACCTGTTGTTGTGTTAAGATAGAATGTAGTTCCCGATGGTGGATTAACTAAACTGATTGAAGCTAATAAAGTAGATGTTGCACTAAATCCACTTAATGAAAATCCACTAGCGTCTTGTCCTGTGGTATTCACAGTAAATGATTTAGGGTCTGGGGCCGTTACTGACTGACCAAACCCTAAAAATGATATAAATAAAAATAATACTACTAATAGTTTCTTCATAAATTATTCAACAATCAAATTAATCTTGTTTCCGTTTCCATCAACCGCGTCAGCTAAAACTGTATAGAATAAACCTGCAGTATTTGTTATGGTTTCTTTTGGTGTAAAAGTTAATTTGTAAGGTGTTCCTATTTTAATTCTACCTGTTTTCATTTGATCCATAGAACCGAATGTTAATCTACCATCTCCGTTTGTTGAGAAGTTAGTTACATTTGGACCAGCGTCAAATGATATATTTTCAAATGTTAATTTTGAATTGTCATATTGTAAGATTACCTCTAAACCCGCCAATCCGTCTTTTGTTAATGTTCCTGTTAAAACAACTTTACCGTTAGAAATTGTTGAAACTAATCCTAATGTTGCCTTTTCAATTACAGGTGTGTATGCCATTGATTGAACTGAAAATGTTTTTATAGTTTGTTCGTTTGGATTAATTGAATTTGCGTAAGTTCCTGCGGCAATTCTAGATGCAATTACATCGGGGTCAGATGAATGAGACCAATCCAAATCACCACCCCATGCGTATACCATATCTACCGATTGATTTGATGATGTTACTTTTGTTTTGTAAGTAGGTATACCATCTAACCAACTTTGATTTAATAAACCACTATACCATTTGAATAAACCACTATTTGTACTCAATGGAATCCATGCACTATCTTTTACATTAGCAATACCCATTACATAAGCAAACATATAATATGAATCACTTTCACTAAATACACCTTTACTCTTTGTAATTTGTCCTATATTTTTTTGTAATTGTGGTCTTGTAAAATAAGTTTTTACACCCGCAATATCCGTTTGTGAAATACCTAAAAATGCTTTATATGCATCCGATACTGTTATAATGTTATTCATAAAAGTTTTTCCTGTTGCTCCATACATCCACACCGCCAAACTATCACCCACTTTAACTTCTGTTGTAAATGTCGCCTCACCACTTGCATCCAATACTTTAGTTGCAATAGGGGTTACATTAAAATCAATTGTTCCATCTGTTTTTATTGGGAATAAAGCAACCGTATGTGATGTAATATCATATCCTGTTGGGAATAAAACTCTTAGTTTGAACTGAGACGTATTACCCACGACATTTGTTAAAGACATTGTACCTGGGTCAGTCGTAATTGGTGTAATGTATGCACTTGTTGCGTCAATTGAATATGATAAGTCTAATTTGTGGATGTCGGTATATGCTCCCAAATCTTTAATTACATATTTTTGAGTTGCAACATCTCCATTGATTGAAGCGTCTGTTCTTTGAACTGTTAATTGACCAACATTCCAATCTGCATTAGTTGCATAACCCCATGGAGATATTAGATATTGTGAATATAAATCTTTAGCTGTAATACTATTTGCGGCACTTGAGGTAAACTTATAAGACGACCAACCTGTGTAGAATGTTTGAACCGACGTTCCTTGTGAGAACGTTGTTGAAACATATGCAAGTGCCTTATTGTTAAATTGATATCTTAACCAAAAATAACGAGGTGTGGTTGTACCTCTTGCAACTGTGTATTTTACCGAAACTGTATCACCAACCTTTAATCCTGTTGTTGGTGTTACTGATTGATTAACCGTTAATTGTGCATTTGTTGCTATGGATATTACTAGTATTCCAAGTAGCGTTAATAGTTTTTTCATGATTATTTATCAAATAATTTGGTTATTAATTTATCCGCCGATTTTTTTAAAGCATTACTTAAAGATGTTTGATTAAATTTCCCACCCTCATCTACAATTAATGTTGACATTGATATTTCTGAAGATGACTCTTCAACCATTATTTCCTTTTCTTTTTTACCATCCTTATATAAAGTTCCTTTCATACGAATGACAACTTCTTCTTCATTTTTATGAAAAACAGAAATGTTCTTTTTTGTAGTTAGAACATCCAAATAGATTATTTGAACTTTTAATTTGTATGGGGCTGAAGGTGTTAAATCATAACCCTTTTCCTGTAAGAATTCTTCCAATGTATTTTTTACACCGAAAGCTAAATTTCTATTTCCAGCCAATTTACCCATCTTAACCTCATTGGTAACACTTTCAACCCAAATATGGTCTTCAGCATTATACCACATGTTTTCAGGTAAGTTTTTAAACGTGCCATCAATTCTCCAATCAATCCAATTTACTATGTTTCTTGTTGTTTCCGTTTTACCTGCTAATTCCAAGTATGTCATGGATATACCGAATATGACGGCTAATATTACCCATGTTATTGCAAAGTATAAAAAACCTAAAAAGATTTTTTCACCAATGTTGTTTGTTAATGTTCTTAATTTTTCCATACTGTTCCAAGTTTAAAATTCTCTCAGAACTACATATTAATATAATACATAATATCTTGAGAGAGATACGTTTATTTTTTGTCTGTCTATAAATACTAATAAATTGGTCTACTGATGAAACTCATGAGTTATTTTATTGAAAAAATTTTGTTTTCATAAAAAAATAACCTATATTATAATATTAAATAAATTATTATGGGAAATTTTAAACATCTCACAGAATTGGAAATTCAACAAATGACATTTGATTGGAGATACCGAGGATTTACAGCATTAGAACTCTTAACCGAAGAAGAATGTGATGAAATCAATGACGAACTTGAACGTTTACGTCAGGAGAGAAAAGGAACGTTAACAGACGATGGTAAGGAGTGGGGTGAATGGGATCCATTTGCATATCCACATAAATTATCCGATAAACTTGCAAAACTATATGTTCATCCTAAATTAATTGAGGCTTGTCAGTTTTTAATGGAAGGTGAAATTGTTGGGATGCAAAGTTGGGCATACTTTAAACCACCGGGACAATTAGGTAGAGATATGCACCAAAACGCCTTTTACACGGGTTGTAAACACAATGAAATTATTAATACAGCATTAGCGTTAGACAATCACGACGACGGTAATGGGTCAGTTTGGAACTACGAGGGTTCACATAGATTACAAACGTTACCTATTGAGATTGACGAAGAAAGAGCAAAAACTAACCCATCTTTTTGGAGAAATGAAAGAGGTAAACCTTGTATCATGCCTGAAGGACATGATTTCCGTAAAATAGAAGGAATCCTAAAAAAAGGACAAGTGGTTTTATTACACTCACATTGTGTACACGGGTCGGAAGCTAACAACTCAAACAGAATGAGAAGAAACTTTTTAGGTGGTTTCTTGAAAAAAGGTGCTTTTTACAATCAAGGAAGTCATATGAAACGTGAACCAATTGATATCTATGAACTTAGAGATAAACATTGGGGAGAATAGTGATATATTGGTATATTAGTAACCCTCACCCTAAAAAGTGAGGGTTTTTTGTAAAAGATTAAAAATAATTTTGTATATCCGAATTTATTAATTATCTTTGTGAAATAAGTGGTTCTTTGACATATTGATATAAAATAAGCCTCTAAAGCATTGATGGCGATGCACATGACTTGTAATCATGATAACTTGGTTCGATTCCGAGTGGAGGCTCAACAGGTGACGACGGTGGTGTAACCCCACTGTCTATGAATCCCAAAAGATCCGTCTGACTCGCGAGGTAGGGCGGTGAGGGTAGAGTTACTATAAGTCGGGAATAATTACCCCAATACGAAAATGTAACCACCGAGTAAAGTTTGCTGAGACGTGATGTAAATCCAACCAAACTTCGGTCATGATGTACATAGATGGTACAAAAAACCTGTAACTTTTTGAGACTAATCCAATCGAGGACTTTGTCAACCAGATCAATGAATCGGATGGTGCAATTTAAGTTGGATTGGAATCAAACATTAATGTGATAATCACTCCACGCAAGTGGTAAGCACCCGGCAGTAACACCGGGATGGCAATGTGATTATTAAGAGGTAAGGAAAAGACTAATAGGACTTGTAGCTCAGCTGGTAGAGCAAGACACTCATAATGTCGAGGTCGGGGGATCATACCCCTCCGGGTCCACACGGTTCGGTTAGTCACCGAATAGTATGTCCAATATGAAGAGAAGTGGTTTGACGACCATATGGAACTGATGATAGGACAAGGTTCTATTTAGATTGACCGTCTACTATAAGGGGTAAATATAGTAACCCAATGGTCTATTCCTAACCCGAAAGGGGACAGCTAAGACACCTGTGAGTTGGATAAATAAAGGTGTCAATGGAAGCGTGGCAGAGCGATCGAATGCGGCAGTCTTGAAAACTGCTTTACGGGAAACTGTAACCGGGGTTTGAATCCCTGCGCTTCCGCGAACCAAAAGTCTAATGGGGAGGATCCACTACACGATTAACAATCGGAAGAGTAGATTGAGACTAAGGTTGTTTGGCACCTCGGAAAGACGAGGATTTTTAATCACAAATAAAAATGTGAGTTATAATAAAGTAGCCAATTATAAGCCAACATAAAGCTGTTGGATACAGACGGAGTAATTAACCAGAGTATAGCGCAACAATTGTGATATTATAACAAATACCCATTTGAGTGATTATTTGTTCTTGTCGACTAAGGGTTAGGTCACCTCCCTTTCACGGAGGTAATACGGGTTCGAATCCCGTCGAGAATACATTTTGTTTATTGGAATATTTTTCGTATATTATTATCATGAAACCACAAATTTTTAATTTGCTTACATCAATATCACTTTTCCTATTAGGATCAGTTGGTCATTGGTATATAATGTATTGGCAATTTAAAATGGAAAATTGGATTAAGACCCCGTGGCCCTATTTAATTGCTGTTGGATGTACATTCTTGTGGATTAAAGCATCTCATTATGGTGTAAAGGCGTTTAATGGTGAAATGTGGAGTAATAGATTTATATTTTTTGTAACAGGTATTTTTATTGCATCATTTTTATATCCATATCATTTTGGTCAACTGTTCACAATGAAAACATCAGTTCAATTACTGTTGGCTTTCACAATTATTATTATATCGTTATTTTGGAAATAAAAAATTAAAAGTTATGTTTATAGGTTATTATGTTATTTGTGTTATTTATTGTTTGTATCAATTGTTTAAAAATTTAGACAAAAGATATTCTAACGACCCAACAGGTGGTTCACCAGAATTAGATACTATCATGGTTTTAGTAATGGCTTGGATACTTGCCCCCGTTGATGTTTCATTAACTTGGATTCGTTGGTATAAAGAGGCTGAAGAGACAAGAATAAACCGAAATAAGTTTTTGTAAGATATGGGACTCCGATGGAAGTCCGCAAGAAGAATAGATGTTTTTCATCCATCAAATATCAATAGTGCTGACTGCTACGGAGATACAAGACAGAAGTGAAGGAACTGTTCCTATTGATTATTTTGTTTTTTAACAAAAATTTCCTATATTATTAAAAACAAAAAATATGAAGTGTTTAAAAAATACTAAAACTGGAAATATCATCAGAGTTGACGAAAAACAAGCTTATCAAATGGCTGGTACAACATGGAAATACACAACAAAATCAGAGTGGAGAGGTGTAGCATCCCCATCTCCAAAAGAGAATGTGGAAGTTGGTCATGACATGGGTGGATCATATGAAATTAAAAAAGAAAAAAAATCTAAAAAAGTTTCTAAATAATTTGGAATATTAGAAAACATTTCTTATCTTTGTAAAAGAAGGGTGAATAACCCAAAAGATAAAGTTCTTTGAATAAAAATATTGGCCGTCTATAGTCAATAAAATAAACCATGAAAGTGGGATAAAGTGACAAACCCTTGGTTGGGGTAAGTTGCGGATTCAGTAATGGATCTCGAGTAGACAAGTGGAATATCATTTGACCTGAAGTAGTGAGGGTAACTCCGTAGCGAAATGGTTAGATGACCAAGCAATCCGAGTTGTTTGGTTGAGGTGGGAACACCAATAAGAATAATCCATAGAATTAGTTTGTGAGAAGTATAGTTATCCGATTATACAATTGCGTGATTCAATACAATGGTGGTCTTAAAACCGTAGCGTCGTAAGATGGAAGGTATGACAAAAAACAGGTGGTGCTGTTAGTGTCCTTGACTAAATCCTACCAAGGGTTTAATTTCGAAGGAAACCAAAAATATGGAGGTGGGGACACTTCAGAGAGTAGTTTAGTATCGAGTTGTTCAAAAGATAACTTGGCTAGGTGACGAACCACTACTTTCCTAATTCGGAAACTAAATTTTTATTACGATATAAAAATCATAATTAAACTGAAAAAGTGTTCGTCAGTCATTGGAGACAGGTGACTACTTAGTCGTGAGAGGTTCACGGCCATAAAGGGACTCAATCCCAATATGATTTTTAAGAAAGTTCTCTAAACCCGCAAGGTTGAAACAGGTCGGCAGATTTGTTGAGTAATAAGTAATAAAAGAGTATCTGATGACTTTAGGATTGGTTAATCTAATTGACCGTCATTGATCGGTACGAATCAAAAGTTCGTGGAAAAGGAAAGAAACAAATAATGTTCCTAAGTCGGTTGTTAAAACTTGTATTCTCAGAGTTTTATTTTCTTTGTTTAGAAAAACAAAGTGGTGGTAAATGACCTTGTTCTCTATGAAAACCTAAGGCCCTATTAAGTCAGAAGAAATTCTGACTTTTTTTATGCATATTCGAAAATAATTTGTATATTTGTTTTATGAGATTAGTATTAATATCCGACACCCACAGCCTTCATCATCAGATGGAACATCCTTTACCAAAAGGTGATGTGTTAATTCATGCAGGCGACATCTCAAACAAAGGTGGCGAAAAAGACGTTACTGATTTTATTCATTGGTTCCAAAACTTAGGTGGATGGGACGAAAAAATATTTATATCAGGTAATCATGATTTTTGTTTTGAAAAGGTTAATCAACCACATCATAAAGGTGATTACGATTGGTTACATCATTTAATGTCCCCTGAGAATTTATCACAGTCCGATGTGACTTATTTAGAAGATAGTTTTATAACAATTGAAACTCCTGAGTTCTCAAGACCTATTAAATTTTACGGTAGTCCTTGGCAACCAGAATTTTACGATTGGGCATTTAATTTACCAAGATTAGGAATTGAATTACAGGAAAAATGGAATATGATTCCTGAAGACACCGATGTGTTAATTACACACGGTCCACCAAACGGGTATAGAGATTTAGTAAACAATTGGAGACAACCAAATACAAATGTTGGATGTGAATGTTTGATAAATAGAATTGGTTTAATTAATCCATTGGTAAACGTATTTGGTCATATTCATGAAGGTTACGGTATTGAATATGGTAAAAAAACTTTATTTGTAAATGCCTCAATATGTACAGCCAATTATAGACCAATTAATAAACCGATCGTTGTTGACTTAATTGAAATCAACGGTAAAATACAAGTACTTTATGTCGAAGAATAATGAACCAATAAGTGTGGTGATATCCACAAGAAAAATTGATGATGAATATGTTAAACATGTTGAACGTATGTTTTCACATCCCAAAACAGAAATACTTGTTTATGAAAATGACGGTGAAATGTCATTAACACAAGTCTATAACAAAGGGTTAAAAGAAAGTGTTAATGACATCATTGTTTTCATGCATGATGACCTTATTTTGGAAACACCAAACATGACACCAAAGATTGTTAAGTTATTTGATAAACATCCTGAATATGGAATTATCGGTATTGCTGGAACCGATAAATTAACAAGTGGAATGTGGTGGCAAAACCGTGAGAATATGTTTGGTGTGGTTGGTCATCTTCATGAGGGTAAAAGACATGTAAATCACTATTCTAAGGGGGTATTTAACGACGTTCTTAAGGATGTGGTAATAGTGGATGGTTTATTCTTTGCGGTTCATAAAGGACGTATAAAGAAGGAATTTAACGAACAGTTTGAAGGGTTTCATTTCTACGATATTTCCTTCTGTGTTGAAAACTTTTTGGATGGGGTTAAGATTGGTTTAACAACAAGATTTGGGGTTACCCATAAATCTGTAGGTATGACCAATAAAAAATGGGAAAAGAACAAGTTGTTTTTTGAGGCGTTATATGAAAAATCTCTCCCATTGACCTCTTGACAATTTAGTCGTTTTTTGATATATTTATATAAAAAGAAAATTTATGAAAAAAATTATTGATTTAATTAAGAAAATTTTAGGTGCTGGAACAATGGCTGAAAAAGCGGTTGAATTACAACAATTAGAAACTGAGGTTGTTGCTGAAGTTGCAGTTGTTAAAGAGAAAGTGGCTGAAGTTAAAGCTAAAGTTAAAAAAGTAACTGACAAAGCTCCAAAAGCTAAGAAAACTACTACTAAGTAATTTTTTTCTAACATATATGTTATTCAGGGTTAAAATTAGTTTTTTAACCCTTTTTTATCTATATTTGATTATAAATGGGGACGCCTGGAATTGACGGGCGTTGGTATGGTAAATGGGCACGTAGTCAGATGTCATCTATGACTTAAATCTATGGTGGTAAAATTTAAACGACAACGTTTATACAAACATGGAAGCTTGCGGTTTAATCGCAACTTCTACTGTAGCAGTAGCCTAAGGCGAAACTACACTCGGGTCGAAGGACATATAACCTAGGAACAGAAGTCCCCACAGTGATGATACCACTTAAAATGTGTCAAAGGTCTCGTTCAGAGGGCTACCTTAAAGTGAACTCGACACAGTTATTGGTTACGATGTCAAAATAGGAACCAAATATTTGTCAATTGTGAACTAATTGAATAAACGTGTAGTCCATTTATGGTACGGCGGATCGGACAGGGGTTCGACTCCCCTCGTCTCCACCCTCGACTTTTTTGAGTTTTCGACATATTTATTAGTATGTCGAACTCAATTAAGTTAAAAAAATACCACTTCATTTATAAAACAACCAATTTACTTAACAATAAGTTTTATATTGGTATGCATTCAACAAGTAATTTAAAAGATGGTTATTTAGGTAGTGGTAAAAGTTTAAGATATGCGATTAGAAAATATGGTGAAGAAAATTTTAAAATTGAAATAATTGAATGGTGTAAAAATAGAGAAATTTTAATTCAAAGAGAAAAGGAAATTGTCACCGAAGAATATGTTTACGATGTTAATTGTTATAATATGAAACCTGGTGGTTCAGGTGGGTTTAACAATCAAAAACATCAATTTAAATGTTCCCAAGCTGCTGGGTTAAAACATAGTGAAAGATTAAAAACAGATGAAGAATATCGAAAAAAACGTTCTACACAAATATCTGAATCAAATAAAAAAAGATATCAAATGGGTGAAATGAAACCAATACAAGAATATTATTCTTGGGAAGGTAAAAAACATAAACCTGAAACAATTGAGAAAATAAAATCATCAAAAAAAGGACAAGGTATTGGCGAATCAAATTCACAATATGGTTCTCAATGGATTAATAATGGTATTAAAAATAAAAAAATAAAAATGATGGGGATAATACCAACAGGATGGAAATTAGGTAGAATAAATAAAAACCCATCTAATTGATGGGTTTTTTCATTTCAAATTCTTTAATTAAATCTTTCGATAGTTCTACGTGTCCAAATCTACCAATGTGTAGATCATCAACGGCACCATTGGTTTCTTCAAGTATGCTTTGATATTTTTTATATGGAATGAAATGTTGATAACAATCTTTTTTAAAGTTTCTTGATTGGTAATGTTTTATTTTAAAATTATGAAAAACAAATTGTCTTTTTTCCTCATTACATAATTCAATGTTATAAAAAATTATTCTTTTATCATTTTCCGCAAATGTTTTTAATTCATTTAAATCTATATTTTCAGTAAGATTAACTAAATAATCACAATTTTTTCTCATTAATTCTTGAACTTTTGGTTCTGACTCGTTCCAATTATTGAAGATATATGAATGTTTTAAATCAATACTTTCTTGAGACCATATTCTTGTTGGTAAAATGTTTTCTGGTTTAACCCATGTCCAATGTAATACTTTATTATTTTTTAATGTATGATTAATAATCTTTACAAAATTTTCAATTTCGGTCCACCAAACTGAATGTGTTTCTTTATTGTAGGCTATTTGTTCCGTAGTTTTCTTTTCAACATCGTCATTTTGTTTTGGATGTGGTGTAAACGGAATAATGTCGACAAGGTCATTAACGTTATTAGCAACTCTAAATCTACTAATTGATGTCCAACCAAATACAACCAAATCTTTTGGTTTTATATTTTTATGATTGTTTATGAATGACTCAAATATTGTATAATTAGAACATCCTCCCATACCATAATTTACAACATCAATATTATAATGTTCGGCAATTAAATCAGGATAATTTTTTGGTGTTTCACCCAAATGATTTACATATTGTTTAGCCCATGATAAATCCGATTTAAAATGATTTTCAAATGTTTGAGTATGGGAATCCCCAAATACATATAAGGTCGGTTTTAATTTACCCTCAATCATTTTAATGACCTTTTCCGCAAAGTTTTTGTTACCAAAATAACCAGGATGCATATCACCACTTGCACCGTTTAATTCGTCACATATTCTCATATTTTGGAATGTGCAGAATTGGTTAACACAGTTAAACCCACCAAATTTTAAGTTTCTTCTTTTATCATAATCAACATAAAAATCTTTAAACGGCATTTGTAGTGAATCATTATCAAACCAATAAAAATATTCAATATTATTTTCTTCTAAAAAACTAAATAAACCAACAAGTTCACCGACAAACTTATTAAAGTATGTTATAGGATTGTGATATTTTGATAAGTAATCTTTAACTTCATCCGATATTTGACCTTTAAAGTAATCGTGGTCATATTTTATGCCGTCCTTTGTTAAAACGTCTTGCATTTGTATGGATGATATTGAACCAATATTTCTATCATCATCATATCTTACATTGGTTATAACGTAATCATTTACCTTTTCCACATATAAATCAACTCTGTGAGGTGGGTCCGTTATTTCAAATAAAAACAATGTTTTTCTTGCATTATCTAAACCAATTTTTTGTATATGTTCGTATGTTCTTCTAACCAATCTTGGTGCTCCAGAACCTGAAAACGCATCATGAACCAATTTAACCCCAAAATGGTCTGCAATATATTTTGGATATGTTACGTCTTTTTCATTAACCCACTCAACCCCATGTTGTTTTTTATATTCTTGTTTAACCCCAAAATCGGATAAACCACCACCTGCAGTTAATGAAGAACCATTAACGTATATTGTATCAAAATTTATAAAGTTCATATTAAAATATATATAAATAATTTTAAAAAGTCCATTAAACAACAAAAGGTCCGAAGACCCTTTGTCGAGATTTAGAATACCTCCTTTTCGTTTTAGAGTTTATCATTTAACGGCGACCAAACCGCCAAACTCTGATAAATAAATACTCTTTATTTCTTAATAATATACTCTTTTAAAACTTTTTTTACCATTTCTTTTATTACACCTCTTTTTCGTAATCTATCCATTACATCACCGTATATTTTCTTTGTAATTTCCATATTAGAATTTATACCAAAATTACCACTATTATCTAAATCATTCTGTAATTCATCATTATAAACATCATTCATTCTATCTCCATTAAAAAGTGCAGCATTTAAATCACCGATTAATTTATTAGAACAACCTAAAGTGAAAGGAAAATCGTCACATTTTTTTGTTGCCACATACGTTTTCTTTTCATTGTTGAAACGTAATGTGTTGGTTCTAACCACCGGTATTTCATCTTTTTTCTTTTCTACAGGTAATGTTGTATCTTTTTTCTTATCTACTGTTGTATCTGTATCTGAAGTGGGTGTCGATTCTTCCACTTTTACTCCTTTACCCGTAAAGACTTGTGCAATTTTAAAGGTAAATTCTTTTTTATTTGCATTAAATATAACCTCTGAAAATTTGATTTGTTTATCTTGTGAATATATGTCAAATTTTAAATCATTAACCTTTCTTAATTCAATTTTAGAATATTTTTGAAATATTGCGGAATTTCCAAAGTTTGCATCCGCCAAATCTGGAAACGTCACATCTAAAATATCAGGTTTAGTTTCATCGTAATTAATAACAGCACCACTAACATGTTCATTACCCTCAATTTTATAAAAACCGGTATAATCCTGTAAAGTTGAACTATTTCCTCCATTACAATATCCAATATCTTTAGCCCAATCTAAATCGCAAGCATAAAAAATAAACATATTGGTTGGGTCGTTCTGTTGTAAATTAACTTTTGGTACTATACTTTGTAAAGTTGTTTGGTTTTTACTGTTGTATGTACCGTAAAGTTTTTTTGCATCTTTAAAAAAAGTTAATACTCCATTTTCATCACTAAAATACATTTCAATAAATTTATTCCAACCAGCACCTTTCGGAGCTTCTTCTCCTAAATTTAAATCCACAAAACTAGTTGGTTTATTTTTGTAATTAACTTTGAGTAATTTACCAAAATTTTTAAATAAAAATATTCTTCTTTCTTCTCCTGTATTCTTTGCCATTAGTTAAATTTATTGTGTCGTATCTATTTTAAAAATTTCATTTGTTTTATTCAATGGTTCCATACCTACAGTATCTATAAATTTTTTAATCTCTGAATCATTTCCACCTTCAATTTGTATTGTTTGTAAAGTATCTGTTTGTTCTACAATAATAGCTTTTTTAGTTTTATTCAATTCGTTAAGATCTATATTATCTCCAGCTTTGTTTGTTGCAAATCTATTAATAAAGTCAGCAAGTGCTGGTGATATAACACTTATTTGTTGAAAACTCGCACTTAATGGATTTATAAATTGTTTTGAGTTTGTTGCAAATGAGTTCCATAATCCTTCAAGATTAGACCCTGTTCTTTTTCCTGGTGTATTCCATGTCTCTCCATGTAAAGCGCTCCAATCTTTTCCTACCACACCAAGCAATGGTATATTATATCCTTTACCATCATTTGTTACCGATCCGGTGTTTTCAAGGTAATCACCTATTGTTTGTAGAAAAGCTCCAACAAGTGGATAATAAAAAACATATGCAACTAATCTCTCACCAATATTATAACCTAATTTTCCCTTCTTACCCATTACCTTCTCAATTTGTGCAATTTCATCTTTTAATCTAGCAGACCCCTTAAAATATTCATTAATAAGTCTTTCTGACGCTAATTTTATTTTACCAAATGTTTTTACATCTTTGTAATGTACCGGATCGTTAAATATTCTAATTAATGCCGTTAGTCTACCAATATATTCGTTAGGTTTTTTTATTCCCTCAACCCCTGCTGCCTTTTCAAAATATGTAAACCATTCATTAAGATTATTATAATTTAATACACCATTTGCATCTTCAAGTTGTGTTATTGTGGTTTGAGGTAATCTTTTTTTAACATCTAACCAAAGCATTCTTAATATATCCTTTTTACCATAAGAAACTTTTTCAGATAGTTTTGATAATGTATTTCTTGCTGATACCTCATCAAACGTAATATCACTATTACCAATAAGAGAGTCATCAAATTGTCTTAAAATTGATTCAATTTGGTCAAACGTTGATTGCATACCAAGTCGGTCCATTTCTTTTTTTGCGTTTATTTCATATATTTGTTTTATACCAGGTAAACCTTTTAAATATGTAACAAACCCATCCATTGTTTTTATAACGTCATTTGGAATTATTGCGTTATAAAATATATTTTTTATTAAATTAGGGATTGACGGATCAACAATTTTTCTATTTATTAAGTCTTGTGATAGTTGATTAAACACTTTTAAATCATTTGGAGATTTACCGGCTGTTTTCGCTAAACTAATCATCTTTTCAACTAAATCACCACTTGGCGTTCCGGCAACAATTCCATTAACACCTCTATAAGCATTAAACATTATCTCAGATATTTGTTTATAATTTGTAGTCTCTTTAGAAAGTTTCTCAAGCATTTTTAATGCTAATTTAGTATAATCACTTTCCGCAATGTTCGATCTGCCAGTTCTAAAAAAAATATCTAAATTCTTTTCTAAATCCTCAAAAGTTTTAAAACCTCCAATCGGAACCTCTTTAATAGATTCGTCAAATAATTTTATAAGATCGTTTCTTTTACTAACCCCAACACCAACTTTAGACGCTTGAAAAAAATCTCTAGCCCAATTGGTTATAACACCTTCAGACAAGATTTTATTAACACCCATCAACTTTAACTGTCTATTTATCTCATTAATTAATATTTTTTTCATCATTTACAATTGTATATTTTATATAAATAGTTATTTTAGTTGTTTAATTTTAACCCACTAAAAGAACTAATAGGGTTTACTTTTTTAGTTTTTTTATATTTTGATAAATTTAAACCATATTTTCCATATTTCTTATTAAGATAATCAATATCTTCATCTGTTGGTTCATTATATATCATTTCATTTACTACGTTTTTTACATCAGAGAAAGTTTTAATTAACCCGTTTCCCACACCCTCAACAATTTTATCCGATACCATCATGGTGGTGGGTGGTGACGAATTTTTTAATTTGCCATCAAGATATTGTCTAGTTTTAATTAAATCATCTGAACTCAAATTTATCATTTCATTATTTTGTATAAATTTAAAAAGAGCATTTGTAATAGCAGCAGAAATTGGTATTCCACCTTCTACACTAAGTTGTTTTAATAATAACGGACCCCAAGTTGAAATTCCAGCTTTAGTCACCTTTAATCCCGCACCTTTTATGGTTTTACCTATTTGTTTAACCGATAAATCAAAATTTCTTTTTATCATTTCTTTAGGTAACGACATTGTTTCTCTAAAAATATGTCTTTCCTCTGGATTTAATGACTTAATAAATCGATCCATACTTTCTTTTGTATCAAATTTACTTAATATAATCTTTTTAGATAACCCTTCCGCCGTTTCAACGGATACTTTACCAATATTTTTACTATAGGTTACATATGGTACCATTGCACATAAGAAAGAAATTAATGCTTCTTCATTTTTACCTCTTGATGATTCATATGTACCAATTAACGTATTAAATACAGAATCAGCAACATAAGGGGATGCTGCTCTAAGTGCCCCTGACGACACCGTAAATCCAATCGCACCGGCCGCACCTTCAACCACCCCCGCAATACCACCTGAAACTGCTATTATTGCAATGTTACCAATGATTTGTATTACTGACCCCCACTTATCCCAAATCCTATCAAATTCTTGACCCAAAATACTAACATCTTTTGTCCAATTATCTTTACCAAATAAAAGATCTAAAGTTTTTAGTTGTTCAGACCATTCTTTTTTAATTAAATTATATTGATTTGGTGTGTCGGTTTGATTTGGTATGTTAATATTTTTAGGAATGTATAAGTTATCTTTTTTTATTGGTTCTAATATAGATTGTGAATTATTTCCACCATCAACAGTTTTTAACATATTACCATAATAATCGTCAATTAACTTTTTCTTTTGGTTATATTGATTTAGTTCGTCTTTAGTTATACCATAACTAAATTGAGGATTACTATATTCTTTTTTTAAATTATCTAATTGTTTAATTAAATTATCATATTTTTGTTTGTCTTTTGGGTCGCCAGATATGGTTTTTTTTAACATATCTAAAGTTTTTTTTCTTAGGTCTTGTTCTTTAGAAAGATATTCATCATATAAATCTGGATTAAATCCTTTAGGTACATTTTTACCACTTTTACTTTTTCTACCGTGATATCTTTCCCAATCTTCTAATGTCATATTCATATTAGATATCATCCAACTATTTAAATCTTGTCTGTATTTTATATTAAGTTTATCTTGAAAATTAATATCTGCAATTGATTTTATAGGACTTTTATAATACCAATAAAGATAGTTACCCTCCATATTTTTTTTCTCATATGGATAAGTAATTTTACCATTTTTATCCATTTGTTGATTATTTGGGTATTTTTCAATTGCAGGAATTGGAGGTGTTGGTTTTTCTTTACCTTTAAATAATTTATTGTAATTATCACCAATTGGAATTAAATTTGGTGTAGATTGTTCCTTCAACGGATTAGCTTTACCCCTTGTTAATTTAGAACCAACAACATCGGCCCATTTAGTAACACCTACTTGATTACCAGGTCCTCTTGTAACACCACTTTCCCATTTACCCACTTCAGGATAACCTTTACCTCCAGCCTGTGTACTTGATGTGCCAGCCTCAGGTTCTGATTGTTCCCCCAATTCTGTTTCTGATATTAAGGTAAGTAAATGATTATATTGTTTCTCGGTTAAACCCAACTTCATAGTCTATAAATATCCAATAAAACTTTTGAATACGATACTGGCATAGGGAATTATACCCTTTTTTAGGTTAATAATAAAGATTTTAATCTTCGTTGTAGATATTTGGGTCTTCTTTGGAATACATTTTGATAAATTGGCCAGCCTTTGCGTTCGCTTCATCCTCAATCTCACCACCTATATCGGGTGGCTGGACTTTTAGACGACCTTGTTCAAATTGTTTGTGATGAACCATCTCATGAGCAATACTTCTACATACGTCCACTAGTGCTCGGTTCTTAGCACAAACCTTAATAATCTTGTTTTCTTTGGTATAATCGTAGTTTGCGGTTGTTTTTAGACCATCCCTGTTGTTTTGAACCTTAATAGTAGGAACGGAGTCAAGTTCCAATTCGTTCTTCACAAATAGGACAAACTTGTCTAAAATCTCCTTTTTCTCGTCAGTTAAAAAACTCATACTTTATAAATATTACAAAATTGATTCTTCGGGTAAATCATTTTCGGTTGAATATTGATTAATCATCTCAACCACATCATTCTCCTCCATATCATACATATCACTTTCGTGAATGATGTTAGGAGAATAATACATGACATCCTCTACGGTTAATTCTAATACCCTATAGGTATCTTCTCCATCATTATCGGTGGAAAATTCAACGTATAACATTCTGTTATCGTCATTATAATAAAACTCTCTTATATACATAGTAAATAATCATAATTATAATGGTTTCAATCAAAATCAAAAAATATTGTTTATATTAATACAAAATAGAAATATTTTTCTTATAATTAAACATATGGATTGGTATGTTATTGAGTATTTGTATCCCATCTCATTTCAAAGATTTAAGGATACCATGTTTCCCAATGTTGGGATTATTAGTCTATCGACTTTAGGTTTATATGACACAAAAAAACTTTATCAGTTTTTTGATAAAGAGGGTGTGTATTTAACCATCGAAATGTATAATCCAAACCAATGGGTATTTTCGGTTTCACTTAAAAACGGTGTTGTTTTTGGTCCAACCCAAGAATCAAAACCAACCAGAGATGAGACTGAAACTGAAGGGTTTATAGAATGTTTTAAGATATTAGATAAAAAATTAAAAGACAAAATATGAATGATATTTATAATGATATGAGTATGTCAATTAACTTTCTTTTACAATCAACAAGAGTTTTACATAATGACAACTATGATGAAGATGAATTGGAAATGGTAACTAATTTTATGGTTGCAGTTGACAATGAGATATTAAATGAGTATAATAATACGTGTACCATCTTATCTTATGATAATGATTTACAACTTTACATTGAAATAGTAGATGAGTTAATTAGGATATTTGAAGAAAGGGAAGATTATGAAAAATGTGAAATGTTGAAACATAAGAAAGATGATTCGATTGAAATAATGAAAACTAAAACGATATAACTATGGCAATATTACAAATGTCCGATGAGGAAAAAAAGAAAATTTCCGATCAACATAAAACAGCAATTAAATCTGATTTAATCAAAAAAGACGATTTAAAAAAAGGATTAAAAAAACCTGAAGAAAAAAAGAAAACCTCCTAATTGGAGGTTTTTTGTTTATTTAAGTGCCGTGTAAGTAATATATAGGATAACCAAAAACATCCTGAAATGGAATAGAAAACGATATCGGCTACCCAATATGAACCACTCATGTCCATTATTAACTTGAATAAAGCGTCGTATCCAAACGGGAGAAAGAACATCGCTAACATTAGAGATGTATCTTTGTATAAATTCAATCTTGAATCTTTTGTTTTTAATTTGTTTACTGTTTTTACTATCACCGTCGGCCATCTATATTTTGTTTATATGTTTATGGTGTAGTAATAAATATTAGGTAAAACTCTTTATATAATTTAATGCTGATGATATCACTTGGTGCATATCATAATATTTGTATTCGGCCAATCTCCCACCAAAATGTATGTTCTCTAACTTATTAGACTCTTCTTTGTATTTCAAATACATTTCAGTATTCTCTTTGTCATTTACAGGATAATACGGTTCTGTTTCTCCTGCTTTATATTGTGTTGGGTATTCCCATGTTACCCACGTTAATTCGGTTTTAACGTCAGGTTCAAAATGTTTATGTTCTATAGTTCTCGTATGCGTTGTTTCACTATCCGTATAATTCATAACGGCACAACCTTGATAATTATCCGTACCAAAAATATAATGTTCAAATCTTGTAGTTTTATATTCTAACTCACCATACTTGTAATTAAAATATTTATCAATTGGTCCAGTATAAATTACTTTATTATGTTCTGGTAATTCATCTTTAAAATAATCAACCCCTAATTTAACTTCAATACCATCTAATAATTTTTCAAATATTTGTGTGTATCCACCAATTGGAATACCTTGATATTTGTCATTAAAATAATTGTTATCGTATGTTAAACGAACTGGTAATCTTGTGATAATCTCTTTTGGTAATTCTTTTGGGTCTTTTCTCCACTGCTTAGCTGTGTAATGTTTAATTAATTTTTCATAGATATCCGAACCAACCAATTTAATTGCTTGTTCTTCTAAATTAGATGGTTCATCAATACCTATTGATTGAGATTTAATTATATCTTCCACTTCTTTAGGTGTAACGACGTTCCATAACTTGTTAAATGTCCACATATTAAATGGTAACGCATAAATCTCACCTTTATAATTTGCAACAATTCTTAATGTAAAGTTATTAAATTCAACAAATTGATTTATCCATTTCCATACTTCTTCATTAGATGTGTGAAATACGTGAGGTCCATAAGTATGTATATTAATACCGTCTTTGTTCTCAGTGTGGCAATTGCCTCCGATATGGTTTCTATTATCAATAACACAAACCTTATAACCTTTTTTTGTTAATTCATGTGCACAAATGGATCCGTAGAATCCTGCACCAACTATTAAGTAATCGTACATATTTAATATTTTTGGAACACCATAACGGTATTTTTAAACCACCACCACTGAGCACTATTCCTCAATCTACTTTCATATTCTGTATTTCTTTTATAATTGTGAGGTGTTAATAAACCTTCAATATAATCATTTGGTTGTTCATTTACATGACCATGTCCCCCCTGACCGATAGTGGCCCACGATAAAATAATTAATCCATTTGAATGTCTTAATAAATTTTCAATAAAAATATCTTGATATTCTTTTGGGATATGTTCTCCAACTTCTAAAGATAATACACAATCAAATTTTTTATTTAAATCAAACGGTTCAGATAAATCTAATATTGAACATAAATTATCCGTTTCATTCGGAGTATGTGGATTACCATCATAACATTCACAATCAAAATTACTTACAATAAAAGATTTAGTGTATAAACCAGGGCCACACCCCAAATCAACGATTGACTTACAATTTATTTCTTTTAAAATTTTTATTAATTCTTGGTTCAGAGGTAAATCATATTTGTGTTCATGACTGTTCTTTTCTAACCAATAACCTCTTTCATTTATCATATATCTAATATTATTTTACCTTCATTATATTTTGTTGGTATTTTAACCCAATTATCACACCAAATATCTTCCATATTATCAACAATATCGGGACCTACCCACGTACTTGGTGAAATTACTTTTTTATTTTCACTATTTGATAAATAAGCTCCCCACCATGAGAACGATGAATTACTTATTATAAAATGATTACAAAGTGATAATAACCATAGTCCGTCACAATCTAAATAATTATCAACAAATATTACATTTTCTATTTTAATATTTTCTCTACACCATGGTATATCATCACTTAAAACTAAAATATAATCACATTTAGGTAAATGTTTATAAGCCTCATTTATGTAATCAATCGAAACAACAGGATGTCTAGTTGGTTGTGTTAAATAATCTCCCCTCCTTACATTTATTGCCCCAACAACACTATTACCTAAAAACGGAAAATTTACTTTAGCTCTATTAATAAACTCTAATGTGGGTGAAAATAAATCTTTTATAACTTCTGTATATTTTTTAAAATACTTTTCACTTTGGAACCAACCAACATATACTGTTGGTTTATCAAATGATGGTTCTTCTATTTCATTATAATGAAACGGTAAAAATAGATGTTTAGATATATCACCTGAAGGTGTATGCGTTATATTAAAATCTATTTTTCTAAATAATGTTTTTTCTAAATGTCCACTAGAAGATTCATGTGACGGAGCAATAAATTGTCTATTATATTCTAATGACTTAGCAAACCCATGTGCTATTTGAAACATCATATTTCCAGTCCTACCCTGTAATCTACTTGTTATGTAATTATTACTTTGCATTACTTATATTTTTCTAAATCTAAATCAACTAAATCTATTTCTTCTTTTGTTGGGTAATAATATGGTTTCCAACAATGTATAACCGAAATGTCCCCCTGTTCATTTTCTAAATCCTCCATAGTCCCCGGCCAACCTAATCTATCCCCCATATGTGGGATGTTTGAGTGTCTGTATTGTTGAGCGTCTTCCCATTGACCAACACTTAATTTAGAAAATAAAAATAAAAATGTAATTGCACTATCCGTCCATTCAAGAGGTCTCCTTTCTATTAATTCAACCTCATCCCATTTAATATCTTTTATTTTTTTATAAGCCTCAATAAATTTAAGTCTATTAAAAACAGATCCTCCACATCCATATATTGACCTTGTTTCAGTTCCCAAATATAAATATAATTTTTCATTCCAACCTACACCACCTATTCCTGACAAATCATATAATGGTTCTCTATTTATTTCTCTTTTAAACCAAACATCATCTTCAAAATTCATTACCCAATCAACATCAATTAAAGTGGTGGTACAAGCATCATAAACTCTATCAAACCAACCAAGAATCGTTGTAATATTAAATGCTGGTCTACCACTGTTTGGATCGTTAAATCCATTTAAATTTGTTCTATTGTATGAACAGTTAAATTTTTTAGATATTGGTTCCATTACAAAACTATTATCTTCATACATTGCCACAGGTGAGTCAGGATAAAATTTTCTAAATTGTTTTAATGCATTATATGCCGCAACATATCTAAATCCAGTTTGATAAAATAAACCTAATTTCATTTTCTAATATTTTTATTATAATTTCTAATCCAAGGACTAACATCGTCAGATTTTAAAATAACACCATCACTACGAATTGCACAATCTGATAAAATATTTGGTCTTTGGTATACCGCTAATGGATATGCTAAAAATTTATTTAAATTTGTGTTAAGACCAATATTACCATCAATTGGGCTATCAAATTGTTCGGTGTAACCATCGCCAGGTCTATATTTTAAAATAGTATCATAACATTTTTTATTTATTCCCCAAGCGTGTGTTGTTAAAATTTTATCTACCTTTAATAAATTACCAAACGGTTTGTTTATATTCTCATCAAAAATAATACCACCCATATAAAATAAGTCCCAATCGGGAATGGTATTTAACGTATCCAAAGCACTTTCAATTATTTCAATTGCACTTGTGTCACCATCATTATAAAATGATGCGTCATCTTCAAATACGAAAATATTTTCAAGATTTTTATCTTTCGCATATTGTACTAAATTTTTATGTGACCTTCCACAAGCACCATGTTTTCTATAACCTAATAATTCATAATCATCACCAACATCATCTATTTTTGGGATACAAGCGGGTGATCTTTTTATGAAAGTATTAAATTCATATTGACTCACTTCACTTTCAAATTGTTCTTTTCTATCTGTTCTTGAATCTAAATTTATATAAAACAATTCTTTAAAAAAATCCTGTACCTTCATATTATAGTTTATTAATTAAATCGGTCCACATTTGGCCGACTGTATTAACATTAAATCGTGAGTTGATAGATTCCTTACCTTTTTTCCTTAACTCTTCTTTTATTTGTGGATTTTCTTCTAAATATTTTATCTTCTCCACAATATTATCAGTTATAGTAAACTTACCTTCTAAATCTTTTGTTAATGCTTCGTTTTGCATTTTTTCAACATCTACACCTTCAGGAAAATCTAACCATTGACAAAACTCACCGAAATTTTCAGGTAAAGCACCTAACGGGTATGTTACAACAATAGCACCCAACGCAATAGCTTCAGCCACAACACAAGAAAAAGTGTCTTTATGTACATCCTGATATGGTGTATATAATGGATAAATAAAATACTCACTCTCCGCAATATTAGTAAAAAGTGTTTTCTTATCAACACCATTATGTAAATTAAAAAATGAATCTTGGTGATTATGTGTTGCCATTAAATAATCAAATGCATGAAATTCAGTATCAGGATAATCTAATTTTCTAACAGCTTCAATTGCAACATTACCCCCACGAGCCCAAGCTGCATGAAATATAAACTTATGTGGTTTTCTTGTTGGGGTTAAACTAACGACTTCATTTATCATTTCATCCATAATAGGATTAGGAATTAATGAAATTTGAACATTTGTATTAACTTCGTTATTTTTAATCGATTCCGTTAACCCACCTGTCATCTTTTTTTCCCATTCTGAAATATGAACAAACCCCAATGAAAGATTATTATTTTTTACATAATTTTTGATGTGGTCAACACCATAAATCCATTGCATATGTGACCAATAAATTAAACCTTTAGTAACTGTAATTGGTAATTTATCATAATCTTGGAACCATAACATACTAACCACTATATCAAACTCTTTGTTATCGATTCCATCAAAATTGTCGTTGGTATATTTTACCCCGTAGAATTCTTCCCCTGGTATGTAAACTCTACCTTTTGCTTTATACTCTTCCTCTAATTTTGGTTCTAACTTATCTGCAACAAAGACAACTTCGTGTCCTTGTTTTGCAAGGTATTCAGCAACCAATACTGAACTTGTATCGGTTCCTGAACCACCACCATTACCATATCTTAAGTTGTGACCATTAAGATAGTTACTTCTTCTACTATTACCAATTACTATAAATGCTATTCTCATTAGATTGTTTTTTCATACCTATCGCTCCATTGTTTATCTTCATCAAATAAATACATCACAATCTTGCCGGGTTTCTCAATACACTCTAAATTAACTGTAGTTTTATTATTTTCTAAATTAACATATTGTGGATTTTCTTCAACTGTAAAATCTTTTCTATGTAATTCTATTCCAGAAGATGTGTGAATTGCAAAAGTTAAAAATTTAGGTTTAGTAAATTCAAATTTCTTAAAGAATTCTAAATCCCATTCTACCGTTAAATCATATTTATTTGTTATAAATTGATTTTCCCAATCAGAAGGATTTGGTGGTTCTTTAACCTTCAATGTGTAATCTTGAATAACACATTTTTTAAAATCAAATCCTCCATAAACTTCATAGTCATGTAAAGACCTATCAGTTCCTAAACCATATATCCCCATATCAATATCATAGTTTTCTGTACCAAATAATTGACGGGTTTTATTACGAGCGTAAACATCTCGTTGGCCACTTGTTTTCTTTGTTTCACTATTAACACCATGATCGTCCCAATGTTTGGCACGGTAGTTTCTTGTATATTCGTGCCACATAACCATACGATATGGACTATAGAAATCATAACCATTTGTAAACGCACGAACACTCAATGTCGTTTCTTCAGTGTAACCACCAAAATAGATATCTGAATCATACGGAACTTCTTTAATGAATTTACCATAAGTGAAATAGAAGTGACCACTTATTGTTCTTGCTTTAATAACGTTAGTTCTTGTTTTATAATCTTGAATATACCAAGGCATACTCATCAATAATCTATCTCCACTAAATTCATATTGAGACATTAAACAAGGTGTAGGACTCCATTTACTTTCATCTTCCTTTGGGTTAAACGGTGTGCAATATGTTGAAATTATAGGTTTTTTAGATAATTTTTTTGCTTGTTTAAAATCTTCTAAAACAATCACATCCCAATCCTGAACGAATCTGTGATGTGAATCAATTTGTAATGTATATTCTTCATCATCATATAATGTATTAGTAATATGTCTTGCCCATCCTAAACCTTCACTTTCACCATAGTGATGTTTACTAACTCTAAATTGTTCAATACCGTCAAACATTGTAATAGGTTCACTACTATCATATTGCCAGCAAATACCAAATGTTAAATTTTGTGGATTTTTAGCCTTTTTAATCATGTCCTCAATGGTAGGTATCATTTCGGGGTCTCTGTAGGATGCTATCTGTACAAAAATTTTTCCTTTTTTCATGTATAATTGATTTTGTATTAATATAATAAAAAAAAATGAAAAATAAAAGTCATGAAAATTTCTTTTTTAGGCGTTTTTTAATTATTATTTATAATAGACCAATTTAATGATAATGAGTAAGATATACCAACCAATCGTGATAGAGATGACTAATGACATTATTAGTGATTTAATTGAAACTGAGTTTTTTAAGGATTATGAGATTGAATCTACCGAATTTGCTAAAAAATACCTTTTAGATAAGCTAACGGATAAGTTTATTTTAGGGGAATTGGAAAACGAAGACGATGAATTCCTCGGTGTATTTAATGACGATGAATTTGAGGTTGTTTTACGTGAGATCGTTGCCGGTAGTGTATTATATGAACTAAAAGATAGGGGTTTAGTTGAATCATATGAAGATGATACGACCGAGGAGATGTTTTTTCTAACAAAAAAGGGAAAACGAGTAATGAAGAAGAAAGACGGTTTGCTTTAAGAGTGTTTTATGATTAATTCACCCAAAACCTCAATTAAACCGACCAATTTCTGAAATTCTACTTGGTCTATTTTAACATCTTCCGTCAATTTACATAATTTATCAAGATTTTCTTTAAATTCTGTTTTTGCCTCGTCTAATTTGAACTTACCTTCGGATGCTTTCTTATAATACGGTAATTTTACTACAAAATGGTGGTATGTTAACATAGCCGGTCCACCTTTTTTCTTAGAATCTTCAGTAATCTTGGTTGCACCCTTTAATCTCTTTGCCGAAAACTCGTCAAATCCTATTTTTTCAGATTCTACCAATAAATCACTAAATTTTATCATTTTTTCTTTTCTTCTATAGGTTGAGAGTATAAATTTCTCTTATAATTTCTAATTTTATCTTTAACAATAGATAATAATTTCTGTGTGTTACTTAAATTAGATGAAATCATTGAAATCCTTGATTTTGTAATCATTTGCAACCCTGAAGGTATTGAATCTTCTAATTTTCTTAATTCTTTAACGGTCTCGTTAAGTGAATTTTGTAATTCTTCTATTTTGAACTGAACTTTACTAAACTCATTACGAGAAACTTTAGAAGTATCCTCCATTAAAATTTTATCTAATATATTTTTTACCTGATTTTCGGTAATAATTTGTTTTTCCATATTAAACACTAAATTCTTTATCTTCTTTATCGGTTAATTCACCATCTCTTTTCATTCCTTCTTTAATATACGTTCTAATTAATTTAGAAACGGTTTTATCTTGGTGATTAGCCACTTTTTCAATTTCTTTATAATATGCAGGTACAACTCTGAAAGTCAACATCTTAATAAGTTGTTTATGTTTAGGTTGAGACGTTTTTGAAGTTTCTCCTGATGCCTGCATTTCTTGGTATTTCTTAGAAGCCATGTCTATATGTTTTTATATAAATATTTTGTATTACAAAAGAAAATCATTATATTATAATATAAATGAAATTTTATGTCTGAAGAGAAATCACAAGTAAATCCGGTCATTAAAGAAATCGAGGAAAAATACCCTGAAATGACCAAAGAATTCAAAAAAATAATGAGAGACCAATATGAGACTTTTTGTAAAAAACAGTCTAACTATGGTCCCGATAACATCGCCTTAGGTAAGGATTTAAGTAAGGAGGAAGACCGTAAATTGTCTCAAATGGGACTTTGGTTCAGAATGAACGATAAGATTCAAAGGATTAAACAACTCGTCGTTTTAGGGGCTCAGGACAACGTAGGGGAGGCGGTGGATGATACTTACCAAGACTTATCGGTTTATTCCATTATTGCTCAATTAGTAAAGAATGGTAAATGGGGGAAATAAATAATTTCTAATAAATTGGATATGAGGGGGTTAAGTTTATAAAAACTTATCCCCTTTTCCATTTTTATAACAATAATAAAAGTATTTATTAAAAACGAAAAGACATATGAATGTAAACATTAACCATCCGTCGTTCATTTCATTTTTGGAGACTGTATCGACTTCCATTTTATCAAATGTGACAGTTAATAATTACTTCTCTTTAAATCAAGACAAAAAATTAGGGGTTCAATATATGGTTCTTAAGTTAATGAAAAACGCAGTTAAAATGAGGGCTAAACTTACAGATAATGAATTGAGGAGTTTTGTTAGTGTTCTTTGGAAAAAGAATGAAGAATCTGAAAATTATGAATTTGCATCCATACTAAACGATATCGCTCAAAATTTTGACTCTGTTAATGAGGTTGTTAAACCAGTTAAAAGAACAATTAGAAAAATAAAAAAAGACCAAGATAATGGCTAGAACTATCGACATAGGGTCAAAAGTGTATTATGCTGAAGAAGCCTTAAAATGGTGTAAGGATAATTTTGGGTTATGCGATAGAAAAAGACGTAAACTTTTGTTTAATGTTAGTGAAAGAAAAAGAAAATCTGGAAATTCTGACATTTATGGAAATTATTGTTTTTGGAGAAATAAAATAACATTGTATTTACCAAATAACACCACCATACATGATATTGTTGCAACTATGATACATGAATATACGCATTATTTACAATCTCGAACAAGATATAATAATTATGAAAAAACTCATTATTATTCACATAATCCTTTAGAAAGAGAGGCTAGAAGAAATGAAGAAAAATATACTAAAATATGTATTAGACATATTAAGAAAAATATGTAATTAAATTATCTCTTTCTCAATTTGTAGTTCCACTATCTCCCTCAAAAATAAAAGATTATCATCGTTGTTATGTTTACTCCTAACCACGACATCACATCCCCACAACTCTTTAATATCATTAACATAACCATCTTTGACTTGATGTGGTTTGAGTTTTCTGTAGATGTAATATAATTTATCTTGGTAATTTACTAATTCTTTAGGAACCATTATTTAAATTTAAAATTTATTAATTTTTCAATATCAGATTTACCAACTTTGTTGTTATTGATACCGTCAGGTTTTGATGTGTTATTATCAAACAAAAAACATAACCATTCTTTGGTTTTAACAACGTATATAACCTTCCAACATTTTGTTGGGACAGCAACTCTACCTATTCTTTTTGCCACACCAATATTACCGCACCATACTTTAACACTATCATTTTGTAATGATATTTGTCTTTCCAACATTTCAACACTTTTCCAATCTCCAGCATTTAATGAATGATATTGTGATGCCATATTGGAAAAATAGAAACATTCGTCTTGAACTGCCGGTGTTTGACACAAATTCTCAGCTGCCGGCATCATATGTCCTCTATCGGTTCCTGAACCTTTATAATCCTCCAATAAATTAGTTTCAGACGGTAATTTAGGGTCGGGTTTAAAATTGTCTTTTCTTGCCAATGGGGTTGGGCAACCTATTTTCGCCTTAGTTATCCACCACTCAACCATCACAGGATATTTCTTTGATTTCGAATAATGTGATGTGTAATTAGTATGTTTTAATATCACCACATCTTGTCCAAATAATACGACTGTAAATAAAATAGAAATAACCAATAATAAACTTTTTCTCATAAATTGCTTTCTTTTAAATACTTGTAAATCTCCAAAGCAGTGTCGTTATGAACAGTAAATTCACTATAAGGTATACGATTAACATCCAATGTTTGTTTAATATCATCATCAATTTCAATAGCCTCTTGTAAATCCTGTAGTCTACCATTTGTATCATATGTCTCATCATTTCTTTTTAGTAATATGTTTATGTTGTCATATCTTTTAAATAAACTCCAAAGGAAATTACTTAAACCTGACATTGAGTAGTGTGATGCGGGATAACCTTCACCATATCGTTGTTCGTAGAAACAACCCAATACTATCGGTGAATCAACAATGATATAATCTACCTTACCATAAAGACGACTAATGTTTCTATGTTGATTTGCGGTAATAAAGAACTGATCTTTTAATTGGGATACATTTCCTTCCCACGCAACTTCTTTTGGGAACTCATATGTATATTCAACACTCATATGGTGTTTTTTCATCTCGGTAAATAAACCTGATGCTTGTGTGGATTTACCTATACCAGGTCCACCAAAAAAGTTAATTATCTTACTCATATCTTACCTAATATACATAAAAAAAGGGAGTTTGTAAAATCTCCCGTATATTAATTTAGATAAGTTTATTTTGTCCCCCGACAACAAAAATAAATAAGTTATATATTGTAAAAACACTCAAAAATAGGATGTCTATTTGTCAGGAAAAAATTAATTTGGGTTTTAAAGTAAGTCAACTTAAATAAATTCAATTTTTTATTTTAAAATATACTATTTATAGAATTATTACTATGGAACAACACACAATAGAATTGATTGGTATGGTTTTAGTTGCCGTTATTACAGCGTTAGTTGGTCCAGCAGGACTTGAGTATGTAAAAGCTAAATTATCTAAACCACTATCAAAAGACATCGTTAAAGATGACATTGAAAGAAATTTGGTTATTTTTGATGAAATATCGGAAATAAGAGATATGGTAGATGGAGATAGAATTTGGATAAGTCAGTTTCACAATGGTGGTCATTTTCTTCACACTAACAAATCAATTCAAAAGTTTTCAATAACATATGAGGACGTTAAACCTGGTGTTAGTAGTATAATTCATTTATTCACGGACATTCCCTTGTCGTTATATTCAAGATCAATGAACTACATTATGGAAAATAAACATTTGTGGATTTCCGATTTTAAAGATGATACTATTGCAACTTATGGATTAAAGTCGGCAGCAGAGGCAACGGGGACTAATTCATCATATGTAATTGGGTTATTTGATATTGTAACAGACAAATGTATTGGGACTATGGGTGTTGATTATAGAGATAAAAAGAAATTAACACAAACACAAAAAGATTTTTTAATAGAGAGAGGTAGTCGTTTAGCTGGATATTTATCAGTATACCTTAAATCAAAGTAACACATTATGAAAAAATATATATTCACAGAAAGCCAAATCAAAAAGATTATTGACAATCAAATCGTAGAAAGTAAAGATTTACAAGAACAAACAATGCTTGATGACCAAAAAATGGCAATTAATGCGGGTACGAAAGCTTTCTTAGACGCTAAAAAAATTCAAGGTAAAGATTTAACAGATAGAATTAAAAAATACCAATTAACTATTCCTAATTGTGAACCAACAGGTCATATGATGGATTGTAAGGACATGTTACCCGAAAATGACAAAAAACTATGGCAATCTTTAATTAATAAAAATAAACCATTATACGATAAAGCGTTAGATTGGTTCAATAGTATGTTAGGATTAGGAACAGGTAGTGGTTATTAAAATATAATTTAATATAAGTTATACCCAAATATTTTTTATGATATTTGGGTTTTTCTTTTAATATACATTACCTTTGTGTCTTAATAAAAAATAGAATTATGTCTGAAGAAAAAAAGGAAAAAAGATGTTGTGGTTGTAAAACACCTAAACCACTTGATAATTTTTACAAGCACAAAAAACAGTCGGATGGTCATAGTCCCTATTGTATTGAATGTACAAGGGAAAATTCTAAAAGGTATTTCCAAAGAAAAAAAGAGAAACAATCTAAAAATGAAACTGACGGTATTATTAAGTTAGCATTATTTGGTGGTCAAACTAATGATATTAATAGCACCAACGTTAATACTTTAATGGAAATTTTAATGATAGAGGAGTTATTGAGGTCTTTAGTGGATAAAGTATCTAACTTAAAAAAAACATTAACTAATTCCGAAATGTTCATATCCCAATAAAAATCAGTTCTATTATATAATTAAAAGGTATTTATCATATATTTATGTAGTATGAACATACGAGATTTAGTCTATGACGTTATAGTGGAGGAGGTAAAAAATAAGAAATTATTTAACTTTCTATTAAAAAAATGGTTTGGGGATACCCCAACATCGGTACAAATGAGAAGGGCGGAAACAGATTTAACATTATTTTCCGAAAAACAAAAAGGTTTAACTCCTAAAAATCCTGCAGTTTTCAGTTTTTTATTAAGACATGATGGTAATCATGGATTACCAGCTTTTGACCCGTCAAAATTAATGGACATTAGTCAATATTCTTTAGAGGAAATTGAATCTTTATTACATGAATTTAAAGATGAGGCACTTACAACTCAAGAAGATGAATTTGCAGGTAAATTAGATTCTTCTCCCGAAAAGGTTGCGGCATCTAAAAAACTTTGGTTAAGTGATAGAGACGTGGTGGTGGATGAGGAAGGTTTTAAAGTTCACTTTGTATCTGATGCTAGAGAGTCAATTAAATACGGTTATTATCAACAAAAATTAACTGAAAGTCTTAAAGGGTCAGATGGTAGATTAGGTCAACAATGGTGTGTTACAGGTAGAAATACTAACGATTCAAGAGGTAACTTATGGGGTTCTTATAGACCTAAACGAACTTTTTGGTTTGTTATTGACGAATCAAAAAATCCAAAGGATAATCAAAATTCAGAGGTTTTTAAATATTACTTATCAGCATTACAATATTGTGTTAATGATCAAGATAATAAAGGTAACAGATATACTGGATTTAAAGTAACAAGTTTATTAAATGATGGTGACAATACAAAAACATGGGAACAAGTAGTTCAATTATATCCTCAGTTGTCGGAACATAGAGAGAAATTTGAGACATACATTAAATATGATGAAGGTGAATTGTTAAATAAAGACACAATAAGTAGAATTTCTGAAACACCAGGAAGAAACGAATTCGCAGCAGCAAGAAGAGAAATTAAAAAGGCTTATATTGAAAGAGGCGGTACAATTAAAACCGAAAGGTCTTGGTTAAGTATGGACCTCGACTTAAGAGAACTTTATATTTTAACAACAACATCAAGAGACGTTATTGATAAATTCCAATCATATGAATTAATGAAAACTATAAAAATGATTGGTAGTGAGTTTAATTTATTAAATAAACATATAAAATCTTTAGGTTCAAGATTAGACGAAAATGGTAGAATTGTAAACCAAAATATGTCCGATTTGGGTGTTGGTATTATCTATCAACATTTGATGAGAGAGGAATTCATTGTTGCCAGATCCAGTATTGATAATCCTCTAATTCAATTACTTAACAGTAAAGTGAATAAAAAAAGTTTTGGTTTATATCATTTTGGTAAAAACAATTGGGTTATTCATGATGGTATCACATTTGAACCTCCATATAATGAAAATAACACATTACTTTATGTTGACGACCAAGGTAAAGATTATTTGGTTGAATCATATGTAAAAAATAACGGTGATATTGATAATACGACACTTTATTGTGTATATCCCGTTAATGATGAAAATGAATTAGGTAAAGGTCATTTTATTGGTGCAAAAAAATGGGATGAATTAAGTAGTAAAATGCACCCAAAAAATGATGATGAGGATAATGATACACAAAGAATTACAGATTTTAATCCTGAAACGGATGTAGATATAAGAGAAACATACTAAATGAAAAAGGGACCGTAATGGTCCCTTTTTTTATGATAACAATGAATAGTATTCTTTAAAGTGTTTAATACGGTCAGGTAAACCAATTGTTCCACCATTAACTCGTTTGGTGATAGATGTTACAACCGCATCAGTTGCCCCACCATCGGCCATTTTATGTAATCCGTTCTTATTAAAGAACCAAGCCGCCGATAATAAAGCATAAGATGATGCCACTTTATCGGGATTGGCCGACATATCTTCATTGATTGACTTACCAAATGCAGTGTAGTTGTCTTTACCTGTTAATTGAATATAACCACGACCACAGAATTTAGCACCGTCTCCTGAAGATTCAGGACCATTTCCCATTCTTCCACCATATACCTTATTTGCAATCTTTTCTGGTTTTCTTTCGTAAGGTGTTGCTGACTCAAGTGTTGGGAAATACTTTTTAAATGTCCCGTTTAATCCTTTTGCCGAATAATTTAAATTTTCTTTTGTAAGTCTAAATCCACCACTTTCGTGACCACATTGAGCCAAGAAATGTGCAAGTCTTAATGGGGTATTGATTTCAAATTTGGCCGCCGTATCGGGAATTTGAGCAATTACCGCATCAGGTATATGACCCCTTAATCCCTCTAATTTTAAACCACCCACACTCTTAATTGGTGCTGGTTCTGTAATTACCGTAGGTGCACTTACTGTCCCTTCTGTGAACATTTTAGACCACGTTCCGTCACCCACAATACCGTCGGGCGTTATTCCATGTTTTGTTTGAAATGATTTTACTGCAGATTCAGTCTTTGGTCCGAACTTACCTATTGGGTCAACCCCTAACTTAATTTGGAGTTTTTTAACGTCTTCTCCTTCAGATCCTAATTTTAGTAACATAGTCTTTCTTTTATTATAAATACCATTATAAAAACAATAGTATTTATATATAAAGTTTTATGTCCAAAAAAGTAATAAGAATTAAGGAGTCTCAGTTGAAGTTAATGGTTAAAAGAATCATTAAGGAGCAACGAATTGTTAAAACAGAATTACCATCTGTAATTACCAACTCATCTACTAAAAATTATAACATAACTAACTCTTTTGAAAGTGGTCAATATAAACTAACAAATACTTCAGAAATTGATAATGCAATAAGCTCAATTAAAAACGATATTAAGGATTATCCTCAAAATCAAAAATTTGTGGTTTATGTTGAAGGGTCGGAATCTAAAGTTCCAAATAGAGGTGTCGGTTTAAATCCTGGTGATTTATCAAAATATAGAATAAATAATACAATAACATATTTAAAAGGAAAATTACCTCAAAATGTGACTTTTCAACCAAAAGATATGGGGAGTCAGGGAGACGAATGGGATGCTGAAAATGGTAATTCTAAAGATGAAAAATACACTAAATGGCAGTATGTTATATTAAAATTATCCGGATTAGGACAAAAAGAAGAAAAGAAATATGATGTAAAAGAATACTGTAACGCAAAACCAATAGAAGCAGACGGTGCCTACGCGTCGTCGATTAATAATTTTACCCAAGTTTTAGAATACAACATTGGAAGAGGTGAGGGTATGGCGAACATATCTTTACATTCCATTACAATGCCTGATATTTTAATTGCTGAGTATAATAATAAAATATACGGATATAAAGGATTCTCAGGAGAGGGTGGTGATGATGATATAAGAATGTTAATAGGAACCGCATTATTAAATAAATTCGGTTCTGGTGGAACATTACCGGATTATTTTTATGATACAACATTTGAACAAATACAATTAAATGACCCAAGATTAATGTCTGCACTAAAAAATGAAGAATGGGGATTAAATGAATCATTTAAAAATACATTTGGACCCATAGGACATTCCCCTAATCAAGAATATATGGATGCATTTAATACTTTTGATACAAAAGGAAAAAATATTAGAAAATTATTAAAATCGTTAGGTACAGATTTTAAATGGGGATATCTAACATCTAAAATAGGTAAAACCTATCAAAAATTTGAATTACCAAAAATAAATGGTCTTGATACGATTAAAGTTATCAACGTCAGTCCTAATGGGGCAACCAGATGGAGGGTTGCTCTTGATTGTAAGTAATATTTTTTGTAGTTCCTTTTCATCTGCAAATAATGTGAGTAATTTGTTGTTTTCAAACTTATAGTAACTAATCCAAATTAATTTTTTTTCACCGTTTGGTTGAATTTCTGTTACCCACATAGTAATGTGACATTTGAAAATACTATCCATACATTTCCCAATGTCATTCTCACTAATGGTCTGTGAAAAACAACTAATTATAGAAAAACTTAAAAACAATAATAGAAATACTTTTTTCATAATTTTTAATTTAGGACACAAAGGTAATAATATATTTGGAATATCCAAAAAAATGTTTTTTTTTAAAATATTAACTATTTATATTAAAAGATTTATGTCCAAAAAAATAGTAAGATTAACCGAATCACAGTTAAAACTAATGATCAATAAGGTTATAAAAGAACAAACGGCTCCTGTGGCAAAACCGGCAGCACCTCAACAAACCCCTGATGAACAACTTTTTAAAGACCAACAAGGTAAAGTTTATAGGTTACCACTTATAAAAAGTAATGAGGATATTAATAAGTTTATAAATTTCCAAACGGGAAGTAGACCTGAGGTAGTTTTAAAATCTATGGGTTTAGATTTAACAGGTTTAGCTCAAGAAGCTAACGCTCAAATGCAAAAAGACCCAACCAAACCAAATAACTTCAAATATATTCTTGGTTCTATTTGGGCTTTCTTGGACGTTGCGGCACAATATAACCTACCATCTAAAGCAATTAAAGGAATGTCAGCAAGACTTTTACAAAAAATGGATGAAAGAGATATTAATAAAGATTATACAAATACATTACATAGACTTTTTAATGTAGAGGTTTTAAATATAACAATGGATCAATATTGGGTATCATTAAGTAAATTATTAGATTATCAAAAAGGTAAAATGACAAATGGTTAGAATTAAAAAAGGAGTCAATTGACTCCTTTTTTTTATTATAGTGTTCTATCAAACCACCCAACAATTTTATCTTCTTTAGACCATCTACAGAATAAAGTTTTAAAATTATCGTCCTCTTTTTGAAAGACATAATTCACGTATACATCATTAGGAAACTTAACCCAAATATTGAATATTGAATTATCTGACTTTTTTTCTACAATATCAAATTCACCCTCCAATCCGTTCATATTTCTGAATAATTTCATTTTATTTAAATCAAAAATATATTTAGAATTGGCGGTGCCCGATTCTTTGTATGTTACTTTATCTTCCACAATGGCCTTATTTGTCTCCATCATTGAATGTTCAAACTTTTGAACATTTTTAACATTAATAACATAAGTTTGGGAAAATAAGTTCCCAAATAACAATAACATCAATAAACTAAGTGTTGATTTTTTCATAATTTTTAATTTAGAACACAAAGATATGGATATTATTGGAATATCCAAAAAAAATAAAAAAATATTTGTATAATTTTATTTTAATTATACTATTTGTTATGTGTCCCACAATAAGGACATATAGGTAAAGACTTCTTCTTTTTGTATGTTGTTTGGGTAAATTTCTTTCTACAATTCTTACAAGTTAGGAATTTGGCATCCTTATTAAGGTCCTCAATACTTTTAATTTGTATATCGGTAAGTGGTCTATATTCCTCAAGTCTATCTGCAAGTTTATATCTTAAAGGATTGGACATTCTTTCTGGTTTACTAAATAATCGTTTTTTTCTTGTAAATGCAAAACTACGACTTCTTTCGTCAACCTCTTGTTCTTCATTAACATGACCACATTTGTGACAAGTGTAAGGGTCATTTCCACTATCAGATAAATCCCATTCCCACCCACATTCAGAACAATGTATTTTCTTAACCGATTTCTTTAAATTCTCTAATTGACCTTCTGATATTAATATTCTCACAAAACTTGTTTATTATAAATATCTAAGTAGAAAGGAAATCGTAGACCTTCTTTAACTCTACATTTTCATCTAACGGTAATTCGTAATTTTTACCGTATTTTAAAAATAGTTTTTGATTGTAAATACATATGTCTTTTACATCATTTAAAAATTGAACTTTCTCTTCTTTTGTTTTTTTAGAGAATCTATCAATTTCACTTTGTATCAGATTTAATCTTTCCATGTCATCATTAACCGTATCGTATGTTTCATCAATAAAAGGATGAAATGTTTTAAACCCAAATCTATTTTTTATATATTCTAATGATTTTGACGGAGCGGCCAAAATAAAAGGTTGGCAGTGACCTATTGGTTTCCATATTTTTTCAGATAGAAACCCCGTTAAAAAATCTATATTATCATTTTGAAAAAATATAGATTCGGTGACAATACTAATATAGGTGTTCAAATACATTTCTTTATTTTCAAAACCATATCCTGATACGTTTACCAAATCTGCCACATCAACATGTCTTGATTCTGTTTTTAATAAATTTGCAAGTTCTTTATTTTCATCATATTTGAATAGTTCATTTATCATTCTATCATCATAGTATGATTTTTCCCAAGATATTAAACTTTTATCTAAACCTAAACGATGTAATTTATTGATTAAGAATACTCTATGTTGTTTCCAATGTCTGGTTAACATCAAGAAATCTTTCTTATCTTCCTTAATGTGGTTTATATAATCATCTGGTTGAACAACAGATTGATTATAAATGTGATTAAATTCGTGCGATTTAAAAATTAAATAAAAATTAAAATCTAATACCTTATATCCAACATTTATTTTTTCAAAATTTCTTTTGAGTTTATAATCCGCAAAAATAAAATAAACCTTTTCGTCAGGTATATTTTTTCCTCTTGTAAAATCAACTATTTTTTGAAAGTTCTTTAAATTAATTCCAAGTCCTCCGTCAACGGTATAATTAATTAATAAGTTACCGTTATAATTAACAATTTCATCTATAACATTATCCGATATAAAATTTAAAGCAAATTCATTATGTGTTGAGTGTTGTCCAAAAAATAGATCTAATCCTGAATGAGGTTCAACAATGTAAAACCATTTATAGTCATTGTTATTATTTCTATCTTTTACAATTTCATAAACTGATTTATAATCTATAATTTTATTGTAATCGTGACTATTAAAAACCGCAAAATCACATTTCCATTTTTCATTAAAATAGTGGTATGATTTACGATAGTCATATTTAGAACCTTCGTAAATTGTTGGTATAAATTTTGGATTAAGACAATTTGGTAATGGGCCATTAAAGGTCATTATATCATAACCATATACAATTTTCATTATCGTAATATATGAAAAATTACTTGGAAATCAAAGAGGTTAAATTCAATTTAGATTCATTCAAATTTAATTGATAATTAGTTAGATATGAAACTAAATTATCTATTTTAACTGATTTGTTATAAAAATTTTGTTCATTATCTTTATTCTCATAATCTATTTTAATCGAACCAGTGTTACAATCAATATTTTGTGATTTAAGTTGAACACGAACATGTTTATTATCAAACATATTTGTTCCATATCCTCCATTAAAGAATTTATTAATAATGTTATTTAATTTTTTTCTTAGTTCAATACAATTTTTGTTATTTTCAGGGTCACCAATTAATTTATTAAAATATTCATCTGTGCGTTTTGTGATATAATTACCATCTCCGTATTTTGGGTATGTTATTTCAAAATTATAAACAGGCTCTTCAATTTCTACCGTTAATCTGTAATTACTGATATACATGTCCGTTACATCTTGTAATGTAAGTCCATTATCATTATCCGAATTGTAATCAATACGAGATATTCCTTTTTTAATTAAAAATCGAACAAAGAATACAACGGAAAAATTAAGTTCATCACTCCTACTACCAAATGATAAGTATTTTTCAATTTCGTCAGCCTCTTTATCATTTTCTTGTTGGTAACTTCCGTAAGATAAATCAGTTACATCATCGACATAATAATCTTTTAGGTTTTCATCATTAACGTAATTATCAAAATAATCATCTTTAAATTGTTCATATGATATAACACCTAAATCCTCACTCAATTCACTTTTATTGTTATTGTAGTAATTTGTAAAAATCCCTTCTATATCTAATACGTAATCTTCTTGTTCATAATATTTGTTTTCTATATCACTATGAACAAATTCCCAACCATTACTTCCTTCATATCTATATTGGTCAATTGACTTTTCAACCCCCTCAGCGTCACCTGATAATTTATCAACCTGTATAATAAGTCTTCCGTTATTAATATAAACCGAACCATCTCTACTATCATCTACAATTAAATCTTCTAACGCATCTTCATCGTTAGTTAATATCGCATTAACCAACGGATTATTAATAACACCAATAGATTTTTTTATGATTTCCATTCCATCTTCGTCGGGTAATATTGATATTCTTTTTACTTCACTTTCAACCTCTTCTTTTGATGTTTCTCTTACCAATGAAGGGAAAAAATAAAACTTAACCTCATCTTTACCAAACCAAAATTCAGATAGATTAATTCTCCTATCCATTTTATCCATATATTGATTTGATTCGAAATGAAATTGGTATTTGTCGATTGGGTTTATTTTGTTCATAATAATAAACAAAGGACCTTTGTTGTGATGTGTTTGGAAATAATTATCTCTATCTCTATGTTTTTTATTTAAACAATGTTTTCCCCACGTTGTGCACCACTCAGTTCCAAAACCTAAATAAGATGCACCCTTTTCTGTTAAAGGTTGGTAGAAGGACCAATCCTCACCTTCGTGTAATAACTTATAATCAACGTCTATCGTTAGTGCATTTATAATTTCCTTAAAATCTAACGTATCCTCAATAATATATTTCTGAACCACTTTATATAAGTCAGCCAAACTCCTTAAACTATTAATATCCAAAGAAATTCTATGTTGATAGACATACCCAAGATATTCTTTGGCCTTAACTAAATCCTCAATTTGTAATGTTCCCTTTTGATAAAACGATAAAAGTAGTTTTGAGTATTTTCCTAATGATTGTAAATTACCAACACCGTCTATATTTGACTTTGGGTCGGCCATTACTATCTCCACAAAAGTCTCATATGGTATTTTGGAATAATACTTTTGGTATATTTCCGTTCCACTTAACTCAAGTAGTAATTCTTCTAATAGGGCGTTAAAATTCATTATATATAAATATCCTTATATTTTTAATAAAAAACCCCTCATTTCTGAAGGGTTTTCCTATAAGTTTTATGAGATTACATAAATCTCTTGAATTGTGATTTAATCTTTTCTACCGCCTCGTTGATTTGGTTATCCTCGGTTTCTTCCTCTTCAGGTAAATCTATAGTTTCTTCTTCTGTTGATTCAACTGGTTCTTCTTGGAACTTATCTTTATTTTCTACCAATCTTTTTAATTGGTCTTCTGTGATTTTAAACTTCTTTCCCATTTTTGTGTTTTTATATAAATACTTGTAATTTAGAAATAAATTGATTATATTATATGTATGTCATTAATTGATTCAAATAAGAAATATGATAGATTTGTTACCTTTGGTTGTTCTTATTCAAATGGTCATAAAATAGGAGAAGTGGGGTCATGGGGGTATCACCTATCAAAATTACTTAATTGTGAACATTATAATTATGGGTTTAACGGGTCATCAAATAACCTTATAATGAACAACGTGGTTAAATTTTGTGAGTCCAATGACACTAATAATGTGTGTTTGGGGATACAATGGAGTGAATGGAGTCGGCGTGAATTTTGGGTTGAGTCTGAAATGAAATATAAGTCATTTAATGTTCCATCATTAGAACAACTTGAATTAATGAAGAACGATTCGCCCGAATTATATTTTTTTAGAGATAACCAAGATTTTTTTATTTCACTATGGTTTGACTATAAAGAAAATATTTTAAGAACAATCCAATCAATGATTTTAACCAAGAATTACCTTGACAATAAAAATATTGATTATGTTATGTTTGAGGGGTTAGGTTCTATATTAGATATGTTCTACCCAAATAAACAACACGTATCGGGTCACAACGATATATATCTATTGTCAGATGAATTTAAATTAAAAATATTAAATGATAAGTGTTTTTTTAATAAATTAGGCGACATGAGAACCCTAATGAAAATTCATCCATTATATGAAGATATAAATGACGGTCACCCAAATCCTAAATTTTTAGAGTGGTGGTGTTTAGAAATGTATAACGATATAAAAGAAAAATATGGAAAAACCAATAGTAATTAATGCTTTAGAAACTGAAGGTTGTTGCGTTCCAAAAGGTTGGGGTGATGAAATTATAATTGAAAATAATGAAATGTATTGTGGTAAACTTTTAAGGTTTAAACAAGGTGCTAAATTTTCAATGCATTACCACATGATTAAGGATGAGACGTGGTATGTAGATAATGGTGAATTTATCTATAGATGGATAGATACAGAAACCGCAGAAACAATTGAACAAAAATTAAAAGTTGGGGATACTGTTAGACAAAGACCGGGTCAACCACATCAATTAGAGGCACTAACTGATGGGGTGGTATTTGAAGTATCAACAGAACATAAAGATACAGATTCATATAGAGTATGGAAAGGAGATTCACAAAAATGAAAATTTGGGTTAATGGAACGTTTGATGTAATGCACGTTGGACACATTAAATTATTAGAACACGCCAGTAGTCTGGGGGTTGTTAGAGTTGGTTTAGATACCGATGAAAGGGTTAAACTAAAAAAAGGTTCTAATAGACCTGTAAACACATTACAAGATAGAATTGATTTTATGAAATCAATAAAGTATGTTGATAGTGTTGTCAGTTTTGGTACCGATGAAGAACTTGAAAAATGTATTATGGAATGGGATACTGAAATTATGGTAATTGGTGATGATTACAAATACCACGAAATTATAGGTAACGAATTAGTGGATAGAATATCATTTTTTGATAAGATAGAAAATAAATCAACAACAAAGATTTTAAAACATGAAAATAACAGTAATAGGTGAGTTTTGTACGGATATATTTGTATATGGTGAAACAAAGAGATTAAGTCCTGAGGCTCCTGTGCCAGTTTTTAATCCGTTATATATAGAAAGAAATTTTGGAATGGCGGGAAACGTAGTTGAAAATTTGAAGTCACTAGACCAAGATGTGACAATTAAACATTTACATCAATTTCAACCAATTAAAAAAACAAGATATGTGGATGATAAATCTAACCATATGTTTATTAGGGTTGACGAGGGTGAGGAAACAATTACACCTTTGGAATTGACCGATAGTGTAATTGATGGAATAAAAGAATCTGATGCAATTATTGTAAGTGATTACAATAAGGGATATTTGAATGAAAAAATATTATTAGAAGTCGCATATCATTCTCGTTTTATTGTTATGGATACAAAGAAACAAATTTCACCTAACCTTGTGGCCAGTTTTAATTTTATAAAATTAAACGAACACGAGTATAGTAATTTTAGTGATGATATTAAGAAACAATATCCAAACAAATTAATTGTAACGTTAGGTTCAAAAGGTGCAAAGTATATGGATACCATATATCCGTCACCCGATCCTCGTGAAACAATTGATGTTAGTGGTGCTGGCGATACTTTTACCGCATCATTTACTGTAAAATATTTGGAAACAAAAAACATTGAGGAATCAATAATATACGCAAATGAAATGTCATCTATTGTTGTTCAAAAAAGAGGGGTGAGTGTACCAATAACGAGACAAAAAAAATAGTTATGAGAATTTTAATAACAGGGACAAATGGTTTTATTGGAAAAAATCTTTTAAATGAGTTAAAAGATAAACACGATATATTAGAAATAAACGAAGATATTTTTGATATTGAGGATTGGTATAATGAAATATATTATAAATTAAATAAATTCAATCCAGAGGTGGTGTTTCACGTTGGCGCTTGTTCAGACACTTTGGAAACCGATGTAAATTATATGATGACAAGGAACTTTGAATTTACTCGTAGAGTTGCTGAGTGGTGTCAATTGTTAGGTAAAAAGTTTATTTACTCCTCATCGGCGGCTAACTTTGGGACAAATGAAGAATATCCATCTAATCTTTATGGGTGGAGCAAATATGTTGCGGAACAATACGTTGTTAAATGTGGTGGTATTGGTTTACGTTATTTTAACGTTTACGGTCCATTAGAGGACCAAAAAGGGAAGATGGCATCAGTTGCATATCAAATGTTGGAAAAACAAAAAGAAGGTCAGGAAATCAAGTTATTCCCCAATAAACCACAAAGGGATTTTGTTTATGTTAAAGATGTTGTAAGTGCAAACTTATATGCTATGGAAAACTTTGAAAAAAACATGGGTGAATGGTATGAAGTGGGTAGTGGTGAGGATAGAACCTTTGAAGATGTTTTAGATATTTTAAAAATTAATTACACCTACCATAATGAAAAAGATATACCAAAAGGATATCAATTTCATACTAAAAGTAATTCTGACAATTGGATGATTGGTTGGGAACCTGAATTCAATTTAGAAAAAGGATTAGAGGATTATTTAACTTTTTTAGTAAACTAGTTTTGTTTTATTTCTAATCGCGTCATCCCAATTATAAATTATATCCCACCAATTTGTAACTTTTTTACCATTATCCTCAATATTATTATTATATCCCGCAAGTGATTGCCACCAATAGATATGCCACTTAACTTCAGCATTTTTATTCCAATCATCATTACCAATTGCAAATGAATTTGGTGCAATCATTTGATTACTAAAAGTATAAGTAATATTTAACCAAGATAAGTTATTTGTTGGTATACCAATTCCTCTTGAAGGTTTCCACGTTGTAATATCAGAAGAGACAACTGATGTGTTATTATAATCATATTGCTTTGTTGTGTTTACCGGAGTATGTGTATACCCACCAATAGTGTTTCTATCCTTAGCAAAATTACCATAATAAAATTTTTCAAAATCAACATATTCTAATTGTCTTTCTATTTGATGTCCTCTATTATGTAAGTCAGTATCGACTCCTCTCCATCCATTAAAACCATATACGATATATGTACTATTGAATCTTGGTAAATCTTTTAAATCTCCACCTCCATTTGAAATATTCGCAGTGTTTGTAGAATTTATAGATGGAGACATACTTGACTCAAAAACATTATAACTATTTGAACCAACCTCCTTTGTAAATGATGTAAACCATACCTCTTTTACTCCCATATTATTTACGTAATTTTTAATGTCTACTCTATTAAATAAATCATTAAAATCTATAAAATGTCTATCTATTGTTACAGGATTATCTATACCGTCATCACTGTCGTTAGTTGTGGTATCAATAATTTTAGTTCCAATCTTTATTAATTTTATATCATAAACATTTATATATGCCACAACATTTATATTAACGTAAGGTCTTGTTATATTTTTACCATAATCTCTAAATCTTGAACCCTCTTCAATACTTAATTTTTCAATTATTTTTTCACTTAATATTTTTTCATTTGCTCTTTTAAGTGTTAATATATCTTTTTGTTGTTTTACTACTCTTGAGTCGTAAGTTTTCCATCTATCAAGATAAGTACCGTCAGACGTAGGTAGATAATTCACAATAACAACGGGTACGTTTATTACTCCCTTTCCGTTTGATTTTAATCTTGGGTCAACTGAAATAATTTCATAACCAGAAGTTGCAACTTGTTGATATTTTAAATCTTGGATTAGTTTAGTTAAGTTAACTAACTCAATCTGTAAATCCTCAATTTTTTTTAGGAGACCATCAATGTCTGCACTATTTTTTGTTAATTGACTATTCAAATCAATTAACTGTGTATTAATGACTGTTATTCTATTTAATATAGAATCAACTTTACGAGATACTTCACTTACTTGGGAATTAATCCCCTTTAACTCATTCGTTAATGAATCGGTAGTTTTACGTAACCCACCAATTTGTCCTTGTAATAAAGAAATTTGTGATTTTAATTCATTTATATCTTTACTATAATCAACTTGTTTATTACAAGAAATTATAATTAATAAAATAAAACCAAGACAAAACTTTTTCATATATTTTTAATTTGATAGAACAAAGATATGTATATTTTAGAATATTTCAAAAATATTTTTACAAAAAAAACCCTCAGGAGAGGGTTCTTATTATAATTTTTTAATATATTATCTAAATTAAGCCGTTGGTGCGTGTCTCTCTAAAAGAATATACTTGCTACTTGCTTCAAGTTCTGAACCTTCGGCGTTAGGAATGAATTCTTGGTGTGTTTCCAACCAAGCAATTGCATCTTCTCTATTTGTAATGTGTTCAGTTCCAATAGCTGGGGTACTTTCTCCAGGTAAGGTAATTGCAATAAATGTTTTCTCTTCCATTGTTTTTGTGTTTTTATATAAATATCGAACATTTTGTGAATATTTATAAAATAGATGAAAATTATTAAAATTAAACAAAAAGACCTTGAAAAGATGATTAATGAACAAATCGTTAATCCAATTCAAATTGGTAAGTATGTTTATGATAAATATAAGGAACTAACCTCTCCTGAACAAAAGAAACAGAAGAAAACCGAAGAAGGTCCTTTACCATTTTCTGAGAAAAACTTAGGACAAGAACTTAAAAATCAAGGAGTTATGTATCCAGATGTTGCAATGGCTCAATCTATGTTGGAAACTGGATATTTTAAAAGTGGTATATTTTTAGATAATAACAACCTGTTTGGGATGAAACATCCAAGACAAAGACAGACATTATCTAAAGGTCCGAATAGGGGTCATGCTAGTTTCGATAATTGGCAAGATTCGGTAAAAGACTATAAAATGTGGCAAGATTACAATAAGTTATCTAATTTGTCTAAAGACCAATACGTTGCCAAGTTAAATCGTATCTATTGTATACCACCATCTTGTGGAACAAACAATTACGCAAAAAAAGTTAAGAGTTTATTATCAAGAGCATTAAGTTCTCTTAGTTAAAGGTAATTTCCAAATCTTTTAAAGAATTCAGCCGGCATTTCACTATGTCCTATATTAAGTAATATTGCATTACCTAACATTATTTTTGCCGCTTTTTTCTGACATTTAACAACTTCAGGAAATCCCCAACCAGACGGGTTATAAATCATATGAACCCTTTTATCATTAATGTGGTATCTAAGTGAATCTTCTTTTGTTGTTGGATCAATTAACCCAACAAACTCATATTCACCACTTGCTGGCCACGCTTTAAGTCCACCTTGACTAAAACCTAAAACAGATTTTATGGACGTTTTACCCAATATTCTTTTTGCTTGTGTTATATCACTTGTATATGGTAATACTAAAATTGTTTTTTTATCTTTTAGTTCTTGTGGCATTTGACTTAACATCCATTTAGGTGTCGCATAACTAACTCCACCAAAAATAACACAAGCAGTATTATCAACAGGTTTATCGGGTGTACTTAAAATACCCCCCTCAATTCGTTTCTCAAATGGTGGATTGTTTGGGTTTGGTTTATCTTCGTTAATATGTATAGTTCTTGGTTCCCTATCTACGTGGAATTTTTTAACGTATTTTTTAAAATCGGTTAACCCTCCCCTTCGTTCAACCCATTTTATGGGGTTAATATCTCTAAAACCAAACGTTCCTTTACCATCAGATAAATAAACATCTCCGGTGGCAATTGAACTTAATTTGGTTCCAATCTCTTGTATTACTTTTATTTTTTGTTCTGTAGTCTCCCATGTTTCTAAAAATGCAACAATTGATTCTCTCCAAAGAATATCTTTAATTTGGATATTATTTACAACTGTCTCGTTCCACGTACTTTCTCTATCTCCTCTATTTTTCTTGATGTCGGTAAAATGTTCTCGAATTTCTTTTGCGTGGTCCCTAATAAATCCATCAATCCACCTATAATAACTAATTAAATCTTTTGGTTCGTTTATATAATTAAACTTATTGTGTTTTTTAAATTCACCATAAAATTTTTCAACAAATTCAATTGGTAATGTGTGTATTGTAATCCATCTTCTTCCCGATTCGTCTGGCGTACTCATAATGTCAGTTGGAGCATCAAATTGTAAATCTCCTTCTATTTGATATATAATTCCACCTTCAGTCTGTATACCTTTAATGTCCTTCAACATATACTTTTCCATAAATCTAAATGTGGATAATGATTTTCTTGTTCCGACCATTTCACCCACCTTATCTATACCGTTAACATCTCCAATATGAAACGTTGTGACTCTTTGTTTACCCCAAATATAATTTACAAAGGACGGAGTTAAAGGTATGTCTAATCTATGAATGTGTGATTTAATATCACCCAACCACTTCAGTTCATTTAACTGTTGTTGTTCAATAAGTTTTAATTGTGATTCTGTTACCTGAAGCTTCATTAGATATAAATATTACTTAATTCCAGATAGATATTCATCTATCTTCTTTTGTACCTCAGGATCTTGACCTGTATAAATGATGTTTGTAAGATATTGTCTTAATGGATATATTCTATCAGTTAATACTCTTTCCTCCACTTCTGGATTTTTACGACTACGAGGTATTTCGTCCATCCATGCTTTATTTGCAATTGTTCCATAATCAAATGGAACCACTCTATAACGTGTTTTAAGACGACTTCTATCTGCAACAAAGATTACGTTCAACATATCGGGTTTAATACGAGGACCGTCACCAGAATTGCCAATAGACCCATCCGGTATAAAGTTCTTATCACGAGTAAAAGAAACCATTGTTTTATGTTTGGATTGTTTTAATACCCTATCTAAATTTAAAACCTCCTCATATTGTTTTGACCCTGTCAACATATTACTATTCATAATACCTAAAGCACGTTCTTCTGTGGTATGATGGTAGATTGGGATTGACACCATGTCCCTTAACTTCTCTAATAATATGTCTTGTAGTTTCATTATTATTTTATATTAATATTTCCCCTTCTACTTAAATTTTTTATTAAATCATAATATATACCCAATCGTTTTGCTGCACTTGGGGCTCCACCAGAATATTTGGTAAAATCTTTTAGTGTTTCATATTTTGACACTTCCTTTCTTAATTTTTCTTCAGTCCATTTTATGAATCCTCCGAGACCACCACATTTTACACTATGTAAAGGTTTCCAAACTAAAGAACCATCTTCGTGTTTGTCTTTTTTATAAAAATCATTTTGATAATAACATTCCATATCAATGGCTTCTTTGTAAGGAATGTATCCATTTGACAATACTTTATAAATTGGTTTTAACTTATTATCTATAATATATCTATAAACCGGAGATTCTTTTCCAGAACGGGAAACCCATTGACCCCTATGTTCTTTACCTCTTCTATCTTCATTTAATGTTAAACCAACATATATCGCTAATGGATTTCCTTTTTTATCATAAAATTCATAAGCGTAAACCATTCTTTTTTCTTTATTACCTAATGGTATCCACTCTTTAATTTTATCAATCCACCCATTGTCATATGCCGTTCTATAGGCCGCAGGATCGTTTCTTGAAAATTCAATTTTATGTTTAAAAGGTTCGGCCATTTTTTGTATATCTTCAAATGATAAATTACGTCTTTTAAGACTCATATGTGCAACTATATGGTCTTTTATTCCCATTTTAACTGCCATTTGATACGCCGCATTTTCTTTATTAAAAAAATCGTTTAAGTCTGTGTAGTTATCTGCAATATCCTCAATCTCCTTCGCCGTCCATTCACCTGGTCTTTTTCTTTTTGGTTCAATAATTTTATTTGCAATACCGTCAGCATATAATAAGGGTTCTTTTTCTTTAAATTGGTCACCGTATTTTTCTGCTAATTTTTTTATTAATTCATTTTTTTCTAATCTTTCTTTATCAAGCCTGTTCCTTTGTTTTAATTTCGCACATTCCGCACATGTGGCTCTACCATCCATAACTTGACTTACTCTGGACCATCCATCTTTGAACCACGTGGGGTGTGATTTACAAGAATAATTTGTTATTTGATATCTTTTTTGTTGTGAGTTATATATAAATTTAGCATTATCAAATGTTAATCCAGTTGTATTCGGACTACTTATCAACTCTCTTTTTAAATCTTCATCTGATTTTTCATTACGAGGTTTATTTTCAAATATAATGTCTAATAATTTCATATACACATATAAATATCGATTATATAAATAAAAAAACCTCTCAACGGAGAGGATTGGTTTTACCCAGTATAAACTGGTATTCTAATTCTTTATATCTAGTTATTTAATACTAGTATATTAATAAATATCTAATTTTTATAGAAAAACTATTTAATTTTTACTACGTAATTGTCTTATTAATTCCATTTTTTCTTTTGTAGTTTTATCCTCATATGATTTTATTTTACTATTTGTTTTATCCTTTCGTTTTGGTTCAGGATTAATTTTATTAAATGTGTTTGTTAAGGATAATTTTTCAATTGGTTCAATACCATATGCTTTATTTAATAATCCCAATTTTTCCAAATTATTATATACATACGCATTACCCTTAAGTAATTCATATTTGTTTTGGTATTGTTTCGCAATGTCAAATAATTTTTTGTATTTATATTCTTTACCGAACGCCAATTCATAACCATTCGGTATTTTTTTTAATTTTAAATATAAATTTTGATTACCTTTTGATAATTCAGTTGGTGTTTCATATTCTTTAGCCTTTGTAATAATCTCATCGGCGGTCATTTCTACTTTTGGAAATACATCATATAACATCCCTCTAATCACTAACTTACTATATAAAGATGGATTATCACGTCTTAATACCGATCTATTTTCATATTCTTTTGCTTGATTTATCAATATATCATCATCACCTTTTCGTTTATCGTCAGGAAATATAGATTTCAATAAATTGTTTCTTCTCAACTCCAATGTTGCTGCTGGATGTTTTTTCCAAAATTCTGTCTTTGTCCCTTCAAATTCTTTTGCAACCTGAATTGATTTTTCCAATGTCCATTTCTTTTTATTACCAGACGAACCATATCTACCATCTATAGGTATTAAATCGTTTAATATACCTAACTCAACCGCCTTTTTATATGCAACTTGATTAGACCTCAAAAATTCAGTTTTAGTGTTATACTTACTTGCTTCTTGTGATATCGTCTCGGGGGTCCAATAACCATCATTTTTGTATAATTTTCTATTAGGGAACACATCATCAAGTAATCCTTTACTTCTAAGAAAATTCCATAAGTTGGGGTATTTTAATGAGAATTGTCTTGGGTTTGGAAATTTAACGGCGACCTTCTTTGCTTTCAATAATCTTTTATCCACCTCTTCTTGTGGTAAAGGTTTACTACCATATCCGTGTTCAGATATTATATTGTTAAGTTGTTCCTCCGTTATAATAATTTTCATACTGTATATAAATACCAGATATTTATGATTATGACATTAGGAGATTTATGTGAATTTAAAATCAACTTTCCCGAAGCGGATTTTTGGTTGGTTAGAAAGGGATCGGATAAAACCGTCGGTATGCCTGTAAAAGAGTTCGATTCTGAACGTATCGGGGTTAAGGTAATACAAACTGATGTCTTGGACCCACAATACCTCTATTACGTCTTTATGCACTTTCAACAGTCAGGTAAGTTCATTCCATTTGCTCACGGAACATTAAAATTAAAGAATATCTCAATTAGAGATATTAAGAGTATTAGTATTGGTTAATTATTTGTTCCAACCCCCTTTAGGGTAACCTTTAGATAAAACTATTTTGTTAGATGTTTTTTCTTTGAGAAGACGATTTAATTCTGAAATTAATTCATCCATATTTTTTCCATCATAATATAACCTAATTAATTTATTAATTTGATTAGACGATTTAACAAATTTATTTTTTATTTTATCGTTGAATATTGTTGAGTTAAGTTGTTCCTCTCCGAATTTAGGTTGGAAATGTGGAGTACCATCGACCTCAATTGCGGTTTTTATGTTTGGTATGAAAAAGTCAAAAGGAAGTTTATAACATCTTTTACTTTTTTCTCCTACAGAAAAACAACTACCAAATCTCTCTTGTGAGTTAAATGTGATATTCATTTCTTTTAAATGTTTTCTAATTGATTTCTCCCCTTTTGATTCACTACATTTAGAACATCCTGAACCTATTAAGTGAGATTGAGGTGACATTAGAAAATCTCCGTGTATAGGACAAGTAATATTCACTTTCTCAGTAGTATTATGATAATTTACATTATCATATGTGTATAGTGGATTTCCATTATCGTCTTTATTTGATTGTTGTGCTCTTTTAATAAACTCATCTTTTGTGAATCTCCTTAAATTAGACCTATTGATTAATGAACACTTTGGACATTTTTGACCCACTAAATGTGCATTTGGACTCATATTAAAATTTCCATGTATTGGACAAGTAATATCGACCTTTGTCATGGCATTTTTATAAGTTACGTCATTATAAACATACATGGGGTTTCCATTCTCATCTTTATGAATTTGTTCCGCTTTTTTAACGAAATTGTCTTTAGTATCAGATTTAACTAGTGCCAACCTTTTCCATCCACATTTTGGACATCCATGATTGGCTAAATGACTATTAGGTGCAATAAGAAAATCTCCGTGTATTGGGCATGTGATAGGAACTTTTACTCTACCTGTTGTATAATTTACCTTATCGTAATTGTATGAAGGGTTTCCGTTTTCATCCTTATGAACTTGTTGTGCTTTTTTAACAAACTCATCTTTTGTCATTCTTTTCTTTTTAGATGTACTTTCATATCCACACATTTTACAACCTCTACCTCTTGTGTGATTATCAGGAGACACCGTAAAGTCTCCATGTTTTGGACATGTAACAGTTATAGGAACTCTAGTGTTCTTATAAATAACATTGTTATATCTATATTTTGGATTACCGTTTTCATCCTTATGAACTTGTTGTGCCCTTTTAATAAACTCATCTTTAGTTACTACTTCAGATAAATCAACAACACTCTCAAATATAATATCAATTAATTTCATATACACATATAAATATCCCACTATTATTAACGGACACAAAAAGAGAGGGACAAATTTCAATGGGGGTTCCGGCGTCGGAAACTTGTGAACGGGGGTATACGAGGTTAGATTATTGCAATCAAATGGTATGTTCTTTTACCACTTTCAAACTTACCTTTAGAGACAACCTTAGAACCAGGATTTTTACCCAAGACATTATCGGCCGCAGTATTACCATCTGCCTGTGTAGATAGGGTAAGAACCAACTTTTTAACCAACACACCCTTATCGGATGATTTAACGGTCAATGAGAGATTATCCACATCAATAACTGCAGAATTCAAATCAAGTGTCTTATTAAGGGTTTCTGTCTTAATATCGGTTAAGAATGTAGATAAATCTACTGACTTAATAGAAATGGTCTTAGAATTGATTATAGGGGTATTATTAGGTTTGTCAACAGGAGTTGTTTTAACATCTACAGATTTTTTAGGTTCACTTATAACTGTAGAATTAAATTCTTTTTTAACCACATCCCATTTTTCTCCACTCATTAGACGTTCAATAGCTCTCGGTCTATTCTTCCAAACGTTTTTATAGTTATCGGGGTGTTGACTACCAGTACCACTCATTTGATTGTCGACAACAGTTAACCATTGTTTATAATATGAATTAATGGTGTTATTTTTACAAGCATCTTTAATTATTTTAATTGCATTAACCACGTTAGGATCGGTCAAAGGTTTTTTACCGATTAGGGGTCTTTTAATATTAGAATCAATTGCTTGTGCAAGACCGGCAATCCACCACATTCTCATTCCACCATCACCAGAATCGTGTTGATACATGTAGGAGTATAATTGCACTTTAAATAAATCGTTTAATTTATTCCAACTATCTAACCCGATGGTATTATTGATATATTCACTTATATTACTTTCTTTTTCTTTTCCATTGTAATTTCCACCACTAACCTTTCCATCAGAAGTGGTGAATGAATAGGTATGTTCAATATCATTTATTATTTTATAACCTAATGATGGTATTAAACCACCTGATGATTGTTCCGTTATAATACGTTTTAGTTGTTGTTCTGAGATTAATACTTTCATGTTATATAAATATATTGTAAACCAAGAGTTCCTCGGGTGGTTTAAGAACTGGTGATACCAATATCAAAGTCTTCAAATCTCTTTTTATAGACAAACGATATTTCATGTCCCTTATGCATCATAAATCTATCAATATCGGTATCTCGTTGTGTTTCAAAGTTATGGAGGGTGTATTTCACCTTACCGACAACATCAAACGTATAAGCAATTTCGGCACCATTCTTAAGTTGTTTCTTAGTGGGATAGTCAATAAGGATTGCAACGGTGTTTAAAGGGGGTAATTCGTAGGATAAATCAAGGGGAGGGTAATTATCACCATGATGTACCTGAACCTCACCACGACCCTTAGATAGGGCCTTATAGATGGTTTTCATCTTCTTAATCATCTTATGGTCTTCCGGTGAACCACTATAACCATCGGGAGTATTAAAATATACAACTCTTGGTTCATTAGTATTCTCAGTTAACAGGTCCATTAGTTTCATATGTATAAATACAATAAAAAAGGGATATGAGTAGCGAATTCATATCCCAACGGGATTAGTAACTAGTCCCGGTCCTAAGCAGGGTCTTCAAACCCTGGGTATCTTTATTTGATTAATTTCTTAAATACGTCCTTTAATATCTCTTTACCTTCGTTCATTGGATTTTGACCATGTTTTACCATGTAGTCTTCCTTATCCATTGTCTCATCTTCCTCATATACACTATCGGTGTATTTCTCATCAAAACCACCATTATTAACAGGTTCGTCAGTATCAATAGGTTTTAGATTTTTTACAACGTCAACATGTTCTCTTGTATTTAAAAATTTCACCGTAGATGTCATCGAATCGTCTCCATCTATTTTATATAGGGTATAGAATACTTTATCACCAATTCCCATATATTTTTGTATAAGTACAGACTCTCCTGTTTGTGTTTCGTATAATTTTATATCCGATTCAGTAAAACTTGGTTGATATCCATGTTCCCAATCCATCTTTGATTTATTGAACACACCATATTCCCCACCTCTTTTATTACGTAAAAGGTATAATATTCCATATTCATCTTTACTTGCAATATGAAAATCATTTCTTAATTCTCCTATTGGATTTTGTTCCAATTCACCTTCTGGTTCACCTTGTTCAGATATAACTTTTTTATTTGTCGGTTGTCTGTAACCATTCTCTTTGAGTCTATTTAAGATTTGTTCTTTCTCTGACTCTGTAATATTGAAATTCTTATACATGTTATATAAATATCTTAATTATGTTATTAATTCTTTCTTGGTTGTTTGAGTGTATTAGGATTACCCAATGGTTTTAGTTTCAATACAGCATTGGGGTTCCATATAACACCTGAGGGAATGTCCCAATTTAATAACCATCTATTTCGTATGATATATCTATCTCCACTAATTTCAAGGTCATCATAAGCTGGAATTTCAAACCCTGAATATTTTTGAGATACCTTAACCCAATCTACTAAATACGGCATATATTTACTATCCGTTTCATATGTAAATTCACGGTTAAAATCATCTAACATATCCTGATTACGTATGGATACTATTTTGGACCTATCAACAATAACCTTATATGCATGTTCGTAATTTTTAGTTGACATATTCATAGATGTCCAATATAACCAACTATCACCGAATGCATACCAAAACCCATCAGGTTTACCTATAGGTCTATTATCAGAAGGAACACCGTTCTGTGCGGTTAGGTCACGTAGTTCCTGCATAGGGTTGTTAGAGACATGTATTCTCTCTCCACTCCCTATATTCAAAACTTCATTTAAGACCGACACTAATTTCATATTATTTTAATATATCAGGTACATATACCCAAGCATTTTGTTTATAGGTACCAAATTTATTAAGGGCAGATGTGGTTCTGTGCCAACCTTCCAATAATTCAATACCGTCTTTTTTCTGTAGAACAATAATAGGTTCAGGAGAAACTCCCACCTTATCTAATTTAGATTGTTGTACATTATGTCTTTCTTCATCTTTGGGTATATCTTTGTTAATATCACCTTCTATCTTCTTTTTTAAATTCTCTTGTGTTGATGGGATAAAAATATTCATACTAACATCTAATACCTTATGTTCCCAATTACCCTTACCGTGTCCTTCTACAAAACTTTCCACAAAGGACTTAACAATGTTTTTATAAACTTCAGGAGAATCACTATTCTCATATTTTTTGGTGAAACTATATAACCAATCTTTTAATACATAGTTAGGCCAATCTTGTCCGGTAATCTCTTTTGTTTTGGATTGCACATAATTGAACCACGGGTTTCTTAATTCATTAATCCCCATCACCTCCTTAATCCTTTGTATATCTTCTTGTAAGTTCATATGTATAAATATCCCAAAAATTTTCTGGAATTTTTTTTTCAGTTTTTAGACATATATTTCCAATTACAGGTTTTACCCCCCGAATAATAAGAGTTATTATATGGATTAGAAATATAGTTCTAATTTTCAGTCTTAAATGTGAGCAGTAAAAAACCTTAAATGTTCCCAAAAATTTCTGGAAAAATTTCAGTCGTGGCATTGACCCCCTGTTTAGACCCCCCCAAAATGACTATATAAAGGGGGGATACGGGAGGGGGGACCCCCCCTACCACTACCTACACCCCTATACACCCCACTGCCAAACAACTTTGTTCCCGAAGGTGAACCCCCACGATATCAACACTTTATCCACAACGGAATGTGGATAACTTTATTAGAATATTCTAACTTTGTATTGGAATATACTATATCTTTGTGGGAACAAAACAATAAGATATATGAACATTACAAAAACAGAACTAAAAGATATACTATCAGGTATAGATATCTTTGTCCCTAATGTGGGATTGACAACATTAAAAAAAGTTAAGATGAACAAATATCTTGACTTCAAAGTAAGTGGTAAAAGTAACCCTAACCCTTATTACGATTTAGTTTTGATTGAACAAAAGTTATCAAATATCCAAACGGGTTTTGATTACGAAGGTCAATTAGGTAGAAAGTATAAGACCGAAGGAATTACCCCTATCGTAAACGAGGATAAGAAAGAAAGTCCTTATCAGTTAGTATCAAAAAGTTTGGTAGTATTAAAGTCCGACCCAACGAAATTTTACTTTCGTTACCAAGACCACGATAGTTCTTACCTTGATACAAAGTATGTGTTTGAGGGTAATAGTATTGAAAAGGTAATGTTCACTCAATACCTTATTGATACGAAAACGGACTACTCAAAGTATCAAAATGGTTTAGACAATACCTTAAACTATAAGGTAATGAGTTTAGACCACATTAAAAGAATTAAAATTCTTAAACAAGAATACACAATTCTTTAAGGTTTGTTCCCCTACAAACCGACCACTCCGAAAGGAGTGGTTTTTTTTTGACCCGAACCTTACGAAGTAATCCGAACTATTGTTTGGCAATTGTCATACATAACACCGAACACAGAATCCAAATCCGAATTGTTGTTTGGCAAACCTTTAACATAGGTTTAACAATAAAAATGGAAGGGATCTCGGTTGTAGAAAATAATATGGTTTGGCAATTGTCATACAACGAATGTTGGATTCCTTGTAGAATGTGATATTGATTGGCAATATCCGTATATATCCGTTAATATTCGTAACCATATCCGATTTGCCACACAATATTCTCCTGTGTCTTCGTAACTCCTCACCACTTGGTATTACATTAACATAATTTTAACGACCAATTCTTAATAGATAAGAAAATATAAAGATAAAAGTATTATCTTTGTGTCCTAAACTACTTAATCAAATGGAAAAGAAAATCAAAATCTACGGACTACTAATGTTCAGTTTCTCATTAACCTATTTTATGTCCTACATTGTCCTTGTAGGGTAATTTAAAAACTCATTTAAAATTTTAAAATTATGAAGTATCTATTGAAATTTCTTTGGCAAACTATCATTATCGTGTTTATTTTAACTCCTTTCTTTATTGTTCGTTTTATATGGACTTTTAAGTTCAGTGATAAAATTGGAACTTCAACGGGAGAGGATAGAATGTATCGTTTGTATAAAAAATCGTTTCGTGTAATGGTAAACAATATTCTTGGTCGTAAATGGTCTTATATGTAATTGTCTGTGTTTTCATTTTAGATTTACCCTCATCATTTCTATGGTGGGGGTTTTTTATGTCCACAACGGACTTGAGTCAGGGTTCCGCTAAGATGTTGTGTGGCAATTATTCTAATGAAGGAACACTTCCCCGTGAAGTATCCGAACTATTGTTTGGCAAAGATTCGTATTACGACACACACCGTGGATCCCATCGGTGAACTTGTTTGGCAATTGCCACACAACAATCAGTTACACCCGGGTGAAAACGTATTACATTAACAAAGTTTTAACTGATGAATTTTGGTATGTCCTATAATTGTATTACCTTTACACTCTAAAACAAATAAAATGAACAAAAAAGAAAAAGTATTAGAAATTGTTAATGGAGTTATTACTGACCGATTAACACAATTGATTGAAGAAATGAGTGATAACGAATTTCTTGAAATGATTGGTGATATGTATTTTGACCAAACGGGTAAAAACATTGAAGATGACACCGATGATGAATTTGACAGAGATGAGTATTTGAATGAGATTATCGGTAGTAGAGTTTTACCCTTACTACACAAAATTTGTGAGTATGGTATTGGTAAAGAAATTCCATTGAATTAATTATTCCTCCCAAAGACCAAGACCCTCTACGAAAGTAGGGGGTTTTTTATTTCCACACCTCTCACCTGTCGTCTCCATCCGGATATTGTTTGGCAGATGTCAAGTTTATTGATTCAAAAACTTGACTTATGTTATGGTTTTATATAAAAAGGTAACAAGGTTGCCAATCAATATCTCCTGAGTAAACTCGTCCCACGGGTGAATTCGTATTACATATTGTGGGGGTTTTACTTTACATTTTGCCAAACAATAAATTATCCGGTCTTCCTCCACGGGTTTGGTCGTATTACACATTAACATAGTTTTAACTAAATGAGTTTGTAATATAAAAGTATTACACTTATCTTTACACTCTAAAACAAACACTATGATAGTAAATGATTTCCTTGTAAACCCACAATTACTTATGGGTAAAAGAGTTAAACTTATTGAACCAATGGAAGATGACCCACAACCAATTTTAGTTGGTCGTGAAGGAGTTGTGTATAATGTTGGTTTTGATGTTGTCAATGTTAAATGGGATAACGGAAGAACATTAGGATTGATTATTGGTAAGGATATTTTTCAAGTATTAAATTAAATAAAAATGGAAAAGTTTATCTGTTGTCTTTGTGACAAAGAAGTAGAAGGTTATGGTAATGACCCACACCCGTTAGAAACTAAAAATGAAGATGACGAATGTTGTGATGAATGTAATCTGGCAAAAGTCGTTCCCGCGAGAATGGAAATCTACTTAAACCCTAAAAATTAATTGATATGAAATTACAAAGAGTTGGTAATTGGTATAATGTTGATGAATACAACGTTGTTGTTGTTAAAGAAACAAACACCTATTTTTGTGACCCGAGTTCTATACTTGTGTTTGATGAAATGTTCAACCGAGTAGAAGATTCCAAAGTGTATGACAAGATTGAGAAGGTTATGGAAAAAATGGATTGGAAATATGATATGGTAGATTAGTTTGTTCTGTTTGTGATTTATATTGTGTTCCCCTCGTAGAAATACGGGGGGTTTTTATTTGGTAGAGAATCTACCGGGTGCGCGCTGTAGACAAGTTGTTTGGCAAGTTTCACACTATTTGCTACAATATTTGCTAAAAACTTACTAAAAGTTCTCTAAAGAATTATTAAACCCTTACTACCATTGACTTTCGTAATACATAGTGGAGGGAATACACCCCGACGGTTCGAATTCAGGAAATATTGTCTGGCAAAAGTGTTCACGTATTACCTATGTTCACGGAACGTGAACAAGAAGAATTAATGAACAAGAAATGCTGTAGACCATGCGCCACAGGCCTGTGCGGTTATTGTTTGGCAAACGTATTACAATACCCCGTGAAAAGCAGCGCGCGCTGCTATTTGTTTGGCAATTGCCAACCAATATTCAATCGATGCCGGTCCCAACAGGTGATATATTCTTTAACAAAGTCTTAACGATAATATTTTGGTATGTTATATAAAAGACTTACCTTTATACTCTAAAACAAACAATATGAAAAAATTTGAATTAAAAATTGAACAAGACACAAACCCAATGAACCCTCGAACCGATTGGGATAACTTGGGAACGATGGTATGTTTTCACAAAAGGTATGAACTTGGTGACAAGACTGATTATCGAACTGAAGATTATGATAGTTGGGACGAATTAAAAGAAGGTATTATTACTAATGAAGGTGAAGTTGTTATCTTACCTTTGTATCTATATGACCACTCGGGTATAACTATATCAACAAGTCCGTTTGATTGTCGTTGGGATAGTGGACAGGTTGGTTTTATCTTTGTATCTAAACATAAGATAAAGAAAGAAGGTATTGATGAAACTAAAGTTGAAGAATACCTTAAAGGTGAAATTGAAACTTACGATAAGTATCTAACGGGTGAAGTTTATTGTTATGAAGTATATGAAATAGAAACTTGTGATAAAGGACACGAACATAAAACATTAGTTGAAAGTTGTGGTGGATATTTTGGTGAAGAAGAATGTGAAAGTGAAGGTAAGTCCGTATTACAACACTTGGAAAAAGAACTTGTGTAGAAATACATAAGGTTGGAAAAGGTGAAGAAGGGTAGTCGAAAGACTATCCTTTTTTTTGTTTATCAAATTCAGCGGCACTGTGAAGTTCAGGGAATATTGTTTGGCAAACGTATTACACTTAGTCGAGTCCCACAACGCATGCGCTGAAACTTGTTTGGCATTTGCCAATCAATATCGTCACTGGTCCTGAGCTGCATCAACACTGGTCAAAAATTTGCCAATCAATATCGTACTGCAGCAACAGCGGGGAAATCTTCGTATTACACTTTAACATATTCTTAACTAAAATATTCTAAATAATACTTGGAATATAATAATATACAACATATCTTTGTTCTATCATTATTAATCAATCTCGGGGACAGGATAAAATCTGAACAAAAATAAAAATGATACGTAACGGAAAAAAAGTAAACGAAGTTTACCAAACAAAAGATTATTCTATTTTCACATTTAGAAGTGACAATAGAGTTATTAACAAATCCCACGTAAAGAATATTGTAAACAATATGAAAGTTCGTGGTTGGGAAAGAGGTTCTTATGTTGTTATCAACAAGAAAGGTGAAATCATTGATGGACAACATAGAGTAACCGCCGCTATGGAAGTAGGGGTTCCTATTTCTTATATTTTAGAAACGACCGCAGGTTTTGAAACAATTAGAAGTTTAAATAGTCGTCAAAAGAATTGGGCGATAACCGACCATATTCACGGGTTTGTTGTAGAGGGAAATCCACACTACATTAAGTTAAATAACTTTATGAAACAATATCCCGAATTAAGACCAACTGAATGTATGATGTTATGTACGAATTCGTTAAGTGGTTGTGATAGAGAGAACTTTGAGAGTGGTAAGTTTGTTACAAAGAATATGGATAAGGCGATTGAATGGGCGATGAACATTATGGAATTGAAACCTTTGTTTGAGGGTTATAATCGTTCAACATTCGTAAGAGCGATTATCAAAACTTTAACAAGATGTAAAGACTTTTCTTTTAGTGAGTTTGTTCGTAAGGTAAAGTTAAGACCAACTAATATTCACTTTTGTGGTAGTGTAGATGAATATATTAAAATGATAGAAGAAATCTATAATTTTAGTAGAAACAAAGAAAGTAGAATTAATTTGAGAAACATTTAAGAGGGTTAGTAGTGATAAAGTAAGAGGGGGTTGTCGTATGACAATCCCTTTTTTTATGTCCAAACTTTCCTGCATCATGCATGCAAATATATTGTTTGGCAAACGTATTACACTTGTCCACTTTATTATATAAAAAACAGGACAACACGACTTGGTTCAGGGCACCGTAGACAATTTGTTTGGCAATTGCCAATCAATATTCAGATGGCACAGTGGATCCCATTCGTATTACATATTCTTTAACAAAGTGTTAACAAATATTATTTGGTGGGTAATATAAAAGACCTACCTTTACACTCTAAATTAATTTATATGAACGAACAAGTAAAAACATTATTAGACAAGACCAACCTTAATTGGACGGTACGTCAGGAGGAATTACAAACCATTAGTGGTATTAGTATTCCAAACAAAAAAGCAATCGTTAGAAACGACACACAAGATATTGTGGGTTTACACTCTGATGGTTATGTTCCTTATCAGAACCATGAGTTGATGGACTTATTACATCAAGTATCAGGTAGAACAGGTTTAGAAATTCATCGTGGTGGTGAGTTCAAAGGTGGTGGACGTATTTACGTTCAATTAAAAGGTAACGACCTTAAATTGGGTAACGACCGAATTGAGGGTTATTTAACAGGTGTGAATTCTTTTGATGGTTCTACATCATTAGCATTCGGTCATTCTAATACGACTATCAGTTGTATGAACACATTCTTTAGAGTGATGAGTGGACTTCAAAACAAAGTTCGACACACAAAGTCTATGTCTTTAAAAGTGGAAGACATTTGTAGAAGATTAGACGTTGTATTGGAAGAAGAAAAAGAAACATTCAGATTCATTACTGAATTGAGTGAAACACGTTTTGACGATTTGTTGAAGGAGAAGGTGACACGAAAGTTGTTTGGCATCAAACCTGAATTTAGTTTAGATAGTGATGAATTATCTACAAGAACTAAAAACAATTTAAGTAGATTCTATATTGACTTAAATGGTGAGATTCAAGGTAAAGGTGATAACCTTTGGGGTTTGTTTAGTGGTGTAACAAAATACACAACACACTCTTATAGTAAGAACGATAATACCGAGGCAAAAATGTTCGGTGGTATCGGTCAAGTAGAACAAGAGATATTTTCAGATTTGGTTCATATGGTTTAATGGTTATTGTTTGTCCCCCGAACCCTCGTAGAAATACGGGGGTTTTTTATTGTCCGATAGGAAATACTAGCACCTGGTGAGCTATGAATATTGTTTGGCATTTGCCAGAAGATATTCACAGTGCGCATGTTCCCAATGTTCCCAATGTTCCCAAAAAGATGTTCCTGATGTTCCCGAAGTCCCACATGTTCCGATGACATCCAAAGTTGTTTGGCAAACGTATTACAATGCCAAACAATATCATAGCTCGGACGACAGGTGAAACATTCGTATTACATCTTAACAAAGTTTTAACATAAAATAGTTTGTAGTATAATTTAAAATGAATTATCTTTGTATCCTAAATCAAATAATATGACAACAATTAGAAATTTAACAAGTTCGAACGGGAACAAAGTTCCCAATCAGATTGTAATTAGAAACGAAAGTTTAAGAATCTTTCAGTCCTACGAAAGTATTATTGTAAAGATTGAAGACGGGAGAGTTTATTTGGATGAGACCTATTGGAATTATTCCAAGACAACGGGAAAGTATAGGAATCAATTTTTGGGGGAATCGAAAAAAGAAACTGAAACTAAAATTAAATCAGGAGAATATATTCTAACTGATTTATCCGATGCCCTAACACCATTAACAATGAAACAATGGTTTGAGAAAAAAATTATAAACAAAAATAAAAATTAAGTTATGATAAAGTCAATCAACGAAAAAAAATCAGGAATTGAAATCGACCTAACTGGTCCCGATGGAAACGCATTTGTATTAATTGGTATGGCATCCAAGTTTGCAAAACAATTAGGTTTGGATGGTAAAGTAATTCAATCTGAAATGATGAAAGGTGATTACGAAAACTTATTAAATGTTTTTGAAAAGTATTTTGGTGATTATGTTACCTTATATCGTTAACACTTTAACATTTCCCTAACACAATATTAAATTATCTTTGTAATCTAAATCAATTTAAAACTATCACAAATGAAAAATAAAGTAATCTACGAAAGTAAATCACACACAAGGGATACATCCCACGATGTGTTAGTAATACAAGAACCGAAAGTTAATGGGGTTAAATTAAAAATGACCTACGAATGTTACAATGCACTTGAAAGATTTACAGGTGAGTTATTCGTTGGTGGTAAGTGGGAACACTTCTTTTCTATGATGGACTTAGGTATTACATCCGATAAGTCAATGTACGTTCGTGATGAAGTAGTAAAAAAAAGAAAGTGTAAAGAATTACAAGAGTTAGGTATCAAATTTTTTAACTTAATGATGAATTAAATCAAATGGAATATAAAATCGTAGCATCAAGTAGTCCCGAAGGACTTTCAGTAGTAGTTGGTAATAAAATTAACGATGGTTGGGAACCGGTAGGTCCTCACCAAGTTGTAGTTGTTCATTCACAAAATAGATTTAGTGGTTCTCAACATATGGACACTAAACACGAAACCGAATATTCACAAACAATGGTTAAAAAAACCAATGAAAATGTAATTAAAGTGGACATCTCATTTTATCATCCCGACGACGATGAAACTAAAAGGGTGTATGACATTGAGGGTATGACCCAAGAGTTTGAATATAAATTAGATTGTATAATTAAAAACGCAGGACTATGATAAAGTATCAAGTATTATCCCCCGACGGGTTTACGATTGAGTTCGATAAACCATATTACCCCTCAAAGAAAAAAGCATTTGAGGCATTTGATAAATGGAAAAAACGATACGAACTACAAGGTTATTATAGTTCTAACGATGGTCGTATTTCTTTGGATGAATTAGAAAATTATATGTCAATAAGAAAATTAAATTAATTAACATGATAGTAGAATTAAAATCAGTTGCATCTGTAATCGACACCGAAACAAAAATTGTTTATCCCAAATACCAAATGGGTGGGTATGACAAATTCTCTGGCAAACATCTCGACGAGTTAAGTAAAGTAATGGTAGATGAAATGTCCGAAGCTGATATCACATTAATTAACGAATTAAATAAGTAACAATGAAAACATTTGAATTCTTTATAGACCAAAAGATTACCACGTGGATGAGAACCGACTTTGAAGTTAAAGCTGAGGACTTAAACCAAGCCGTGAAGATTGCCAAAGAAATGTATGAATCGGGAGACCTCGATGAAATCAGTTGGGAAGAAATAGATGGTGTCAAAGAAACATTAGACCCAAGTGAAAATGGTGGAGAGTCGACGGCTGAAATATACAATATGAATCAGTTGGGTGATGTATTGGAGGTTTATTCCAACAAAGTTGATAAAGTGGAAAATATTTAGTATATTATATAGAAGTGTTCAATATAGTAGTGTTTGTTATAGAATGGGTGTCAGAAATGATACCCATTTTTATTTGCTGTATGACAAGATGTAAGGCCCCTGAGGGATGTTGTCTGGCAAAAATAAATGTGGAAAAATAATGTTTATAATTAAATTTTTTTGTTTGTAATATAAAATGTATTACCTTTACATCTTAATCAATCCGTATTATTATGACAACGAAGATTATTTTATCCCAAAGTAAAAACACATACGATGTTTGGTATTCTAATGATGGTAAGACTTTCGTATTACACAAGAGTTTTAAATCAATAGATGATGCAATTAAAGAGACAACTATAATCAAAGGTTCTTTCAGATTATTAAAAGACGTATTACAAAGTAAGTAAGTTTTAGATAGGTGGGTTCGTAAGTTTAGTTCAGTCCCTCGTAGAAATACGGGGGATTTTTTTTGCTTCGCATGTGCCAATGTTGCTTCGCACCAGCCAATTCACCAGTTTTACCAGAAAAATCACCAGGCACACCAGACAGATATTGTTTGGCAAAACATAACTCATTGATTATCAATACCAAGATTTTGCCAAACAAATACCCCCTGAGCGCATTTGCAGCATTTACCAGCGCAAACGTTGCCAAACAATATCAACCAGATGCATGTCTGTGAGAAATTTAAAATCCTTTAGCAAAATTTTAACAAAAAAAGTTTGTGTGTAATGATATAATGATTATCTTTGTATCCTAAACTTATAAAAATGGGAACAAGAAACTTAACAATGGTAATCTCCAATGGAGAAACAAAGGTAGCTCAATACGGACAATGGGATGGATACCCATCAGGTAATGGTGTTGTCGTATTAGACTTTTTATCAACAAACAACTTGGACGACTTCAAGAAGAAATTAAGTAAGGTCAAGTTTATGAATGGTAGTAAAGAAAAAGAAATTAGCAAGTGGCTAAAGTCTATTGGATGTGAGAATGGTTGGATGGATGGAGACCAGTCAAAATTGTATCAGGAAAAGTATCCTTATCTAACAAGAGACAATGGAGCTAAAATTCTTGAAATGATTATGAATGGTGAAGAAGATGAGATATGGATTACTGATAGCACCGACTTCGCAGGTGATAGTTTATTCTGTGAGTGGGCATATCTTGTAGATTTGGATAAGAATGTATTAGAGGTTTACGAGGGTTTTAATAAAAATCCATTAACCATAGAGGACAGGTTCTTTAATCTAACCGATAAAGAAAGTGAGTATTATCCAATCAAGTTGATAAAGAAATATGATTTGAATAACTTACCATTAGAGAGTGAGTTCCTAAATGATTTTAAACAAGAACAAGAAAACTAAAATACTATGAGTTTTGAAATGTATAGTAAAGCTGGTGATACAGCTTGTCAAACACAATTAAATAAAATTGTGAAGTTTATTGAAAAAGGTAAAGGAGTTACTCCCGAAGTAATCGAAACTATGTTTGATACCGCAAGAGAGAAAATTAAGGTTAAATATCCTGAAGTGTATGACACCGAACCAAGATGTCATTTAATTAGTGGGATTAAGAAAGCTCTCGACAATAACTTCTACGATAAAACTAAATTCTTATAATATGCCAAATTGGTGCAATAACAATATTACAATCAGCGGTAATGAGGGAACTATTAAAGCCCTCACCGCTGTTCTTAAGAATCTTAAGGAGAATGATGATGTGTTTAAATCTCTAATAGGTATTCCATCCTATATGTCTGAAGGTGATTACAAAGAGAAATGGTATGATACTAATGTAAATTGGTTTGGAACTAAATGGGATATCTCATATGATAGACACGCATTTACATTAAACAAAGATGAAATATCTTTTAGTTGTGAAACAGCTTGGAGTCCTCCCATTCCTTTTATGGAGAATCTGTGCAAAATGTATCAGGTGAATGGACACATCTACTACTCTGAAGGTGGGGTAGGATTTACAGGTGAGACAACATTTACTTGGCAAGATGGTGAGTTGGATGTCTTTGACCAAGAGTTTGGTTTCCTTGAGGGAATGTATATTTTATCTAAAGATGAGTTTTGGTCTGAAGTGGACTATAGTTTAGATAGTATCTCGGGCGAAGAGATGTCATTAGAAGACTTCCTTAACCAATATATGTTCGTATCATACGAAGACAAGAAAGAATTAACAAGATTATATAACGAAACAAAAGAAAGCAATGTCGAATCCTAAAGTGAGTAAGACTACTTACCCTGAAAAACAACCACCTCAAGACGAGTGGTGCCGCCAATATGGTGTGGCAAGTGCATATAGAAAACCAACTCCATACTATGGAGGGAACGATTTTAACACCAGGGTTTTTTCTGGTCGACCAGCCAGAGTCTCCAGGTCGAATTGGTTTGGCAAAATAACTGAAGCATTTTTTAACATTTTAAATAAGAAAACATGGGTAGGGTAAATAAAACCACCGAAGGAGTATTTGTAAATATTGTAGGGACCTCTAAAGAAAGGAGTTCCTATGACCAGTTCATAACAAGAAGTGATAACACAGACGGGCCAGGCGAATATTGTTTGGCAGACTTTGTAACAGAATATAGAACCAAGGTTTCGAAACATAAGATGGACATTCAACAGTTGGCTAACTTAGAAGTAATCATTATGCAGATTAGAGCTTTAACTAACATGAAAGAGTGTGTTAAACTCTACACTGTTAGGAACACTTATGTGTATGGTCGTTGTCCATTCTTCAGGTCGGATAATGATATTAATGAAGTAAGGGTTCTTATAGACCCAATAGATTTATACTTCCCCGAAGGAACAGCAGACGTGACGATATTGTCTGGCAATGAGTTATTCATGGACCGAGTGTATGACAAGATATCCACAGTAATGAGATATGAGATAGAAGAAAATGTGGATAACTATAAGAAAATATATTCCAAATAAATTTGTGATATTCTAAATCTTTATTAACTTTACATCCTAAACTTAAAACTATGAATCAAATTACTCTCTCCGAAAATGTAATGGTATCCGATCCTTGTTACTCATTGGATACTTGGTGTCAAACCAAATTAGATAATGTATTACCCGGTCTCTACAATGTCGAAGTTGAAAAGTCCGACGAAGGAACAGGTTGGGGTGTTCGTGTATCAGGTATTACAATACTTCACGAATCCATAACCGACGATGGTGTATCACTTGAGTGGGAAGACCACAGTGAATGTGGTGTTGACTCAGGTCAGTGTGGAATCTTCTGTATGACAAGTTACCGTAACGATGAAATAGCAGAAGGTATTACAACACCCACACTTGACCAACCGTTCGAAATACCTTTTAGAGATGGTGGTGATAAGTGGTATGAGAAGATGTGTCAGTTCACAATACATAAGGACCAATTTGGTTCGTATGACACGGGTGTGGTAACCTCATCAGGTATTGGAGATGGACAATATCCTATGGAGGTTATGATGGATAAAGAAAAGATTGTAGGAATCAGGATAACTTATCTTGGTAACTCCGACAGAGACCTCTTAGATGAAGATGAGGACGAGAGTGATGTATGTGGAGTATGTGGAGGTGACTTAGAAGAAGATGGGGAATGTGTTTATTGTTGTGACGAAGAAACTGAAGATTAATATGGGAAAGAAAATCAAGGTTAGGTTCAACCTCGGGAGAGGTGAGAACTATATGAAGTGGAAGGTCCAATACCTAAATGGATATACCAAATACTACAGTCCATATGATGTTCAGTTGGTAATGAAGGATTGTGTCCTTAAGAATAGTAGGACCACAGCAATGAAGATATTAAATGGGGAACACAAGGTGGTATGTGCGTGGGTTCTATGTGACACCATCGATATTAGAACTGAGGACTTCATCCCCGACAATGGACAACAGGTGAAGTATAATCCAAGAGTCCTACCGTTTTGGAATAAGGATGGTGTGAATATGGATGGGTCCAAGATAAAAGAAATATATTCAATTGACCACAAACTTAATATTAAATAATATGAACTACAACTCAAGGGAAGAAGTAAAGAACCTGAAGACCAAGTTCTGCAATGAGATAGAGAATCTATTCAAACTTGATGAAACCATAGAGTTTACCAACCCGTTCACAGTGTATGTAACGGAGGAGAATACCTACGACGCGTCAATGGTCAAGGTCCCATACATAGTTAAGACAATGTCTGATGGACAATACTTAACAGGTACCACACCATATGGTGATGAGTTCGATGACCTATCCACTTACGACTTGGAAGATATAGTAGAGGTGGCATATATCTTGGATACTATTGGTGATAAACAATATAAACTATTAGAAAATGAATGACCAATTTGTTAAACTATGGATTACGGATGAGATTAAGAAGATTAAGAAACACATCCACTACTACCAAGAACCTGAAGAAACAGGTCTTGCTAAGATAGATGTCTTAGAGAAGTTCTATGATACATTTAAATTAGATGAGGTAACCGTAAATGTAACATACCATGATAAGGTTTAAAAGAAAACTACGGTGGTATAAGGATTACTTTAAAGGGTATTTAATGTTTAATACTGAGGAAAGAAAAGGTCACTTCATCTATATGGAGGAGAGATGGGGTGAGGAGTGGTATGATTATATAAGAAGAAGTTAAGGTTCCACTGTGGATTCGGGATGTTGTTTGGCAAAACAATTACTGGGAAAAAGAAAAAATAGTTGCCGTTTATTTTTTTTTACGGATTTATTTTTTTATATTTTAATATAATCAATAATGTTAAAATTTAAATTCAGTAAGATGAAAACAACAAAAACAACCCGTCGCACCAAGACAACTTATGTGCCAGTTTCTAACAATGTATACTTTGATGGTAACAGCTACCGTGTTCGTGTATCAGTAGAAGGAACTAAACACAGCAAGAACTTCTCTAACAAGAGAACAGCAATTACATACCGTAACCAATTGTTAGCGGCGTAATTGTCCCAATAGGACGACAATAGTAAGCCCTCCACTATTGTGGGGGGTTTATTGTTTACAGTAGACAGTCAATAGTAAAGTAACTCAGAAGACGATGACTCGAATATTGTTTGGCAAAAAAATAAACCTTGAGGAGGAATCCACTGTCAATATTGTTTGGCAATATTTATATACATGAAATTAAGTAAACTAAGAGAACAGGACGAAACAATACCTTCAGATATCCCATCCGATAACGATGAGCTCAAATCTGAAAGAAGGTCCAACGAGAAATTGGTTCAGACCCTGAAGAAATATAGAAGTGACCATATCTTTTGGAAGACCCTAATCGTTCCCGAGGGTGAGATTCATAATTCAATCCGTATAGAAGAGATACCATTCACACCAGAAAGATTCAAAGAAGGTGTACTGGGGGAGATTACATGTGATATTGACTTTATGCCAAACATGGATTCAACACCAGTCATCCCAACAAATTTGTTAACAATATGTATGGAGGACTTTGTGGATAGTTTGATAAAGATTAATCCTGACCTTAGGGATAAACCGTCTATCTTTCCAACAAGTTTGTTGGACATGTATGACATTAAGATACAACGTATCAATGTATTTCCATTGAGGGGTATATTTCACTTAAAGGACATGATGGAGAACCACATATGGAACACAAAGGTTTCGGCTCCACGTCCACTTGGTAATATATTATTTTCAAGGTCACTATTGTTATCAACATATAAATTATCCCCAACAGACCTTCCAACCTTCTCGGATGACTATGGACCATATATGAAGAAGTTACTTAAGAAAGCCCATACAGTATTTCTAGCTCTTAGAAAGGGAACTTGGAAAGGTCATACATATGAGTTGAGTGATTACGACGTTAAAAAGGCAGGGTTTATTGTTCATCAAGATTATAATTCATACAACAAACAAGACAAAGTATTACATCCTGAGTTCACGGTTGCAGCCAATTTTGGGTGGGAGATAGTTGATGGTAAAAAGAACTCTCCTTCGGATTCACCTCTGTCTGAAGAAGAACAATCAGAATTCCGTTCATTTCTAAGAACTCGTTTCGGGAACTTCGGTATAGATTATTAATACGTATTACACATTAATCATAATTACGGGGACCCTATGGGTCCCCTTCAGGTTTTATGTATTACCGTAGTGGAACGAATGTATGACGGACAAATGTGTTTGGCCCAAAAGTTCTCTAATATTGTTTGGCAAGTTTTGTGAACGGGTATTCTATCAACGTGATATTGTCTGGCAAAGTGACGTATTACGGAATGTGGATAAGTTGTTAGTAAGTTTCCTCCCTCCCTTCGGTCGGTCGTCAGGGTGTATGACAATGTTAATAACTTGTGAACCTATAACAGGTATTATGTTAAATAGAAATTAGTCCCTTAATAATGAACGTATTACATATCCTATTATATATACATATATACCATTGTATGACACTATGACACACCTGAAGGGGTCCGAAGGACCCCGTAATACAGTTATATATCTGAAATTTTTAGAATATGGGTCTCGATTGACGGAAGGGTCAATCCCCACAACTTACCACTTTTCCCCACTTTCTCCCCAAAATGACGCTGGTATATACACAATCAATAAATATCACTAAAAGTGGGATTATTATACCGATTTACAACCTACGATAAAAACATGTAAATAAAACCCCTCTAACAGGGTCAATAACGGGGATAAAATGGGGGTAAATTTCAGGGGTCTACAGGTGGGATTTTATTCCTGAAAACAACGTAGTAAAATTAGGTCGAGTGGGAAATCGGGGGTGTTCCCGACACGGATGTCGGAGACATAGTGGGAAGTAAAACGTGGACAATCTCGGAAGTAAAATGGTGACAATCTCGGAAGTTTGCGGGGACCTTTGGTCCCCTTCAGGGTTTATTTCCTCTTACCTTTAATAACTTCCTTATGGTAACAACCACAAGATACCGTTTTTTTAGACCTTAAAGACTGCATACTAATGACCTTTTCAACACCACAATCACATAGACATTTAAACATCCTTCTATTCCAACCTGAGTTTAATATAACGGGTTCAGATTCTTCCAATGTAATTAATCTTCCAAATCTTGTTCCATTCTCAATGAATAGTTTAGATCCAACATTACCCTTATGGGTAGGTTCAAATATCTGATTAAATTCTTTATAGGGAACTATGGGATTACTCCATAGTGTACACACTTCAGGTATTTTGTAACTCTTTTGTAAATTATCTTTCCACCATACGGGACATAAATTCTTATAATAAAACAATCTATATAATATATCCTTATCTTTACCCGCAGAGTCCAAAGGTATAATGTGATCCAAATGCCATTCACCATGATTCTCCCAAGTCATTCCTTTAAGAAACTGTCTTTCAATATATCCTTTTACGGTGAAGTAATCAGCACCTAATAGTTGTTCGGTCTTTGTATCCTTCTGAACCCATTCCCTTTTCTTAAATGACGAAGTAATTAATTTTCTCAAATCATCCTTTGCTCTTCTCCATTCGTTACTCCTTAACTTTTTATATTCGTCCTTATAATCTCTCTTTTCATTACTCTTCTTCTGATTAATACGATGTATTTCCGTACCTTTAATCTTTTGATAGTATTCCTTCTTCTTATCCAATAGTTTTTGTCTATTCTTATCACAATCCCTATATTCCTTATCAATCCTACTCTTACATACTTTACATGATGGCATATGTCCATCAATAGACTTCTTATTCTTACCAAACTTATCAAATGGTAATATCTCCATACAACTATAACATCTCTTTGTTCCATTATCCCTTAAAGACAATAACCATTTGGTTCCCTTTTCCTTATGTTTTTTGAATCTTTTATTATATGAGACATAACACTTCTTACACGGACCCTTTATTGTGTTATAATTCTTATTAACATAATACTCACTTATAGGTTTTATTTCTTTACAGTGTGTACATTTGTGTTTCCCCTGAGATTTTAGTTCTTTGAATTGTTTATTATCCATATATTACTTTACCCCTACATGTAGGTCTTTAATGTTTAATATAAAGAATTCCATCCAAAATTCAAAATATATCCTAAAAAATATAATACCACTAACGGACTGAGGAACTCCAGTCGCTTTAGAGATTATATCTATTTGGATATAATAAAGATATTATAATGGGATTTATATGTAAATACATATAGTTGTCGTATGCCGGTTTTGGTGGTTGTTCTCCGACGCCGGAAGTCCCATTCACGGTGGTTGAGGTCATAAAAAAAGGGACAGTTAAGTCCCCTTATATTTGTTTTATGGTTAATCTACTTAGAACATTTACTATATAAATCCCAAGCCATATTCTTTGCTTCGGTCATTGGGATATGATAAGTATGTTTCTTACTGTTCCTTGCATTTGGATGTAATCCCCAATGAAGACATATTAATCCTTCGCCTTTTTTCCATCCCATCATCTCTTGTATTCTTTCCCCTATTAGAGGATTAATCTTTGTGTCAGTTGGATTACCCCCGAGTTCGAAGTATTTTAAAAATAATTCCACTGATAACCTTGTTGGTTTGTTTTTCTTTGTTAATGAACCGTATTTCATAATATTTTATATTGTTTTTACAAATGTATGAAATATTTCCGTATATTCTAAATTATTCCTCATAAAGTTATCCACATTCGTGATTGGGGTCATTTTTGTGAGTTACAACTACTTATACATATGGGGACAATATATCATTTTGGGGATAGTTACGGTACGGTGGGTAAAGAAGACACACACTTTGTTGGTCTTATATCTGAAAGGATTAAATACAAATTCAATTCACGTGGAGTAATATCTGGTGGGTCTAATGAGATGATACTCAACAAACTATTATCCTGCGTAACGGACATTAAAAAGGGTGATATCTTATTCTTTAACTTATCCTTCTTTGTTAGAGGTTCCTATTACGATAGGGAAAAAAATAAGGTGATGTCAACCAATCGTTACTACAATGATAGAGAGTTAAACAATACACGTAATTTTAGAAAAGATTATATTATGGATATCATAACCCATCAGTTAGATTATAACGAAGATTACAATAGGAGACTCTTTCATCAGTTTGATATCATCTTCAAACAATTACATCTTATGGGGGTTCATATATACTATATCTTTATTGTTGAGAATGAATGGTCTAATTCCCTTTTAGAGTATGGAACAAAGATTACCTTCCCCACGGATTTCGATACATGGTTGAACGATAATGAATATCATAAACAAGAGGAGTGTCATTATACACGTGGAGTTCAGGAAAACATATGTGATTACGTTATGGGACAAATGAAAACACATGCCAAACAACTTATTTAATCCTTAAATAAGTTATCCCACTTATCTTAGATGTATGTGGAAATGTTTGAATCTCTCTGATATTTTTTGCCACATCAGTTGATATATGGAGTCATATCCATTTACCTCGAAATATCTTTCCACCCCGTCAGAACCAATCTCATATAACTTTATCTTTGGTGTCTTATCATCTGATGGAACAAATAAAATGGTGTCATTATGACTTTTACCTATCCCTACACTTAATTGGTAGTCGTTATTAAGTTCATATTTAATCTTATATCCGAGAAATGGAACAAACATAACCCCTTTCCTTAATGCCTTGAATACGGTTTTAACCCTACGTTTCTCTTTTGGAACGTCCACCTCAGCATCCTCGTTAAGTATATCTAATAGTTTCATGTCTTTATAAATCAAGGTTAGTTTGAGTAACGTTAAAAGGATATATACGTATTCTAAAATTTTTAAACTTATCTTTAATTATATCCCACGCAGATTCATATGTTGGATTATCAAATTTCATAGCATGATAATATTCTTTATAAGACTTCATAGTATGTCCATAAGGAACATATTCTTCCTCCCCATCAGGATTAACCTTATATAATTTTAAAATCTTATCTCTATATTTTGGTGTTAACATTTCTTCCTTAAACCTAACCTCTGTTTCCTCATACCCGTTACGATATATAACATCAATATCAAAATCATTACCAAGAACATAGTTATATTGTATATTATCTATAGTAATTTTACCCCTTTTTAGTGCTGAGTGTATATGTCTAACCTTTTTTCTTTGTTTAATAAGATAATTCTGTTTATCTTCCTCTTCTCTTACTATATCTAATAACTTCATGTCTTTATAAATATATCAAAAATATCATATTAATTTTGGTCTAATCTTAACATTACCCATTCCTACCTCCCCATTTTGTAATTTGTGTCTTTTATCTAATATGTCTAAATAAATCGGGCTATATATGTTTAGATACTTTAATAGTCTTGGTACATCTGATTTATCGTTATATATCCCATCGTAACTTGTTCTTAGACACCCCTCATTCTTCATATTTTCAATTGTATTGAACATTTCATTCGTATTCACCATCATTTGTTCTATCTTATCCTCATTATCCTTTATCCATTCGTCCGTTACTTTATATGTTTCATGTAAATTACTACCATATCCATATTGAAAATAGGTTAAACTAATTGCCACATCTCTATGATTACCTCTATGGTGAATAATTACCTTATCGAATTTAGATATCACATCATTAATATCATACCCCCTTTCTTTAATAAGAAATGGAAAGTCTTTAACCACTATGTTATCTTCTACTAATAATTTTGTATTGATATCTTCATCAGTTAAACCGTGACTTAGATTGTCGAAAAATGGTTCATGATATTGATTGTAATCTAATTCTTTCTGAATATAATTCATTAAGGACATTCCCCCGCTTCTTGGGTGTGTTAGGATTAAAACTCTCATTTGTATAATATACACATAAATCTTTACATTAAAATATAATATCTATGTTAAAATTATTAAACTTCTCTTTAATTCTTCTCTTTGTATCCTTATATAAGTTATTGTATTCTTTATCTACCTTAGGAATATATGTATTGGTTAAAACCATATATAAATCTAATGTCTGTGACGGATTCATCGTTAATACAACAACAGGCATTCCCGTTTCATCATCTATGGATACATAATACTCATCAGGAAGAACATATTCATATTTCGTATCATCATCTATATACCTCCCCGTTTTAAATAAATCATATATAAGTTTAACTTTCTTCCTGTCCTTGTCGGTTAAATCATCTTCTGTATACCTCATTAGAGCCTCATTTATAGGTTGAATCACGTTCTCATTTGGTTCATACCATAATACAATATTAAACGGTTTAAACTTACGTCTTTCTATCTCTCTTACAAATAAATGATATTCGTGGTTGTTTAACCTATATTGTTTAACTTCACCACTTGTACCATCGACATAATAGAATTTAATCTCATTGTCTGTCCCATTCCTACCGACCTTTACAAAAGGATCGTCATTTACATCTATTTGAATATCATATTCACGAGGTAATTCATATGTAATATTACCGAAATGTCCTTTACGAATAATACTACCACTTATGGCTTTATAAATGGTCTTAACCTTCTTTATAAGTTTTTCGTTATCCTCTTTGGATTCGTTTAGTTCCCTTTGTTCTTCCCACGGTTTCTTTCCTTTGTATTTCTCTACATGACTATTGGAAGTATAATATAAATTTGCATTAATATTGAAGTGATTGAATTTGTCCATAATTAAATCTTTCATCGCATGTTCATTGATAGGACAGTAGGTTCTTTCTATGATCTCGGTAATGAACGCACTTATCTCTACCTCACCTTTTACGATTCTTGGGACCATATTATCCTTGAGCTCATAACTAAATGACACACCATCTCTACGAGTGATTGTTCCCTTCTTTAATATAGAAAAAATTAACTTGGCCTTCTTGATTAATTTTTTCTCCTCATCCTCACTAAGTGTGTCTATTAATTTCATTATTCCCACTTGCCTGCTCTATTTTTATATATTAGTTTTATATTAAATGGTTTAAACTTTTCGTTAACAATAAACAGGTTATAATTATACTGATCATTTGTATTGATATTTAATCTATTTAATTCATAATCACCTTCTTTTTTATAGTAGAATTTAACATCATTGTTTTCACCATCATTTCCCACCTGAACATATAAAAAACCATATTCTCTTCTAATTTGTCTGTGCCGTTCTATTTCGGGGGTATCATTTAATAAAACCTTAAATTTATCGGGAAGAACAAAATAAAACTTAAAATCTTTGTTCTCACGATACATTTTTTTATTAAGAGCTTTGAATATTACCCCTACCTTTTTTATTATTCTATCGTCCTCTTCATTCTCATTGATTAGTTCGGTTGGTTCTTCTAAAACAAACTTCATACCTTGTTTATTAACATAAAAACTAACCTGAAATTTATTGAATCTATTTTTAAGTTTATTCATGAACATTTCCCTTAGATGAATACCAGTTGGGTTCTTTGAGATAGATTCTGTGTTATTTGTACACATATCTATCACATCTTTATCATCACAGTAAATGGTTATACCTTCTTCAGGGAAGTTGCTGGTAATGATAGTAAGGCACTTCTCACTCATATAATTTTCCCATCTATAAAATACATTATCACTTATATGATATCTAAACTTGATGATGTTGTTTGTCCTTGGGTGTGGAACCTTTACAATACCATTTCTAAGTGCTTTGAAAATGGTTTTTACCCTCTTTTCCTCACTAGGTTCTTCTTTCTTAAAGTACCTCACATCTTCTTTTATAATATCTAATAATTTCATTACCTTTATAAATATCCCATGAAATAGTTATGTCCAATAGTTGTGGGTCTGTTTAAAAAAGGATGGGTTGTTTCTATTGAGATAAGATTTAATCATTATATTGAACATCCATAATACACCCTTAGATTTAAATCGTCTTGGTGATGTGTATGTTCCTTTTATATTAACCACCTTAAAGTTCTTTGACATAACCATCTTTGATAACGAATAGTCCTCTGCGAATAACTCCTCTGGATTGTATCCTCCTATTTCCCAATACGTCTTTGTGTTCCATAACTGAAATCCTCCTACAGCAAATGGAGTTCCCAATAACGAGGATATTGATTGGAACATATCAAATAATCTGAATACCCATCTGTATGGTTTATCCGTATAAAACGGGACCGTAATTAAGTCCTTCTTATATTTCATACACTCCACGATTATATCCTTATTGGTTAAGAATATATCTGCATCCAAGAATAACATATATGGGGTTGTTACAAGTTTTGATCCGTTAAGTCTTCCCTGAGATGGATATCCCCCTTCTATTACCTCTATGTTTAATGAATATTTAAAGTCCGATTGTAATTTCCATAAATACCATATAGATTCTTCTTCATCTGATACATCTGCTATTATTATCTTTATCCCTGCAATGTTGGTTTGTTTAGATATGTTATAGATACAATCATATAACGTTCTATTTTCATTCTTTGATGGAATGACTATTGTTAATTGATTACTTAATGACTGTGTATTCATTGTTGTTGTATATGATATAACTATTGTTCTCAATCCAATCCCCACAATTTAAATATCTTATTCCATCAATATCTCTATCCTCAGGATGATGAATATGACCACATATAACGGATGTACAGTGATGTTTCTTTGCTTGTCTGGTTAACTCCACCTCAAATTGTGTAATGAATTTAACAGCTTCCTTTACCTTATCTTTTAAGAACTTAGATAAAGAACGTTTCATTCCCAATTTCTTTAATTTTCTATCTATTGTTATTGCCATATCATAACCTATTGACCCTAAGATACCCAACCATTTAAGTTTAACCACACCATCATATAAATCTCCGTGTGTAATAAAAGTATTATTCCATACATATTCATTGTGTATTTCTATATTGCCGAAAGAAAACTCACCATACTCTCTTAAGAACTCATCGTGATTTCCTGGTATATAAATTACTTTGGTTCCGTTCTTTGAATATGACATTATCTTTCTTAATACATTTGTATGTGATTGAGGCCAACGGAACCTACGTTTAAGTAACCATCCATCTATTATATCACCAACTAAGAATAGATATTCGGGTTGATATTGTTTGAGTAAATCTAAGACTTGTTCTGCATTTGAACCTTTAGAACCTAAGTGGACATCACTGATGAATAATGCTTGTATTTTCATCTACATAAATATCTTATAAACGTGGTGAATTGTATTATAGTATTGCTACCGACTAATCCTCTCGTCTTATTGTATTTATCAATTGCCCCATCGTATTCCAATAATCTATATGTATTGTATGTGATGTAATCTCTCCACCCCTTATAGTGTAGGTGACCATGATATTGGGAGCATCTAATGGATATGCGTTGACGGTTCCCGCCACAACGTTACCTTCACCATAAGTGTAATCTGCTATCTTATATGTTGCGGTTGTTGTTGTGATTTCATATCTAATTATACGATTAACGTAATCATCAAAATATCCGAGCGCTTCAATGGACATTTGTCCATGAAAGTTTATTGTATCGTTCTTGGTAAGAAATTTGAAGTCTCGCATATTTTTAATGATTATCAACAAAGTCATTCCATCCTATATACCACATATTAAATTGGTTTGAACCATATGTGTGTGGGTTTTCATTTAATGGTAACCCTAATTGAGCTGTCGCCCATCCTTCTAAATAAACCTCTTCATCTCTATTAACTCTTCTATTATTAAAACATTCAGTAAATCCATATTCCCATGCTCTATGTAATGAATATATTAGAGCTTCTCTATTACTATATGGATTATCGTATATGTTTCTTCCAAACTCACACGATCTCCATCCTGCCCTAAATTGTTGTATCTCTACTAAGGTTGTAAGAGTATCGGGTATTGGAATATGACTAACAGGTGTCCTTGTTAGTCTTTCTAAAGCACCATCAATACTGACAATCCTTGCACTAACTATACCCCTGAAAAATCTAAATTTAGACAACATATCATTAAATATAATAAAAATATTCGAGATTTAAAAACACGATTTTAAATGTGGATAACTTTATTTGTGATATTCTAGAATATTCTAGTATATTTGTGGAATGAATATACCAATCTCATTATCGTATAAGTATTTTAGTGAAACCATCACGGTTAAAAAGAAAGTTGATAGTCTCAACATTTCAGATACATTAGACATGTATAAAAGTATAATCGTCCCAATATATGGTGAGGAATACTATGAAAGGGCTATGGTGTCCTTGGCTCAACAGATTTTAGAGAAATGGGAAAAGAAAAGACCAGTTGTGTTTGAAATAAAACCACCTAAACCTGAGGATTTATATATTAAGGTATAATCCACTTTCCATTATGTTTTAAACGAAATTTTGTTGCTCTAAGAATAATGTTCAATCCAAAGTTGTTAAATTTTTTCTTAACAATATTAAGAATGTCCATTTTAATTGTTTGAATATTATTTAAATTTGGGTTTTCGTCACAGTTAATTTTAATTGCCGGTATTAAAACTTTAACATTGTAGTTATTTTCAAATGGATCTGTTTCAACAATGTATACATCTCCTAAATCATAATCAAATGTGTATTTTTGTGGGTCCGTTGCACCTCGATAAAATAATCTTATTGCATCAACCTCCATTGTTATCTTACCTTTCTTGAGTGCTTTGAAAATTGTTGGTGCCTTTTTAACAACGGTATCATAATCATTTTCTTTATCATCAACAACACTTTCATTTACGACATTCTTAAACATAATATTCTCTTCATGTTTTTTTCTTATACTAAACTCAATTTCGTCTCCCTCTTGGAGTGTAGGTATTAGATAATTTTCAATTCTACGTAAAATATATCTTAATAAATCTTCCCTAATATCTATGTCATCAGCTAACGCTGGATATTTTTCACAATTAATAGTTATACCTCTTATTACTATTCTATATATGCTAGTTATACTACCAGGTATTAAATGATATTCGCTTGGTAGTTCATATGTTATCAATGCATCACCATCTTCAATCCAATCAAATCCTGTCCAAAATGGTGTCTCAAAATCAGGTATTAATTTACTAATTTTAACCGACCCTACTCTAAGTAATTTATACATAAGTTTAAGCTTATGAGATACATTTCGGTAATCATCTTCCCAATCCTCTAATAATATATCCATTAATTTCATCCTATATAAATATCATCTTCAGGTATTTAAAATCTTTATCATCGTCTTGGGTTTATAAAGTTATATGTATCAACTAATATCTCCTGATTTGTTGCCCCACCTATTTCATACTGGTCAAATATCCCATATACCATATCTGAATAGGCGCTATGAACAAATCTCCTTATCTCTTCGTGGGTTGTTATGTGACCTCCTTCTATAAATCCAACCGTTCTATTATATAAATCTACCGATTCATTAAATAATGGATGATATTCATTAAACATATTATAATGTGAAATATAAATACAATCCAATCTTCTATGGTATTCTTTTAGAAAACGAATATTGCCGGTTATACTGATGGTTCTATAGTTATTTGAGTTGATTTCTCTACCATACATATCCAACATGGATTTCACTCCCGATAAAAATTTAAATTGTCTTATCATCTTCTAAATGTTAATGTTATGTCAGCGTTGTTATGGAATACCTCACCACCAATAACGTGTTCATCCCAATGTATTAATCTACTCTTATAGAACTCGGCAGATTCTTTTGTGCTGAAATACATTAATGTATCGTAATCAGGTTTGAATACATCCTTATAAATTGGATGGATACATCTTGTTACTATTGTATATTTGGGTGTTATCTTCCTTGGTAATATTATACATATCTTATTCATACTATAGAATAATGTCCCCGGATAGATTGATTTCCCATCAATGGTAACTAATAAAGGATTTCTTAGGAACTTAAACTCTCTCATTTACAGTTTGCATTTGGTAATCAATCCAACCTCTATTCCACATATAAGCATATTGTGTATTTGCGTAACGATTATCACTTATCTGATTTCCCACCATTGCACATAAATAACCAGCCTTATATACCTCTCTCATTAAAGGACATACTAAATCATCAGGATATGGAATAGTATTAGTTCCTATTGATTTGTTATTACTTAAAAATTTAAACTCTTTTATCATATTCCTGTTATATCTATTCTTCTTAAAAATTCTTCTTCATTCATAATAAATGTGAAATTTCTTGAAAATGTGTTTGCTTCAAACACACTATATTTTATTTGAACTCTTATTGGTGGATTAATATGTCTTCTCCAACTCGTTATCCTTATAAAACAATTATTGATTGGTACATTCACCTGAGACATATATGTTTCACTATTTAATATTTCCCAATTATGATATTGTAACCATCTTATCACATTGATTAGAGCATCATCCATATTAAACATCAGATACATATTACCTGGTGGTTGTATTGGTTTTGGTTTTTGAAAGAATTTAAAGTCCATTGTTTGCTCTTTGTTGTGCGTCTCTTAATATATCATATGAATGTTCTAATTCCCATCCCTCGTCAAATGCGTCAAATGTTTGTTGTCTTAAAAAAGGATTATATTCTACCGGATGTCCATTTAGATATGCTTCTCTTCCAACAATTAATGCGTTAGCAATTTCATCCATCGTTGGGATAAGAAAATCATCTTTCTTATTATCGTTTAGGAATTTAAATGGTCGCATAGTGTTCAACATTATGTTGTGTTATGAATGCAAATGTGTTTACCACGGTTACCCAATATGTTATTATCATGTTAGTATCTCTATTAGGATATACTTTAACAACAGCACGTGATAATTGTCCGAGTTCATATGTTGTTTCGGTAATAATATATTTAGCATCAAATGTTTCTGATATATATGTGTCTCTATATCTATTGTTAATATAATCATAAACTATTCCAATAACATGTCGTGACCACTCACCTTCGTAATTGATTGTATTTGGTTTGGTTAGGAACTTAAATGGTTTCATTTGGTGTGAATGTTAATGTTACGTTTATATATTCCGCCTCTTGTCTTGGTAATTGGAATATTTGATTTCCCCTTATTTCAATTATGTCCGCCATATGGAATGCTTCCTCGTGTTCGTGTATTAAATTTCCAGTGAGTGGTAGACGTGTATCATTATTCATAAAAATCATTGTTCTATACCTTCCTTGAACATCTTCATGAGTTTTAATGGGACTAACACCGATGAATGTAAATGAATCAAGATCGTATTGTCTTGGGTTAAAAGGGGTTCTAAAAAATTTAAATGGTTTCATTGTTTCTTGTGTGTAGGTTAACCTCATCAACTAGTTGGTGAATATGGTCTATAGTTTCATTATATCCGCTTGATAATATATCGTGGATTCTATCCGTTAAAATATAATCATCGAACATTAGTCCATAACAATCATCAATTCGCGTTATTGCCCTGTATCTTGTGGTTTGATTGTTATTTCCATTAGTATGTGTGAAATCTCTATTGGTTATAATGAAAACACTACTTCTGTCAAATGTTTCATTTCTCCAATTATTAAAATTTCGGATGGATGATGCAATTACCGCACATTCTCTTGTACGCAGTGCACCGTATAGTGAATTCCTAAGAATATGAAGGTCATTATCAGGTGAGCCCAATGGTTGAACCGGCACAAGGTCTTGAGCGATGGTTCTCCCCGCACCTCTTCTTGCTATTGAAAGAAAATAATCTTCTTTTTGGAAGAACTTAAATGGTTTCATTATTTCTTATTACTCCTCTAAATATTAGTCGTCTATCCCTTGGCATATCATCAAAATTATCTTCGTTATAATGTATCATATTACTTATATCTGCATTGTCCACGAATTCATATGCAAATATAATATTATCCCTATTCATTTCCATAAACTGATTGTATGAGTACATATATCTACTTGTAGCCGTCACCGTCATTGTCTTCATCTCCTCTGTATAAAAATTTCCATCCCATCTATTTTCCATATAGAATATTACCCCCACAGGTCTATACATCCATTGTATTTGACCGAGGTGGTCACTCCTTAAATACCATTTTCTTTTTATATTATTTTGGAAGAACTTAAATGGTTTCATATAAGGATATATTTTCTTGAGTGGTAAAATCACAATAATATTCTGTATCAGGAAACTTTACACTATATTCTATCATTATTCTATTAGTTATATTAAAATATGGTACAATATTATTTATCATATAGAAATAAGTTACTCCCTCACCAATTTCGTTTTCTACTCTATACTCTACTGGTGAAAATAATATCATATTCTCCCTGTGTAAACCCACCGCAACTTCCATTATATGTCCATACATATCTAATGGGATGCTGTACGTTGTATCGGTATCCTTGGTGATTATTAGAATATATTGTATTTTTATCCCTGAAAAGAATTTAAATGGTTTAATCATTTCTTCTTTTTAATTCATTATCTAATATAATATACCACTCGGTTGCCGTTCTCCCATCTTTTTGATTAGGCAATGTACCATTAGTTACCAAAAGTTTCATTATTCGTTTGATATAATTTGTGCTTATGGTTTCCAATGGATGCATCAATCCACCGTATGTTCTCCATTTAGGTGGAGGTGTCCCTTTAAAAAATTTAAAATCCATAGTCATGTTCTTCCCATTTACATTTTTCATAAATAATATGATTAATCTCCGCTTCAACATCAATACTCATCCAAGCACCCTCTTCAAGTTCTTGTATGTATCTTCTTATTGTTACACTATTGGTATGAACCGCAACCTCATCAATCTTACGTCTAATATCATAATCACTATAAGAATTATATTTGTCTCTGTATAATTTGGTCATAACAATAATCAATATATTATTAACCCTATTATTATCTATTAAATTATTATCCTGAATATATTTGTATGTGATGTCCAATACACCAATCAATAATGGAACATTTGTTGCATCATCTAATAAACCGGTTAGTTGCCAATTTATTCTTTCTTTTTTACCTTGAAAAAATTTGAAGTCCTTAATCATTATGCATTATTATTTCGTTCATACATCGTAACTCCCTCTCTCCATAATTCATACTCATATTCTTCCACAAGTGGATTGTATGGTGATTCTAACGAACGACTATGATTATAACAATCAAATGCATCATAATATCCTTTTGTGTATATGTTTCTATCCTCAGGACTTAAACTACTATATCTATTGGGTATAGGAACTTGTATTTGTTTCTTTGAGAGGAACTTAAATGTTTTCATATTGTCATTGGTTGAATGTCTAGATTAGGTTTGCCACCATTTAATTGATTTTCAATGTCCTCATCAATTACTCTTGTTATTTCTTCCCAAAGTAATTTACGAAGACGTTTGTTTATGTGATATTTTCTTTCTCTTGGTGTCATAATGTTTTTAATTTTTCAATTACATTATTATTAATATTGGTGCAGAAATCTCTTTCAAGTATATTAATTAATGCTCGTTCAGCATCAACGCCAAATTCACCTGTTGCCATTTCAATACACTCGTCATCTGTTTTGTTATGCCAGAAGGATAAGTGTTTTAATAAATCGCTTGGGTTTGAAATGATATTCATATTATTTTTTTATTTTAAAGAAATTAAGCATTCTATCTGTGAAAGGTAGTTTATTCTTCTTTAACATCTCTTGATATTCCACTACCTCAATCGCCTCACTCATTAAGATTGGGGTTCCTCTTCTTACCTTATCAGACAATTCTTCAAGACGTTTATCTGTGAGTGTTTTTCTGAATTTCATATTATTTAATTTTATTTTCAATATTTTTATTATGGAGTTCAACAAAATACTCTGCAATATTTTTATGTAACTCACCAGACCCAACTATCCAATATTCATCTTGACCCCCGTCATCAAAAAGTATGGGTTCAATAGGTTTGATTGTTCTACACCAACATTTTTCTCCTTGCGAGCAAGTTCTTATTTCCCATTTTACAGTTAATGATTTTTCTTCCGCTTCTTCAAATTTCATATTAATAATTTTTAATTAGTCCAAATAAAAAACTGATTTGTATTTTCATACCTTGTCCCCATTCTATATAAAATAATGGGTGACCATAATTGATTTCTAAAATAGAAATCCAACTTCTTCCTACTCTGTAAAAATCAATTGCAAGTAATTCTACGTTTAATCTCATATTATTTTGTTTTTTAAATTATATCAGGAAAATTATACATTGGATGTTCGGGATATATTGTATCTCCTTCTATTGTATTTCCCTCTTCAATATGTCTGAACAACATAACTTTATATGGTTCACCGTCAAGCATACCTAATCTTTCTTCCGTTACATCAAAGAATATTAATTCATCTGTGTTATAGAATTCCGGATATCTTTCATCTATTGGTGGGTCGGGATTTACATTAACATAATTCATTCCTGTTCTACCAGACCACCTCAAATGTCCTCTATTCCACAACTCAATCCATTCAGTAACCACAGGGTCATTGATGATACCTTCATATGGATTGATGGTGATATTATTGCGACCAGCTTCCCACCCCTCAATGTATATTTCCATATGTATTAGGGTTCCACCTCTCAAATCCCGTGGCAACATATTCCAATGACGATGTGATATACCAAATGGTGGTGCATGTGTTATCTGCAACGGAATATATGGTTCATGCAACTCATTTATATATGTGTATCCATTAAGTAGTTTAAAAGGTTTTATCATATGTATCTTATTGTTGATGTTCCATCTAAATGTTCATTTAAAAAATCTTCCATAAATCCAATTACCTGTTCATTAATTGATATATAATTTATATATCTATATTTTAATTCATCTACCATTGCTCTAACGGATAATTCATCCATATCGCCATCATAAATTAATTCTAATTGTGTATTTTGAACTCCCACATAAAAACTATGATGTTGTGTGGGACCAGAAAAAAAATGTGTTGGTGGTTCGTTTGAAGTTATTACCTCAACAGGCATACCCCCAACCAATAGGTCGTAGTGATATAATCTTTTTGGTCTCCCCTCAAAAAATTTAAATTGGTTTACCATCTTCTTCCCATTCTTTAATGTTTCTTAATATTGTTTCCGTTAGTTCTTTTGTTTTATCGTCCAATAGTTTCATCATCTCAATATCTCTTGGATTTGTTTCGTCCCACGCAGATTCTTCTCTTGCGCCTGATTCATGAATAAGATTGTTAATCATAAACCAACATGACATTTTAATTCTTGTTTCCAACGATGTTTCTTTTAACAATTCACTTATAGTGTTTGATAAAATCTTTCTTGCTTTTGCCATATTATCCTCTTCTTTGTAAATTGACTAATGGGACACTTACTCTATAATTTTCAGTATTCCCGTCTCTTGTAATTAAATAAACTATGTGAAACATTCCACCAATGTTTATACCACTTACAATCTTTAATATTATTACCTCACCATTTCTTTCTTGTATAGAAGTTTCATATCCTCTCCAATTTATATTTCGTCTCATTTTAGTTCTTACACGACTGATAACAAATCCATCGTAGTTGGGTTCTGGTAGTGTTGCAAGATATGGTTCGGTCGGTAAGATTGTTTGAATATATCCTCTACCTATATGTTCTGGAGATCTCCTTACTCTTGGAAATTCAAATTCATCGGTATAAACCTTCCCCACAAAAAATTTAAATGGTATTATCATCCTCTAAAAAATTTGAAGGTAAGTTTGTTTTGTTTCTTAGGTTGTTCTTGTAACGATTCCAAATAACCTAATCTATATCTTGCATATGCCTCATTAAAATTATGTTGGTTAATCAATTCATCTTTTAACTTTTGAAACTTTCTCCAATAATACCAACTAACTAATGACATAAACAAATGACTTTTGTGTATGTATAAGTTATGTGATAGTTTTATATCACCATCAAGAAAGAATATGATATCAACATCTGTGCGAGTAAATGTTAGAGTATGAATATCGTAACTGTATAGATAAAAATAATGTGATTCACCATAATCTGGTTCATACTTATACACTCCACGTTTCAATTCATCATATTTCTTTTTATATAACTCCACGTTTGGGTATGATACCACATTAAAAATAAGAATTACGAAAAATATCACAGCAAAAATTACTGATATTACTATTTGTGCGTCGGTCATTATCTTTTGAATTTAACCTGATGTAATAATAACATTGGAACAATTGCCCAAGCTATTAAACCAGCTGGAAAAATTTTAGCAATAACTTCCAATAATGTAAATTCATCATTGTCATCTCCATGTCTTGATGATGGGTGTTTAACCAACCAATATACTCCGTATATTGTTGTTAGTATCCAATAAATTAAAAATAGTGTCATATTATACGTTTGGGTATTTCATAAACCATTGGGTGAATTTATATAACAACTGAATTGTTGCAACAACAATAAACATTGGTGCTGTTACAAACCAACTCAATGAAAAGAATAGATAGGCCTCAGCATTATTTTTATAGTCATCATAATCCTCATCATGTGGTGGATCATAATCAATCTCCATTTTCTTACCATATAACTTTAAGAATGTTAGTGTTAAGATAAATCCTATTATGTAAATTAAAATGTAACTCATTTGGATAATAATTTTAGAAAAAATCTTAATAATGAAAATACTAACACATAGTATAATCCAATTACAATTACTTCAATCATGTTACTTATATTTTTTTAGTTTACATTCTTCATTACGAATCCAAAACTTTATTTGTAATCTTTTAAAGAAACCTTTTGTTTCTGTTAATAAAGTTTTAAGATAGATAATTTTCTTTTGGATTAGTCTTTTTGCCATGTTATTTTTTTTTGTCTTCTTCAAACATTTTTGCACTCCTTAATATAATTTCACCTTTGTAATTACCTTTTAAATTTTCATCATTAATTTCTCTATTAACACCAACATAAGATGTTGTTTTAAAATTAATCATTTCTTGTAGTGCTTTTTTTGCAATACTATCCACCTGTTTTCTTTTGTTTTTAGTTGTATCAGTTCCCAACAATGGAGCATCAAACTCAACCTCCACATCTAAAGTAATTTTGTATTTAAATAACATAGTAATGTAAGTTTTAGAATTAATATACCACAAATATACGTATAAACTAAATATATTCCAAATATTATAGAGTATTTTTTTGTTAAAATTATAAAATATATTTGGAATATCAAAAAAATATCCTTATTTTTGTCCTATAAATGTAAAAAATGAAAAAAACTCTATATTTTATATTATTTTTATTAATAATATCTTGTAAGAAGGAATCTGTAGTCCCCCCTGTAGTTATTGAACCTCCTGTAGTTGTGATCCCACCTACTTCACCTTATACATTAACAACCACAGTAATATCTGGTTTTAATGTTCCAAACTTTACAAACGACATAGTGGCTAAAGGTGTTAATTTGGCAATACCTGGTGTTATTTTATATCAAAAAGATAACATTGAACATTTGATTATACCTGCAACATTATTTTATACATATCCATTAATACCAACTTTACATTTAACAAAAACAAATAATAATTGGTCTTATGAAAATAGTTATCCTGAGGCTTCTATGGGTTGTGGTAGAAACTACACTTGTATTGATACCACAAAACAAAGTTGGGTATTTTCAGATTCTGGTCCTGAATTAAATGGTCAACCATGGCCATTTGGTAATTTAATTTTAATGAAAACAGAAGGGAGTAAAGTTTCATTTTCAAACATATCAACCGTTAATAGTTTTTATCATTCGGTATCTTCAGGTGATATTAATAATGATGGTTTAATTGATGTTATAGGGTTACACATGGGAACAAAAGGTAATAATTATCTTGGTCTTCATTCATATACACAAAATAGTAATGGTTCATTTACCGAAAACAATAACATATTTGACCCTTCAGATTTCTATGGTGGAAAAGCCGGCGGTGCAGTTTTAATTCAAGATTTATATGGAGATTCTCGTCCTGAAATTGTTAGAGGAGATTATGGTTTTAATCCTACATTTCAAAAACCAAACGATAGATATAGTGTTAGTATTTTTTCATATAACTCAACTCTTGGGAAATATAAATTAGATAAGGATCCAGGTCCTCTTGGTATATTTAAAACAGACGATAGAGGTTCAACATCAATTAAAGCCGCCGATTTTAATAAAGATGGTAATATTGATTTGGCAATTGCAACAGAGGGAACAAATTACAATGGTATTGAAATTTGGTATAGTGACGGTAAAGGAAACTTTACACCTTCTAATAATAGATTAGATTATACATTTGACCAATTACAATTCAGAGAATTTGATATTATCGATTTTGATAAGGATGGTTATCCTGATATTATATTACATGGATGGGCCGGTAAACTTTTAAAAACTGGAAATTCACTTAACATTAATAAATTATTTTGGAAGAATAATAATGGTGTTATGGGGGATTATAATAAAGGTTTAGATATTCCTAAAATTACACCGGCTTATGTAAAAGTATTTAAGGTTAATAATAAACTAACCTTCCTTGCGTTAAATGGTAATTTAGATGGAACAATAACTATAAATGAAATTGTCGTTAATTAATTCAATGTATGAATTTTAAATTTTTTAAAGGAACGGAAATAGATGTCAATTACGATAGACACAATACGGTATGGAAAACAGCAACCGGCAGGCACACACCTATTTTTTGGATGACCACTAGTCACATTATCAACACATTAGGTTGTTTAAGAGGAATAGGACTAATAGAAATACCTGAAATTCATGAAGGTAAATCCAAACAAGAATGGATTGAAATTTTTAAAACCGAATTGAGGGTTAGGGAACAAGAGAATCAACAAACGGTTTAATCTTAATAACCCTTGTTTGTAATTTAGGTTCTTTCTTCTTCCTTGGTGTAAACTTTCTCTTAGGTTTAATATTATGTTCTTTTTTGTGACAACCAGAACATAATGACTCCAAAGTATCATTATCATACTCCCAAGGCATTAGACCATCTTCGTATTTGGTATGGTGAACCTGTAATCTATTTGATTTCTTCCCACATCTGACGCAGGTGTGGTTATCTCTCTTTCTTATGAAGGAAGCCTTTATCTTCCATTTGGGGTCCTGTAATAGTCTCCTATACTCCTTTCTATTCATTAGGTATAAATACCCTATTAACCAATTAAAAATTGATTTAATACTTCATCACCCTTTAATTCTGTCTTAATAAGAAACTTATCAACATCTGACATATGTTTCATCTTACGTTCAGCCTGTTCAAGTGAATCACACTCAATGACCTCATTACCAACCTCTATGTGGTATTTAATTGTTATTTTTACTTTCATGGAACAAATATACAACCCCCATTTGGAATATCCAAATTTATTTTGGAGTGATGTCTACTTCAGTATACGTTTCATCGGGAGATATTGATCTTGGACTAAAAATAGAATATTTTGGAACTTCTCCTCCCCAATAAACAGTTATTCCATATTTTTTAAATTGAGTTGTAATCTCACCTGCAATTAAATGTTTTTCACCATTTCTCAATGGTTTATCATTGGTTTTGGTGTAATTTATAGTTTCAGTGTTCAACAATAAAATAGGATAACTATCAACTTTTAATTGATAACGTTCAGCATCCTTTTTATCATGATGTTTAATTTTAACGTAAAATTTATTGGGTAATGTCCAATGTACTTCGTGGTAATATGGTGCAGAGTCGAACCCCATTTTACCACCTTTTTTGAGTAATTTATAAATAACTCTAGTTTTGTTAATTAGTCTTTGGTCGTCGTCATTCACTTCTTCATTAACTATATGTTTCTTCCCTCCGCCTGATTGTTGGTTAAATCTAAGTTCAATATTGAATTGTTCAAACTTTTTTTCAAGTTTGTTCTCAATTTCTGAAACTAACCAAAGAGGTAATTTTTCTGTTATTTCACTACCATCTTCGTTAAAAATATCAATGTCATCATAAAAACAAATAATTAAACAATTTACATCTCCATTGGCATAATCAACAATTGATTTAACTTCCGCATCATGTATTTGATATTGAAATATAATATCGGGAACCGTTCCATCTTCATCATATAGACCAACAACAACCTTAACCTTACCTTTTTTTAGTTGTTTAAGTATCAATTTACCTCGTTTCCTTTGGCGTTCTTGTTCCTTCTTTAAATCTTCACTACTTAATTTAATTGTTGTTAATCCGCTCATTAGATATAAATATCCTATTTACCTCTTCCCGTCTTCTTAATTTGAGTATTGTTCTTAATTGGTTTAGTTGGTATTGGTTTTTTATCTCCTTTAGCCACTTTAGGTTGTTGTGAATTGTTAAAAAATTTTGATGACATTTTTGTTTTATTTATAAATATTATGGGTTATAACTTAAATATGTTATGTGAATTGGGTCGGTTTGAATATTAAATCCCCATCCATTTCCTTCGTTTCCACCGTTATGAACCACACCATTTGGACCAACAATGGAACACACAGGGACTATCATCTCTGACGGAAACATTCTTAAAAATTCAATAATACCATTAGTATCTGCCGAAACTATATAATATAATGTGTCTGATGGTGGTGTTAAACTTTCCCAAATCCAAGTTGCAATGTTTTCATTCTCTAAATTGATATAACCTTCAGGAATTTCATCCTCATCATTATCCGTCAAAAATTTGAATCTACTAATCATAAATCTATATTAACTATAAATCTTTCAATTATGTATCCTGGATTTATTGGTTCATGACAAACAACGGAATGATAATTATTCCTTCCACGTTGTATGTAAAGAACTCTCCATACACCATTTTCGTGTGGGTATTCTTTTGGGAATATGGTTGTCTCCCATTCATCTGTAGATATTAAAGTTTCAATAATAAATTTTGCATTATCATAACAACAATAAGGAGTAAAACGATGATGTTCATATTTTGTTAAAAATTTGAATGGTTTTATCATGCTCCGAATAATTTCATTACACCTATGAATGTAACAACTGACACTAACAGTGTCATCACCACAACACCGATAGGTTCCAACTTCCAAGTTTCAATTAAAACCAATTTAACTCTTGTTCCAAATATCTTAACCTTAGTCCATAGTGTTGGATTTACGGTTACAGTTGTTGTTGCTTGAAACAATCTAATTTGGTTATCGGTTTCCCTTGAATGATTTATCATTCCTAATCTTCTTATTCTTTCTTGTTCAATTAACATGTCTCTATTTCTCATATATTGTTCATGAGTTATGATTTCTTGATTACACATTTCTTCGTCTATTTGAAGACGTCTATTGATTTGTGCTATTCTTTCGTCATTTGTAAGTGTATGTGGGTTATATAACGATGCTGTTGCATATGTTTGTCCATCCATTATATCTAATGTTCCAACATACCCCCTGAAAAAGTTAAATTTACTTTTCATTATTTAAAATATAAGATTTGTTTTTAAAAATTTCTCTGAACTTATTATCAAAAGATATTTCGTAAATAATTTTACTATTATTGTCCACCCTAACGTGTATTATTTCATTAAATAAACCTAAAATTCTTGTGGTCCAAAATGCAGGTTTTGTTATTATTTTAACTATTTTTTCTTTATTTATTATTACGGTAATTTCCTCCGACTTTCCTAAATCTAAAGCATTGTAAAAAATATTTAAAGTTTTATCTTCTGGATTATAATATAATGTAAAATGTAAATTTCTATGATTAAAATAATCACCTCTTTTAAACTCCTCGTTTGTTGGTTCTTTCTTAAATAACACATTACCTGATTCAATAAATAATTTTTTAGTTAGATATTCCAAATACGTTTTATTTAGTTTTCTCATCTCACTATCGATAAAATCTCTATCGTAATTTTTATATTTTTCAGGTAATGAACTAACTTTAAAAGATTTAAACGATCCAAATAAAAATCCATTTTCATCTCCATTATCGGTATAAATCACCGAATCGTATTCTTCTAATAATTTACTATTTTCAATTATTAAATTTGAGTTTAATAATTCACAATCGTACTCAATATGATGGATGTTTTTGTAACCAAAGTTTATTGCAATTTGACAAGCCATTGTGACCATTCTATATATTGCAAAACCATAAAATGTTTTGTTAAAAAATCTGGATTGTATTTGTTTATTATTAATTTGAAATGTCGTGTATCCAAATAAATTATAATCTTTAGAAATGTCATTATTATAATCATACATATAATATTGACATTTTTTTTGAATGTGTAATGATATGTGTGAATGTGATAATAAAGCAATGTGGTATCCACATTTTATGACAGAATTAACACAACGTTCTAAAACCTCTTCTTGTTTTTGAGTTTCACAATATGCTGTAATAAAAATTAAATCGTTCATTATTGTTTATATATTTCGTACTTAGATAAATCAGGATATCTTAATTCCAAATCTTCAATATGTTTTTTAGTCCCGTCTATATTATAGAATTGACTCATCATTAAAATACCTCTAGCAGCAAGTTCTGGCATCATATAAAAGTTCCACCCCAACATATCAAAATTATCTTCGTGATATGAACATTCTCTTCTACCACTAAATCTTGCTCGTTTAAACCACATCATCGCATCAAAATCATCGGTTAATATTGCACCACCTTTACTTAATTTTAATGTTTTATATGGGCCAGTAAATGATACACACATATGTGTTCCATTTTGGAACATATCGGCCGTGAATCTTAATGCGGAATCAATTACATTTGATGGATATAATGTATATGGTCCTTTTATTTTATCACTGTTTGATTGAATAAAATTTACTTTAAAACCATTATGAATAATTTCACAAGGAACCGATGGGTATGTGTTAGATGGACAATCAATATGTGTTGTGGTTAAACTCTTCTTTATATTCTTTTCATAGTATAATGATAAGAACAACGCATTACTCATATTATCTAAAGCAATTGCATAAGGTGATCCTGTATAATCACATAGTAAGTTTTCAAAGTCCTCAGTTATTTTATGTGCCCCTTGTGCCATATTAATTATTTCTTATTATTTTACATGGATTACCATAAGCAACTACATTGTCTGGTATGTCTCTTGTTACATTTGAACCGGCACCAATTATTGTATTTTTACCAATTTGTACTGTGTTTAAAACATTTGTTCCCATACCAATTAATGTCCCTTCACCTATATTAACATTACCCGCAATATTACAACCAGGATTTATTGAAACAAAATTTCCAATATTAGTATGGTGACCAATTGAAACATTTCTATTTATTGAAACAAAATTTTCAATATTAGTGTGTGCCCCGATAGATACATTGGCGTGAATTAAACAACCATCACCTATTTTAGATGTTTTAGATATAATTAAATCATTAAATAATAGAGTATGAAATTTTTCTATTTCAGGATTTAATTTTTCAATAATTTTAATTTTATGTTTAGGGTCATAAACACCTAAAACATATTTCTTAAATTGTTTAATATCAATTTCTTCACGAATATCTAAATTAAAATCGGGATGATTTATTTCTCTTAATATGGGTAATGACAAATTATTGTATATTGATATATTACCATAAATCCCATTGGAATCTAAATTATCTAAAATCATGCAAACAATTGCATCCCCTTTACCTAATATTACTATGTCTGTTTCCATATCCTAATTCTCTTAGTTCTTTTGATGATAAAATTTTTAATTCCATTTCATTCATAATGTTATGAATTCTTTTTAATAATTGTATATTGGTTGCTTTCTCCTTATCTTTATAATATAAATTATCTTCCAACCCAACCCTAACTCCGTCCGCTTCAAGTAACCCATAGACATTACTTCTCAATTGTTGTGAACCAATACCGCCGAAACATACTTTCGCATTATTAGGTAATGAAGATTTAATAGACGCAATAGTGTGAATATCAGATTGTGAATTGTATATGTTCCCCAATATCACATTGATGTAATGTGGACCTTTTAATATATTTTTTGATATTAAATAATTTGTATAGTTTAACATACCAGAATCAAAACATTCTATCTCAGGACTCACACCATATTTATTCATTTCCTCAATCAAAGATAAAATCATATTTGGTTCATTAACTGACGCACCCGTTGGGAAGTTTAGTGATGACATCGTTAATGATCCCATATCAGGATGTAATTGTAGAATCTCAGTTCTTTTCTCCAACTCAGAAAAGTTTCTACCGGTTAATGAGACGCAAATTAATAATTCAGGACAATGTTTTTTTATCCCCTCAATAATTTGAGAGTAAACTTCTTTCTTATATGTATTCTTTAATGTTTCTTTATCTCTCGCATGTAAATGAACTATAGATATACCTAATTCATTTGCCTCATGAACCTCTTCAATTATCTCATTTGGTAATAATGGTGCGTATGAATTTTCACGAGTAGTTTGAGTACCTGTTGGTGTGAAATTAATTATTTTTTTCATTATCATAATTTAAAACTACTACTTGAATATAATGCGGTTCCCGTTGTTAAAGTATTAAGTGTTCCTGTTGTTGTATATGTTGTTCCGTTTGTATTTGATGTTGTTAAACTAAAACCTGTCGCAGTATTAATTGTACCGTTGTAAGGTATTGTATAAGTTCCTGTACCAGGTGTGGTTGTAATCGTATAATTAGGTTGAGTATACGTTATATAACTCGGATTTACAACCCATGTTGGGGTATATGTTGTTCCTGTCCAAGTTATATAACGTA